GTTAAAAAGTAGCGTAGCTACCACACGATCTTATGTGTGGTAGCTCTATTTTTTTTTCGCTCTGGAGACAAATAATGGCGGAACGGTATCAACCTGACCTTACTCTGGATTCGAATGCGCTCGTGTTGGCGCTCATCAACCACGACAATAACCTGACGCTGACTGATAAGGATATCGTGATTCGGAATGTCGATGTGAATAACGCAGTCGAAATCATTCCGAAGAACACCCAGGCCATCGTGGCGAAGACCCGTAAGCCTAATGGAAAAACCGTCACCGTTTATTACGATCGATTAAGTGCTGCTAACGTGCTGGATAACTTCCAACCGCTGTTGGTTTCACTAGACGGTACCGAAACAGATATACAACAAATCGTTTCGGTGATTAACGGTTATTGCGGCACTAACTTGGCAGACACCGATATTCAGTCTGCCACGGTTACGGTCGATGAAATGAATCTGGTTTTAATATCTGAGGGCTCCCCAGCTTGGCTTGGGACGTTTGTCGCAACCCTGTTTACCAAAAACGAGTACGTCGTTACAACCGATACGGATAGCGTATTGTGTTTGGACGAAAACACGGTACTTGTACTGACTGACGAGGAAGAGTAATGGCCAGTCCAGTTAAGAAGCAACCTTTTGAGGACTTACCTCTCTACACGAATTTCACCGACGTGAAAGATGGCATGATGTTGTTCGTGAAGGATGGGAAAGCATACCGGTATCCTTTAGAAATACTCCCCACACCTAAATTCGCCCAGGCCGTCAATATCAGTAGCGCGAGTTATGAATTGGCAGCAGCGGAATCGACCGATTGGAACCTCGGGCTGACCTTACCTGAGACCACACTTACCATCAAGAAAGATGGGGTGCTCGGGGCGTTACGGTATACACTCAACTTGACCATCATTCAAGGTACCGGAGCAAACCTTATCAAGTGGCCATCAAATGTGAAGTTCCCTCACGATGCAGAACCTGTGTTGTCGTATCAGAAGGGGAAGTCAGATTTCATCACTCTGACCACGATTGATGGCGGGTCGACCTGGAAAGGCGCTGTGGGCGGAACAGGATATACAGAATGGGTAGCAACTCCTTAATCGCAATTCGTTCAGGGATTAATAATGCCCTGTCGATGGCTTACGGTCATCAAGACTTCGTTAAGCGCAACACTGGCACTACGCAAGATGCGCACACCGACCACTATATCCAGAATGAAGAGGGGGTGCTCTCAAACAACCGACACTTCATCGCGGATACCATGTCGGAATACCAACCAAACGGGGATGCCACGACCGAAGGACAATCGTTGCACATCATCGGTTATTGTCACATGTACATCGCCACCAAACATCAAATGTGGTTGGATGCGGCGATTCATGCCTGGGAAGCGTATGTCAAATACTTCTACGCCAACCAACCGATCCCTACCTCCGCACAACGTTGGATTTGTAACTGGCTGGTGAATGGCAAAGAGCCGGTACTGGCCGATTACCCGGTACACCCGACGGAGCCGACGCACGGTGGGTATAAGTGTGTGCCTCTGCGCTTTACGAATGGTAAGGCAACGATCCCTCATGGCGCGCCTTTCTGGGGTGAATACCTGAACACCTTTACCATTGCACACCGGGGACATCCAACCTGGGGTGCGATTAACGCTGACGTGCAGATTATCAAGGAAGATAAAGACGGGTTAATTAACTGGGATTCGGTGTTAGACCATGTCATCACTAATCCCGCCGAACCGTATGAAGTGAAAGCCTGGGTGGATTGGCCGACACTCCTGGGGAATGCAACCGGTTATACCCCGATGTGGGGTGGCAGCGCGTCTAAAGGGCCGCAGTACCCTTGTGACTGGTTAGTGGCCTGGACGGGGAATAAGATTCAGGACGGGGATATCATTGAAGAGAACCTTCCTGATGAACAAAAAGGAACGGTGCAGTTAAAAGACACGACACTGAATGGTGTCTATCTGGTTAACTATGCCGTTCAGCTTCCGGTAGAACACGGTGGCTATCAGTTCGCCCGTAACGAGCCGTGGCATAACCGTCCAGTACACACCCCGTTCTTTGGCTCAACGAACCAGATGGGGAACGCGGCGGATGCTGAGGTGTGGTTTATTGATGCCTGCTACCTGCTGTGGCGTATCACCGGTGAAGCGCGGTATAAGCAAGCGTTGGATTGTGTGTTCTTCACTGCGCATGAATACACCTATATCGATGCGTCAGATAAATTCTTCCGACGCTCGAAGCTTGCTGAAACACCTTTTACCGATGCCATCTCTTACGATTTCTCCTATCCTGACACGGTAACTGTGGCATACGGCCGTGACGCGAACGGTGACATCACCATACACGCCCCAGAAGCCGTACAGCACTTCATGGAGCAACAGGCAGTACGTTTCCGCATCAACACGGAATCGAAGCTCAGGGTGACGTACGGGGGCTCCTGTGTTAATGGCGACCCTATCTACTGTCGCGTGATGGTGGACATCAACCCGGTCAAAGCCGATACCCAGGAAGTCAACTGGTACGGCGTGACGTTGCCGCGTTCGGTGTTGAATGAAGTCGAGCAGTACGATATCGGCTTAGGACAACTGGCGAGAATCTCTGACCCGAATGGCAAGGACTATCTGATTGCGGATGCGCGGGCGTGTTCGGATTACGGTGGCTGTACGTGGGAGGAGAAATTCGAGACCGGGATTTACGATGGGCGTGCGGGGACAGTCGTGGATGCGTTGTTCCCGACCGATGACGCCGGGTTCATCATCGGCTTCTGGTTAACCGATGCGGGTAAAGCCCCACCGAACTCGATTGTCTATCGTGCGGATGCGGACTTTAACTTCCGTTTCGAAGATGATGATAAATGGCGATGGTGGTGGATGTTACCGTCTACCAACGGCGAATGGAAACAGGTCATTATCAACAAAGCCGATGCCACCTTATCTGGGTATCAGCCTGACCATGCCGATACTGACCCTAAACCTACTGCGCCGAACTACACCACGATTGACCAGGTGACCATTCTACCGGACTCTACCGTGGACAACGCACACTTTGCGTATTACTGCGTGAACGACGTGCCACCGGTGTTCGACAAAGACGACGGGTGGACACTGACCTTCCGTATCGCTATCCGTGGGGCCAGTGAGTTTAATGCGTTAGTCGGTGACTGCACCATCAAAGACTACCGTTTGGATTCACTGGCGTATTGTCCGGGAACAATTCCGTTCTCGAACATTTACTCTGAAGGTACCGCGCAGTTAGGAGCATGGCACGGGATGCCATATCCAGGTTACCAGTATCCGTTTATGTACGCGATACACACTGATAACCGTTACGATGATTGGCTCCAGAATCAGGTGGCCTTTATGTACGATTCGCAGCAAGCCTACAACACCCAAATCGGGGAGTTAGGGCCAGGGTGTGCGGCGTACATCTGGAACCGTTGGGATAACTACTCCTACGGCCCACCGGACACCTGGACAACCTTCCACTGGGGCGACGGTCATCCGTGGGCAGGTTATCAGCCGCGTGCGTACAACGCTGCAGCGCGTTGCTGGTACGAGTTGGTTGTGCGCGGGAAGCCGGTACCACAGAAGTTGAAAGACTACGTGGAGACCTGGGCGACCTGGCTGACTGGCTTTGTCGACAAGTTCAACGGCCATACCCCGAACGAGTTCCCGGTAGCTCCTAACAAACCCGTGTGGGTGGAGGATGACTTCACTGCTCACATGTGTGCGTTGTGGATTGCCGGGAGTTGCTGGGCTGCGATGGCAGGTTGTACGGTACCGGGGTTATCACGGATTATCGAAGCTGGGATGAAAGAGATGGGTGAAGGCTTTACCGTCACATCCATCCCAGGTAAAGCGATTAACGGGGCATGGTCACCGGCACCACGGGAATCGTCCGATAACGGAATGGCGTTTGGTTTCTATACGGGGGAAGCGATGCGCGCCATGGGCCTGTACATCATGTACAAGGAACACGGTGCGGGCGTAGACATCTATAAAGACCTGGCGATACCCGACCACACTACGGCATCTCTGGACATCACCTACGTGTTGCCCGACGACAAGCTCTAAACCTTACCCACTCTTCGGAGTGGGTATTTCTTTTTTATCCTAAAATTTCGTAGATAGATATTATCTTGGTGAATGCGCGAAAATTACGCGTCGACCAGTCGATATGTGTTATCCCTTAAGGAGTATTCTCATGAGTCAAAAAGTACAGAACAGTGCCATGTCTGGCGCTACCAAAAAGGATGTGTATAAAGTTGCGTGTGTGGAAGTTGCCACCGACCTGGAAGGTGAAGGCGAAATGATGCTACAACGCCGCATCGTCGATATGGTGCAAAAACACAACGCCAGCGGTATGGACTTCAAACTGGAAATCCTACCCATCCCACGTTTCCCAATGGGAGAGCGTAGCATGATTGCATTCAACCGATTTGTGGAAGGGTTTCTAGCGTTTGAAAGAAAGCCATCTCACTCCACCGCACAGCAGTTGGAACTTGTTTCGTCCATCTGCGCTAATTACACCAAGCCGGTAGCAATTGTCGGTGCAGGTAAACCCATCGGCAGTGGATTTCTGTCATCGCTGATTAAACAGAACCAACAATAACTACACATCCCTGAAGGAGCATTACCGTGTCACTCACTGTTAACATGAATCTGTACACCAAGCGCGAACGTCAGGCGCTTATCGCCGGACAGGGCATCCATTCCCCTGACCTGAACATCGACCCGATGAAAGCAAAGGTCGCTGAACTGTTCCCAGAAGACGAATGGGACATCTGGTATTTCCGTTGCCGCAGTGTGGCCAATGCACTGGCGCAACTCTCTGCGTATCATCCGTGTGACCGTAACGAAGATTGGGTATGGCGTGTTCCGCGTACTCCAACCAACGTGATGTATAACGGGGGTGAAAATCTGATACCGGTACGTCCGGTTGCAAACCCGCCACGTCTTAACGAATTCCTGGAAGTGATTTGGGACAGACCGCGTGAAGAACTGCGTGCTATCGTTAACGTGCTGAAAGTGCTGGAACTGGAAGGCGTGAAAAACCTGCGTATGGAATCGCGTGATGACAAGAACACGTACTGGGAACTGACCTGGTCAGAACCGAAGTACAACAATACCAACGTCATTTTCTTGCACCGGGGGTAAGCCATGCTGGACTGGTTACTGGGGTTAATCAACAAACGCCAACGCGAACTGTACAAAGAAAACCAGGAGCTGCGGAAATATAAGCAAGGTTGGGAGAAACTTGCCACCGCTGCAGTACAATCCCAGGTAGCACTCAGCCTTACTGCAAAGCATATTGCGGCAGGGAACACACATAGCGTGGCCGACGCACAAAAGCTGTTGAAGCTGGCCGAAGACTTAGGCATGAAAGTTGACCATGCCATTTACCATCAATTAGAAGCGGAGAACATAAATGGAACAAGTAAAAGTCACTGACCCGAACGAAGCACTGGCGTTGGCGATCAAGTCGATGGAAATCTTCCAACTGCAAAAACTCCAGAACGAAACTGCCGGGCAGCGCGACCACTTCATCACCGTGGCACAGGCAGCGATTAACCTGAACAAGGTCTTGCTGAAAAAGCTGTACAATTTAGAACACAGTGTTATCCATGCTAAAGGTCTGGCCGATGCGACGGAGAAAGTGACCGACGTTCGACTGTATGCTTCTAACCAAATGGAGAAAGTAGAAAATGAGTGGAACGTTGCCTGCAATAGTGAACGCCACACCAACGACCCCCGCAAAGTTGGAGCGAAATCGGGACTCTTCGTCGGTGACACAACCCTCTCTGAATATACCGGTTTCAATCGGGATGGCGATCGCTAACGAACTGATGCGTCTGGGGATTACAAAGCTGGATTATATTCATCCGGCTTTACACCCGACCGCAGATAACATGGAAGCGAAGTTCTGGTACGACCAGGCCAAGGTCATGGGCATCAAACAACTGGTACGCAGTTTAATCAAACTGACGTATCTGTCTGGGTTTATCGAGCACCCACTGTACCACGAACTGATGATGCTCCAGTGCGCGGAACCGGTTACACCGGACGAGATGGTTGAGCGGATGTATCGGGTGTTCGAGAATGCGACGGAGTGTCATTTCCCAGACATCCGTGAATGTACGGTAGAATTTAAACGAGGTAATGATTGTGGACTCTACTTCGAATGCGAACCTGTCTGGCATGTCGCCGATGGAGATTGCACAGTACCTGATGCAGGGCGGTTCTTTATCGGACACACCGGAGACAGCAGCGAAGATAGTGACAACGCTGATGGTCACCAAAGGGCCTTACCACGAGGTCGTTTTCCTTGGGAATGAGATTTGTGTGCGGACACATTGTCGTCGTCACGAGGCGGGTCGTGTCCCGTTGACGTTAGGCGGGGTGCTGCTACTGATGTCACATGCCGACCATTATGTTAACGACTGCATGATGTGGATTGCGCAAGGTGGGGATAATGGGTTTTAAGGAGTAAGATAAAATGGCTAAGCTTGTAGCCTGGTTTAGAAATACGTTTTATACGCAGTGGCGTGAGTCGCAAGATGCCGTACTGGCACAGTTGGAACACGAGCGTATCTTTACTGTCGCAATGGTTGAGTTTATGTTGCGACAGGATTATCCACGGCATCAAATTCTTGAAGTGATGCGTAAAGGTCGCACGCCAGAAGAACAGGTTAAGATTGACAAAGAGATGTGCGCACTTAATGACGGGCAACTACCCCCGGATTGTGTTGAGTGTCCAGTCATCGATTTCCCAACTACACGTTAAGCAGTAAACCCTTAAGGAGTATGTAAAATGTTGAAACCCCGTAAACAAATCCGTCTGCAGATGGTAAAAGTAGAATTACCGCGTAGCTCTCGTGCAGACCGTGCCAATATCTACCTTGGCAAAAAGTTGGTGAAACGTGTTGACCGTAAGACCCTGTACGAGGCAGGTAAACATGTTCGCGATATCGTTGAAGATCGCAACGGCGCAAAAGGTGATTATTTTCAGTTACGCAAACCTCTGCGCGACGCCTACCGTTTAACCCAGCTGGAATGGCTACTCAGTTGGGTGCCTGGCCGTAACACGCTATACATGCTGCGTAAGTTCCCACGACCTGTCGTGACCGCTGCGATGAAGAAAGCCCAGGAAGAAGCGTTCCGGGACATCCTGGATTCTTGGGAGAGATACCCCCCACCGACGCTCAACGTTCAAATGTCGCCTGAAATGCAAAGGCTCTACGATCGCATTCGTGAAACGCGCGCCAGCAGACCGTTGACGATTCTTGTACCTAGCGCTCCACGCTTACCAGGCCGGTCGTCATTTGAAGCGTATGTGCGTAGTGGAGCAATGTGTTCACCCGCGCATCAGCGTATGCTGGATATCCAGGCAGCGTTAAACCTGCTGGGTGTGAAAGATTTTAAAGCTTTAAAGATAGCCGATGTCGATATGTCTGGTATCGACGAACCGGAACGTAAGTACCATGCTGCCACGGTACTGGTAACGCTCGGTGGTAAACCGCTTGACCGTAAAGAGAACGCACGACTGGCCAGTATCATCGCTGCTTTCTTAACGGAGTTCCGTCGTCAGGTAGGCGTGGAACGTATGTTGGCCTACCCGACCACTGGCCCACAGATTCACCGTTGGTTGGCACACATTGGTACCATCGTTCACACATTAGGGGAGTTGCCGAAACGTCAGAATGCCATTGATTTCTTAACGGAACAACAATGGGGTGTGTTCGGGGTTAACTTCCACGAGCTTATCAAATCAGCACATGTCTCAATGTGTCTGTTAGATAAGGGTGAACGTCATGGGCGCATCGGTGCGATGGGCGACCATTACCTGGATGGCAGTAAGGTAGCCGCTCCTCTCGATCGTGAGGGTATTGATATCTACGCGTGGCCTTCACAGTGTATTTCCGATAAGTTGATTGGCATTGACACTTGTCCTAATTCGGATGCCATGGAATCCCTGCGTAATCTTGCGTTGAAGGAAGGGGACATCGACCCGAAAGCAATTGTTCGCCTCATGAAAGCGCGTGGCGATGGAACGTATGAGTTCACCATTGACTCACTCGGGGCGATTGAGAAAGAAGGCCCGAACGCTTACCGTAACAAAATCTCACCGAACACACCGGACTTCGGTAAAATCCGTGATAAGAAAGACCCTAAAGGAGAAAGTGATGCTTAAGCCTAAGAAGCGTAAGAACGGTGTGGTGATACTGTCACCGCGTATCTGTGTTGCTGTCGGTAAGAAACTGATTGTGCAGGATGGCCAGTGGGTGAGCGATGGGTTCTCTAAATACTCCTCACTCACCATGTGTGCAGAGATGCGCAAGATACACGGGAAGCGAGGTCGTGACCGCCGGTCTCAAATGCCGAAAGTTATTCGCACGGTGGCGGGTTGGTATATGCGGTTTATGAAAAAGAACTTCCCGCAATCTACGGCAGAGGTCGATATTGCTTCGTTTGTCCGTAATGAACCCACGGCGATGGGTGGTGAACTTCCGATGCGTACCGGTACGGCTTATGTTGCGTTAACCAATCGTCCGGGTTCAAAACCAACCCCGCCGGAAATTGAACGTATACTTCGTTCTGAGCGCCACACGGTTAAGAGTGCACCAAATGAGAACGGTGTCCATCTGGAAACCGTCTTCACGAGATGGGAAGAGGGTGGCTACGGTGTGTTCAGTCGCTGGGTTGACGACCAAGGTCGCCCGACTAACAGCAAAGGTGAACTGCTGAACCTGCCGGAAATCAAAGGCGTGCAACTTAAGAGTAGCGGGAATATCGACGGTATCCCTGCGAAACTTATCGACACGCTGGACGATGAAACGATGGCGTCCATTGTTAAGGAGTTCGGGACTGTTCAGGAGCAGGCTCTGTTGGATTCCCTCAATTCGGAAACCGCGTCCGAATATAGTCCTGAGAAAGCGCAAGATGTGTTGGCGATCATTGTTAAACGGTTTGTGGAAAAAGAGTTAAAGGTGACTCTTCCGCACAGCAAGGTTGACGTGAAACTCCGTAGTCCGACTATGGAAGACATGGATAATCTGCGCGATGCTTTACAGGAACGTGACGGAGGTAAGTGATGGCCGGAAAGGAAATACTGCCAAACGGGAAAGCCGTGTACACGTTCGACGACGGTACCGTCTTTTACGAAACCGGTAACACACTAGGAGAGCTGATCCCGGACTGTTACTATCTGGCGATTGGTAACTCCCATGTGTTTCCCGGTGGCCGTAATGGTATTCGTTTCAAGTGGTACTATTGCCCTCAGATTGTAGAAGATGAACGCTTTGAACATATCTGTAATGCCTTCCGCGAGACTGGGGGTGTTGAGCATGTTTGTCGCGTTAAGATCATTTCCAATGAGAACTACCAACTGGTTCTTCAATGGCTACACAATGACGCAATAGAAACACATCACTATCAGCCAGGTCATGGTGGTATCACCGCTACAGCTGAGCAGTTAAACTAAGTGGTACCCTACTCCTCCTGGAGTAGGGTATTTCTTTTTTTTGTCTCAGGGTTGATTAAAAATTATTTCAGATATATATTACTTAGGTGAGAGTTAATACAAATCTCTCACTAATCGACCATTTAACCTAAAGGAAATTGTACAATGAATACTATCACTCTGAACGACAACGTACGCGCTCTGGCTAAATCTAACCCGACTGCACTGCTGACAGTAATTGGTTATTACACCACTGCTGGCAAAGTTAACGATATCGATGTTGAAGCTTTCCAGAGGCATGTCACTCACGCTCAGAACCAGGTAGCGATGATGGCAGACCACAAACGTGAAGACTTCGACTCTGACCTCGCTTTCAATGACCAGGTGAACACGCTGACCATCATGCGTGAAATGCGCCTGGGCATGAACCATCCGTTTGAGGCGGATAACATCCCGGATATGATTGAAGAGATGTACGAGCGTATGCGCACTTACCCAGAAGTTAAAGCTGCGCGCAAAGCACTCTCTCAAACAACCAAAGACATGGAAGCGGCTTTCATGAACAAAGCGAAAGCTGAACTGTACTAAGTAACAACCGGGAGAGCCTAGGCTCTCCCTTCTCTTATTCTAACTCTAAAATTCAACTCACAAGACAATAAGGAAATTCACCATGCGTAACTCATTCACCGCTACTACTACTTCTGTAATCAACACTGCAAACAACGGTACCAAAACTGTCTCTCGTAAACCAGACCTGCTGGACGTGCTTCTGAAACTGTCTCACACCGAACGTGAAGCAGTGATGAAAGAACTGAAACGTGGCAACGAACTGGTTGACAAACTGGACGTAGTTTACGGTAACAAAGACAAAAAAGAATCTGGCGGCCTCCTGTTCATGGCCTAAGGTGTGCGTATGCAAATGCAACATTTGCGATGTTGACGTCCTGGGGTAGCCCTGGGGCGTCAAGCACCTTACACTGCCAATTCTTTTTTTTTTCGTTTGCCCTCAGGTTGTGATACCCTCTTGATTTAAATCTGTTCTCCTGGCGGAAAATGCTATGCAGTAAACCGACCTTTAATCACAGGAGAGCACCATGACCACCCAAGCGATGGCCGTCATTTCATTTGATCGTTGTGCTTCTATTGGCGCACTGCGCGCAACCGAACCTGCTCAACCGGGTCAGCGAATCGATTTGAAAGAATATAGCCAGGGCACTGGCTACGGCGGTGGTTATTTCGTCCACGACGAAAACGACAAGACCACACCGGACGATGGGGGCTATTGTGTCGTGACGCCACAAGGCGCGCGCTGGAAACGTGCACTGAACTCGCTGCACGAAATCAACATCTGTCACTTCGGGGCAGTTGGTGGTGGTAAGGTAGATACGTCTGACGCATTTGACCGCATGATGCGTTGGTCACAAAAGAACATCCCGGCACTGGGTGTACAATATCCTGCGGGGACATTCAAACTCAACAAATACGTGAACACGGCCTACCTGGACAAGTTCCGTGTAGCCGGTGCTCCGGTTAATGCCGACTTCGGTTATTTCGATGCAACGACGATTGTAACGGATGACGCCGAGGGCGTTATCTTTACTATCAACGCACGTCGTACGGCGATTGCGCACATCAACTTTGATGGGTCAGTTGACCCCGATGCGCCGAAAGATAAAAAGGTGGCTGGACGTAAAGGTTTTCTGGTTAACACCTGCGCTGGGGGTCAATACTTCCGCGTCAGTAACTGGACAAGTTCATTTGTTGGGGGTGTTGGCTTTGACATCCTCGATGCGCTTGATACCAAATTCGACCAGTTCTATATCTCCAAGCACACCAACACCTTTATTCGTGGGCGTTGGTCAGGTCAGGCTTGGGGCACCTGGGATCACCAGACAGCAATTGAGCTGTCGAACTTTAACTTGCAACAGTGTACCGGCCCGCATCTGTTAGACCTGCCGCGTGCGACCCAGTCGCAGATTACCAACGGTTGGATTGAGCACACTGAGAACCCTGGCGACCTGTCAGATGGCCACTGGCTGATTGACAACTTCTCCATCGAAGACTCGGGCAAGATGCTGATTCAAAACGCCCGCCTGACGCGTCACCACATCAACCTGCAAGGGACAAGTGGTTTTGATAAGGGTACCGGTGCCTCAAACTGGCCAGGTCTGTCTGGCTACGAGAAAGGTGACCTGCAGCTTGAATGGCACGGTATCGAAGTGGCGGGTTCCATCGCAGCGAAATACTTCTCGCCTATCGGTCGTCTGGATAACAACCGCGCTTCCTCACAGTGGTTCTATCTGGGCAGTGTCCGCACCACCGGTGTGGGTGAGAACGTCAAGATTACCCTGCAAGGTACTCGCGGGTACAACGCTGTCAATGCGGGTGAAAACAAGCTAGGTGGTGGTGGCAGTGCACACGGTGCGTGTATCATTAGCATCAAAACCGTATCCTCGAACTACGCGGACGTCCAGTGGGACGGCGAAGGTGCTTGCCCGGTCAAGAACGTTAAGTTCACTAAACCGTTCAAGAACACCTGTCACCTGTTCGTCGAACTGTTTGACTGGACACGTTACGTTTCCCCGAAAGTGGAAACCACGTCGAAGTCACGTTTCGAAGCCGGTATTCCGTTCGAGTTTAAATTCGAAGGGAGTACCATCACGCTTGCCGACATGCAAGCCATGGCAGATGCACAGGCTACCGCTGCGGGTAGCACCGTAACGTTGAATGACGCTGTCACCGGTATGTACCTCGGTGCGAAGAACGGCATTGGTTGGAACGGTAACGGTGAACTCCTGCTGCGCTTTGCGCTGCAAGACGGCTACCTGCCGGTGAAGATTACCGACCCAGTGACTGAGCGGGTGACGCAAGGTTACATCAAGGTTGAATCGTCTATTCCGGCGAAGTAATACCCAGGGAGGCTTCGGCCTCCCTTTTCCCTTTCTTTTTTTGCCCCTTTTATTATGCTGGCAGGGGGTCATAGACGTGACCTCAACAATCCCTTTAAACGAGTTAACGCGATGTCTCTTACTTCTAAACAGAATCTGCTAAAACTCATCAACGAAGAAAACCAAATTAGCCCTCCGCTAACCTTGGACGACGTTGATATTGGACTGCCAGAGGTGGTGTCAGTAGATGGGCGTGATTCGCAGGTAGTATTGACTTCCAAAATGCGCGGGGATGAAGGTTCCCAGGTGACAGTGGATTATCACCGTCGCCCATTAGAAGATTACCTGAAAGACAATAACGTCTTTGGTGATGAAGATGTGCATACCACGCACGACTTACTCACCGCGATAAACGAACGGTTTGGGTTGAAGATTGTGGCTGAGGATATCGAAGATAATCCAGTCACTGGCACATCCCATGATGTCGTAGCAGTAACCGATTCCCACGAGTGGCGAAGCGTTGCTGTTATCCAAATCAAACCGGCAACACCCCTGGCGGATGTGATTCCAAACACGGAGCTGGACGGTCTTCTGTACCCTGATCATCAAGACACGCAATTCGGTCAAGCGTATATCTATTCGCGCGACGTCGACTGCAGCCGCATCTCACCGTTCCTGAGCAAGTTAGCAGTAGGTATCGATGTAGATGACACAGCGCTAGCAGTAGAGTTAAACAAATGCGTGCCCGAGATTTGGGTGGCACAAGACACCCCGGCACCGTACAACCTCCGTAATGCGAAAGTCATCTTTGATGGCGTTCCTGCGGACTTACCGGGTGCGAATGAGAAGTATGCCAAAGTGGTTTCAGTGGAACTCACTGACCTTTGCACAAACTTCCGTGGTGCTTTGAACTTACACTTTAACAACTAGGGGGTCTGAGTGTCTATTTACAATAAGCCCTCGCGTGAGATGTTGTTAGAGGCGATTAACAAACAGAACAACACCAACCTGACCTGGAACCAGATTGCATCTGGCTATCCGGAAATCATTCAGTCTGAAGGTGCTGAGCGCAATACGCGTGTGCTGCTTTATGGGCTGAACGGTCAGGGGTATAAAGGTACGGTTAACATTGAGTACGACCGTATTGACATGCCGACGTTGTTCCGGGGTTTGGTGCCGGTTGTTATCACCAACCCGAAAGACAAGCTTTCTGATTTACTTCCGTTCTTAAACGAGAAGTATGGCCTGTCGTTGATTGCTGACGATATCGTTGACCAGTCGGTCAAGGACTTAGGCGACAGCTGGTTATTAGATGTCGCTATCAAACCGGGTTGTCTGGCCTGGCAAGGTGGGTTTACTCTCCGCTTTGCGAAGTTTATTCCTGACCTGAAAGACATCATCGCGGATGTTGATTTAAGCGTGATTATTGCGCCGTATAGCGTGGGGGCTAAACCGCACGCAGAATACGTGGCGTACGGTTACGACTGGTCAGAGTTATCCACGTCTTTCACCAAAGACTGGGCAGTTAACCGGCTGTTAACGGTTGACGATGTGAATGCGCTGAACGAAGTGGTGCCGTTGAAGTTTGCGTTTACCACAGGGGCAGCGGCGCAGCCAGGTGAGATTGCGTTGTTTGGGGCGAAGTTCAAAGGTGTCACTGCGGTTACGCCTAACTCCAAATACGACGAAGCTTACCAACGTGTTGCGACGCTTGAGTTAGACCCGGACAGCAACTACACGGGCTCACTTATCCTTCACTTCCAGCCGGTATAAGGATAAACGATGCCTATTTTAAACACAGCCGAAAAGCTGATTCTCGCCGAAATTAACGTCGAGAACGGGTTAGACTTAAAGGACAACGAAGTTAGCTTCGGCGTTCCCTCTATCCCGACTGAACCGGATGACGTCACCAAAGCCAATGGACATAACTCCATGGTGCGGGTACAGGCGTTGCCGATTGCCAATGCCACGGGTCACACCACGGTTTACTACGACCGCCTAGATTTCAGTGAGATGTTCACCGGACTCGATGGCATCCAACCCCTGCGCGTGCCTGCCCGGTTGGATTCGGTCTTTACGGCACACGACGTCGTCCCGCTTATCAATCAGTATTACGGATTAAAGCTCAAGACGTCAGATGTGGAGAACACCGACATTAACCGCTCCTCGTGGGTGGTGGAGTTGGTGGCTACCGCAGACTCGTTAGGGTGGTTAGGCAGTATTGAGGTGCAGCTGTTGCCGGGCGACGCGTTGCTCCCCAGTAACTTTGACCCGACATCTGTTAACCCGTACGAGTACCCGTACTTTAATACCAAGGTTGGTCAGGGGGCGGTGTACGGCTACCCTTGGCGCTTCGACGACTACGCTGTGGAACTCGCAGCGATGGGCGCAAGTGCAACGGATGCGAAACTTGTTCGTCTGGCGCAGATTCTCCAGAAAGTCACAAGTGACCTCTGGACGGTGTATCGTAACCCGATAAATTTCAACCTGAAAGAGACGACTTTCGTCTATAACGGGAAGAACACCGTTGCGTTCCCAACGAACCCGTCTTACGACAATGTACTGGTGATTGAACTGTCACTGTATTGCCTAAACCTCGGTGGGCGTATGTACATTCACTACAACGACCCTGAATAATCCTGCTAAAGGAAGTTAGAATGAAACCTTTAAACAAAACGTCCGACGTCCTGGTTCTGGACTTCATCAACGAGAAGAACAGCGGGGCTAATCTCGACCTGTCCAAAATCATTCTGGGCACGCCTGTTGAAAACACCGGGGATGACAAAGCTGACCGTAACACCGCGATGGATGTAAAGGCGCGTAAGAACTCCGGTTACATTGGTGACCAGGGTGTGACCTACAACCGTCTGGACGGTGAAAAGCTGTTCCTGAACGTGACCGCGTACATCGACGTGAAAACGCCGAAAACCACCACTGACCTGCTGCCGAAACTGAACGAGCAGTACGGTCTGAAACTGACCGAAGACGATATCGTCCCGGCGGCCATTCCGGACAACACCAACCCACCGGTGACCAACCCGGAAGATCCAGACCCGGCTCCGGTTGACCACGAAATCGTGTTCAAAGATGACTGCTACGCCTTCCTGGGTAAAATCCCGGTGAAAATCGGTGCCAAGCCACAGGTTGGTGAGCGTCTGAGCCTGGTTATCACCCAGACCCAGCTCGACGGTCTGGTGTACCCGGATACGCCGATTGAGGATAAAGGTCAGGCATACATCTACTCCTACGGTGTGGATTGCTCGGCTATCGGCCAGTTCCTGGATGTACAGGCTACCGGTGTAATGGCGAACGATACTGCATTTGCCGTTGAGCTGAACAAAGTGGTTCCGGAACTGTGGGTCGCGGAAGATGCCTCTAAGGACTACAACCTGAAAGGCGCGAACGTGACATACGTGGGTCTGACTGCAGACGACGGCACCGGCAAACCGGTTGAAGGCGCAAACACCGCTTACAACAAAGTGATGCTGCTGGAGCTGGATGATACCAAATGCTCTAACTTCACGGGTACCATGTTCCTGCACTTCAACGCCTAATGGCACGCTAGGGGGAGGCTATCCTCCTCCTAGCACTGCTTTCTTTTTTCTGTGCCGAGGAGGCTGCTATGGCGATCTATAGTCAGTCTCAGCGACAGTATCTCTTTGATGCAATCAATGCGGAGAACCCTGGGGCGATTATGCCTATGGGGTTGAACAACGCACTTATCGGAACCCCGAAAGCGATTGCACCTACTGAGACCGGTGCCAATACCGAGATTGTCATCCGTGGCCGTCAAGGTCGTGGTTACGCGGGCGGACAAACCTTCCGCTACAAGCGTCTGTCGCTGAACGACTTATTCAAGAACATGACCCCAACGGTCACATCACCCCAGGCATACGGTGCGCTGTATACTGAGCCGAAGAAACTGGCGTTTGTGCAAAACGTGAATGCCCGTTACGGACTCAACCTGGAAGCCGGTGATATCCCAGACATCTACGTGTACCTGAACAACAAGAACACGGTGAACGTGCTCGCTACCTGTGTTCAGTACACCGGGGGCTTTACCTTTAATTCGGTTAAGGGTAAGAACGCACTCGAGGAAGGGATTCTGGATGACGTGTTGAGTGTCCTGAAACACCCCATTGAGGCAAAAGACAAGAAGCTTTGTGTCACGATGCTGGGATACGGCCATGATTTCACAGACGAGCCGCAAATCATGCAGAGCTTTGTGAATGGGCGTATGGATGTGGGGGCAAACTTTACCAGTGGGGCCAGTGATAACCTGGTAACGCTGTTGGTGAGTCGTGGACTCCCGTCTTTCGACTATACCGGGGCCAGTATTAAACGTGTGAAAACCACTGCCGAGTCGCGTGCGAATAAATTGTACGATAACGTGCTGGTTATCACCAACGTTAACGATCCTTACGTCGGTGGCGATTGGCTGCTGCACTACAACGATTAGGAATAAAACGAATGGCAATCTATCAACCATCGAAGGACGTCATTCTGGCTGCTATCAATGCACAGAACTCCATCAGCGTAAAGCAGACGGACATTGTGTACAGCGTGCCGAAAGACATTCGTGGTACCGATAAAGGTAACACGACCAAAAAGAATACCCAGGTAAAAGTGACCGCCGATGGCGTTGCCGGGTCTACCTGGTCAGGTAAGAAGAACGTCTTCTACGACCGTCTGCAAATCCAGGACTTGGTTACCCTGATTGGTGACACGCTCTATATCGGGCCATCCAACACCAGTCTGCAAGCGGCGATTCCAGCCCTGAACCTGCGTTACGGTTTTGTGTTTGAAACGGCTGATTTGCTGGAAGCAGAAATTGTCTGGAACGATGACAAGACTGCCGGTACCGTGAAGGTTACCGCGAACCCAACCTCACTGGGCTGGATTGGCGAGTACAACTTCAAAGTCGCGAAGGGTGACGAATCTCTGCCGTCGAAAGTGACGACCAATACACTGTCTGGTCTGAAATACCCGAACGGGCAGATGGGTTCCGAAACGGTCAGTGCAACAATTGCACAGGTGTACTCGTACCCGTACGACTTCACGCAGTACCACGACCTGTTCAAGTCCTTCGTACCGGGTGTACTGACGGGCGACAACCTGGCGAACTTCGTCAATGCGATGAACGCTATCACCGGCGGCTCGTGGGTCACCACCAACAACGCCACCTGGGGTCTGTCTGGGGCAGAAGTCATCTCTATCGGTGCCAACGACCCAGTCGCGATGCCGACCAACGCGAAGTACAGCTTCGTGCTGGCTGTGAAGATGCCTGCGTCCAACACCGCCGTTGTGGGTACCATGTATCTGCAGTTCAATAAGCCTGAAGACCCGAACGAGGTGTAATGTATGTCACTGAACTACGGTAAAGTCTCCGACTTACTGGTGTTCGATCTGATAAACCGGGACAACCCCGGTTTACCGATTCCGGTAAGCGACCAGAACGTCATCGTGGAAAAGATTACCACGGTACAACCTTCTGCTGCTACAAACAACCGTAACACCCAGGCCCGTTTACGTGGTGTGCAGGGCGCAGGCTATCGCGACTCTATTACGCTCTTTTACGACCGTATTAACCTGGGACGCATCATCCCCTGGTGGAGTCTGGGTACCAACACGCGTACCGCGGCAGGCATTACCAGCTTTACGGCTGCGTCGCTGCACGATTTACTGCCTGCCATTCTGGATGCGTACGGGATTAACTTGCAACCCAAAGATGTGCAGAACGTCCCCTTTTCTGGGATAGGTCAGGCGAACTATAACCTGAACTACAACTGTACTGCATTGGCGACTTCACCTGCTTACGTCAGTAGCTTTACGGGTTATCTGAAACGGGGTTTGCCGGTACTGGATACGTCCATTACCATCGATACCTTAAACGTCATGAAACACCCGATTAGCCTCGATGGGAATCAGAAGTGTGTGGACTTGATGACCTGGGGTATCGACTTCACCGCGTACAAGAACCTGTTGGCCGTCACCTCGGGTGGTCTGACACAATGGGCGGGTCTGCGTAATCTGCTGGACAGTCTGGGTGTGCCGAACTATGCTGCACCGTTGAACTCTAACTTCGTGCAGGATGTCGCTACTTCCACTAACCAGTGGGCGAACAAAGACTACGACCGCGTGGTGATTCAAACCGGTATCGATGAGACCGGGGCGAAGGGTGTAGCCTACTATCACTACAACAACTAAACCAAGGGCCTGCGGGCCCTTTCTTTTTTGTCGTAGGTAGGCTTAGGAGTCGCTATGCAATTCTATTCTAAAAAGGCACTGCAGTTAATCTACGACCAGGTGAACCGGGATAACCCGGATTTACCGATTAAGATGGCTGAAGATATTGCGGCGTTAAAGTCAAACCCAACGGCTGTTAGTGCTAACGGGCGTAATACCCGTGTGGTGTTTGTTGCCTATCCTGGGAAAGGATACCGAGGGGAAATCACCCTCTATTACGATCGTATTAACCTGGGGCAAATGTTTAAACCGAGTCTGCGGCCACTGATTAACCTACCCACGACAGTGAAGACGTTGACAGATGCACTGCCGTATCTGAATGACGCATTGGGTCTTAATCTGACCGTGGATGATCTGCAGTCGCCTAATCTGGCGCTGAGTCCGACAACTTCCCCGACCACTGCACAGGCGGATATCGTTGCGACCTCTCCGGCGTTTCAAGGTGCGGTGTATTTCTCTTATCAGGCACCGGTAGTGGGTTATTATCCCCGTTCCGGACCTGGGCCTAAAACCTTGCGAGCGGGTAACACGCTCATGGGGTATTTCGGTAAGGTAGATGCCTCAGAACTGTTCACACACACTGAACTCTACAATCTGGTATTGAAGGGGACACCTGCCACGCTGTATATCGGGACGGAAGGATGGTACAAGTTCTTCTATCAGGGCAATATCATCTATACCCCGATTAACCCACTGGCGTACAACGTTAACTGGTCAATCATTTACAACGCAGGTATTGCGTACGGCGTAGACGGTGTTGGGGCGTACCCGACGGTTACACCGGTGAACCAATCGAAGATACTGACCAAGACACTACCCGAGGGCAAGTTCTATCTTCGTCCCCGGTTACCTACCGCCAGCGTGAATGACCCGATGTCAACGGTTACAGGGACACTCCCGCTCAGTGAGTACGCAGGAAGTATTCTTGAGCTGATGACGAAAGTAAGGCTGGGGCCTTGGGAAAAGGATGCACCCGCGGTAGGTAACAACTACGCGGTATTCCTTAACAGTATCCTCGGTGGAACTAACAGTTTTAAACTGGTTATTCCGGCATCACTTTCGGCGACACACACCATTAAAACGAATACCGCGACAGCCTGGTATTGGTGGCCGGTGTTGGAGTTAGTGGATACGGGTACAACGTTGTTGAAACTCGAGGATCTCACCGGGAAACTCGAAACGAGCTTTACCCCGATTGTGGCCAGTCGTGAACAGAAGTTCGTGTTAGCGCCTCTGTTGCCAAGTGGGCCGAAAACAACATTGTTCCAACCGGTTGTTGCGACACCTGAGAACAAGATGTCTTTAACACCGCTCAGTCCGTCTGCTCCGAAGACCGTGGATTTCCGTCCGGTCGCGGTAACAGCAAGCCAGGTTGATGCACCCGTGAAAACAAATCTTTCCTCCCTCAATGGTGAATTGGGTGGGTTTAATTAGAGGTAAGACACCATGGCGTTTATATTGCGCTGGACAAACCCGAACACACAGAGCACGGTTATCAATATCTACCGTGACACCAAAGACATTTTGACCAGTGCGTTACCGGCCCCGATTGCCACGTTAAGTAACGGGGAAACGGAATGGCGTGACACCACTGCACAAGGTGGCAAAACGTACTACTATCTGATGACCGTGACGGCCAACGGGAAGACCGTTGCAGGGCCGTCTACCCCGTACACCATCGCGGTGAAACGCGGGATGGGGCCAAACACCTTTATTCACGGTGACGATAAACTCGGCTTTATGGGTGTGGTGCCCTACGAGGAACGCTTTGATGTCAATCAGCTTCCTGCCACGTTCCAGGCCATGTTCCCGAACGTGTTTACTGACCGTCCAGTGTTGTTGAAGTTCAGCTATTACGGCAAGATTCTGTATGTGCCTGAGTTTACGCCAGCTATCGGGTTTGCCAGTTGGGCAGCACTCTACACCAACGGGCTGATTTACGGGCGGGATGACAATGGCCCTGAGGGTGGCTGGGGTACGCTGACACCTACCAAGCAGGATGCGAAGGTTATCCATAAGGGTGACGTTTACCGGATGCGTGTACCGCGTGGCATGGTCGGTCAGAACGCCAGCGAAGTGTTAGCGTTTAACAACGATTATCAGTTGAAAGACCACGATGCGACCGACCTTGGTCACAACGAGTTTAACGACCTGATGTATGCGATGGTGCTGGATTTCCCGGCCAAGCAACGTGCGATTAACGCCCACGTTTATTCTTCTACGTACTTCGGTGCGGGGGGTGTAGTTAGCAGTTCACCACAACTAAATGGTGGGCTGGTGTGTATGGAACATGACAGCGGGGCGGAGCGCGTACTCCACCGTGGGCTATTCATGAGTCCTGCAATAACAACATCATCCCAAGTCAGTGTGATGCAACGCATCAACTACGTGACCCCGCAGCAGGTCGGTCGTTATATCCCCATCTTTGAACTGGTAGAATAGGAGCAGGTATGACCATTCGTTTAAGCTGGACTTCACAAACCAGCAAAAACCTGACTGCTATCGAAATCTATCGTAAAGTCGGGTATGCCGCCACCATCGACGTGAACGCCCCTGGAACGCCGTATAAGACGCTCTCGCCAACAGCCACAGAGTTTATCGAGAATGTGGCTGACGTTACGGAGAAGACCATCTACAGCTACTGGGTGGCAGGTGTGAAAGACACCGAGCGGTTGTTTGGTGGACGTATCGTCCAGGGCTTCTTCCTGGATACCGGCCCAGGACCACAGACGATTCTCCGTGGGGACTGGTATTGTGGTTACTTTGGACCGGTGGCCGCCGCAGACTTCTTCACGACTGCGGAAATCAAAGCACTGCTGCCTGCTAACCAAGCTGCGCTGTTCGCCAACGAACCGAATACGTGGCACAAGTTCATCTACCTGGGAAAAATCGTGTTCATTCCGGGTACCCAGCATACCCAAGCGATTTTCTCCAACGTCTATACGCGGGGAATGGCGTACGGAACAGATGATAATGGGTCGATCGTTCCTTCCGGCAGTACCGCCACTAAGCAAGATGCCCGCATCACGAAGAACGGTCGTACCTACCGTATTCGTTTGCCGCGCGGCGATGCCTACGACAACAAACTCGACCAAATCAGCGGTGAGTGGTTCTCGACGATGGGTCGGATGTTCAGCAACGCCAATGACTCGTCGAAAACGTTGGATGCGAACGGGGTAGGGCGTGGTAAGTTCGGCGGGTTGCCTTTACTGGGCACCACCGCCAACCAAAGCGACGCTGGGGCGCAATGTCTGATGCCAATGTATGCCGCAGGTACCGTGTTCTTCGCCTACGGCTACCGACCCGATGCGTGGACAACGACTTCTTCTTTATCCTCGAACATTGGCATCTCGTTCGTGTTTGAATTAATCCTCCCGTAATGGAGACGCACCATGGGGTTTTACAGTGATACCTCGCTGACACTGTTGTGCCAGCAGATAATCCGTGATAACCCCGGACTACCTTACCCGCTGACGAAAGACAATGTCCTTATCTTAAGCGGGCCCCTTACTTCCGGTGTCAGTGGTAGCGGCCGTAATAGCCGCATCACGTTAAACGGGAAACTGGGGTCAGGTTTTTCGGGGCGTAAGGAGTTCTTTTACGACCGCCTTAGAATGGATTCGATTTACACCAGTCTGCTTTCCAAACTGGTGTTGACCATGCCTAACGGAGTGGCCACGTATGCTGACCTATTGCCAACGATTAACGATGCGTTAGGGCTAGGCTTAACGGCAAGCGACCTGGCTGCCCCGACCACTGCGCTGGGGTTAGGGCGTACGCCCGTTTCCGTTACACTGGCCATGGCCACGACCTGTCCCTGTTTCACCGGGTCGCTGACCCTGATGTGGCAACGGGGAGCAACCGGGATTTATCCGGACTCGGGCCCAGGCAGTAAAACGATGCTAATGGGTGACATGAACGAAGGGTACTTCGGGATGGTAACTCAGCAAGAGTTTATTTCGGGCGGGGATTTGTTTGCAAGTTTTGCCGAAGGGAAGTCATTAGGGTCGGCTACGGGTGTAACCGACAATGACATGTTCTGGATGAAGTTTGCTTTGGATGGTAAGATTTGTTACTTCCCCAGTAAAAACATCGGTACCGGGTTAATCTGGAACGATATCGTAAACAACGGCGCAGGTCGTGCTGATGCTAAGATTCCAGTTGCCTTTACGGCGGGAGATTCTAGTGCGGTGTTTGCGCAGTTACGTTTGCCGAGAATCAGCACCACCGAAGTGGTAACCCCGGCACGCGGTGACGCAACCTCAGATCAAGAACGCCTGTTCAACAAAGTCCATAAGCAGACTTACGGGACTGGCGCGTGGGATGAACTGACAACTATCAACATGGCCGAAGTGTTCTGGTGGTTAAACCGCTACGCAGCGTCCAGTGGTAACTCGGCGGTTATCGCGCAATTCAACTTGACTTCGGTCAATCCACAACCGATCGTCAATACGTATAACTGGCGACCATTGGTCATCCTGGTTGACGGGAAGCTGTATCTGGTACCGGTGAAGAATGTCAAAGCTACCCGCTTAGCGCCATTACGTTCGCCGGGTTTGTGGGTGGATAAAACACCTGACCCGAAACAGTTGGTGCGTGTCATTGATGTGGTCGGTAGTCTTTACAGTCTACTAAAGAAACCTTACCTGCGTCCTTTGACCCCCATCCCACTTACGGCAATGCAAAACGTGGCAATCGTCAGACAGCTTAAACCTATCCGACCGATAGTGAGTGTTGTGATTACCACCCGAACCAACTTGGCAACGACCAACGGCGAATTGTCCGGTTTCTAAAAAGGTATCGCTATGTCTTTAAAACTTGTATGGACCAACCCTAACTTGGTCGCAACACGAGTGCGTATTTATCGGAAAGATACCGATTTTGATTCTTCAAGTTTACCCGCCCCGTCAGTAGAGCTGACCAACGGAGAAACCAGTTGGATTGATGAGTCGGCCGTTGACGGTAACACGTACTATTACGTTCTCGGCAGTAAGACCGATAACGACGAGGTGTTCACTGCCAGCCAGAAAATCCTGGTGGCAGATAACCGCGGTATTGGCCCCAGCGTACTGAAATACGGTGATGCCAGTATCGGTTACTTCGGTGAGGTACTCGCGGCGGACTTCGTTAACAGCTCAGTCATTATGGCCGCTGCTGCCAGTACGTCTGGGTTGAGCGTCCCCGTGATTCAACCTACCTGGTATAAATTCATTCGTAACAACAAAATCATCTACGTGCCGGATCAGTTTTTCTCGACGGGCGCTGCCTTCGCATCGTTGTATAATGCAGGGTTCGTTTATGGCGTAGATGGACCGGGGCCGACTGGGTATCCCACCGTGGGCCTAAGTGGACCCGTTAACCAGTTACGTACCTTTGACTTCCAGGGGCAACGTTATAAAATCCGGATGATGCGGGGCTGGAGCGATGGTCCAATTACCGATGTGGCGAACTACGTTACCACGAATACCGGTAACCACGACACTGTGCCAGAAGCCGTCCCGAATGAATACAACGACTTCCTTTACGCGTTGTGTAAGTTTGTTCCCCTGAAACAGCGTACGGAAAACTACAACAACCAAAGTCCCGATAAGTGGTTGGCGACACCGATATCGACGTATGATAACGGTACGTACAACTCGTGGTTGGCGCAGTTCCGTATCGGCGTGCAAGAACGTGCAGCGAACGGCAACGTACTTACCCGTGGGCAGCGTGCAATCACCCTAAACGCAAACCAAGGTAGTCCGTCAACCAAGGCCAACCTCTCCGCCATTAACTACGGGGCAGCAGCCGTAGCGAATATGTGGGTGCCGGTACTGGAACTGGTTGAACAAACCGTAACTCTCTGAGGAGATTCCCGTGGGGATTAAATTACAGTGGGACGATCAGTCGTCCCAGTCACTCGATGGGATTGAAATCTATCGTAGTGCAACCAAAATAGACAGTAAGAATCCCGGCACACCTCTGGTGACCTTGGCAGGCAACAGCGTGGCTTACGAGGACAATACGGTTAAAAACAAATCGTTGTACTATTACCGTATTGCGGTGAAGAAAGGAAGCGACCGTGCATGGTCAGACAACATGCTCAGTGGTTATTTCGCTGAAACCGGGCCGGGGAACAATTTTGTACTACGGGGTGATTGGAACGCGGGATTAATGGATTTCGTCCCGCCTTCTAAATTCATCACCAATGCGGCCTTGCGTGCCAAGCTTCCTGCCTTAGCCGCTTTGCCGGGTAACGGCGAGCCCAGCAACTGGTACAAGTTCGTGTATAAAGGCAAAGTGTTCTTTTACCCGAACGCATCAATCGTTACCGCTTCCTGGTCCCAGCTCTATAGCGCGGGATTGGTATTTGGTACCGATGATGTAGGTATGTCGCCAAACGGCCCTACCGGTACTGTGAACCAGCGCACGGTGGTAAGTATTGGTGGATTGAACTACATTGTGCGCTTACCGCGAATGTCAAACATTCCACTGAACCAATACTTGGTCAACCAGGCCGACACACTAGGTGGTGAATGGCGTGAGACAGTTGCCCGAATGGTGGCGGACGGTATTGATACCACAGTGGGCAGTAGAACACGTTTATTTGATGACGGTTCGACTGTTGCAGCCATGGGACCGCATCTACAAACCAGTGTTAACGTGGCTGGGGTGACGGGGACACGTCCCGAAACCCTGACTGCTTATAACAGCGGCAGTGCGGTTGCACAAACACTGGTGTTAGAACTTATCATGCCTTAACGGAGGGGTTATGGGGCTTTACAACAAGACGTCCCTCGAGTTGCTATGTCGGCAAATCGAACGGGACAATCCTGCACTTGCAGGGACACTTGACGCCAACACCATCATGGTGCTTGGCGGCCCCTATACCGCGAATCCTACAGTAAGCGGGCGCAATGCCCGCATTATTCTAAACGGACGGCTGGGTAACGGATTTGCCGGGAAGAAAGAGTTCTTCTACGACAGGCTCAATATCGGCCAGATGTTCAAAGGGATTACCGTGGTATTTCAGGCAAGTGGGTCATCAAAAACCTATGCCGATTTATTACCTGCGCTAAATGCGCAATACGGGCTAGGGTTAACGGCGTCGGATTTAAGCAACGCTACCACCAAACTCCCGTATGGCTACACACCGAATCAGCTTACCCTTAACATCGCCAGTACCTCATTAGCTTACACAGGTTCATTACCGATTACCTGGTCACGTCAACCGGTCGGTGTCTTCCCAGATTCTGGTCCGGGTTCGAAGGTGATGTTGATTGGCGATATGACTGAGGGCTATTTCGGAGTGGTGCCCGAGGCGGAACTGTTCTCTCCTATGGAGGTGTACAGCCAACTTAACCAGGGGCGTACTGAACTGTACGGTACACTGAACGCCCTACCCGCAAACCGTGTCTGGTATAAGTTCGCCCGAGACGGCAAGATTGTTTATCTGGCCAGTTATAACCAGATAAACATTCGCTGGTTGGAGTTGTATAAGTTGGGTGCCGCCTACGAGACAGACACCCCCGACAACAAACAGCTTCCTCCTGACGGTACGTTAGTGCGTCAGAAAAGCATCATGCGAAAAACCGAGAACGGTCGAGAATGGTTCTTGTCACCTGCTATGCCGAAACTCGCAGGTAGCGACCCCTGGGAATATGGTGGGGTCAACTTAACCCCTGACCCTGGCGGTGATATCGCACGACTGTTTGCGAAGATAGTGCCTTCTGGCGGTTTTGCCACGGGGGAGTGGGACGGACAAACCATCGAAGGTAGCGGATTCTGGTGCCAAACTACATCGGCTCGCGATACTCGGTTAGCGTACGGCAGTAGCATGGTGGGATTAAACCAAGGCCAATACGATCGTACCACCTTCTTGGGTGGTTGGCGTCCATTCCTGGAACTGGTCGATGTCAATAAAGTGGCGCTACCCCTTGACTATCTGGTGGGGAACCCTTCGGGGATGCTGCGGAGGCCGTTGGTCAGTATCAGTCCAGAAGTGACTGGGGTATTACTGACATTAAGTGATGTGAAGTGGGAGCAGGCGGGCGCATTACGTATACCGCTGGTTTCGCAGACGCTCCAGCCGATGCAACCTGTCAACACCTTTGGCTGGTCACGAATACTCCGCCCTGTTCGTACCGCGGTAGCGAGTGAACCGCCGCGCAACATTAAACAGACGGGATGGAACCGCGTCTTGCGCCGCCCTGTCACGACACTAACCGTTGACTATAAAACATCAACGGCCTATGACTTAGCCAATGCCAATGGCGAGTTAACTGGTTTTAATCAATAGGTGAAAACATGGCACTTAAACTTCTCTGGAAGAACCCAAACACGGTAGCCACCACAATTGACATTTATCGTGGCGATACAGCCCAGGTGGACTTAACCACACCGCTGAAAACCGTGGACGGTACCGAGACGTCGTGGATTGATACCACGGCCCTGTTTGGTAAAACGTACTACTACGTCTGGGCCGTGAACTCTGACAGTGACCGCGTTGTTTCTCGTCCGCAGAAAATTGAAGTCTCTGACCGTCGTGGGCCAGGCTCTAACTTGCTGCAATTTGGTGACGAATCCTACGGCTTTTACGGCACGGTTTCAGCTGCAGACTTTATCAACAGCTCTGTCATTTACAGTGCATTAAAGGTCGTTTCTGGTATCCCAAGCGCGATTATTTACCCGACGTGGTACAAGTATACCCGTAACGGGAAAGTGGTGTTTGTCCCGGCCGCTTCTTTTGGTGATACTACCTGGCAGAATTTGTACAATGCTGGACTGGTTTACGGGACGGATGATGTTGGGGGTGGGAGTCCAGTTGGGACGGTGAACCAGTTGGTCACCTTTAACCTGAACGGGGAGACATTCCTGGTCAGGCTGATGAAAGGGATGCCGGATGGATTAACGTGGGATGGTTCGACTATCGATCTGAACACACTGCCTGCAGCGCAAGGCGTGTACTCGGAGTTTGAAGACTTCATTTACCCGATGGTAAACATCGCACCGTTGCGTCAACGCTTAGTCACCGTTGATTACGTCAATGCCCGTAACATTATTCCAACGGGCCGTTACAGCGATCGCAGTGGGTACGGTATGTGGTGCCAGGAAGCATTGAACACCAATACGCTGGTGCGCGCCTCGCCAGGTTACGATAACGCGAACTACTCCCGAGAAAATCTCCAGAGTCTGTATGCGCGTGCCAAGTCAGTGAATTCACCTTGGGTGCCGGTGGTCGAGTATGTCGGTCGCGTCGGTGAAACCTTTACTCTCCCGAAGACAGCTAAATAAGGAGCGCACTCGTGGGAATTAAAATCAACTGGGATGACCAATCCGACCAGGCGCTTGATGCCATCGAAGTCTACCGCAGCACCAGTCCGATTGACGAGAACAATCCCGGTACGCCAATAGCCACCTTGCCTGGAACCGCCCGGTCGTACGAAGACACCGCTGTCAAAAACGGTAACACCTATTACTACCGTGTTGCGGTGGTTAAAGGTACCAACCGGACTTTTGCCGCACAACAGACCGCTGGATACTACGCGAACCTGGGGCCTGGGCCTAAGACGGTGTTACGTGGCGATTGGGTACGTGGGTACTTTGGCGAAATCATGAACGCGGATTGGGTGTCGCCTGCTGACGTTGTCGCCAAGATTCAGGCGGCATTGAAAAGTACCACAGGACTGAACTTCGTCACCAGTGCCGACCGCTGGCATAAATTTATCTACAAAGGCAAAGTGTTGTTTGCACCCTCTACCCGCCTTATCTACTCCAACTACCAGAATGCCTATAATGCTGGGTTTCTGTTTGGGGAAGACGGCGTGGGGCAATTACCTACTGGGCCTGCAGGCGCGGTAAATCAGAAAACGGTGATTGAAATCGGCGGGTATCAATTCCTGGTACGCCCTATTCGCATGACAGAGAAGTCGACCACGCAGTATCTGACGGCGCAGACGGATTTCAACGACAGCGAATGGAAAGGGACTTTTGCCCGTTTACGCCAGGATAGTAACTCGGTGACTGACCCGACAGTCCAACCGCGTTTCAGCGACTATTCCACAATCGATTATTGTGGTGGGCCACATCTCGCTGACGCGAATAACTGTGCTACCGCAAACTCTGGTAATCCGGAACTGCTGGCAACCACGGTAAAAACCAGCAACATCAACTGGTGTATCGTCCTGGAATTATTGCCATAAGTCGTGCCCTCTCGCCTTCGGGTGGGAGGGTATTCTTTTTTTACAGACATGGTATGAACCATTGTTGTTAGTTATAAGGAGGCCATTGTGGCTGCTGTTGCTCGTTTTAGTAAAGAAGGTATTATCCGTGCGAAGACTGCGATTGAAGCAGGCTACGTGAACAACCCTAACGACCTGGGTGGTGAAACCAATCACGGGATTACCATCGCGACTGCACGCGAGTTCGGGTACAAAGGCAACATGCGTGACCTGACTGTCGAGCAAGCGCTGGACATCTATGACCGTGGATGGTGGCAGCGTATGCGTCTTGACCAGATTCTGGCCATGAACGTGATGCTGGCAGACCGTCTGTTCGACTTCGGTATCAACGCCGGTCGTGCTAACGCCATCAAATCGCTGCAGCGTATCCTGAACGTACTGAACCGTCAGGGGAAACTCTACTCAGATATCGATGCCGATGGCGGGATTGGGCAGCTGACCCTGACCGCACTGGCGGGCTTTATCAAAGCGCGTGGTGCCGACGGCCTGAACCGTCTGATGTTCGCCCTGACCTGTCACCAGGTTTCCTACTACACGGAAATCAGCGAGAAGCGCGTGCAGAACGAAGAGTTCACGTACGGCTGGTATGACCGCGTGTACCGCGAAATGCCGGACTATGTGGCAGAGCTCGGGATGTGCTCAAAATGAAAACCAACTGGTTCGTCACGCTGATGCGTGCAGTTGGACGTGCTCTGTTATTTGCGTTGCGGAGAAAACGTCATGAAAAACCCGAAGGTGGAAAAGCCTGACTCAGGCTTCCTGAAATTGTTGCGCGCTATTCTCTTTCGCAGGGTGGTGCAGTAGGCAGTGTATGGAAAAGTTAAATTATAAAGTGTTGGATAAACCGTGGTTCGTTCTCACGGATGATTTCCATTTCGCGTTTACACTGCGATCGCTTTATCGTGACGTGAGCGGACTGGATGAAATGGTACGGTTGTCTGGGGTACATCCAGACAAAGAACTGTACGTGACTGCACCGAAAGGATTTGTGACTGACATGGCCAGCATCCCGGAAGCGCTCCAACCTATCCTGCATCCGGATGGGCCATGGGCCGCTGCGGCTTGCGTCCATGATTTGTTCTATCAGAAATGCAGCAGCCCTGGAGTGTATCCACTGGGTGATGCTGGGGACATTTCCCGCGTGGTCAACAAAGACTTCGCGGATTTAATGTTCCTGCGGATTATGGAAGCGTTGAATGTTGAACGTTTTATCCGGTTGTCATTCTACGAGGCGGTACGCCAATTTGGCTGGCCATCTTACACGGATGATAACAGCCGTGTGGTGTATAAGCACGGTGTGGAGAAAACGCTTAGCTACAACCGCAACTACCTGTTTATTCGTGACCAGGTAGAAGTCGCCATTCCTGACCATGAACGTGTGGATATCACCAACGGCCAATCGGTTAATGTTAAGTATTTAAACATTAAACGGGCCTTCCTGACCCTCGAATAGTTTGTAAGGTCATTTATCATCTTACGGATTAAAAGCGCTTAGAACGCGTTCTAGGAGCTTACAGAGGGCAAATAAAGAAAGAACTACCCACTCCTTTGCGGAAGTGGGTAGTTTCTTTTATTTCGCGTCGACTTTGTCTGTCGTTTCGCTTGGAGACGGTGTGATAAGTACCGGCACTGTAGGGGTATCAACTGGCCCTACTGTGCAGCGGAAGAATGTCATACCACTTCCATTTCCTGTCAACGGATTGACCGTAGAATAATCAAACGACGGCGAACCTGTCAGTAGCCCGTTTGTTCGATAGAAGCGTTTTCCTGACACCGTATCGATGTTGCCATCAATCTTGCCAAGCAAATCTTTATACAGCTGGGGTGCTTCTAATTTACCGCCTTCCCAGGTTGCCACCCAGTTAGCGCCGACATCCATAACCGTAACCGCACGAGGCATCACAGCAATAGACGTAACAACAGGACGGTAATCAACAAATTGGGTTTCCACGCCTGTACAGGTGTAGATGACCATGTCGTGGTTGGTTACCGGCACAGTAGAGAACTGGCCGTTATCGTTGGCTTTCATTGCACAACCTGAAAGCATGACGATAAATGCGAGCACGCACATAAGGTGCTTGGTCATGATGGGATTCCTGTTAGGTGAAAAGGTTGATTTTTATTTCCCGACAATACGATGGATTGTCATATAAACCTAATAATAGCGTGATTTTTATTTGTGTTCTTATGCACCCCAAATGCGTTTAAAAAGGAAATAGACCCATGGCTACATCTGCTAAGGCTCAATTGATTGCACTGTTTAACACTGCTAACGCCTCCCTGCCTCAGGCACTGGCCGAAGCAGACGTTACGTTTGGTGCTGTTGCAGCTTATACTCCGGCTGACGGCGGCGACACGCGTAACTCTAAACTCACCCTGACAGCGGTTGCGGAAAGCACCCACTTCACCGGTGAGAAAGAACTGCACTATACCCGTCTGGCTGCAAGCATCGTTGGCGCGAAAGCGGTCACCGATGACCAGGCTGACTGGGATACAGATGCAGAAGTGTTGGCGTTCCTGAACGCTGACGTTGCGGCTGCCGGAAATACGGTTGACCAGTTCGCACTGTCCGAGCTGACCATCACCCGTACCGATGGCGCGGATGCCGACGCTGGTAAGAAAATTATCAAAGTCGACATCAAAGATGGTCACATCAAGTTCCTCGCCGGAACCCTGGCGACCTACACCATTACGCAAGAAATCACTAAAACTGACCTCAGCACTACTGACGGTGAGCTCAACGGTTTCTCCGCTTCTTAATGGTTTAAAACTCGGGAGGGCCTTAGGGTCTTCCCGCTTTTTATTTTGTTTACCTCATGGAGTGAAGTATGGCTAAGACGTTAGAAGAACTGTTTGTCGATATGATCAACGAAGTAAACCCAGACCTTGGGTTGTCGCTCGCGGACGTCACTTTCGGTGCGCCTTCCGAATACACCCCCACGGATTCTGGGGACACCCGCAACACGTCTTTGACCCTGACGGCCAAGGCGGACAGTGAACGGTTTACAGGTAGCAAAGCATACCATTATTTTCGGTTTAACTTCACCCATCCGAATGGGGCAGACACCCCAACGTTGACGACATCAGACTTACCAAGCTTGTGGGAGGACGATGCACAGGCGTTATCGGTGATCAACTTGATGTTACCGAACTACAAACTCAGTAGCAGCGAAATCACTGTGACGCGCGTGGTCGTGGACGATAAGAATACCGATATCCGCATCACGATTAACCCTAACCATCTGAAATGGCACGGGGTGTTTGTTACCCGTGTCGTTAACGAAGGGAAGATTAACTTGCAGTGGCGTAACGCCGAGTTAGGTGGATTCAGTTAAAAAGAAAAAGACCTACTACCCGATAACGGTAGTAGGTCAGTTTTATTTTACCGCTTACAGCAAGCCGTTCTCAGTCGCTACCGATTTAATACCGGTAAAGTCCTGTGCCTCGGCCAACGTGCGGATTTTGCGCTTAAGTTCAGTCATCGACGCAAACAGCTGGGCGTCACGCTCAACAATCGCCGCCAGTACCGCTTTACACGCTGCCAAATCGAAGTTATCGAGATGGTTGTTCTGTGCATCCACCCAATACTCCGGGGCAATGTCTGCCTGGATGTATTTGGCTAATGCCGAGCGTGATTTCTCATCGGCCTGCAACACCACACCCTGGAACATCAGGTTGGAGTGACGTTCCTCTTCGTACTTCTCAGCCAGTCGCGTATAGATAGGCTGAATCTCTTGATAGAGATAGTTTACCGTCGAGGTCAAGCCTTTGCGGATTTCATCCAGCGGCAGCTCCAGCACCTTCTCAATAAACTCTTTGGCCTTACGCAACGTGAACTGGGCTTCCGGTTCACTGAGGTCGTAGTCACGCAGCTTTTTCAAGGCTGCTTTATCGGACACCCCGTTTAACAGATGATAGTGAAGCAGAGTACAATACCCCTGCTTGGTCTCATCGTCTTTCGCCAGAATGTTAACATAGTTACCATGCCGGTCAATGGGGGTACCGAATTCGAAGTAACGGGCTTTTATCTCGTCATTACTAAGCATTCAGATTCTCCTGCTAACCCGAGGTCCATCAGCAGACCGAAGTCAACCAGTTGGAAGTGCTCAGACAGCTCCTCCCCCCAGATGAACTTCATCTTCTCTGCCAAGTCCCCGTTCTGTTCCTGGAAGACAAAGGTCTGGTGCATTTCTTCACCAAACGAATCGAACTGATGATTGGAGCGTAGGGCACGCACACGAATCCCAACGAGGTCAGCGGCGTCTGGATTCTCCGGGTCAGCCCAGTTTAACGCCAGACCAATCAGGTTATCCACATCCAGGTTCTGCGTAGAACGACGCAGGATTTCGATTTTGTGGCGCGGGAATTCCGCAACACGCTGTTCGAAGCCCGGATTACGCTTCTCCACTTGCTCAATGGAATTGTGGGTTTTCTCAACCCCGTCCAGCGGCAGAATGACGTTCAGCCCGAAGCGTACGCACAGACGACGCACTTCATCAGTGAACGCGTCCGGCTCCACAATAGCGTGGATGTTGTACATGCCGTGCTTTTGCATAAACGCGGCAACAAGGTGAAGATTACGCTTCGTAAAATTGTGAATCAGCAACGACTTCATTCGCTGGTGCTCCTAATTGGGTTTTCTCGGCTGCCTCTTTACGGGCACGTACACAGGACACGCAGTAGCATTGTGACCTGTCGTTCAGATCGGTATAACGGGTGGTACCGGTTTTCTGGTAGAAGTATTCCGCAACCAGCAGTTTCGCGGTTGTCCAACCACACTGGCGACGTTCAGCGTGATAGGCTTTGCGGTCTTCCATCTCCCCGTCACCGTTCTCGTATGATGCCGCGGCACAACTACCACACGCGTGCTTCATCGGACAACCCAGGCAGGTTTCTGGGTAGTTGGTGTACTGTGTTTGGATTTCGTTCAACAACTTATTGTTGTCGATGTTCACGATTTCACGCCCGCGCAGTTCAGCGATGGCCTGACGGGTGGTGACCGTGGACATAAAGCGGTTACAGCCGTAAATCTTGCGGTCGAAGCCCAGGCAGGTCATGTGGGTTACGGTGCCGCAGAACGGACGGACGCGCTCCGGGTTCAGACGTGTTGCTTCGTCGTCCAGGAGCTTTTGACGCCAGTCCGGGTCCCAAGTGGCCATAAAGTCCAGGCCGTCCGGGAAGATGTGAGTCAGACGGTTACGTGGGTCTTTCTCGAAACCTTTCTCAAACCAGTAGTCAATCACGTCCATCATCTGGAGTGCAATTGACATCGCCATGGTACGTGGCAGAATGTCTTCGTACGTCACGTTACCCGAGATGGTACCACCGCCGGTGACATCCATCAGGTGCTTCATGGACTCAGCGTACTTCGGCAGGGTTTCAGAGGTAAAGGTTGCCTTGATACCCAGCTCCAGGATACCGACCGATTTCAGGTAGTTATACCCGCGCATGGCTTTTTCGTACGACCCTTCACGCGTGGTGGTGAAGATACGGTAACGGTCGTGAACTTCTGGCAGGCCATCGATAGACACACCGATGGACAGCTTGTCACGCCAGCGCTCGATAATCTCACGGTTCAGTGGCTTATCGAACAATGTCCCGTTAGTCGAGATAGAGAAGATGACATCGCGGTTATCACGCTTCGCCAGTTCTTCAGCCGTTTCAAACACCGCTTTCAGAATCTTCGGCTGCATCATCGGCTCACCACCGATAATGTCAATGATAACTTCGACGTTGGTCAAGTGACGATCGCGGTCGAAACACGCATGAATGAAGTCTACTGCGTCATCGACTTTATTGTTACGCGGATATTTACGCTCGTAGCAATATTCACAGTCGAGGTTACAGGAGAGGTTGGTCACCACCTGGTAGGTTTTGGTGATTTTAGGCTCTTGAGCCGGTGCTTTAGTATCACGCATTGCGATTTAACCCCGCTTGCACTACACGATTGATATACTGGTAAGCGTCGTACCCGATAACTTCGGCCAGACGATTACACCCTGAGCTAAGCACATCGAGCGCATTGTCAGACTGGTCAAACGTGGCGTCGGATTTTACCCACACCAGATTGCTACAGTCATCACAATGTTGGCTGAAGAACTTATTGATGCTCAGCGTCTGATGGAACCCGTTAAGGTTGTTCAGCTCAGTCAACTGGTCGTGCATTTTGTTGTACCCGTACATGAAGTTCATGACGAGATCCTGGTTCAGCGGCTTAGGCATGAAGTTATCAAACATCACGCGGTAGCCGTTGAACTTGTAATGGTACAACGCTTCGTGGAGTTTCAGCAGGTCGAGGAACCAGTGTTTCGGTGCCAGTTGGGCACGCGTAATCACCGACCACAACGTGATGTTGTCCAGTGCGTCAAACACTTCGAAAGCATCGTAGCGACGCTCCTCAGCGATACGCAGTAACGGACGCTCGGATTCCGCATAGCCGTCAAACGAGACGAAAATGCGATCCATTTGCTTAAGCACCGGCAACTGGGCCGGGGTCAGTCGCAGACCGTTGGTGTACATTTCATGCTGTAAGTGCGGGTAGCGCTCTTTCAGTTCAGCCATGAAATCCTGGATTTTGTTGATGGCCAGTAACGGCTCACCCCCAGTCCAGTTAATCTGCTGAATAGTCGGATGGGCTTCCAGCGTTTCAAACAGCTTCTCTCTTTGGACGTCGCGCGCACTGTCTTTGACGTCCATATACCCAACACCGCCACAGAAACTACAATCTAAATTGCACTTCGAGGTGGTGACTATCGACAGCTCCATTGGAGTTGACGAAGGGTCGCGACGAATAGCCGACACAGCTTCTTCACTCATTGCAGGTTTACTCCAGTTATTCGAACGTCAGCTTGAACAGCGGGTCATCTTTGATGTCCACACCCGTCTTTAACACAAACGGCGAGTTGTAGGCATCGAGGATCTGGTTCAGAATTGCCTGACGAGCATTCACGCGCTGTAAGTCATCTAATGTGACTGTGCGAGCACGGAAGGCAGACACGACAGTTTTTTCTTCGTCTGTCAGGTCTACTTTAGTCAGCAGGAACGCTACCAGTTTGTTCAGGTCTGCTTCGGTAGAAGGTGATTCGCCGAACTTGGCCTGCACCAGGTACTGCATCCATGGCTTGCGGATACGCTTGGTGATTTCATGTTCGTCGAAAATGGCTTCGAATTGTTTTGCTTCCGGGTTCCAGATGAACTTGTAGCTGTAGGCCAGCAAGTCCAACATGTTGGTAATCCCGTGCTTTTCAAAGCCAACAATTGGGTAATACTCTTCAACACCGGTGTAATGCTCGGTGTCTTTTGTCACCTGCGTATACCAGCCCGGCATAGAACCCATATAGTCCCAGCTCCATTCACGACGCGCCATCGGTTTCAGGTCGCTTTCAGCAAACGGAATCAGGAACATTTCCAGGTCAACCACCTGGTTCAGTACAGCGTCGCTCAGGAAATACTTCCCGTCGACCAGACGACCCCACACGTCCTGCTCACCGGCAGTGATGTGGATGTGTTGCACCGTATGGCCCGCCAGTTCGTAAGTTGCTTCTACCGTGTAACTTTTCGGATTAGCAATCTCACGACCACGCACCTTCGGCCACTCCCCCGGTAACTGGCTAATCAGGCGCACTTCGTCGAGCAGGTGGTATTTCACGCTGTCGTAGATGCTGATTTGCAGTGGGAAGTTTTGCGTTGTTTTAAACGCAAGGTGTAGATCGTTCTTCATTTAAATAGTCCCCTTATCGGTTCCCCGCTCCGTGACTACAGCCACCGCTACACGTCCAGCTGCATGACCCACCACAGTTGTAGTGCGACAGTGGCAGTCCTGCAAGGTTATTGGTGCTACTAACAATCCCCTGCGTTGCGATAAAGTTATTCGCATCGGAGGTTTTGATGTAGCCCTCAACTTGCACCATTCGGTCACGAATGTTTTTTAGTGAAATCACACTAACCCCCCAATTCGTAAAAAGTTAAATGGGGCATCGGGTCTTAACGCATTGGTCCGGAACAACCAGAACAACCGGAGCAGCTGGAAGAACAGGAAGACGAACAGCCTGTTGAGCAGGTACCGGAGCAACCATTTGCACAGCCACCTGAACATGCACCAGAACACCCTGTACATGTTGAAGAACAGCCAGACGTACAGCTGGCAGAACAGCTTGCCCCACACGTTCCCGATGCGGAACCCGAACACCCGCCTGAACAGGATGAACACGTCCAACTACACGTACCGCCGCAGTCATAGTGCGCCCGCGGTTGACCGCCAAATAAGTTGGAGTTGTTTGTGGCTTTGTTACGGATGTAACTTTGCACGCCCGCTGCGGTCTTTAACGCGTTGGCGTCGATAACATTCAGACGATTCTGAATATCTTTAAGGTTGATAGCCATGTTGTCTCCTACTACGGCCCAGAGCAGCCAGAACAGCCAGTGCAGCTCGATGAGCACGATCCAGAGCACCCGCTACATTTACCCGAGCAGCCGCCAGAGCAACTACCTGAACAACCTGAGCAACCCGAACACCCGGTAGAACACCCGCCCGTACAACTGCCTGTACATGTCGACGTACATGTACCTGAGCAACTGGTACAACTTGCCGAACAACCGTTAGAGCACGACCAGCTACACGTTCCGCCACAGTCCAACTGTCCCGGTGTCCATCCAGCGAAGCGGTCTTGGGCGTTATTCGCCTGTGCCGCTACCTGACCATCAACACGGGGGCCGGTGGCGTAATTGCTCTCCACAGTTTGCAGGCGGTCGCGTATGTTTTTAAGTGAGATTGCCATACGTTTCCTTTAAGAATAAAAAAGAGGACTCTGCCATATAGACAGGTCCTCGTGTTTTTAAAAAGTTTATCGTGTACCGGCTTCGGCTTGTACGTCGTCGCGAGTGGTGAGACTGTTGTTGACGTGTACCGCGGCCTGTACCACACCGCCATACGTTTTGTGCAGGTAGTTCGGGTGCGGGTTGTCTGCCGCAACGTGGTTTGCCAGGTTTTGGTTCGCCTGAGAAATCGCGTTGGTGTTATTGGTAACACGGGTATTGAGTGCGGTAATCTGGGATTGCAGGTTGTCGAACTTCTGTTGGAAGTCCTGGCCTTGCGATTCCAAATCCGCCACACGTTGGGTTAACCCGTTAACCAGCGACTGCAGATCGTTGACCATCTTTTGCAGTTGCAGTACCAGCGAGTTGAGGTTTGCCAAAGCAAGCGACATCTTCTGGTAGTTCTGCGCCACCACGTTGAGCTGGTCGTTCCAGGCTACCAGTGATTGCACCACCGCATCGATACGGGCACCCAGAGCCGTATCTGCAGTTTTCAGGCCGTTGATATCCTGAATAGTCGCATCAATCGCAGATTGCACGCCTGCAATCAAAGCACGAATCTCGGTTTCGGTCAGGCCGTTAGCCTGGTGAATATCGAGTTTGTGCACATTGCCCTGGGCATTAACGTGGGCGTTCAGGGCATCGAGGAAGTCTTGCTTCAACCCGTCGATGATGGCTTTGATTTGTTCCAGCTGTACTGCCGAGCCGGAGTTAATCGCATCCTTAATCCCTGAGAGCACCGTGATGATGAATTCGAACCCGTAGATGTCACCCACGTCTTTAAACGTCGGAGCAGACGGGAACGTATCCGGCACGTTGCGCAGGTCTTTGAAATCTACCGTACGGTCTTCGAGTTTCAGCTCTTTAATAGCTTGCTCGATGGCCACTACGTTGGCAGACTGCGGCCCACCGATGACTTGGGCAGCGACGGTAATAGAGGTAGGGATTGCCGAGTTGGTAACCACCACCGCCATAACGACTTCACGGCCTTTGGTGAGCTTCTCATACGCCGGGTGCAGGAAGACCAACTCGTAGTCTGTCCCGCGTTTGTACAGCGTGCCAGGTTTGTTACTGGCATACATCTTAAATGTATCTGCGTAAAACGGGCCCGCCGGGAATGCAAAGGCACGGTTGACTTTACCCGAGCCCAACGTAATCGGTCGGGTAACGGCGTTAGAAGTCAGCGTGCCCCTGAGGTCAAGCGGGTACTGAAAAACAATATCGGCCATGGCCAGAACTCCTTTGATTGGGGCGTCCGTGCCCCACAGCGCTGTTAAGACTTGAACATAAGATTGACCTGAATCTCATCGAGGTCAACCAGTGCACCGCCCGCAGCATATTCACACGCCACCGACAACGTCAGTGTCCCCGCATCATAACTCGCCTGGTATGGCGGGTTAAGCCCATCATTACCAGCATGTATCACGACAGCCGGTTCAGATGGCAGATTTGGAATCACCAGTTCGCGTGCCACTCTCACCACCCCGCCTCCGTTCAACTCGCTGGATGCGTAGATAAGGAATGGGGTATCGACATCTGTTTGACGGAACACCGTACCGGTTGCGTCCTCTACCACTTGCATGGAAAGGATTTTATTTCCCAGCGACTGGTATTGCGCGGCGGTCAGTTGTACGGACATGTGCATCACGTACTCCATCCCGGCTGCTAAACCAGAACCCACGATATTTACAAGGTCATTGCCGGTATTAAACGTCATTTCCGACGACTGGCTAGTAGCCGCTGAATTCAAGCAGTATTTGAAACTGCTGATTCCATTTGGCACTGCATATCGCTGACTGATCATCTTGCTGGCGTCACCCACATTGCCTGGAACGGTAAAGCGCAGCTGCGCCACCGCAGTATAGGTTTCCCCGGATACCACTGGCGACATCTGTGCCCCAATCCATTTCATGTTAAAGCTGGCCGCTTTTGCGTTATCCCCGGATACAGCTGCGGTTTCCGTGGGGTTCTTCAACCAGAAGCGGCGAGCAACGTTCTGGAAGTGTTCCCACTTGGTGACAGCAAAACCTGCAAACCGCTTCTGAATCGGTAAAGCGGAGCGCAGTTGACGCTCGATACCTTTATACAGCTCCTGACCATCTGCATACCCAGCCACCCCAAGACCAGGGGTAGAGAGCGCAACCCGTTTCAACAGACCCATCGAACCCACACGCGATTCACGCGCCGCCGAAACATCGTGACGGTACGCAACCCCTGCGTGTTCTTCAAGCTGTTTCACCTGGCCCAGACGCTTCACCTGCTGGATATCCTGCCCCGTAATTCGGTTAGCATCCGTTGTCACCCAACCCACGTACAGCAAACTGTCTGTGTCGGGATGACGCACGGTGTCCATCAGATAACTCGCGGTACCGTTAACCACCTGAGCGTGCAGATAGAAAGTCCGATTGGCGTGTGCCGTTGGGTAAGCATCACTGAGGTCAATCGACCAGGTCGGGAGTGTATAGCTGGCACTACCGAACGACAGCTCCACTTCTTCCGTCAGATAGAGAATCCACCCTTCGGCAGTCTCCACCCCAGCCAAAATAACCGCTTGCGGTGAAGCCGTGGTCACAAAGGTAGGGTCAGCAACGAAGTTTGCCAGCGTATACGCATCCCCGGAACAGAACACACGGTCTGCTTTCGAATAAATGCGCGCGACACTATTCCAGCTGCCAGCACCCATGTAGACCACAGACTCTGGCGTGTGTGACGGAGCCATACGACGCAGTGCCGTTTTCCCTGCCACTTTTGTCCACGTCCCGCTACTGTAACGCAACCCTGCCGCATAACCGACCGATGCCAAATCCCCAATCAGGCGCAGCCCTAACGTGTACGGTAACCAGATAGCAAAATCGGTTCCGTTAGTGGAGGCCATAATCGGCTGACCCACACGTTTGGTTTTCCCACCGGTAATCTCTCCCAACATCGCGTAGTTCAGACCGTAGTCCAGGTTGTTGAAGAAATCGAGCAGGTTTACTGCTGCCGTCGGGAACGATACATTGCCACCGGAAATGGTTGGCGTCATTGTGAAGTAATAGACGTCAAGGATATTGACGTTGTTCACTACACGTTGTGCCGAGACCTGAATCAGCGTCAATGGATGCGCCGTACCAATACCCATAAACCAGACAGCAAACAGCGCTTTCCCGGCCTGATTAGCGGCATTGATGTATTCCGATGCGTACCCGTTTGCGGCCCCTGTCGGTGCCCCGTCCAGAATAGATTGCTTCATCTTATTCCATTCGGTTTGCGTCAGGTTCAACCGGTCAGCTGCCAAGGCAAAGTTACCCGGTACGTTCTTGTACGGGAAAGACTCAGGTCCCGTACAGTACCAGCCATTCAGCACACCCACGCCTTGAGACGGCGTCAGCATCAACGGGATGTTGCTCAACTGTTCATAGAGGGTGCTATCTACTACACGCCGCGCGTTGTCCGGGCCGTAGCCGCTGTAGCCTGCCACGTTATACGGTTTGTTCGGGTCAACTTCAACCTCGATTGCTGTCCGTGTACGTGGGTCAGATAGCCACAACAGATTCGAACCACCCAACCCTAACGGATACGACATCCCAGTGGAGTAAACAGACCCACGCCCCTGGTTTAACGTTGCCGCACTGTTTTGGGTGGCATCGGCAAACGCGGTATAGTCGTAGCGCAGGAAATCGTACAAGGATTTCCCTTTGGCAGGCCGGATAGCAATCCCTGGCATCTGGTCAGCATCACCTGCCAGCCACTGCGACACCACTACATCATTTACTACCGTCGCGAACGTGCGGTTGTTTGCCACACCACCGTGCCATTTGCCTTGGGTAAATCCATCAAACGTACCGTCGGCATATTTCACGGTTGTGACATCAGCAACCAGCGGGAAACGCTGCGGACATTCCAGCGTGACGGTGTTCGCTTCGGTATCCAGTACAAAACTGGTTTGCCATTGGCTGAAATTCAATACGTCACCGTTAGGTGCAGCGAACCACATTGTTGGGGTATGGTTAACGCGCACCTTACCTTCGCTGACCCCGTACATGTGGTTGGCTTCTGGCCCATGTACGAAGTTAGTGGCGTTCACCCATTTCGCTGCCGCCTCTGGCGTCAAATAGGTGACGAACGGGCCTGTTTGCGAGGCTGCTGTTTTCTGGCCGTAACGAATCATCAGGTTATCACCCGACATCCCGTTTTCACCGGTCAGTATCACGCGTTCAAACATTACCGTGGCATTGGCAACGTCCGCGGCTTTCAGTTTCCATGCCGCAACAGAATACTGCGCGTTTGTCAGCACGTTACGCAGCAAGAACACATTGGTGCCTACCGCGACGATATCATCCGTGGACACATTCGGCACAAACTCAGCCGTGGTAACGTCTGTCCCGTTACCGTTACGGTAGTCCGGGAAATTAACCTGAGACACCGCGGTGTGTTTCGCGTGATCCATCGACCCGTTGAACAACACCAGATAACGCTTACCATCCGACCCCAGACACACCGCACCGTCAGTACCGGTAATCAGAATCGCCACCAGAGACACACCAGGGAACTTGCTCATACCCGCAGGCATATACTTCACCGACGTCTGTTGCACGTTGGTCAGTTTCTGGTCGTTGGTGATGTCAGCATACGCGTAGTAAATCGCTTCACTACCCGCTATCCCGTTACTGCCGTTACGCAGGGAATAGAGACGCCCTTGCTGATATCCGATTAACCCTTTCTGGTAGGTCTGGTTTTTGGTGAAGCCGGAATAGTTCCCCATTGCTGGAATCGGTAAGAACCCGCCATTACCAAACTTCGCCCCTGGAACTGTCCAGGCAGGCAGCAACGTGTTGATTTTGTCGCTGAGCTGGTCAATCTTCTGATCCAGTAAGAAGCCCTGACGTGACGTCACGACTTTATCATCCGTCGTATCAATCGCATCCCAGATTTTCAGCAGGCCACTGGCGGTGGTTGAGCCATACGGAACATTGTCGAGGTCGGCAATGGTGTGCGTGTGGTCACTTTTCGCTTTCGTGGCGAGGGCAGCGGTCAATGCTTTAGTAACCGGCTTTTCCAGTGGTGTGGTGTTGTCCATCTTGTCCACACCAAAATCCGCTTTGGTCAGTGTCAGTACCTGATTACCGCTGGCGTCTTTCACGAAGCGTTTGCCGTTGATGCTGTAAGTGTCGTCCACATACAGGTCAAGTTTGGCTTTCAGGTCGGTAACCGCTTTCTGCGAGATGGCTGCACCGGTGGCCACGGAGTTAGAGATGTTCGTGATGGAGAACAGACCCGCCACTGCGTTGGTTGCGGTGGGCAACTCGACGTTCATGTACACCGGGTTGGTTTGCTTACCGCTACCGTAAATCTTGAGCGTGTCGCTGGATTTAAAGTAGGCATTGGCAGGCAACAGTTTAACCGCGGTCAAATACATCCCGACCATCTCCGGCGTTACCAGGAACACCGAGTTAAAGACCGGGGCCAACACATCCATGCTGTAACCGCCCCACTTATCCCCAGCTTTCCCCGAATGCACCCACAGGGTATTGAGGCCCGCCGAAAACTCCACCCCGATACCGGTGTCGTTGTTGTCCTGGTCGGCTTTTAATACCAGCGGCTTTGGTGAGGTGATAATGAATTTCTCACCTTTCAGGCTAATGAGGTGGCCCGCGGTGGTCTGGAACGTAATCGCGTCGTTGTTGAGAACACGCAGACGCCCCAGCAAATCCCCCAGGGTGTTATCCATTAACAGATCAACGTGAGCCTGGGAAATCCCCGATGTCGACATCAGGTTAACGAGCTCAGCCAACGTACGACCAAACGCTCTGGTAGCATCAACCGCTTTACCGACAACCGGCAACGCACCCACGTCGGTCGTGGTATAGCCGTGCGCATTGCTTTTCAGGTGATGCTGATACATCTCCTGCTCAAACACCGTGTTACCGTTCTGATAGATCATATCCGTCAGTTCAGTAAACGCCGTATCCAGGTCACTGGCACGGGCCAGAATCCCTACGCGAATATCTTCGATGGCTTTTACCACTTCATCGCGCAGAATAGCTTCTTCGATGTTTTCTGGCGGGTCAATCGGGGAAATCACCGGTGCGTATTTCATCAACTCTGACCAGTCCACGTTACGTGGGTCTTTCAGGTCAGTGCGCACCAGGTATTTACCAATCTCTGACTGCGGCAGACGATACTGACGGCCAACAGACAGGATTTCATAATCGACTTCGGTGGCTGTCAGTAGGATGAAGCCCCCGTAGATTTGGTCTTGCTCAGCTTCGGCCAGCTCTTTGAAATAGTAACCGAGATAATAATCCAGACCCTCGATAAGGGTACGTTTACCGCCAGGTGCAGTTGCATCCTTAACAGTAAGTTTCAGCCCAATGCGGTAGAAAGGACCTTCGGCAGGAATCACCGCATTGTATTTATTCGGGTACGTTGCGGTCTTGAGCGTACCGTTAAACTGCGCCGCATCTTCTCTCGGCATTGCAAAGACTCCTACTTTGAAATAAAACGGATACCCCACCCCGAAGGGTGGGGTTACCTACGGACGGGTGACGTCCGCAGACGTTCCGTCCTAAGAGGACCACTCACCTAGTTTGTTGCCATCGGCAGCCTGCTCACGCTTCAGCTCAGACAACACCCACAGCCAGGCTGTAGAGGTGAGGTGGAAGGGGTTACGCTTCTCCGCCACAAATTGCGGGCTGGCGGAGCGAATCTCCCACGCAGAGTCTTCCGTTAACGTTGTGATAACGGTACCACTGCTGTCTTTCAACGGCAGGCTTAAAGAGAAGTTTAGCGCTTCTCCGCTCGCCGTATCTGCAGGTTTAAACCACAGATACACCGCTTGTCCTGCGGCAAGGTTTGTTGCAGTTAACGCGACACGCTGATCCGACGCCAGCGCCACCCAGCTATTAGCGCTGCCGGGGTCAGGGATACGTGAACCGAGAATAACACCCCCGGCCATGTGTGGCCCTTTCAACGTACCGTCCATCGATGCAATGGCTTTCGCTGTTGCTTTATCCGGATACCAGCACAGCAAGATAGGGTCGCGGAATCGCATTGGGGCAACGCCCGCTGCAGCCGCTTTGGCCACTGTCCAGTTGTTGGGCAGTTTGTTTGACGGGAACAACAACGAACCACGCACCGCACGCGACGAGTGGAACGGTAAGCCCAATTGTCCACGATGTGACAGCTCAGCATTACCTTGGCCACAGGGCACACTCACCCACTCTGTCAGTTCCCAGTTCACTGGTTCGCCGTACGTAACAGGGTCAACAGTCTTGAGACCGTATTCCATGTCACGACTACTGTCAATACGACGTTCCAGGTTGCTGTCAACGTACGCCTCAAACAGCGAGCGCAGATACTGGTATTTATCCAGATTCAACGCTGCCACGTTCGGGTTCATTAACGCCGGACCCACTCGCAGACGTTCACTTTTGGCCAGGCTGTTAAGTCGAACACCAATCCCTTCCCCAATAAAGTAGGAAAGAAGGTCGATGGGCAACTTAAGCTCGACCTGTTGTTCCCGCACCGCGACCATGCCCGGCTGTCCACACAACACAGACAACCGCAGAACCTCGGTGTTAACGTTATAGCGATAACGTACCGCCCAACGTGGAGAGAACGTGCCAGTAAAGGGCGCATTCACTCCCAGGTCAACATAATCGAGACAATCCCCCGTCGGAATCCAGGTATTCGATAACATCGTCAGAGTAATTCCGCGGGTGATTTCAAACTCGTCCACCATCGGAATACCTGACGTGCTCACCGCGTCATTGGTCACCTGCTGTGTCCGGGAAAGTATCCCGTAATAGCATTTGAAATCGCTGAGTGAGATACGCAACGTCTTGTTACAACCCGGTATGTTGTTTCGGGCACTGAGAAGCACCAAACTCGGTTCTTCCGCATGAGCCACAGCCGCCGCAGTGTTCTCAATGTCGATAATCATCCCGCCTTCGAACGTTGGCGCATTGCCTTCTTTCGGGTTAAACGGGGTGAACCAACACATCGGGTGACTGTTTTCATTCGAGAACCAGGCCAGGATATCTGACTTGTTGTTCCCGGTATGGTACCAGTCAATCATCCCACGCGTGCCGTAGAACAGGTTACCGAGGTTGTTGCTACTGTAGTGCTTCACCATGCCGTAAGTAAACGGTTCGGGTTGCACCTTCGCCAGCATCTTAAAGCGTGGGTTATCCGAGAACGCCCAGTCACTCGCTTTCACACTGTGGGCATGTTTCACCCCAATGTGTGCCTTTACCTCTTCCGATGGCCCAAAGTCAAACATCGTATCGAACGACACGGTCGACTGACTGCCTGGGGAGGCTGGTAAATCGATGTAGCCAATAAAGCCACGTTCAATATCCAGGTCTTGCGACAGGATAGGCTCTGCGCGCGAATACAACGACGTCGTCAGCATGTTCACGTACAGGTAATGACGCAGACCCCCTGGCTTCGTGACGAACTCCTGCAAGTATTCCAGTTTGGTCTGGGTACCGGAGAAGTATAAAGGATACAAGTCGTCGTAGATGTCGAATTGTAGTGCAGCGGCTTTGGCTGTGTCGTTACACTCAGCCTTAATCGCGATACAGTGCTCATCCACACCCAACGGTGGTTCTGCCACTACATACAGCGGAGACGCACCCGTTGCCACTTGCTCACCGTTTAAGTACACGGTGATTTTCCCGCCACCCGCCACGTAAATCTTGAACGCCCCGGTTGCGGTTTTCAGACGCAACTTCGCCAGCACAGACACGACCGACAAATCACCCATACCGTTTAGCGTCTTACCGATCTGTTTCCCTTGAATCGGGAACGGTGGTTGTTCGGTGAGGCCAGTAAAGGATAGTCCTGCCCCGGTGTTGATAACCGCGTTTGGCCAGGTCTCCTCCATCTGGTTGTCAGGCGAGAACCAGTTGAACATCGGCGTGGTTTGCAAGTCAATCGTCCCGGATACCACACCCTCTTTACGGGTACCCGCATCCAGGTAGAAGTAACGCAAATCCGTCACCGATAAGCGGTAGGTATTCAACGTCCAGGTCGAGGCTTTCACCGCAGTAAAGTCGGTGACAGTACCTGACTTGGCATTGGCCAACGCTGCCGCGACCACTTCCAGACGATCACTTAATGCTTTCAACACAGACGGCGTTACACCACGACCTGTCGCTAACCCTGCCTGGTTTTTGGAATAACGTCCAATCCCCTGCACCTGTTGCGACGCTTCGTAGATATTCAACTCAGACCAGTCATGGTGGTGACCAGACGGACTCAGCTCCGTTAGTGCTTCGGACAGGTCATCGGACAACGGCTTATCGATGTCGGCGATGTTTGACGCGTTCCCAAGACCCAGGTCTGTTTTGGTCAGTGTACGGCTACCGTCATCCATGGCTTTGTTGTTCAGCAACGTGGACTTTAACACGTAACCGCCCATATCCGCTTCATATCCGGTTAACGAATCCGGCGTAGAAGCAACACCGCTGGTTTCCGTACCTGGCCCTTTCTTCAACTTCGCCACACCTTTGACAGTGGTGGTTGCCGAAGCAGGTGTAACTGTGCCACTGATTGGGTCAGCCTTGGAGCCTTTGCCAGTAAAGGTCACACCGTTACGACCTTCGATATAAATCTTGGTGTCGTCCGGGTCGCTACCAGAACCGTTATCGCCAGGGTCTTGCTGGTACTCACGCAATGCTGTGGTGGTCAGTAACGTCACTCCATTCAGGGTCAGTTTGTCCATCCCCAACGCAGAACCTGTAGACTCGATACGCAGCGTGTTGGTTCCCGCCTTCCACTCCATAAAGCGTGTGGTGGAATCCCCGCTCACATACCCTGCCGCCAACACAATCGAGCCGTTAGACTTTAACGTGAACGCATCGGTTGAGAACACGATTTCCGATTCTCCGGCAGGGGAACGGAACAATGCCCGTGTGCCGGAGATAGTCGCGTTAAATACCCCTTTGGCATCTTTCGATACCCATTTCGAGATGTACTTGTCGATATCGGCTTGCTGCAATCCCAACGCACGAATTTCTGCCGTCAGGGTACGCAACGTCTTTCCGTATGCCAGGAAGGTATCTGGCGTTTTCAGGTTAACCGGATGTGCCCCATTCTGCGCAACGGTAGTCTGGTGCGGGTTAGTGGCATTAACGTGGCCAGGGAAGTTAAAGGCTGCGATATCCGCAGCCATGGCTTCCACTTCGAGTTTCAATGCAGCGAGCTTCTCACGAATCAAATCGTTCGCGGCACCGGCATCGAGTTCCACATCATGTACCGCCGACGCCAGAAACTTCTTGTTGAGCATATCTGCCCAAGAGGTGGCCGCAGGTGTTGGCGGGTACAACGACGGACGATGGTCTAACTGCAAGAAATCTGCACTGGTCGGGTTGTTGATGTACTTAACCAGTTCATCAAGAATCTCAACGAACCCATCGTAGAACGTACCCCCGAGCATTTGCCCTGTAAATGTCACCAGTCCTTTGATGTCAGGGTTAATCAGGTGCACCCCGCAAAACACTGGGGCCGCTACCGAGTCATCCAACGCGGTCAGGGCGTATTCCAGCTCGTAGTCCGTACCGCGGGTCAGCGGTGTAGAACTGCCAGGCTGTTGTACGACCAGACCGTCGAAGAACGGGGCATGGTCTAAGACCACGACCCGATCGTTACTGTTGTCGGACTCGATGACACGTTCCTCAGTGAAGCGATTCTCGGTACTGGTGCCCCGAGGATCGTAAGGATACGTTTTCATTCAGAGTTCTCCTTAATCGCGGAAGATTACCGCGCGGGCTAAATTGTTTTGACAAAACGCAATCACTCGGTCTTCGTTCACGTACGAGGGCAGCGGTAACGGATTCACAGCAGCCACTTGGGTGCGCTCTGCCTCAGCAAGGGTCATTGCCAAAGATGAGAGCGAGCTGTTCCCCCCGACGTAATTGAACTCCAGGAACCGCGCACGGTTCAGTACAGAGAAGTTCGCAATATAGTCGAGCAGCGTTGCATTATAGAAACGCTGATAAGTGGTGGATGCCGGATAAGTTATTGCAGCCGTTGTGGTTGCACCATACAGACCGCCTAATCCGTGATGGATTGGGAGTGTGGCGTCAGTCCACAGCGCACTAAGGTCGATGTAGTCCGGGCGAATACGGTTGGTCAGGTCGATAGTCTGTGTAGTACCGGCTGCACGGGCAGTGCACACGACGTTTTTGGTGGCTTCCCCTAAGGTGATCACCACGTCGTGGATAAGCCCGGCTAACGTCACCACACAGGTCAGGGTCATCGTGCCATCGGTAGCCCGATTGCTGCTAAAGGACACACTCGGTGACAACGCCGCCCAAGTCGACGCTGAGCCCCCAATCTTCGTTGGCGTAAACCCAATCACCACGTTACGCCCCGCCCCGAAATTAATTCCGAGGCCAGCATAACAGAACGCCCCATTACTGTCCGTAATACGTGAACCCCGGCACAACAGAATAGAGATGCGGTTAAAGAACGTGGTCTCATCCTGCCACCCTGCCACGATAGATTCGAGGAGTGTGTCGGTGCCAGCATCCGTCGGAATCCAGGTATGCTGAATCCCTGCGTTACGGTGCAGTGGGAAGGTGTGGTGAATAAAGCGGTAATCGTTTACCGTTACGCCATCCGGGTCAAACGACCAACGTGCATTCTGGCCATCGTACTGCATTTTCGACATAGGCCAATACTGGTCAGCCAACGCCATACGCCAGTCTGCTTCACCACGCACGTTTGACGGTACGCCAGAGGCCCAAACCGGACCCCCTTTCCCATACCCTCCCGTGTAGCCAAATTCACTCATGGTCAGGGTACGTTTGATGTGGGCATTATCGTCCTCGAGGTGTTCTTCGAGTTCACGGAAAGCGCCCAGGCGGGTCACGTTGTGAATCTCAGCCACATCAATCCCGTCTTCCGAGGTGTCGATGCTGCCGACTTTCGTCATCGTGTCGGTTTCCGCCGTGTTCGGGTTGGCGAGAATAACATACTTCGCTGTCTCCCCGACAATATCGACGAAAACGCCAAACGTGGTGTCTTCATACGCGTTCGGGAACAGCTCCGTGAGGTTGAGGGTGGTAAGCGGTACGTTGTACTCCTGCCCCACGAAGTAGGTTTCAGCAGCCAATGTGACCATCCAACCGGTCGTTTGAATACCGTTTTGAATTTGGTCATTGCCAGGTACCCCGAAGCGAATGATATCGATAGCCGCGCCTGAGTCCAGACCCTTTGCCACTCCCTCGAGTTGAGTAATAGTGGTAGTCTGGTCAATCACGACGGAACCGTCCAACGCCAACGCGGCATCGTCTACAGCCAAGCCGTATTGGATAAGACCGAACTGGGTAGCCGTGGCGGCTTTCACCCCAAAGGCGGCTGCAGGGTGCGTGTGACCGACCACCGCATATTTGTCGAGTTCCGCTTGCTGGAGCGTGGACACCTGCAAATCAGCATCTGAGGTATTCGCCACTTTATCCAGATTGAACGTCAGCTTATCAATGTACACCGAGCTTGTAAGCGGCAGGTCATTGATGTATGCTTTTACCTTTTCCAGTTTACCGGTAAAGGCCGCATCCAGTTTAGCAATCAGCGCCGGGGTGGCAGCCAGGTCTTCGGCTTGACCGAAGTCGGTCGCCAGAGAGCGCATCGCTAACAAGTTAACGTCGGTCGCCGTCGGTGGTACAAAGGTACAGACAAACGGCACAGACTGAATCCCGTTACCGTTGATTTGCATCGTGGTCGTCGGGGTACCGTAGAACAGCCCATCGCCACCGCCCGTGTTGCCCGGCAAGTACGGGGCAACTGTGGTTGGGTCAAGCAACTTCTTACCGTTCCAAAGCAACCCGCGGGAGTCTGGATACAGAATAAGTTGGTTTGCCCCGCCCTGGAAAGTGATTGGGTTATTCCCGGCATTGATGGTTTGCGAGTCACGGCCCAGGAAACGAATCGCTTTCGGGTCTACCGTGAACTGTGCACCCACCCCACCTGTTTCGGTTGCTGTTAAAGCAGACGATACTGACGTTAAGCCGGGTTTGGTGCCAAACGTACCATTAATGGTTTGTGTGGTACCGGCGTTACGAAGAAGCTTGTTCGCCAACGATGCCAATTTCGGCAACAGGTTATTGACATAGTCTGCCAACTGTGCCTGGGTCTTGCCGTAAGCAAGCGTCGAGTCAGACGCAATCCCGTTCAACTCTAACGCCCGGATTGCACCCCAGGAATCCCCGTGCGGGTTATCCTTGCGAGTAACGTGAGCGTGGGCTGGGGCATCATCGTAGAGCTTCCGAACGATGTTGTGGTATTTCACCATTAGCTGGTAGACGTCGTTTTGCACATCCACCGATAGGTCAATACCAGGGAAGGATTTGAACGTCACCGAATCCCCGACACGTCCTGAGAGATTCAGGCGAGTTTCGGTTGGGTTCAGGAAGTTCGTTTGCAACTGATACGTATTGAACACGGTCAGCACGTCGCTTGGCGGGGCCGATACATCCAGCGTAAACGTACCCAAAACAGCGTTGTTTTGTTTTAGGGTAAACGTCACCAGTTTACCGGCGCGTTCAACACGAACGGTAAACGGCTGAGCAAACTTGGTCAGCGCAAACGGGAACAGCACCAGGTTGTAGTCTTTCTGCGTGGTTTGCTCGGTGTGCAAATACACACGCCATGCTTTGTCAGTCATGCTGTAGTCAAACCAGACTTCCTGCACCCCCACGCCTTTGGTGATGTTCTTTAAAGCCATCCAACCCAGATTCGGCAACCCTGTCCACGTCTGATACCCTTTCAGGTCGAACAGGAACTCCGCAACATAGTTGCCCACTTGCCCCGGAATATCCCAACGTGACTGAGAAAGTGTTACCCGTGTGCCGTGGGCCACCGTGGTCTCTTGGTTGAAAGTAAATTTCCCCATATTGTCGTAGTCAAGACGATCGGTAAATGCGTTCGTCGTGACCGGATACAGGTTATTAGTGACCGGGTTAGGGAGGTTGATGACTTGGCTGATTTTCTTGCCGATAGCAACAATCGCATTCATCAGCTCCAGTTCGCCGCTCCATTTCTCACGGTCAAACTGAATGTCTACCGGCGGGAAATAGACCTCACCGACGACTTGCTCCCACTGGCATGTCGTTGGGAACACATCCGCATTGGCTGTACGTTCCGCAGTAATCTGTGCCTGGGTAGCTATAGCGTTACCCACAGCGTGGTAATCTACGGTGAAGTCTTTGTAATACTTAGGGTTTGTTATCCAAATCATCCCGTGGGAGACGTAGCCTGTGCGCAACATAGCGGTCATGTACGGGTGAGTGATAACGTAGTCATCGCCTAAGGTTAATTCTTTGCCGCCGCTCTTGACCACCAGGGATGTGGTGTAAAAAGGGGCGTACGCGGGGACGAGCATTTTGTACTTCGTACCGATCAACGTCACCGCTTCACCGGTCTGTTTGTTCCCCGGTTCTTTGAAGTGTGGGTCTAAGACGACAGCCATGTTCTACTCCTATAATCGAGGGCGTCGAGTTCATACTATGACCTGAACCTTTAGAGGAATAAGCCTGTGACTACTGCTTATCAAGTGCGGGCCGACAGCGCTTTTGGCTTCTCTCGAGACACCCGTACCTGGGGAGCCATCGATGTCACACAGCCCTTAAAAACTTTGTGCAGCGCCTACCAGTTCTTTGAAGTTGGCCTCACCGCACTCGACAAAGATTACACTTTTTTCAGTCAGTACCATTTGGCTGACTTACAAAACCGTAGCGATACGCTGCAAGACTGGCTGAACACCAAAGCCGGTACGGTTATCCCAACGCTGAAAGACGGTTTACCGGTGCTGGAGTTTGTCCATGCGCATTACCAGTCTATTAATGCGGACGACGGCGTGGAAACCCATCTGTGCCCACCGGGCTATCACTACACGCAAGACTTCTCGTTAGATGACGCGCATGATGTGGTAATCCTGGCTGACGATAAATGGAAGGACAAATACCGTAACTCGGTACTGTACAACATTAACGGTCAGTGGGTGCCGCATCAAAACGATGCAGTCGGTGTGCGTTTAAACGGCGCAGGGAACATCGTACGGCGTGCAGGCACACCAGATATAGGTTGCCTTGTGTTTCACGACATCGGGGCCGTGAAGACCTATCCCATTGCGAATTTGACGCTGAACAAGCTCGATACCACCCGCGACTATTATTCCACGCTGTTATTGTCGCTACCGGATTCGATTACTGGGAAAACGGTTGGGTTTGTTATCGGGGGGATTTTGCATTGGTTGCCACCACAGGGGTATTTCAGTGACAAAGCGATTATGCTGTCGTTGCCTAACTTCGACGTGGCAAGAACGGTACTGGAAACCCGCAAGTATTACGACTGGGATGCCATTGGAGTTGGTGACTTAACCACGGCAACCAATGTGCAGCGTATTCGTAACCCGGAAACGTTAAAGGCGTTGCTGAACCACGAATCGTCTTTTGTCTTCACTATCGACAACCCGTACATCGAACGGGAGAAAGTCGGGGTGAATCACAACACGGTCTGGGGACGCTTCTACCTGAAAGACCCGACAGACCCAGACGGAAAGAAACCACTGGGGATGCTGGTCAACCGTTTTGGGAAGACGGTGGCGTTCTGGCCGACGTGGGAAGAAGGCGAGTGGGTGTTTAACACCTCTGAGCTCGACCGGGCGAACTACGTGTTCACCAATGCCCGTTGGCAGAACCAGAACAAAATCAACGACGCTCAAGCCATTGTAGGCCCGCAAGGTGCCTGGCAGAAAGTGTACGTGGAAATGCACCGCTTCAAAGCACGAAAAAAATAAGGATACTCCTACTCCCTTCGGGGAGTAGGAGACCTGCTTTTTTTCGCTTACTCTGCTTTGTAAACGATGGCGCTGCCGTGCTGCTGGTTGTTACCAGAGATGCCGATCACTTTGAACGCGTCACCGCCTGCTTTCTCTGCTTCTGCAGCCAGCTTAGCTGTAACGTCATCAACGGTGCTACCGGTAGCAGTCACGTTACCGATTTTCTTGTAGTTCGCAGGAACTTCTTCGTTGCTTGCGATTTCTTTGATGCTCATTTCCATATCTCCATAGCAGTGGAAGTAAAAAGACCCTATGTCTGTTTACGGTACATCTGTGCATACTATCAAGCACATAATGTAAAAAAGAATACCCTCCTACCCGAAGGTAAGAGGGTTCTTCGCAACATCTTTTTTTGCTGAAAAAAGTGGCAACGCTTAACAAACGAGGGTTTGACCTCGAGAGTGAGGCATTAGGGAGTATGTTGCTATACTCATGGCCGCTGTTGTAATTAATGCGGGGTGGAGACGTCTTTGCCATCGCCTTGTTCGGTGTGAACGTGTTTCGTGAAGGTGATGTTCGCAATAATCGCTTCGCTGACCGTGAAGGTACCAACGCCCACACCCTTTCCGCCGTATTTGAAATCTTGCGATACTTCGAAGTTGCCGTCGAATTTCGAAGTCGGGGAAGTGGTGAGCCAATCCTTGGTGGTGAACTTAATCGAGGCAGAAGCATTGGTGATACGCTTCGACACTTTTTCGTTCAGGGTTTCGGTTTCCAGATTAATTGACTTTTTGGCATACAGGAACATGTCCTCTTTGTTGATGTTGACTTTGGAGAGCATGGCGTTCTCAAAGCCTAAATCATCTTCTACCGAGTTCAGGTAATACTTGTTGCCTTTCTGGTCAACGCACTGCCACGTCCCATTCGCATTGTCGAACTGGAACAGGAATGCGGCTTTCTCACCGTTGAGCATCGTGGTGCGCAACGTGATGTGTTTGTCAATACTCGAGATGTTCAACACATACGCATTTGACAAATCATCCGCCATCTGGTTTTCAGGATCAGCGGCCCACGCATACACGGCATCTTCCAACCGCTTGACGTTGGCCATGTTCAGGTCAATCCAGAAATAGATATCCGTCTTACCCAAACGCAGGATGATGACGTAATCTTCTTTCTGCACATCCGGGGGATTGACGCGGTTAGAGTTGAACTTCCACCACTTCGCAGTAATCGCATTACCGGTTGTGACTTGCAGGTTGTCCATCGCGTTATCGGATGCGTGTTGTTTCTCATTCGCCGACTCAATGGATTGTACCTGAGTCGGGTTTACAAAATTCGTTTCGATAGGGATTATCTTGCATCGTTCAGCACCACGGGCTTTATCTTCCGCGACAATGCCAATCGAGAAGAAATCCACGCCGGACTTTTCCATGCTGCGCTCCTCTTTGTCATACTATCTTCTTTTTTACGTTTCGGATTATTCGTTTGCTAGGGAGGTATACCTGGGGGACCGGGGGGATCTATTAGCGGAGGTGACAACGGTCACCGACATCCTTGTTCCAAGGAACGTAGTGACATCCTTATTCGACTTTACCAAGGAAAACAGTTATGGCTTTATTTGAAGTTGTCAGTAACCATTTAAATCGTCAGGAAAGTGACGCGGCGGTAGCGGCTATTAAAACCGCGGCAGCGGGTAAATTGGACGGGGTGTTGGCCGACCGTCAACGTATCCGGGTTTACAAGGTCGGGGAAGTCGACCAATTTTATCACGACCTCGAGAGTCGGGTGGTGAGCTGTGCTATTATTGTCATACCCGATGGCACGTTTGACCAGTTCGAAAAAGGCACGCGTTATCTGAACATGGTGAATAATTACTCGACCCTGAACCTGCTTCTGGACGACGCGGTCGTCATTATCGCCAACTGATTACAAGTTTTCACAGATATATATCATCCTAGTGAGTGATGTTCCTTATCGCTTAAATACCGACTGTGCTTTAGCCACAGCTTTTCGGTCACTTAGTGTATTTTACAGGAAAGAAAGAATGAAACGTGAAGAAATGATTGAAATGGCTGCAAAAGCTTTAATGATTCTGGTGCAAGACCCTCAGAAAGCCGAGGGCCGTGTAGTGGAACTACTGCAGCCACTGCTGGAAGATGCAGCCGATGCCTATTTGCAGCCGGGACTGGCAGTGCAGTCCCGCACTGACTGGTCGCCCGAAACACTTTCCCCGGCGTTAGTTGACCACATCGACTGGCAACCGCCGACAGACCAGATGTTACGTATTCCACCCGTTTCACTGATCATGGTTCGTCTGCAAGAGCTGGCGGACATCAAACAGGTGCGCGTGGGGGTCAATACGTGGCTTGCATCCGAAGGGATTGGCTATGGGCCGCAAGCCGTCTTTGTGATTTGGGTGCAGGCAGACAACGGTCCGGTTCACTCGCTGCACATTCGTGGCGAAACCTTCCCGCGGGGTTTACCGCAACATACCAAGCAATACATTCCGGATGTTGACAGCCGCTCTATTAACGAACCCTGCTATCTGATGTCAGCGAAAGATGTGCGGAACATCTTCGGTGGGCACTACCCGGAATACTGGGAGTTCGACAAGCTTAAAAAGATGGCCGAAGGGTTGGGCTGGTATGAAGTCGAGCAGTACGGTAACCAGATTCTGTTCCGTGCCAAACTTGCTATCCGTAAAGAGGTGGCATAATGGCTAAGGTTATCATCGAACAGCGTGAAATGGATTTCAAAGAGCTGAAAGAACGTTACGGCGTGAAGGCTCCACGGGTGGTTGAAGTCTGCGAGAAGTATCAGGACGCGGAATTGATGGTGTTCCAGCAGGACAAGCTACCGTTGATGGTGTTTGTGAAAACGAACATCGAAGAAGGGGCGATGAAGATGTGCTGCTTAACCAACGTCACCTCCAGTACGCTGGAAGTTGATGTCAGTTTACTGCGCCGTTACAAAGATGCGTACCTGAAAAAGGTCAATCTCGTGACCTTCGACTTTGCGCGCTCGATTATGGTGAACGGCTGCCGTCCGGCGATTCAACGTTTCACGCAGTTGGATGAGGACGAGCGCCCGGTTGAGCGTTTCCAACCTTTCACCATTACGCAAGACACGTTTGTACAGAAAGGTGGGATAGATTGGCTGGACAGCGTGTTGCCGTCGGTGACCCGCGGGCAGGAGATTCATCTGGTCTGCTATAACCCGGCTATTGAACACACCATCTCTCGCCATCTGGTTGAGCAGCATGGCTATCAGCAACACCGCGCCGTCTATATCCCGTAAGGAACCGCTATGTTACGTTTAATTGAAATTCGTAAAGACGTCTGGCTGGAATCCCTGAAAGCGGAAGACGGCCTCGAGTCAATCACTGAAGACTTACCTGAACAGAACGATGTGATGGTGGTGCTGTTGTGGTCGAAAGAAGAACGCTTACCGCGCGGTATCTTCTATCGTATCAACGATGGCCTGTTGCCGGTGCTGGTTGAAGTCTCTCTCGGGGTAAGTGAAGTTGACCCCGCGCTGTTCAAAGACTATGCCCGCCGTAAAACCCCCCACGGTAAATTGAAAGTCATCCTTGAAAGTGAAACCCGGATGGCCAACATGGAACCGAACGTGATCTCGCTACACAACCCGAACATTGACATGAACGTCGAGCGGGAAGGCCACATCACCATCAGTAGTAACGTGCTGGAGCCGGTGTTGGAATTGCTGGAGGAGGTGATCGATGCGGTCAACCCTCCGTTGATTTATGTTAAGAACCCCAACGGGTTAGATTTACAAGCTTTGTTAGATTACGTTGATGCCCAAACCGAATATGTACTCAACATGAAAGAGTACATCCTTAAAGGAGAATGAGAATGCAATACGAAGGCTATGTTGTTACCCCGCAACCTTTTGTTGACACTAACCTGATGTTGTCTCAGGTTATCTACGCTGACAAAGACACCGCAATCGAAATTGCGCGCGGGCGTCAAACCGGCCAGCACATCAGTAAAGTCAATGTGACTATCAGTAACCTGTTCACGAACGACAGCGCTGACCCGTTCGTGGATATTGGTGACTTCCGCGATATCCTCTCTCCGCACCAGTTTCAAGCGGTGGCTGCAGGCTTGCAGGTTGAGCTGGCAGAAACCAACGAGTGGGAGCGTGTGCAGGAACGTCATCCGGGACTGGGCGTCATGGAAGTGCTCCATCAGTTCCCGAAAGAGTTCGACAAACTGCCGGTGTGGGCAGAAGAAGCCTACAACACCACCACAATTCACGAAATGCTGGTGATGAACAACTACGACGGTGCGCTGCACGCAGTGCATGGCCCGTATCCCGGCGCAATCGCGTATCACACGTTCCACCCTGCACGCATCAACTTCATTGAGAAAGTTGAGCTGTAAGTTATACCGACAAGGGCCTTCGGGTCCTTGTCTTTCTCTTTTTTTACACTTAAGTTAAATTATTGTAGGAGCATCGAAAATGTTACAACTTCAGCTGCACGAGAATATCACCCAATTAAAGAACTGGGCGAAAGGCGATCACCTGCCGAAAGGGGCAACGTTATCCAGCGTGTCTATCCTGTTTAACGACCCGACGAACCGCGTGCTTACGCTGAATGATCCGGCCACCAATTTGCCGTTGGGGATTTTTGTCGACGAAGCGCAGGGTCTGCTGCACACCATCCGTCCGGTTTACTGGAGCGATGAGCTGCAAGGCGAGATTAAACTCGAGGTCTTCAAAGAGTACAGCAAAGACCGCTGCTATTTAGAAGCCTTTCTGCTCCTCCCGCCGGGGTTGGTCAAGAGTGTGTACGGGCGTATTCGTTTCCGTATCTGGGTACCGGAGAAAGCCCGTCTGGGCCTGAAACTCACCCCACTCAATCTCTACATCGACGGGATGTGGAAGATGAAACTGGATTTGGTCGAAGGGCATCCGGATTTAAACATGATGCTGATTCGCACCTACGGCTTTGCTGGCACCGAATACAATATGGTGTCGGCTCGCTTAAAGAAACTGGGCTTTAAACGTACCGCAACCGCATTCGTAATATAAATCATTTCAGATATATATTACTTAGGTGAGCATTGAATGTCTCAATGCTTTTATAACCCGGCAATCGCCTGTACTTACCCCTGTCCCAAATACGTTGGACAGCCAGTGTGGATTGCCAAAGGAGAATACCATGGTTTGGAATACAGATATTTTTGTTAAAGAGTTAGAACTTCCCGGTTTTAAATTGATCGTGGAAAGTTGCAACATCCCCACACAAACCGATGGGGTGGTATCCACCTTCCAGAAACGTCAGAAGTTTATCGACGGCCTGGCCAGCTGGGTAGGAATGAAAAATCTTCAGGTGCAGGAGATCGCCTGGGAAGTAGCAGACATGCAGTTTGGGGTTACTGTTCGCACACAGAACGAGCACCCTGAACTGAAGAAGGAAGTGGTGACGTTTAGTAACGAGCAAATTGCTTACATGCTGACGCACGGCACGTTTGCGGAATTCGCCTACGACAAGTATTTCTGGGTGCCGGGCGATAAGATGCCTATGGCCGAAGATAAAATGGCTTTAGGCGATACGCTGTCAACAATAAAGGATACACCCAAAGCGGCACCGTTCCCTAAAGACCTGATGAACGCTATTGAAGGTATCCGGCCGCCGAGCGTAGAAGAACGTGCAGTACGTGACTTCAATGTCCCAACACCGCGCGAGCAAATTCTGCGTTCAGCAAAAACGTATCTGCGACATGTCACCCGTTACTTTAGTGGTGAGGTCGAGAATCTGCGCTACAAGTGGATTGACCTCAAAGAGTATCCGAAAACCGATACTCAGCCGCTGGAACGTGTACCCTGCACGCTGGAAGAAGCCACGCACATTGTGGTAGGTGTGGAAATTCCGGGCCATTGCTACGAGTTCCTCATCGCCATTTCGGATATGGTGGCAGCTTCGCGTTTCCATCAGATTAACTCAGCTGATCCGGCGTATCCCTTCTGGTTACCTGCCCCGCAAGAATGGGCAACGACCGAGGTTAAAGAGGAAGAGGGGCTTCGTGACCTGTTTGTTGAATCCATCGACGCAATGGACGACAAAGAAAGTCTCGATGCGGAGTTTAACACCTTCCAGCAAAACCTCTCGCAGCTTATGTTCGCGACACTGACTCGTGCAAACGATGCGAAGTTGCCGACACGCAACGATGGTTTTCTCCCGCTGCGGGCAGTGGCTGGATTACTGGAAGACTTCCAGAAATGGCTGGATAACTACTTTAGTGATCTGATTCGTTACAACAAAGGTGACTGGGAACGTGATATCCGCTTCATTGATAGCACGACCCTCTCCTTGACAGTGACTGAACGTAAATCATTTAAGCGGTATGTTTTAGTTTACAGCTTTGATGATTTCTTCAAGGATCATATTGCCGCAGGGTTGGATTGGCACCCTGAAGCGCGCACTTTCTGGCGCTTACCAAGCTAATTGTTAGGCGGCCTTCGGGTCGCCTATTTTCTATTTATTTCACCGGGGACTATCATGGAACTTATCATCGCGGATCGTGTTGGTAAGACTGTGGATCGCTACAGAGTTATTTATTGTAGCCAAGAGCTGGATGATGTGATGCACTTTGTCGCCTATCCAGACGGGTATGTATTGCCCATTAGTCGTGAAGTAAGGGACTGTAGAATCCCACTCACTACGACTATCCTCGCAACACACCTGACCACATTCGAAACAAAACGTTTTGATGTGGCGCATTATAAACTTGTTAACTAATTCGACTATTGAGAAGAATATGAAAATCAAAACTTTCCTGAAAGTGGTTATTGCTGTTTGTATTATTGGTGTTGCGGCGACGTACATCTATCCTGAGAAAGCGTTGGCAGATTCTATACCTGCTGACGAAGCATCGATGCTGAATCCGGACGAAGAACCGGTACTGCTTCGAAAGGTAGAGACGCTTAACATCTATAAGCTCATGGCAGCAGGTAAGTGTACGGGATTGGTCATTGAAGACGCAGACAAACGCCGCGGACATAAAGTCTATCAGCGGCTATACGACATCAGCTGTACCCAACCGGATATTACCTCCGTGAGTGTACAGCCTCTCGAGCTGCCCAATCTCGTCGCCATTGATTTCTTCCACAATGCGACCATGGTTGGGAGAGTAACTCTCAATCGTGGAGATATCAAAGATGAGATCAATTCGCATAAGCAAGTACGCCGTTAAAGTTATACTGTTTACGTTGTTCCTGATGGGTGTGGTTGCCTGTGCCCGTCAGGCCAACGCGAACGTTGAAAATGGGTGGTCAGGGAGTGTCTCAGGCGGTATCCCGGCCATCACCAAAGAGTCCAGCACGGGTAAGCCCTTCTGGTGTAACCAGTATGGTTTGCTCCACAAAACATGTCGCGTTGTCGACATTTCGCCTAGCAAGCGAATTGCAATCGTGAACCAACCTCGTCCAGATGCCAATTGTCCGAAAGGCGTCTGGGGGATTGTCGACCGATTGTCTGGTGTCGCCATGACGCTTTATCCGAGTGATAAAGTCAGTTTTGCCGACTACTGTCGCGGTAACTTTAAAGTGGGGTTTGTTCAATCCCAAAATCCACAGTCCCTGGCTGATGTGGTCATGTATTTCAATAACATGCCAGTGGAATCGTTACAATACGTTACGGAGTAGTTTCCTACTTAAGGGTGTAATCATGAAACATTTCATGCTTCCATTATTAATCGCTGCACTGGCAAGCTTCTTTGCTAACGCTGCAGCACCGACGGTTGAATTGCCAAGGCAGGTTACCGACGTGTCGGACGGTTCGTTGTTCTGGTGCCAGAATAGCGATATTGCGGATAAGTCGTGTAGTGTTGTCACTATCTCTGATAACGCCCGCTATGCGTTGGTGAAGATACTCGGTGGTACGGGGTGTCCTGACCCGCAGTACGGGGTTATCAACCTTACTAACGGTAAGGCAAAGATAATGATGTATAACGACAATCAAACGTGCCACGGTGAAGCGGTAGCCGACTTTGCTCGCTCTCCCGAGGACAACACGTTGACCGTCATCTTGTACGACCCAACGAATCGTAAGAACGTTGGGGTTAATCCAATTAATTATTAAAGGACTTTTACCATGCGTGGAGTTGTTGGTTGTATCCTGTTCGTTATTGCGTTCGCGGTGTCCACTGTCAGCGCGACTGCATCAACCTCAGTCAGTGATTTACTTCTTGCCGATACACCGTATAGCTATAATCCGCCGTCGTTCGAAGTGTGCACGACCCAGGCGGACGTGTGTAGCGAACTGGGACAACACGACCACTTCATTCTGGTGAAAGCCGACGGAGGTGCGTCATGCCCAGCCGGTTATTACTTCGTGTTAGATTCAGCAGCGAAAGAGATCATCCCAGTTGACACGGTAACTTGTGACCCGACACTCAAGGTCACGCTTGCCAAGAACACTAAAACGAAGAAGCACTTAGTCGTCGTAGAACAGCAAGGTAAGACGGTTGGCTCTGTGCCACTTGAAAACTAAGCCGCCTACACACAGGTGCCAACTGTAAGACGTCCACGACAACGTCTTACTTGACCGTGTAACCTAAGTCCCCAACAACTTCCGGGTTACACGGTCCTTTTTGACCCCCACTATCGACTATTACCTTAAGGATTAAACCATGAACAATCAAATTCAAGATACCCGCATCGCGTTCTTTACCCAACATAACGCCCGCCCTGATTACTTACGTTCTGTGCTGTCAACCGCATGGAAGATGATCCAGCTCGACGACCTGACTCGCCACAAACAGTATAGCGAGTGGGATGAAGCGGTTCACACCCTGGCCAATAGCATTGACTACGCCTGGGTGGAAGACGTGTTACAGTGCCGTCAACTGGATGTGTACTATCGCCGTATCCTCGGTGCCCAGCGTGTCTTGATGGCACTTGGTGCTAACTGTCCGGTAACGTACGGCGTGCAAGACCGTCAGGATGACGAAACGCTTGACCACGTTCTCATCAGTGACTTCTGGGACAACAGCGCAGACATCCTGGAACTGTCCAGTGGTGAGCGCGTTGCCGCCAACCAGGTGTATACCTGCAACGCTGACATGTACAAACCTTATGCAACGATTAACGGTAAGAAAGTGCCCGTTCTTTCGCTCATGCATATGGGGCTGTAATCTAAGAGGTAGCCTTCGGGCTACCTTCTTTTTTTGACTAATTAAGGAACGAGTATGAACGAACTGACATTGGTACGTTTCATTGAAGCGATGCGTGGTAATGAAGTTACCCCTACCAATAAGCTGTACATCGATTTGATGGCAGAAGAAATTGAAGGTTTTCTCGAGTACCCTCGCCTGGTGGCGTATTTTGAGAAATACACACCACAAGCGTACGCCAAATTAAAAGAGGCGCTGGAAAACCAACAAGACCTCACGCTAAACACCACACCGTTTAAGGCCCTCACGGCCATCGAACCCAATGGAAGTGTGGATGTACCGCGCCGGGTACTGTTCTTCTACATCCAGGGCGACAACATGATCGCTGAACGTGTCAACTGGATCGGGGAAAAACCCACGACGGTAAGTTGGATTGTGGGTAATGCGGCTGACGGGTGGAAAGAAGAAAATCACCAATCGTTCCCCTACGAAGAAATTCCCATGACGTATCTGTACCCGGTTTACCTGGATAAAGTAGCACCAGGCAAAACTGCGGAACTGACGGCCTTACTCTGCGAACAAACAGCAGAGGTAGTAATGAGCCCCGCAGGTAAAGCCTGGTCCGACCTGTCAAAAGCAGAGAGTTACTGGCTGATGTCCGGCTACAAAAAGTACAAAGAGTAATGGTATCAAATAGTTGGAGACCTTCGGGTCTCCACTTCTATTTTTTTACGCTTGACTTTAATGGATATGTAGAAACTAATACTTTTTCATTAGAAGGCAACCATGCTAAAGGTCGAGCGTATCATTCTGAAAGGATTTACCGGTATGGGGTTGCATGAAATCGAGACTTTCGACTTCACACTCCAGTCGACCGTTACCATCATTCTTGGTGGCAATGGCTGCGGTAAGACAAGCTTGCTGTCTGTCTTTCTGCCATTAGCACCCTCCAAAACAGAATTCCGAGACGGGGGCTCTTACACGAACTATGCACTCGTGGGAGACCAGCGTTTCAAATTCCATGTCAAACGTAAAGGTAGCTCTCTCGTCTGTGACATTGAGAACCTGACCACCGGTGAAAAACTGATAGACAATGCCAATTCAAAAGTCTACAACTCCCGCGTCGAAGAACTGACGGGTCTCACCAAAGAAATCAAAGAACTTATTAACGGGGAAATTCTGCTTACTGATGCTGGTACTGATTTGCGTCGTAAGTGGTTGAACAAACTCTCGTCGTCCGACCTGACCTACGCGCTTGGCTTCTATGCCCGCCTGCGCAAAAACCTCACCAACTTAAACGGCGCGATGGATCACACCAGTCGCAAAATTGCCGAGTTGAAGATGCGGGTCGTGCAGGACGGTGAGGAACGTCATCAGTTAGCTGACCGGTTGAATATTCTGGATACTGAGCTGCGTGAGTTGAACCGTACGCTTGAACAACTGCCGGGTATGAACCACGCCATTTCAAAGCGTAGCATTGAACAGCTGCTGCAACAGATGAAACCCATGACGGATCTCATTCTGAAACACCGGGGCGTGATTCCGAGTGAAGAAACCATTCGCTCAACCCGTGCGAACGAAACATGTTTGCGTGAGTTTGCCGTTGCGGCTGAAACCGAGGTCTCGATGCTCAACAAAGAGCTGTCGACCTTGCTGGATGAGTCGACCCGTCAGGATTATCTGATGCGTAACCACGAGGGGCTCAGTCAAACCCTAACCAAGTTACGTGAAGAACTGGCAAACTGGGAAAACCAACCCTGGGCGTTTCCAGATTTGTTCACCGGTGAGTACATCAACGCGGATATGATTCGTCAGGCAACGGATGCGCGTGTCTGGGGACAGAAGTTAGGCACTACGCTGGATGCTGTGCACTCAAACGAGCGTCTGGCGGTACTGGAAGAACGTTTATGCCGCTTCGATCAGATTTCTGCGGGATTGAACGAACGTCTACAGCGTGTGAGGAACGTACTGCATGGTCTGGAGCACGAGCGGGGACACTTCCTGGATACTGCAGAGGTGGATTGTCCGAAGTGTACCCACCGTTTCCGTCCAGGGGTGCGTAAACCGCTTGACGTGATTGAGCGTGAAATCAACGAGAACGTGGTGTGGAAGAAACAGGTAGAAGAAGAACTTGAAACTTTGCTGGAAAACCGCAAAAACGTGGAGAGTGATGTCGGTTACCTGCGTCAGGTGCGTGAGATTGTCCTGACGTATTCCAAAGACCCGGTACTCAGCCTGTTCTTTAAGAAGCTGCAGGAAAAGGATGTGTTCACCGACAATCGGCATCTGTTCGGTGGGCTATGCAACACCTTCAGCGAAGAACTGAACTGTGCGCTTAACTGTATGCAGACCCGCCAACGTTTGGCTCGTGCTGAGAAAGACTGGGCCGAAGCCGTTGCCGCCGTGGGTAATGTGGACGGCGCGCTGCATCAGAAAATCGAACACCTTCGTGGTAGACTGGGTGATGCGACTGAGCGTCTCTCAGAGCGACGTAGAGCGGTTGAAGAGGTGACAGCAGTCCTGACGTACCAGGAAAATGTTAAACGTGCTGTAGACCATTTTAACAGCCTTTTCTCACGCCTCGGCAATGACGTACAATCGTCGATGACCAACACCCTGGTTAACGAGTTGTTGTCTGCCCGTGAGAACAAGCTGGATGCGTATACCACGGCCCGTGAACGCTGGCGTCAAATGGAAAACGAACTGGCGAATCTCGATGCGTTGGAAAAAGAACTGGCAGATTTACAGGCCCAACACTTTAACAACAAGTTGATGATTCAAGCCTGGTCGCCGGAGAAAGGGGTATTGCGTAAATACTTCTACAATGCCATTGTGCGTATTACGGAATTGATGTCACGTTATATCGACCGTGTTTGGTCGTATCCGATGCGGGTGATGCCGTGTGATTTAACCGAGGGGGATTTGGACTACACTTTCCCGGTGCAAATGAAAACGCATCCCGAGCCAGTACCGGATGTGCGCAAAGGCTCCAAAGCCCAGCGTGCAATCTTTAACTTGATGTTCCGACTGACTGCGTATAAGGCACTCAATTTACACCAATTCCCCTTGGTATTGGATGAACCCTCAGAAGGCATGGATGAAGAACACAAGAATTCTCTCGTGGGCTTTATCAAATCCATTGCGCAATCTGGTGAGTTCTCTCAACTGTTGGTAGTCTCACATGAGGCGGAAGTACATTCCAAGCTCAACGAGGCGACGTACTGTGTAGTTGAGCCGGAAGGGGTTACGCTGCCTCCTGTCTATAACGAGGGAGTTAAAATTGTCTACGCAGCGTGATTGGGGACGTGAGCTGGTCAGTGTGTTATTCTGGGTTGTTGCCACACTGATCGGCTTTTTCTATTTACTGTTTTGTGCGGGTGTGATTATTGTCCACTTGGGTTTCTATCTTGCGCAGGGGTTAAAGATGGCGTGGGATTGGGGCTTTAAGCCGCCGATAGAGTATGAGTACCGGGGGAAATAATGGAAGTAGGAATCGCATTAGTGCTGGGTTCCCTGTGGCTGGTTGGAAAAGCCTGGGACTGGATTATCAAACATAAGGGATGGGCGTTCGATGGGAAGACGTCGTGGTAAATCAAAGCTGAAGATAGCAGCACTGTTAGTATTGCATGTTCTGGTGCTGTGGGGATTACTTGTGATTTCTGCATCACCGGGCTTGTGGGTTATAATCCTGCTCATCTTCATCGAGGGGATTTATCTAGGCCGTCTCTCAACGCGTCCTCCGTTATTGCGGGACCCGGCTTACGATGACCGGGAGGCAGCGTGATGGCTTTTCTTATCGCGTTGTTTAAAGCGACGGTACTTAGTGCCTGCGCGATCGTGTGCACAGTAATCGGGGCAGTCTTTGCGTTAACGCAGGGCTGGTTTTAACGAGAGAGGTTGGTATGCGAGGTGAGTCATGTAAACGAGAACTGAAATTGTGCAGCTTAACGATTTCGATGGCAGGCGGGGTGTGATAATGGGAAAACCTAAACGAACACTCACAGCTTGTATTGTTGCAGTGCTTCAGAGGAACCTCGAGCTTTCGACATCACAGTTTGCGGATGAAGCTGTTGAATGCGACCTCGACGATATGCCTGAAGTTTCACGTCCGGTTGTTAAACCCTGGCGTGGTAGTCAGATGCGTGCTGCGAATATGGCGCGTCAAGCTACACCTAAACGACACTGGAAAATTCAGCGTCGCTGAGATACTTACCCATTAGAGGAAGATCTCATACCTGCAGTAGGTACGATGTTATCTGCAAGATATACCAGAGTTCACTTTGACTAATTACACAACTTTTCTTTCGTTATCATACTTCGTTTAATCCACATTGGATTTAAACAAGTTTACTTAGGAACTGAAATCCATGACCGAAATCGTAATTCTTTCATCATCCTCTGACTTTTCGGAAGCAGCTAAAAAGCAGTTGTTGGCACTGCATTACAAGTTTCTGAATCATCAGCGCAATTCACTACACATCGAAAAGGCCGTTGTTCCTGACCTTTCGGTGGAGAAGCTGATGGCAGGTAACCGTGTAGCGGTTGCAGTGGAAGGCGGTAGCCCGGTGGGTTATTGTCTCTACCGGATTATCGGTGGGGTGTTAAAGATTCGTACGATGTTTGTCAGTGAAGCCTTTCGTCGTCGTGGCTTCATGACTGCTATGCTTGATACACTGGGTGTTAAAGAGGTGTTCCACTGCATTCATGCAGGTGTGTTCGCCAAAGAAGAACCAGCGGTCACGTTCTTCAAAGCTCAAGGCTTCAATACCACCGCCAGTCGTGATGGCGAATGGTTAGAAGTTGAGAAATTCATCATTCCCGATGAGATTAAAGCAGAAACCACGCTCGCCGTGGCTTGATAACGTAGCTCTCCTTTCGTATAGATATCCCCAACTACCTGTGGGATTTTTACGTTAGGAGAGCTATTTATGTTTAACCGACCCGATGTACCTGCACTCAACACTGACGTTTGCTGGCCGGAATATGCCCGCGTCATTCCTTTTCTCCAGGAGGCTAAAATGAAAGAGCCTATTCACGTTAACGTCGGCACAATTGGTCACGTTGACCATTCACGTTCTGCTATCGGTGCCTGTATTGGTGGCGCGCTGGGCACGCTTCCCGCAGCCCAACCGTTCGACTGGCATCCGGTGAAAGCTCAACCGCTGGTTCTGATTCATGCCAGTGAAATGGATAACCTGCTGTCAATGCTGGAGAACGGGATGTCATTGCGCGTTGAGGTGCATCACCCTGTTGAGTAGTACGTAGTACCCTAAAGGATAATGCAATGGATAATTTAGTAATCGGTAATAGTCGTCGCGGTATGACTCGCTCACTGCTTTCAGAAGCGCTACTTCAAATGGAAGAAAGTCAATACCAAGACCCAAGCCTTGTGCGTGCGCTACAGTGGCACAGTTTGCTGGTTAAGCGTGACCGCGTAAACGGGGTGCCGGTCAATGCGTGCAGCCATTTACTGGGGTTAACCCCGACGATTCAAATCGCGCTAATCAAACCCCGGTACTGGCGTCCTGGGTTAATTCGTGAGGCGTATCTGCTGGAACGTTGTAAGATTGACCCGGCAAAGGTGTGGCGCAAAATGGACGACCACACTTACCGCGAAGAAATTACGCATTCCCTCAATCTTTTGTTAGCCCTCCGCCGCCAAGGAATTCATCACGAGGGTTTCGAATCCGCGATGAGTGCCTGGCTGAGGAGACACAAATGAGTGTTGAAAACGAAGTTGTTGAATTAATTGAAGATGGGTATTTGGTTGGCTACTACTTTCCGCCAACCGAAGAAGAGAAGCGTATTCATCAAGCGTGGTTAGTCACTAACATGAAACCTAACCCGGCGATGGATAGTGTGGGGATTAACCTGCCAGGGCACAGTCCCTGGGGTTGGGGGAAGTGGTAATGAGTGAGAAACCCTTTTTTCCGACGACTGTTCGTGTCGGTGAAACCATCTCGGTGGTGGATGCAGAAGGTAACCCGGTAGCTGAATTGGTGGTGCCGTGCCTGGAAGATTTTCAAAACACCGTACCGATGGCGGGGCGTGTTGTAATCTTCTTCAAGGGCTTGATTCGTAAAGCGGGGTTACGGCCTGATGGTATTCCCGCGGACGTCATTGAAGAGTTTAAGCAGCGCTTCCGTGAAAAAGAACAAACGTTGGTCGATACGAAATTGTACCGACCAAATGTTCATGACCTGACAATGATTGGTTGGAAGGTCAGGGAGTACACTGACGGATTGTCGCGTTGCGAGCGGCATCTTCGCCGCGATATTTATTTTGCCAAATCTAACACCCATGAGATCCTGTTTACACACCGGGATGTGGAGTACGAAGAATGACTGCGTATCTGAATCTTAAAGGCCGGTATGTCGAAATGCCACGTACCTGGAATTCCAAGACAGCCATTGCTTGTCTGGTACACATGGCGTGCGGCTATCCCCGTCGTCAGTTGACTGAACCGGAATATATTCCGAATGTCCCGGAAGAGGTTTCGGCATTACGTCAGGTGGTACTTGATCGCATCTGCGCAACCGTTGAACATATCGCCGGGTCTGCATGGGCCAAAGTGGCACAGGAGAGTATTGATGTCACTCGAACTGATAGACGAGGCCGTTATCTCAGGCGACCTGTTTAACGCCCCTGTGGCGTTCAAGGTCGTCACGGTGAACTGCGTGGGTGCCATGGGTCGGGGAATTGCGTTAGCCTGTAAGGAGCGCTTCCCTGACCTCTATGAGCACTATCGTAAACGGTGCTTTGCAGGTGAGATTGTGGTCGGTAAAGTGTACGTTTATCCTGACGAAGGGGTAATATTACTGCCGACCAAAACCCACTTTAAGTACAAGTCACAGGTTTCTTATGTTACTACCGGCGTTACGGCGTTGGCAGAACAGGGCAAAGACTTAGAAGGCGGTATTGCGATTCCTCCATTGGGAATGGCGCACGGCTGGCTAACCTTTAATGAACGGTGGGGTATTTACCAGCACCTTCACAAGCGACTACACACACCAGGACAAGACTATCGATTATACCTACCAGCAAACCTGTTAGCGGAAGCCACAAGAGCTATCCCAAACACTTTGAAATAGATATTATTAATTGGGCACGTAACAAAGGAGACCGAGCTGTCCGCGCCGTGATTCTAATTGGGGAATACGGAAAAGTAATATAATTCCAAACGGAGAACCGTCATGTTTCGTCTTATTCTTTCTTTGCTGGTAGTAGTGGTGTCCTTCAACGCAAACGCATCTTACCAGTCTTCGAGTACCAAGCAGCAAAAGGAATTCAAGCTGATTGAGCAGCGCTTTGAGAAAGTCAAGCCGCTCATCGTTCGTGTGGCCAAGGAACAGGGTGTCCATGCAGGCACATTGACCACCACCATTTACCGGGAATCTAAATTCAACGTCAAAGTTGGAAAGAACAAAAAAAGTAGCGCTCACAGCCTTGTGCAGATGACCATGCCGACGAAGCGTTACATGCTGAAACTTTACGGAAGCCAACTGGGTATTCCGAAGAACGCGGATTTGAATAATCCGAAATATGCCGTGACCTTAGCCGCTGCATACTTTAACCATATCGAGGATCACCTGACCAAACAACTCAAACGCAAGCCGAGTAATGCCGAGGTTGCGCTCGGTTATCGTTTCGGTGAGAATGCCGCAGTCGCGATGATTAAAAAGAAGTCATCGACGGGTAAACGCTGGATGGCCAGCTTCCGGAAAGACGCTGCTTTCTACGGGGCTAAAGTCACCCCACCGAAAGAGGTTATTGAAACCCATCAGCTTGCTTTTGCGAAGAAAGAGCCAGTTATTGACGTGACAGAGCTGCAAAGCATCTGGAGTAATTTGTACAAGCCTGCCGTGAACACCGTGCTGGCGTTTAATAAAGACCTTAAAGGAGCATCACTTTGACCATCGTTACACAACCCTGGTATGACGCTTTCAAACGCGCTGCCCAGCTCACTGCCGAGGATGCCTTCTCCCTGATTAAGGGTGGCGCTGAATCTGTGCAGACTAACCCGGATTACGTGGAGCCGCCAGAAGGTGAAGAACCGACTGTGCAGCCGACGTACATGGACTACAACGAGTGGTTCGCCACCAAGCACGAGTTCTACGACGCGTTCATTGCCGCTTTCGGTGACGATGAAGACGAAGGGATTGAGTTCGACTGGAATATCAACCTGGCGCTGCTGTGGATTCTCGGCCTGCGTCCAAGCGTTGATGAGACAGAAGCGGGCTTTGTGCTGACCTGGCGTCCGGTTGCCGGTTATAACCCTGACCTCACGTTTAAAGAAGCGTACATGGAAGTGACCGTGGCGCTGCAGAACCTGTGGTTCGGTGAGAGCGAATACTGCCAGCGTTCGTTCCTGACCATTCTGGAGAAGCTCGGCCGTTGCCACAAACTCTGGCGTTCTGAGACTGCTCCAGAACATCTGTTCGTCCTCGAATATGCGGTCGTGCCTAACGAACCATTCTTCGAAGAGTAATACCCACCCCTACCCATGTGGTAGGGGTTCTCTTATTTTAAGTGCTTAATTTACAAACCCATCAAATACTTTGAACAACCACTAAGGATAATGCAATGAAATTCCCTATTAGCGTACTGAACGACCTGGCCAAGAAACTGCGTAGCCGTGAAGTAGCTGGCCGTTACGATGAACTGACCGCATATTCCAACGCCCTTATCCATCAAAACCATTCGGGCAATAACCCGTTCCAGGCGTCCAACTTTACGCTGGAACAATTCCAGATACTGGCAGGCCATAGCGATCTGGAAAATTACATCCCGCTGCCGTATGCGCGTACACACATCTGTGGCCCGTCTAAGACGCTGCAGTTCAACGATCTCCCGCCAATCGTCTTGGAAGAAGATACTGATTTCTTTGGTATCGACTTCGGTATGTCTTCTGCGCCACGCTGGTCTATTGTGGCGCAGGGCGACGACGACAAGTGGTACATGCTGGCAAACGAAAATCCACACTTCTTCGAACCGGGTGAGTTGACTCGCGTTGTAGAAGCACCTGATTCAGCTGTCCGTGTTGGACATGCCCACATCTTCTCTGGTCATGTTGCGTATGAGCTGAAAAACTGGCCAGCTGTTTCGTTGGTACTGGGCGACAACCAACATCCTGGCGTAGAAATCACACGTCATCTGGCACCAATGCACCTGGAGCCAGAACTGGATGATGATGCGGATAACGCAACTGATGAAGCAATTGGTGACGACCGCGAAAGCGCGCCGCGTGCAGAGTGTGAGCAGGTGAGCAACATTAACTTCTCCAAACTGCTGGCTGCACCGGAATCACTGCTGCCGTTTACCATCAGCCGTGAAACCACCTGGCAGGACTTTGTTGACTATTGCCAACAGAACCTGCTGAACCACTGGGACTTTACCTACAAAGTCCCACACGACGAAGACGATACTGATGCGGAAACCGCAGACGAAGCCCCGGCGCAACCTAAGCGTGACCAGGCACTGATCCTGGAAACGTTGCAGGATATCGAACGTACCTTCGTTGCGGGCGATGTGTTCGAAGCGTTGGGCGTGAAAGTCCCTGCTGAGGTCACTCCGGTATCCGTGGCTAACGTCATTGGCCGTCTGATGACTGTTGAAAATGAAACCGTTGAAGTGCAGCTCGACGAAGATGAGATGCAGGCACAGGCGAAAGTCATGAAAGTGCTGAACATCGAAGCTATCGTGAAAGAAGTTAAAGAGCTGGCGAAGTCTAAGCGTACGCCTAAGAACATCAAGGCGATCGCGGCGAAGTACGCCTAAGCGGTTAAAATAAAGGCTACCTACTCCTTCGGGAGTAGGTAGTTCTTTTTTTCTTTTAATTTGCCAACCCATGGGCTTGCAGAATTTCCAACATTGCCGCATTCAGCGTCTTCAGCTTGGTGTTCTCGTCCTGAGCCGCTTTCAATTGCTCAGCCAGCGGCGTCACATTGCGAATCTTCGCTTTGCGTGCTGCTTCCATCTGCAAGTGATCTTCTTCGGTGACCGTTCCTTCATAGTCCATCGTAGTGATGTCAATGACAGGATCAATCCCGAGTCCGGCGGTAACGATGTTTTTCACGTCTTCCGAAATGGTCGTCGGGTCAACATAATCTGGCACCAACGCCAAATCAATCACCAACACATTTCGTTTATACGCTAACCCGTTAATCCCAGGATACGATTCGATATACGTATCCGGAATGTACACCACCTGTCCATCCCGTGACTTCATGGTCAGGATAGACGCACCGACGTTGGCATCAGCCAGATACGCATCACGCCCTAACCCAACGGGGGCGTAATAGGTATTGTACACGTCGATTTTTCGGTCAACCAGTTCCGGGAACGTACGTACTGCTTCTACGTTAAAGATAACGTCTTCGGCAATCGTAAACGGTTGTTTGACCTTGAACAGACCTGTGGTGTTAACGGTGACGACGACCGGCAGTAACGTGGCCATTTATCCTCCTTACGGTGTTGTGTCTTCCCACACCGCTTTACGGGCAAGCACACGGTACTCAACGTTGTCGTATTCGAACACGTAGAAATAAATCTCCGGGTTCGCATCATCGACCAGTTTGACAATATCCAAATCCGTTTGATACGGGTTGTATTCTTCGGCAGCGATTAACGCTTTAAAGAACAGTTCGTACCATTCGGTGGTTGCTTTTGACATGCGGGCGATGTCCGGGTTTGTCGTTGCAATCAACGCATAATCCGGAATGGTCGCGTGCAGTGTCGCTTTGCGGGTGTCATTTTCAGGGCCAGAAATAACCACACTGCTGAGCGATTTATAAATCGACGGCAGCACACAGACGTCAGTGGTTGGCATCTGATGTGTGTTATTTTTCTCGGCAACCGTCAGGTCGCCCCACTCGCCAAATTTATCGATTGCCTTGAGCTGGAAATCATATGGGAGGATAGGGCTGTATAGCGCCGCGATGTCTTCCTCATTCGGAATCCCTCTGATTTTCCAACCCGGCACGATTGTGAATTTCGTGGTGGTGAAAATCTCAGGGAACACTTTAACGCCCAATGGTACGGTAAAACTGGAGTTCGCTAAAATGTAATCACGTAACGCTTTCTTGATGCGGCTCGGGTTCTTACCCGCACGGCCATAGATGATGACCGACATCGGAATAATCAACGTCGCTTCATAATCTTCCTGGTCATGCCACGTATAATAATTCGTCTGAATATTCGTATACGGGAAGCCATCCATCAAGTCATTAATCTTCTTATGGTGATCGGAAAGGTTAAAACTTTCCATCGCTTTTTCGACTACTGACTTCACAGCTAAAAACGTATCGACCGGTAAAATCGGCATTTGAACTTCAATCTCAAAGCCGGTGTAGTTCTGATCGAAATCTTCATCAGCAAACCAAACAATGATTTGGTTACTTACGTCCGTGGGATCTTGTACCTTGTCCTTGGTCGTTTCAAATTTCCAACTGACCCAACGCGGGAACCAGTTGCTTTTAGTCTGGATCATCGCCCCAGACTGAACCCCGCTGATGGTGTTCTGGAACTGTCCTACCAGCAACCGCTGGAATTCGACTTCATCATTTTTCAAATTACCCAGAATGGACTGATTGTAAATCCACTGCGTAAGTGTTAAAATGTGGTCGGAGAACTCGGACGGTACCACAACCGTCGTCTCTTCACGCTTAGAAGTAAACGTAACCAACTCCACCTGCAAATTGGATTTCGCAAATGTTTGCTTACTTTTAGCGTAGGATTTTGTCAGTTCGGACAACTCACCCACCGGAGCGGTGACGCCGTCCACGTTGTCAAACAGAGCCGGTATCTGGATAAAGCCTTGTAAATCTAACATAATTAAAAACACTCCGAGGTGAGCATGATAGCATCGTTTATCAAACTGCTTCCATTCTTGCAGATGCTATTGGAAGCTTTTAAACCGGGAGAAGGAGAAAAGGTCACCCGAGCTGGCAAAATACTGACACTTGTTATCGTGGCACTTATTGCTTATTCAGGCTTTGTCTCCTATGCCTATGTGGTTCAGTACCATGCACTTATCAATGTGCAATCACATGATCAGTACCTGGATTTGTCGTACAAAGAGTTAAAAGAAAAAGCAGATAAGCTCGGCGAGGATAACGCTAAGCTCTACGATCGTCTCTTTACTTGTCTCGGACAGAGACCGCCATATGAAGGCGACCATGCCAAGGCAGAGGAAGAGAAGAAACCTGAACCTACCGTCGCCCCGACGGTGCCGGAAACGCCGGTCCACGCGGCTACTCCTCCGGTTAAAAAACAACAGGCGGCGCAACGTCCCGTGGGAGTTCAAGACGCAAACGAGTTCCGCCAAGAAATTCTTAGAACCCTCAATCAGTAGGAGTTAATGATGAAAGCCATGCTGTTGGTTGGTGTTTTGTTGCTCGTTGGGTGCAACGGAATACAACGTAACAGCGTTACGGTGCAAACCTCTTCAGGTTGGCCTTTCCGGCAGCTTGAGGAGCCACCATCTGCACCGACGAGTGTGTCCGGTGCGGCGGGGGAATTGGCCAAGAAAGTTTATGTGGCTGATGTAAACGCGTACGCTTATTACGTTTACTTATACGCAAAATCCTTGAATACCTACGCGGAAACGCAAGGATGGCATCCACCTATGGTGGCACCGTTATGCGAAGAGTTTGTTTATCCCGAGGTACACGAGATTCCGATTTTCATCGAGTTGGATGAACGGGCTCGTAGTCCTCAGGCAATCAGCCGTGAGCTTTCACGTCAGCTGAAGATTTTGTTGACCAACTACCGCGCTGACCGTAAAGCCGTCAAAGAGGCCGTTGCTGCTCACAAAGCCACCTGTCTGAACTGAGTCAGTCCTCCTATGCCTTCGGGTGTAGGAGGACGCTCTTTTTTAACGTTTTCAACCATCCTAATGTAACCCCCTTATAAGGAAAATTCAAATGTTACCAGCATACCCCAAAGTTATTGTCCCGACCCTGCCCTCGATTGTCGTGGGGGCTGATGTAGAAACCAAAGCCATTCGCTCTGATGCGTATATCCTGGCGATGGGTCTGGTTGGGTTTGACGTACCGACGATGAAAATGGTCGGTTCTTTTTACAGCACCGTGGACCCGAACGACGAAGCCGCCAAAGCCATCTTCCACGAAGATGAGCAAACCATCGGTTGGTGGCAGGGCAAAGGTGACCCGGATTACGCACCGTGTGAAGAAGCGCGGGCCGAAGCCTGGTCAGGAAAAGAAAATATCAAGCAGGTACTGTGGGGAGCGAAAAAGTGGCTGGACGATATTTCTGCCAACCACCCCATCACCATTACCATGCGCGGGCCGGAGTTTGACTCGCCGATTATCCTCAATGCGTTTGCGCAGTGCGATGTTCCTCCATCGCGCTTCCGTAAGTTCTCTATTCTGGATTCCGATCGCACAGCTGAACGTCTGTCATACGCGTTTGGTTTGATTCCAGACTACCATGCCGAAGCCCATCACTGGACACGCGGCAAAGAAGCTTACGAGCACAACGCAGGGTTCGATGCGGCGAAAGAAGCCTATTGTACCGCACGTATTTACCACCTGGCACTGGTCGCGAAGACTTTCGGCTTCGAACGGATGCTGGAATGTCATCACGAGATGTGCAGTGGGGAGTATGTTGCGCCACAACTGAAAAGCCAGTTATAAGCTAAGAGAATAACAATGAGAGACGTCGACGTAGCTGTTATCTACACAGACGGTAGCCACACAACTGCCCCGCTTGGTACCGGGGCAGGTATTCACGGTTACCTGTTCAACCATGGGATGATGGAAGCAGAAGTGGGCTACCGCCATCCCAGTATTTCGGAAGCGATTACAACAGGAGGTTACAAGCAGGTCACGAAGGATACCAAACTTCCTGACGTGCCTGAGGATGTACAGTTCGTCGACGCTGTTGTGCCTGTGCCGAAAGAATTCTATTCTGACGTGGGTGAGTTAATTGCGTTCTTGACTTTGTTTGAAAGTGCGCCGTTTCAGGCACGCAACTATGTCATCTTTGTTGACGCCTCCTACGTGGTCAACACCTTTAACCAATGGATTGACGGTTGGGCAAAGAACGGCTGGCGTAAAGCAGACGGTACCCCTATCGCGAATGCCGAATTGATTCAGCGTGTCTGGGATGTCAAGCAACGCCTGAAAAAGGAAGGTCGGGGTGTTAAGGTTATCAAAATCAAAGGTCACTCTGGACGATATGGTAACGAACGTGCTGATGAGATGGCGCGTAAAGGCTCAGCTATCTCTGCAACCGGTGAAGGGGTTTTGTACCAAGCCTACTGGTCACAAGACGAACTCCCGGCGAGTGCCGAACCGGAAATCATAGGTGCGGGTAATGACATGGCGGCATACTCACCCGTGTGCACCATGAAATACTGCTATCCGGTTGTGGAAGAAATCCCGCCTACTGCTGAGATTAATGGTGAAACGTTCCATTACATGTTCGGTGGCAACCACGCAAAGAACAAGGACGATTTGGTGTTTATCGGGAAGATGATCCCGGATGCACACTTTGCCGTGTTGTTCACTAAGACCCCATGGGACAATGTGTATACGCTCGTGAACACGCATAACCAGCAGGCGTGGGATGAAGTGCCGCGCAGTCGTCGTTATCAGCCGGTGGCCATTCTGAACAACGAGTTTGTCAAGCGTAAGAAGTTTGCCGAGGCGGCGAAAGACGGTATTCCGGTTTCGGAAATGCGGTTTAGCGAAGATAAGAACGTCTGGTTCTACGACGACCTGGCTATCTCGCGTATGCTGCGCCCGCCATTGCTGTCGTATCGTGCATTAAAGATTCGCGATGAGTTGGCAGCGTGGTTAAACGACACTTTGCTGGGCAAACCGCGGGTAGTGTTAAACGACATTACCGATATGCTGTATGACGAGAACGGAAAGCCTCGCAAAGACTTCTATCGTTCCGTTGACCGTAGCTTCGATGTGAAGTTGAAGATTCCGGATGGGAAAGTCGAGATACCGGTTATCCTGACGCGCTCCATCGACATTCCGTCGCGTACGGAACTTAACCGTATCAAAGAACCCGAGGGACGTTTCTACGTTGCAGTAACACGGCCACAAGAGCGTTACATCGAGTATGCCATTGTGTACATCGGTAAAGAGTACCACGGTCTATGGTGTGCTTACTACGCGAACAAACGTATCCTGAACGACAAAGAGGTATAACATGAAGCGAGTCGTGAGTGAGTCACTCACGCTCCACGCACAGAGTTTGATTAAGTGTGTGGAGCAATACGGTTGGCAGTCCTGGTTATCACATCTACGACTGATGGACGATACGCTGGAACGGGACTGGGACAAACTGGAAGTGGTGGGTGCTGAGGCTGCTCGCGACGTTGTCGCTGAATTGGTCACGGATACGATTGCGCGTTACAACGCTCGCTGCGATGAACCCATTCCTAAAACGGTTCCGCCGCAAATACCGCCACTCCCGACCATCGACCGTCAGGCATGTCGTATCTGGACAATGGAGGAGCTGTATGATGAACATGTCCGGATGCTTAAACCAGATGTGTTAATCACGGGTGCGTTGAACTGGTATCTCACCCGTTTTTGGTCGGAGCTGTGTTCTATCGGTAACGACTGGGATAATAACCCGCAGGTTATCTGGTACGATCGCCAGCAATTCCATGAGTCGCTGAAAGGCGGATCAATCTGCCCGTTATACGTTATCACCAGCCCACAGCAGTTGAACTTCGTCACCGAGGCGGATACGTACAGTGGTCTGGTTGAAGCAGTGGCAACCAACCCGATGGGCTTTTACAAACAGGGCGATGCGTGGATATTGACCGATGACATGTCTGGGTATCTGCTAGACCCGGATGATTTACACTCGGACGATGACCACTTCATTGAATACTGGGTGTTAACCGAGGAAGCCCTTCGAAAAACTTTCAAATAGATATTATCTGTACGAACTGCACCACCTTAAGGAGTATGTAATGCTAAAGGTACAGGTGCCACAATTGCAGAAAATCAACCCCTCGTTATTCGAGGGGTTTTTCTATAAATTTTGGCCTCACTACTTTCGCGACGAACTCGCTGAGAACATGAACTGGGGATTGCTGCAAAACGAGTTCTTCTACGTTGGGCAGAGCGTTGCCATTTCTGTCTACGCAGCGATGTTGCGGGAACTGTTCGACTCGGTGAACCTGGGCCGACAACCGATGTATCACCACGTCGAGGTGGATTTAGGGATTCACTATGATGCGTACGAAGCAGAGGGAATTGGGCAGGAATACGGTTTCACGGATGAAGAAGTGGAGTCAGCCATCTACGTTTGGGTTGAGCGTTACTCCAACTGGCTGATGAACCTGGACATGGTAAACCAAATCTCGGGTGCTTTTGATGGTGTGTATCAGGAACTGCGCATTATCATGAACACACACCATTTGCTCGGTTACTGGTACGAGTTTTACACCACGGAGTCCAAACTGTGGTCGTCAAACAGTATCGCTATCGGGATTCAGGAAGGTGATTACGAAGCGGTGCATTACGGGCCGTGGCAGGGACAAGCCGGAGACACGTTCTACCAGAAAATGGATGTGCACTCCTGGGAGTTCTTCTTGTCAAACGGGAAGATGTATTTGGAAGACGGGGCGACCCAGATTCCAGTTGGGCAGATGACCACTATGTGTCGTCTGAATGATTTAGTCGGTACCACCATTAACTTTTAAACCTTTAGGAGCATTTATGATTCACGCCGAAATGAAAGAACTGATTGAAAACAACCTGGACGCGGGCATGGTACTCTACATCATCCATCCGGAGCTTAAGCAGGAGTGGTTGCAGGGACGTATTACCGATTTACGCTGGGCGGTGTTAGACACCGACGGCCAAATGGCCATCAAAGACATGGGACGTACCTTGCGGCAGGTAGCAGTCGACAATGGCAAGCTGGTTCAGGTGAAGACCACTCAATCGGACAGCTACTGCGCATTCTCCAATGAAGCAGACGTGGTTGTCCTCGTGGGCTTCGAAGAAGAGAACTCGCCGTATTTTGGTGAGAATGTTATCATCGCGAAGTTCCGCGCTGTGACCGAACTCCCTCGAAAGGTCTTCCCGATTTGAAGCGGGTTAAGATGTACGCGTTGCTGATGTTGGACGACTGGTTTCAACATCAGACAACAAACAAGAAAGCGGCGAAGATAGCGTACCTCGTCATGGCGAAGGTCATCAGTGAACTGCGCTGGGACCATTCGTGTTTCTTTGAACAGATGTTGCGTCTGCTGTGTCACGATTTTGACAAATGGGAATACGGTATCAAGCGTGACCGTATGTTTGACGTGTGGTGGGTGGTCTCTGAGGAAGAGGAGTCGTGGTTCAAACGCGACACTACCGAAGCTGAACGCATCATCATGAAAATGTTGTTCGATGATTCAGATCCTCGCGCATTACGCATCCATAACCGGATGTACCAAATGGGTGAGAACTGGCTCTGGGCAACGCAGGAAATTGCGGCGTCATTAAACAGCCCGGTCACGGTGGCCTCTTACGGAGACCTGCTGGCCCACAATCTGTGGTTCGGTGGTGATGAAGAGGAGTACGGTGACGCGGTTGTTGAGTTGTATCTCCACCCCGAAGATGCGGAATGGCCAGAATTGATTGCTAAGTACCCAACCGAGGATTACATCTGGTTGGTACGCGGTGTGTTCTGGGAGCCGATACTGGATGTGGTCTGCCACAAAGGCGTCACCATTCTTGACCGCTCAACCATTGTGCAACAGATGATCAGGAATATTGGCTATGATGACGGTATACAGTCAAGCATTGCTGGAGCTGCAGGAGGTGTTTGCGCACGCACAGCCAGAGGGGCTACCGACGGAATCAAAGAAGGGGCCGGTCTACCTGTTAGTGGCGGAGATGCTGATTAACAATAGTCTTATCGCCATCAGCCGTCTTCACGATGGTACTGAACTTGAACCGAAAGACTATGAACGGGTACTGGCCAATCTGCGTGAGCAGTATAAGTTAGTTACCAAAAACGAACACTGGGCCGCAGCGGTCGCAATCATGCGGACCGTTATGAAGATGAAACCTGATCTTCCAAACACCATGATGCAGGAGCTGATGTCAACCGGGCATCATGGTATTGGGTTGGTGTACAATGCCGTTGACCTGGTGCGGTGTTCTTATCGCCTTCGTCAACCTGTTGATGATGTAATTGATAATCTTGCCTTAAGGAGTATGTGATGCGTTTAATCATCGACTTCGCTTTAACTGAATCCAGGCAGTATCTGGATGAAGTTTTAACGAAAATGAAGAACGCCGTGGAGTTCGAGCTGGTTGATGCTTTCGAGGCATACGCCAGTAAACTCTCCGACGAGCGGGAAGGAAAAGAGGTTGTTATCCTTGATTATCAGGCCATGGTTAACATGGCCGTGATGCAAATGGGTGCGCAACTCAAAAACCTCCTTAGCCATCCGCACACGTTTGAAATCACCAACGTGGATAAAGACTTTTCGTTGTTACTTGATGAGGCATTTCGTCAGGCGGTGTCGTCAACGGAAAATGTCAAAGTAGAGGACTTTACCGAACTCTACGTGGCGTTGGTAGAGAAGGGTGGCGATGTTCAGATCACCGACACCATCGGCTGGAAGGATGTGCTGGATGAGCAGCGCCTGGCGCGCGTCTCGAAAATCTATCGCGATGCGCAAGTCGCGGTGTTGGATATCTGTCGGCAAGAGATTGCCTACCTCGGCGAAAAATATGGGAAGGTCGCACAATGAAAATTTACTTTAACCTCACGGACGATAAACTGCGCGAGATTTGGCCGAAGGCAATGAACGGCCTGCGTGACCAGACGCATGAGCTGGTCAAAGCCCATATGGACCCGGAACTGGTCTATTACAGCATGACCATCACCAACACGGTGCTCGGTGAGCTGTACTGGCGCGTGGGCGAACTCTCTCGTACTATCGGGACGTTTGAGTACGACAGCAGTGACTTAACCGATGGGAACATGGAGAAGAATATCAGTCGCTTCACTATGGAACTGAAAGTCGATGAAGTTATCGACGAAATCGGTAAGCATTTCAACGACAAAGCTGCGCGTGAGAAATGGCTCAACGAGCAGCACAGCGAAGACCGTTCGGTGGAAGCCTTGCGCACCTTTAAGTGGGATGAGTTCTATCCTGCTTATATCAGCGCAGTTACTAACACACTGCGTGAGTTGGAAGAAGAGGTGTGGAAAAGCATCACGGAAACCATTAACACGCTGGTCATCCATATCGAGAAGAAGTGATGCGTATTTACGTAGACTTCAACACGACCACGGTCTACGATGGTTTTGCGCTGGGGTATGAGGGTATCTTAGAACGCACCCTGGCGCACCATCGCACACTGGTTGCCCATCACCACAACGAACGTGTACGTGAGAACGTGGAGTATTACAAATCGAAGGCATACGAGTCGCACTTATCGTCGATTCTGTACAAAGCCTTCGGGGCGTTTAACACGTTGATGGCATCACAGTTGCTTTGCATCAATACTGAACAACCTGACCATAAAGACGATGACCCGGTAGAACGCCTGACCAATATGGCCTTGTCTGATGCAGTGCGGGAAATTGTTCAGTTGGATGAGCATCAGGAGCTCGAGTATCTGTTGTTTGATGAAGAGGTAACGGATTTGCTTTATCAGGAGCTTGATGAGTTCCGTGAAGAGTTAATCCGTATCATCAAAACCGAGATACAAGAGGCGCTGAAAGCTGCCATCGTTCGGGTGAAAAAATAGTGAGCGTACCCACTCCCTGAGGGGTGGGTATTTTATTTTAGTTCGTCGACAATTGCCTTAAGGATAACGGGATGCCTATATCTAAAGAACGTGAAGATGCTTATTTAAAGTCACTGGGAATTAACCGTGCCGATGCAGAAACGCCGGGTGGTTTTCTCACCACGCTGTGTAAGATTCGCGAACGTACTGAGCCGGTTAATCCGGTTGAAGAGTACGTGGTTGCGCACGACGGCGTAGTAGACCAATGGTTTATTCCACCTGAACACTTTATTTCACTGAATAAAGGCGAGCAATACGGTTCTGATATGATTGCATCCATTGCATTTGGTTACCGCTACGGCGGCGTGCAGTTGGTTGGCGATTCCTTTATGTTTGAACAAGTGTTAAACGGTGAGCCACTCACGGAGTTGCCGCGTGACTGGATAGACAAACTACCGGGTTGGACAGTGGAATACCCCATCACGTTTATTCGCCAAGACGAAACAAAAGAACAGATGAGTCAATTTCTTTCTCGTCGGCGGGTAAAGGGAAAAGATTGTTTAGTGCTGAGCATGTTCCTGGCATCGCGTGATGATACCATGAAGATTGAAGTGGTGGAAATCATAGATGCTGGAAATGGTTTTGTGTCTTTCGGTCCTGTCTATGGTGAACTTACCGAGGGAGTGCTTCGCTTCCTGACTGCCGGGCTCTTTATGTGCTCGCTTATCCCTCACCATCCTGCACCTCAGGTGTACACCAAAAGCAAGAAAAAGAAAACCGTTACCAACTACCATATTCAGCCGCGCTCTAAGCCTGTTGTTGTCTCGACGTTAAAGGAACAGGAGAACTACCTCCGCGAGTACGGTACCAGCACAGAGGGTTTACGTGTGAGCAGTCGTAAGGCTCACATGCGCGTGGCACACTGGCAATCATTCTGGACAGGGCCGCGTAACAGTGAACGTAAGAAAATCGTAAAGTGGATACCGCCAACCTTTGTCCGGGGTTTCGTTGCGGTTTAAATAAAGTGTACCCACTCCCGTGAGGAGTGGGTACTGCTTTCTTTTTTTGTTTATTTTTTGTTCGATTTGAGCTCTTTCAGGCGCTCACCGGTGATGTTCAAACATTCAACCAGTTCGTTAACCTGCTTCATGAACAGACCGAACAGTTCTACCCAGTCACTGCCACAGTCAACCATCTGGGTCAACTCTTTGGCAACGTTCGGGTGAACCGTGGCATCGACAATCACATCCACGGACGCATGGATAGATTCAATAGTGCGGTCAACGTTTGCCCGCAGCTTTTTGGTCAGCTCCAGGTTCAGCGCTTTTGCACGATTAAAGGCCACGTCGATTTCGCCCGCACTGTGATATGTACGCTCGATAGGACGTTGGTCGATAACGTTGTTGGTGTAAGACTTCGCCAACTTGTCGACCAGGTCTTTAGGGTTGATGTTCTTTAACTGGAACTTCACGTCTTTATAACGGAAGCCCACAGGCAAAGACAGCATACCCACTTCGTGTGTAAGGGCCGATAATTGTTTGTCGATGGGTTGCAGGACGCCTTCGTGGATTTTCTGCAGCGTATCCCAGACCGACTCCAGCCTTTCAATATGATCCATAACGTACGTATTGAAGCCTGGCGGCACAGGTACCAGCATCCCGGTAAAGTTCAGGAACTTCTCTTGCTGCATCCACTTGGAGACATCAGACATGTCATCATACGTGGTCAGCGCCAGTTCCTGTTGGGGGCCGGTAAAGCCTTTCGGCAGAATCGCTGCGGCTTTGGCAACAAAGCCCGACAACGCTGCAAGTGGATTAGCATTCATACTCTTAACCTCGGAAATAAGGGGATTGGGCTACATACTAAGTCTTTTTACGTATTACCCAAACCTTATGAACGAGCCAACCTAAAAGGTAACAACTCGATGAAAATCAAATTACTCACTCGTGAACTCGGCACCAAAGTTGACATGGAAATCTACTTGACTCCGGCTAAGCTGGATGAAAACAAGCAGCCGACCACAGTAGGTAAAATCCTTAGCATCACGTCGTTACCGACCGGTAAGCGTGTTGTTGAAATCGAAATCGATGACCGGAACAAAAACCGTTTCCGCGATATCAAAAACCCTAATCCAAAAGATTTGGACGAAGTGACTGACTGGGTAGAAACTTACTTTGAAGTCTGGCACAAACGTCGTCTGCTTCTTTCGACTAAAAAACGCTAATTGACGGAGCGCTAAATGGCAGGTCCAGCTAAACAAGTCATGGGTGAAGTGATTCGCCCTCGTTTTAACGTCTATACCATCATGGACCACGCACTCGGTAACTACGAGAAGGGGGAAGATGGTTTATACTACCTGAACGGTGGTTTTGCCCACATCATGGGTTTCGCAGGTCGTGGTAATACCTTTAAGTCCACACTGATGGACTTTTGTATTTTCATGATTCTGCAACGTTACGCGGCGGCCTGGGGGTCGAAGTATGACACCGAAGTCACGGCTGCACTGAACCGACTCGAAACTGGATTTATCTCTGCCGCGAAAGCGAACGGGATTGAAGGTGGCAGTGTTCTGGATTTGATCCATGAAGGTAAATACAACATGGTCGGTTCGGACATCATGCCGGGTGAGCAGTATTACTCCGCTTACATTCGTGACGAAATTGAAAACCGTTTCAAAGAGTACATGAAAGGTAAGACGCGTGAGACGCCTTTCCTCGATCCTGTTCGTCGCGCTGCCAAGCGTCTCCTCGATCCGTGGCTGTACTCAATTGACTCCTTGTCTGAGTGGCACTCGTCGAAGATTGAAGACAAGCACGCTGAAACCGAAGTTGGTGACTCTGAGCAGAACGCCTTAAACATGCGTGACTCGCTGGAGAAATCCAACATGATGAGCCGTTGGCCCTCTGCCTTTGCCCGTGGTGGTTTCTACATGGGCTTTGTAGCGCAGCTGGCTGATGACTCCGGTAAAGCCATGTCAAGCGGTGGGCGTGGTGCTAAACCAGCAAACGCCAAACTGCTGGATGATGCGGGTGATGATCTGAAATTCGCGGGTATTCCTCGTCGTCAGCTGTCGTTCCTGACCAACTCCCTGCTGGTAGCAACCAAATCAGGTGAGCTGAAACATGACGGTAGCTACAACGCCAAAACCGGTGTAAACGAAGAGAAGTATCCAACCGCACGCTCGAAGGCAATGAATGCCTCTGTGAACGATTTGAAAGAAATCGTCTTCACGCAGTATCGTGCGAAGGGCGGTCACACCGGTGTTAAATTCCGTATGGTGTTCTCACAAGAGATGGGTCTGCTGTACCACCTCTCTCTGTGGCATTACCTGGCGGAAGTGCTGAAAGACGAATGGGGTTACACACGTTCAGGTGCCAACTATGAGCTGCATCTCCTGCCGGGGACAAAGTTCATGCGTACGACTGTACGTGACATGTGTGACGATAATCCCCGTCTGCGTCGTGCGTTGGAAATCACCGCTGCACTGGCGTACATGCAGAACAACTACCACCGTCTGGAAATGAAGTACCACATCACACCGGAGCAGCTGTATACGCTCATCGATGAGAAGTGGGACTGGAATGAAATTCTGGACAACACGGTTGAATACTGGATGTTCAAAGACCAGGAAGTCAAAGGTGGCAAACGTTGCTTAACGGCGATGTCGCTGCTGGCAATGGCAGTTGATGGTCTCGAACCTAAATTCCTGACCAAGAAAAAATAATGGCCAAGGCGGGGCAACCCGCCTTTTTGATTATTGAGGAACGATGATGCGTTATCAGAAAGATATTATCGAGCGTCTTTCTCAGGGGCTGGCCGGTGTCGACCAGCAACTTAGCGCTCAATTCAGTAATGCTTTCTCGGCCAATCGTCCCGATCTGAGAACGTTCTGCAATGAGGTTAATGAGCATTATGCACGTCTGCTCGAACCAAGTCATAGCAGTAAGGTGATTCAAATCGGCGTACCCGAACGAGAGAGCGCGATTCCATTCTGGATTGACGACCTGGAAGCCGCGGCACTACCCTGTCTCCGCAAAGCGAGGACGGTACAATGAAACTTGACCCAGCACGACGTAAGAAGGCAGAAGCTTACGCACTCCAAGTCCTCCAGTTGGTCGACCCAACGGGGATTAATGCAGAAGCCGCTAAACGCGCTTTTGCTCGCATGAACGATGAGGAATTCTCTCGTCTGCGAAACGGATTACCCATCTACAATCCGACTGCTGGGAAAGTACGCATTGACCACTTGCGCAACATTAAAATCTGTTCTGCAATGGGCGTTAGCCTGGAGCAGCGATTGTGGTTAACCGAATCGAAGACCGGCATCTTACAGCGCACGCGCTATCCGCACCTTGTCCTACGCCTCCCTGCCCGCCGTCAAACGCAGATGCAGGAAAAGAAAATGGCCGTAGCGAAGAACGACCGTGTCCGTGACAAACTCTCCGGACAAGTCGTTGGTCCATCCAAAGCCTCAGGGGTATCCTTCCCAGAAGGGTATATCATGTACTCTGACGGCCACGATTGGACCCTCAAAGAATTCTTGTGGGCGCGTGGTGGTAACGATGTCCTTCAACGGGCGTTTTACCAGTCAATCCGTAACACGGGTAAAGGTCGTATTGATTTAGAAGGGGCCGAGCGTACGAGTTCGAAAGCAACCCGTACCTGGTCGTCGTATTTCAAAGCCATGCACATTGGCAATAACATAGGTCGTCCTGAATGAGACTATCCCGACGCTTCTTAGTGGATATTGATGCTCTGTTCGATACCCGTATCGGCTGGCTCAAAACCATCAAGCCCGACGCCATGGAAAAACTCGACTTAGACGTATACCGTCGACGATTCACTGAAACGTGGGCGGAAGTTGTCGGGGTAGAGAATTGGGCAGAGACTTACGCACAGCGAGATAAAAGGGCGTTGATGAACTCTGGCCCTACAGAGTTACTGGCGACGCTTAAAAATCAGTTCGAGGCGATGCTCATGGAAATTGAGATGCACTCGCCTATTGAGCATCCGTCGGTAACGGTGAACCTTTGGCCGTACACCGATTTGTCGGATAAAGAAGTACAGGATTTTCTGGATATGTTCCGCGCTCACTTTAGTGGTGTGCGGGCAGAGGTGGTCGTCTGGTCTCACAAAGACCTGACGCCAGGGAGGCTGGCTTCGGCGTGGGATGGGTGGATTATGTACGATTGGTATCCGTGGATTAAAATGCAAGCCAGTAACCTGGCAAAGCGTATCCCGGAGTTTACTATCACTCGTCCAAGTCTGCTGACGCCAGAACTGACGCCAGAGACCATTGAGTTTATGCAGCGCGATGGGGTGAACCCCTTTAAGGAGCACACCCGCTTTATGGCCGAATACGTGACGGTAGATTGTAAGGACACGGCGTTGTTTAGCCTTCGTCGTCCTCCGAAGTCTGCTTCGAGCGAGAGTACGCCGCCTGCATGATGTGGCCTACATCGATAGCGTCACCCACAGGAGCCAACTGTCCCGGATTCAAGTCGATATCTTCGATACGAGGCCGGGGTGGTTGGTATCCTACATTTTCTTCTGGCGGCGCGTCGTGACGTTTGATTCCAACACCGGCGCGTTGCATCAGGAAGCCGTTCAGGGCGTTTGCAACATCTTGGGTTGCCTCTGCACCTTTCTCCGCCGCCTTAATTTTACGTTTCGACAAAATTTGTTTGTCGACACTGTTTAAAAGTCGATCGATGCGGTCAACCGCTTTCAAGTCTTTATGAACTTGAGATTCGGATGCCATGTCATTGGCGAGACGGATACGGAGTTGTTGCGTTTCGCGGAGAAGTGAATCTTCGTCATCCACATTCCCGTCGAAGGCTTGATATTTCACTTCTTCGCTCATGGTAACCTCTTCTTAAAAAGAACTCAGACAGATATTATCTCACTGAGACATTCTCTCACTTTAGGATTAAGCTATGTTTAACTGGCTCAACACACGTTTAAAGCGATACGCCGTAAAGCAGCGTAGAAGCTTTCTGGAGGCCGAGTTCCATAAGAATACCCGTAACCCTTTCCAGAAGGTGCTGGTAGGCTTAGAACTCATTACAGAGCCTCTGGAATATAATGGTGCGGCGTTTGTACCGTTATCCGTTCGTGGGAAGTTAGAGCTGCGTATTGAGAACTTTGATACGCTCTACGAACGGCTGCAATTCTACATCCGTGAGTACACCCGCGTGGCAAACGGGAGCTCACAAACCTGGATTGCCCTGCCCGATGAATTGGACAAAAAGAAGGACGATACACAGCTCCGTTGGATTGACCAATACTTTGGGACGACCAATCCAGAAGTCGTACGTGATAAACTGCGCAAGGCGTTCGCCTTAATCGATTACTATCGACCAGCGTTCACCGAGCGTGATACTCCCGAACAAGATGCGTTAGCGAATATGACCGCGCACATCTTTCGTGAGTTAGAAACGATAGTGGAACACTATCTCTAACTCGAACTTTATCCACCCCTTGTAACAAGGTGATTTATGGATGACAAGAACAGCGTCATAAAGGAGCAGATCCATCACGGATCGCCCCAAGACGATCCTGCGGGTAAACCGCTACAGGAAGCCTACTGGAAATTGTGGAAACAACAACAGTACAGCCGTGCACAATGGACGGCGTTATTAGGCGAGTATGTGCGGAATCCGAATTATGCGACCAAGTCCAAAGCCACTGACAAAGACCGGGTTCAACGGTTAACGACAGCGCTAACGGGCGGGAACAGTCGCAACATTAAAGTCGACCTTACCTGGCGACGGTTTATCGAAGGTCTGGTAGTCATGAAAGTCGATGTATTGACGGTCACGGTTATCACGGTGAAAGGCAACTTCGGCGATGAGCGTGAAGTGAAAACGTCTACGCGGCCGAAAGAAGACCTTCTGAAAACCTTGCGCGGGGAAGACCGGGAAACACCACGCATGAGTGCGACAGAGGAACTCAACATCCTCTTTACCAATCCGCGTGCGACCGCCGGTCAGATGGAACACATTCTGGGCAGACTGCTATGGCTCATCTTTGCAGAGTACCGCATTGATTCTGAGTTCTGGCAACGGTTGTCGACGAACTATGTCAACAATCCGGCAAACTGTCCGGCAATTGCTTCGCGACGTAACGATATGCGGCACAACATGCAGCAGAACATGCGGATGCGGAAGAAGTTGTCCTGGAAGCGCTTTTTAATGGTGCTCAAAGCCATTGACGTGCGTAAGCTGGAATGTAGTTTCACCTTTACGAAGGAGAACTCCAACTTCGTCTATGAGTCGACTGTTGTCATCGACCTCACGAAACTGAATTTCTGGAGACCGTAATGAAACTGAATAACATAGACGGCATCACCAACCAAATCGGTAACAAGGTCAGTGGTGTCCAGTCTGCGGTCGGTAATACGGTACAACGCGGAACGGATGCCGTTAACCGCGTACAGTCAACAGTGGACAACGTCGGCAAAGGTGTAGAGACGGCACAGAACCTCTACAACAACGTGAGCGAGAAAGCAGGGGAAACCTTTGACAAAATCGCAAACGGTGGGTCATCACTCAAAGAGAAGCTGGGTAACCTTTTTGGCGGCAGTGATACTTCCTCAGTCGGCGGGACGAAGACGGCGGGCTCGGGTGCATCGGGTGTATCGCCCGGTCAGAAAATGCCGACGTTTGCGACGGATACGAAAGCAGCATTGCCTGTACTCGATCCGCAAAAGCGCGACGTTTCTGAACCGTTCAAGCCTGTCAACAAGGAAGGCATGTCTGCACTGGGCTATTTGAGTCCGGGTGGGGCAGGCAGCCTGTTGTCGAAAGGGTGGTCAACCCTGACGGAGTTACGCGACAAAGCGTTAACGGCTGTAGGTACCGATTACGCGTCGGTGAAAAACCGTCTGGAACAAACCATGAACATTGCCGGGCAGCTGGCAAAACTTCCCAGCGAAATCAGCCAGGAAGTGAATGGTTACATGAACCAGTTTAACAGTGCGAAATGGCAAGTCACCGCAATGATTGACGATGCCACTCACACCTTCGACTCGTTCAAAGACCTGGGCGATTACTTAGCGATTGACAACGTGCTGAAAAGCTTCGGGGTTGGTAGCGACAGTAATGGCTATAACTCGTTCTCGACACTGGACATCAATACCTCTTCGGCGTTGATTTACGGTATCTCAACCAAATTGAACGAGTACGGTCTGCCAGGCAAAATCGACCCGATGGTGCAGGCAATTAGTGACCCGGTGGCGCAAGAAGCGTTATACGGGGAGTTGATGGTGCAAGCCTCAGCAACCGGGAATCTGGATTCCGTGGAGTATTACCTCCCGAAACTCAAACCCGGCCAAGGTCAGCAAATCGCGAAAGACGTCATCAAGAACCTGATGGCAAATCTGCGTGTAGAATCCGGTATTGGTTTCCGTCAATACGGGCAGCGTTTGTTAGCGCTGTTTAATGCGCTTGACCCTAACTGGGACAAGTCGAAAACCAATCCGGCGATGACCGAGCTGTACTTGTACACGTACGCTGGCAGCAATGCCATTCAGGCACTCTTAACTACCGACCGTCGCATGTATGTGATTGCCGGTGGCAGTGTGCAGTACCAATCCGCCAACTCTCTGGTGAATACCTACTTCGCCGTCTAACAGGTACCGTTTATGACTAATGATAAAACTACCTTTTTGCGGGCAGCGCTGGATGCTGTTAGCAAAGCCAACGTGCCGATTAATCAGATGGCCACGATGTACGGGTTCTCCTTAACAGGTGAACCTAGCATTGGGGCACCGGTCAGTCATGTTGTGCTCTCGCCGGATGAGAAGGATGCGTTTGTTCGCTACCTTCGTAGTCTCGGCTATCGTTGTCACCTGAAAGATTTTGTCCCATCAACTGACGGGTTGAATCACTACAACATCTACTCCCAGGCCAGAACCTTACTGGGTAAGATGGCGAGTAATTTTTATTCGCAACCAGAAGGGAAATACTTCGATACGGTTGACGGGCGTTTCTTAACGCTCGAAGGCTATTACCATTATCTGCGTATTCTGGATTACGCGATGTACACGTACTGCCGCGATATCGAACCTGCACCGCTGTTAACCACTGACAACATGGCAACAGCGGTAATGCGTGAGATGGTAGCGAGGTTCCCGGACATTCGTAAGCTTGCGAAGTACGAAGGGGCGGACTGTATTCGCATTGGTCGGAGTCTGAAAGCCGCGATTTATGGCGGAACAGATTATCGTCCTGGCGCGTTCAGTGCGTTCTCAGCCCACCGTTTTATGACGGCAATGGTATTTAAGTTGCACACTTTGACTATTGACGGCGTGAGTCTGGGTAACATTCTGTCTGCGCAGGTACATGCTGGCGTCCCACTACTTCATTACTACGTGATGAACGGGCGACAGATAAACCCGCCGCATTCGGACTGGTTACCTGGGGTGGTGGCGCAAATCGTACAGCATATCGATCCGTACGGTGAGACGTTCGACCCCCACGCCGTTATCCAGCAAATAGGAAACGACGATGGGTCTGTTTGACACGTTAGACAAACTCGACAAGCAACGTGAAGCCGACGTTTTGAAAGTGGCCGGTGAATCGGTACGTGTCGAGACTGAGAAAGAGTACGTGATGTGGGTGAAGCCGACGGAAGAAGGCTGGGCGTGGTTGTTTGAACAAGCCGCCGACATCTACATGGACGTGTTGATGCCGATTGCACGCGGGCGTCGTCGGGTACGTTTACACAGTGGCGGGAAAGCTGAGCTGACTGTGAAACGTATGGGTGCAGAAGGCAAGATTGAGGAGAACTCGGATATCGGGTTTGGTGCAGGCTTGTCTTTCTACGAAGACGGGCACCTCGCGCATTTAGTGCGCCGCATCCACATGGATGCCGGTGAACTGAAAGACCGTGGTGCGAAACACTGGGACATCGACCTGTTCTATACCGTGTCCGGACACCCGGCACTGGAAACACAGGAAGACTTTGATGCCTTAGTGAGCGAGCTCCGCGATGCAACCTCGTTCGGTCGTTGGGTGAAGGTGGAATTGGAAGTAGAACGTTTTGAAATCGACTCGATTAAAGACGTAATGCCGTTCCCTGTGGCCGAAGCGATTCCGGGTGGGCCGAAAGACCCAGAGACGCAGGAGATGCTACGCCATTACTGGGATTCTGAAACCCGCATCTAAGTAATACCCTCTCCTTCGGGAGAGGGATACTTTATTTTATCCTTAAGGAGTATGCAATGGTTATTGGTTACTTTTTTAATCGCCACGGAATTGTGTTTGTGTCGGGTATTGCTGTAGATGGGCGACGTGTCCGTACTTTGGCGTTGTCCGAAGAAGAGAAGGAACATTGGGAGGATGTGCTGTACCCGTTCCACGACAAGAAGATTGCCTTGGCACAACGCATCACTTACGGCTCAAGCCCACGGGTCGCGTTCCACAAACACTCTGATAGCGGTCAGGACAACCTTGTTATCATGTCAGGGGAAGAAGGTCGACGGTTGGCAGAAGTGTTGCTACAGTTTAATCCTCCGATGTCTAGTGGGCCATTTATTTATCTCACGGGACATCCGGATGCGGACACCATCACCTGTCAGGCGATGATACTTCTATAATTTACAAAAGCGGGTGTATGTATGTAAACACCCGCAAGGATACCCGAATGATGAATAAGATTGCTTTTGAGAAAGGCACCGGCCTGATTGTTAACGAAGTTATTATCCCGAACACGGACAATGCGTCCTGGGAACATCTGGCCCTGCGTTTGAACGGTAAGAAGGTTTCCGTTACGCTCACTAACGAACTCGCACTCAACGGCAACCTGGCTAAAGCCGGGCCGGAGTTTGCGGCGTTCAACGTTCCCCACAGCGTCGCCGTTTGTTTTTTGAAGAACGCGTACTTCACTAGCCGCGTCTACAGCTGGAAGCTACTGGCTTCCCTGAATAAGTCGGTGGGCCTCAATGCCAAACAGGGCATACCGAACGACCACATTGCTAATCACGGTATCGCTATCGTGGTATCGCGTGCCGCAGGCGATGATCTGGCCTTCTCTTTCTGTTACGCCTACGGAGCACAGGATGCAGCTGCCTAATGCCGAGATTCAAATTCATGCCGTAAACAGTTGGTACACCGATTCGCTGGTGTACCAGTTCGGTAGCTACGAACAACAGCGTAGCAAACTTTACCGCTGCCTCGGCGAAGTCGCTGAGGGTGTGCAAAAACACGATAACCTGAAAGTGGCCGCGGGAGCAGGTCGACTACTGTGGACGTTTATCGGACTCGTGCATTTCTCGAAGCCCGCCAACGACGTTCCGCTGCATGACCAGCTTGACCATTACATCCAGTTAAAGGTGAAAGCTACCAACAAACATGCGCAACTGCACGCATTGATGCACAACACTTTGGATCTTGTCTGGCAGACGCCTGAGGAAGGTGAGTTCTGCCTGCACAGCTTCCTGAAAGCCTTCGGTGATTTCATGATGTCGTTAGGCTCACTGTGTCGGGTGTGTGGGTTGGAGTTTGACCGGGTCGTCTACAACGGTCACTACGCACTGATTCGGACGCGGGGTGTAATGAATGAACTGGGTATGTTCGTACTCAGCCCCGACGACTTTGATGGCGACTCGATAACACAACCCCTGGTCAACGAGAAGCTCCCGTCGGGTCAGTTGACGCACTTCTATATCGAAAGTGGTCTAAACGCCGCAGCGGCGAAAGCCTTCGTGCCTTACGTTCACACACCGTTTGCGTCTCACAAGGTTGATGAGGTCAGTGATAAGTTGGCAGAGGCGTTGGAAGAACTGCTGGAGCGCCACATCTACGCCGATGATAAATGGCGGCATCTTACGTTCGAGCGGACGCCAAAGATTCTTATCACGTACGAAAACGGCACCGTGACGGCGACGTACAACGACGACCTCAAGTTTATCATGAACGCCCTAAAACAGGATAATGCACACCATGAAACAATATCTGGACTTACTGCGTGATGTTCGCGAAAACGGGGATGTAAAAGCCGACCGTACCGGTACGGGCACCCTCTCTGTTTTCGGACGCCAGATGCGCTTTAACTTACAAGAAGGTTTTCCGCTGGTCACCACCAAAAAGGTTCACCTTCGTTCAATCATCCATGAGCTGCTGTGGTTCCTCATGGGTGACACCAACATCCAGTATTTGAAAGACAACAACGTCACCATCTGGGACGAATGGGCGGATAAAAACGGTGACTTAGGCCCGGTGTACGGTAAGCAATGGCGTAGCTGGATTGCACACACGGAAATGTCGGCGTTTCATAGTGCTGGGTGTGCAGAGCTCGAATCCGAGGGATGGGAACAATCAGGGACGTGGGAATCTGACATCCTGTACAGGAAAAGTATTGACCAAATCGCCAAAGTGGTTGACCAGCTGCGTAACGACCCAGACAACCGCCGCATTATTGTCAGTGCCTGGAACGTGGCAGAGCTAGACGAGATGGCTTTGGCACCGTGTCATGCGTTCTTCCAGTTCTACACACGCGAGTTGTCAGTCGCCGAACGATTAGACTGGATGGAAAATAACCTTCCTGATAAGTTTGAAGCGATCCGCTTTAGTAATGATATCATTAACAACGACACACTGATGCACGCGGTAATTGACAACGAAGGTGTCCCAGCTCGCGTTCTTTCTTGTCAGCTCTATCAGCGTAGTGCGGACATGTTCCTTGGCGTACCGTTTAACATCGCGTCTTACGCCTTGCTGGTACACATGTTTGCACAACAGGCGAACATGGCGGTAGGCGACTTCGTCTGGACAGGTGGTGATACGCATCTGTACTCCAACCATCTGGAACAAGCTGACCTCCAACTTACCCGTGACCCTAAACCGTTACCGAAGTTGGTTATCAAACGTAAGCCCGATTCCATCTTCGACTACAAATTCGAAGACTTCGAGGTTGTCGATTACATTTCGCATCCGGCGATTAAAGCGCCCGTCGCGATCTAACGTTACCGAGGTCTGTATGACTGACAACAACATTATCCCGTTCGCTAAACCGGCTGCAACGAAAACCGCTGAACCTATTACAGTGGCCTCCGGTGATAAAGGACAGGTAATCAATCTTAGCACGCCAGATGTGGGCGGGTTAGAGATTCCTCAGCCAGATGGTACCACCAAGACGATTCTGTTCTCTGCGGACATGATGGACTGGTGGTACATTATTGCGGTGCGTATGTGGGCACGTTGTCCGGAAGGTATGGTTGACCGTATCTTCATTAACACTGACCGTGGTCTGCACGAACAAGGTGCGTGGTTTGATCAAAAGCGTACCTTGAGCATCCGTATCAACCGTAACCAACTGGTGCAGATTGCTGAGGCGTTGCCGTTCATCCTGACCTCAACCTTTAACGGTCAAATGGACGACGACCTCTACATGCAACTGTCGGCGTTAACCGCAGAACACCGTGTGGAGGACGATATTCCGGAGTATAAAGAAGCGTTGATTATTCATCCGACGTTAGACCCGGAAGAGTTCTGTTTGATTTGGGTGGAGTGCTAATGAAAAACAGACTGTTTCTTTTCTCCGATGCATTTTATACCACGAACTATGACACGTATAACCACGGCGTCGTAGCCGCCCGCGATGAGAACGAGGCACGTCATCTTGTGCCAACGGTTATCGATTTGGTTGACGTGGGTGAAACTGACGCGCACGGTGCACTGTTGTTTGCGGAGGGTGTGCGTAACTGGCCAGAACGCCATCGCTACATTAACCGTAGTGTTGTTTGTCCGGGTTGGAAGGTCATTGAAGGTGGTGACCTGACCGACTTTGAGCGCAAGCTTATCGAGATGTTGGGTCTGCCGCCAGACATCGACTTGCGCTTTAAGAACTACGCCAAAGTCCCTGAGACGAGTGAGTTCGGTGTCCCACCTGCCGCAGGGCAATGGACGGTTACCATTATCTCGCAGGAGCTCGGTGGAAATTCGCAGATTCACTTTAATGGGATTCCATCGTTCGACGCGCAGTTCGAACCGGGTGAACACACCGCGACGTACACCTGGCAGGAAACTGAAAACCTGCCGGTGACTATCGAACATGTGTTAGCCGATGTGTTGAAATATGTTGGTCGTGCCACTGAGTATCACGACTGGGCAGCACAAGCGCGTCACCATTTCTATTCCCGTACTCCGGTCGAAGGCTGGGAGCAACTGACCGAACAAATCGGTTATCACACCCTGACTTGGTACCGTCACCCGGACTGGCAGAAGCTGGTACCGGAATATGTCCGTAAAGAAGCCTCCAAACTTACCGTGGTCACTGACGAGAACGGTAACATGCGGATGGCAAAATACTAACGAAGAGGTAATCAAAGTGTCTATGACTCCAATTAACTATAATCTGGTAGTGAAAGAACTTTCGAATGGTCTGGTAGCATTAGACAGTGACGAAGCAAAACGACTCAACTTCCGACCGGGGTTGGATCTGAGTGAATTCCGTACCATTCGTTACGGTGCAGGTCGCCAGAGAGGGGTGACTGCGCACGCAGTCGATATGGCGGCAAAGCACCGCGGTAGCGTACTGTACTTGGTTCATGCCGTGGCGTTGCGTGACGAGGTCGTGGAAAAATTCCATGCGAAAGCTTCTGGTGACGGATGGCTCACAGTACATTCTGGCTATCTGCCAGAAAACTGGCAGAACGCAACAGGCTCTGGACTCTCTGGTTATGAGAAGTTCAGTTTGGTCATTGTCGATGAAGCTGGCTTCTTCTTCAACAAGTTTAGCTTTGACAAAATTTACCGTAGTCTGGCTGACGTCGTCACGCCGGATGTGGTTATTCATCTAATCAATTAAGAGAGTAAGCAATGAGCAAGAACGAGCAGGTTCAGGATACACAACTGGCAACTGACCCGATGGACTTCGGTGATATCCCAGGGCTTGACCCGGACATCACTGTTGAAGGCGGTGTGGACGCAGCGACCGAAGACGACGGTTGTGCTGGCGGTGCCTGCAAAATTTAACAAATTGGTGTGTCCATATGGACACACCACTTATTTTTTTACCCAAAAGGAAAATTATCATGGGCGACCAATTCGTCATTCAGGTACCACACGCTGTCATCTTCGAACCTAATAAACACCTTGCCGATATCAATGCGCAGATGGCAAGCTACATTCATCATGCGGGCAGTGCGCCGTGGGAATTTGAAACAATCTATGCTGCGGCAGTGAGCAAAGAAACCGGTTTAACCCGCGTTGAAGGTAAAGTGCGTACCGAAGACGGTAAACTGGAAATCAACGACATCGTGTTCCCTCTGCGTTTAGCAACCGCGGTGTACAAAGGCGAAGTTACCCATCCTCGCTACGTCCGTCTGTACAGCATCGCCGATTGCGTGAATCACGTTATTGGCTGGTCGAAAGCACGCGGCATCCTCGACAACGGTGTCTGGTTCACCCAGGGCACTAAGCTGTATGAAGAAGATGGTGAAGCAGCAACTGGTGTGGGTAAGAACAAACATCCGCTCATCATGGATGGCCTGGGTGATGCACTGGTGGTTCTGGTAAACCTGATGGAACTGACCGGTCACGAGTCGCTGGAAATTGCCTGCTGGGCTGCTGGTGACGAATTCAGAATGGGTAACACCCATTACCTGTTCCACAAAATGCGCTACCACATCACCTGTGCCATCGATGAGCTGTGGGGTGTTGCCGGTTTGGATTCGCCGAAGAAGCTGGATTTCAAATCGTTCGATAACGCGGTGTGTATTAACATCGAATACCACTACAGTGAAATGATCGCGTACGCTAATACACTGGCGAAAGCGTACGACATGAATCTGGAACAATGCTTCTCCCTGGCGTGGGATGAAATCAAAGACCGTAAAGGTTTCTTGAACGCCGACGGCATCTTCATTAAAGAAGCTGACGCCTAATATAAAAAAAGCTAGAGGACATTTCGCATGAAGATTTTCTTAGTGACCGACGAGTTTATCGCCGGGCCGGTTAATCCGTCGTTCCGTGCCATTGTGGTTGCGGCGGATGAATCGGGTGCACGCTGGGTCGTGGCGCGACAGAATGCAGGGCCGGGGATGGAAAACGTCCGACAGGCATGTGCTATCTGTTTGGGCGATACCGAAGTTGAGATGGAGACGGTGCTGTCTTACACGCCGGGTCAAGGTACGGGGAATATGGTGAAATCCCACAAACCGCTCGATGTCGAGGGGGATACTTTCTATCGAGTCAACAAAGACACGGTAACTGACCCCTATCCGCTTCTCCCAGAGCATCCAGACCGTTTATCGGACAACGAGGTAACATACTGGCTCTCGACGGGTACGGGCCTCCTGATGCGTCTGACGGAGCGTGAGACCCGACTGCCGAACTACACCGGTGAGCCGGGTGTGTACTCGGAAAAAGAAACGTATGCGCAATACTGGCGTCCTGGCCATACAGCGGGGCGACCGGAATATTTGCCAACCGACTCATTGAAGGTTGAGCATTATCTGGCCCGTCCTGAGTCAACGAATATTTTCACGTTGGCCGAAGCGCACAGCATTGTGTCTCGTTTATCTCAGGCACCGTATCACACCGATGCGTCGCGTGACCTGTTAAGCTACCTGTGGGATAACTTTGTTTCCTACACGGAAGTGGGTTCTGACAAACCGGTGAACGACCTGCTGATGTTTAGCGGTCAGAAGCTGTGGTTCCAGGGTGAGAAAGCGCGCGACTGGATTATGTCCATTCCGCACTGCATTGTCCATGTTCGTAATCTCAATATGGATGCCTAACGATGGAAAAGCGACTGCACAGAATCAATTACACTGGTGCTGAGCAGTTGTTTGTGGACGGTGAGCTGTGGTTAGACCATGGTCTCACCCTGCAACAACTGGCTATACTTAAGTGCATCTCCGAACACCACGGTGGGGTAGAGTTCATCTTTACCGACCAACCTATTCCGGAGTCCGTGTGGACGGACAGGCGTAATCTGCTGTTCTGGAAAGTCGGTGAGAACTTTGTAAGGAAGATGCTCTACACGCACAAGTGGCGAGGCGGTTGTCATGACCCCATGAACGTATTGAAAGTTTCTTCTCGCTTCGGGACAGAGATGTCGTACGTACAAACCTGGCCAAAAGATTTGGGTGAGAATAGCGTGGTGGTGTGGTGGAGAAACCCTGGTTTGGATGCAACACCGTACATCGTGTTTGAATACCAACGCAAATAAAATAAAAGCCGAGTAGCCCAATGGGCTACTCGCTTTCTTTTTTTGCCTTTACGAAGCAGATGTATCGTACACGAGACCATCCAACTCCGTGACGCTGATAAGTTTACTGATGTCCACGCCGTCAGACGGCACTTCGGTCAGGTACACTTCCAATCGACCAATCCAGGCGAACGACTTCCCGTTAAACCGCAGGGAGTGCTTGTCACCGGAAACCGCCTCTGTCGCATAAACCTCATCCTCACTGATAATGAGGTTGTACTTATCTCTAATCAGAGGCAGTAACCCTGCTGCGGTCGTTACCCCGGTCGCATCCACCGAAATAACAACATCCGCAAACAGGTGATCCATAAACAATCGACGGTAGGTAACGGAAAACTTACCAAACGTTCCCTTCTCCAGAATCCCGTTGACATCGAGGGTGGTGTTGAGCCGCGTGTAATACGTCGGGTCTTCTTCACCTGGGCCTGCAATGTTAGCCGGGGTACCAAAGGCCAGTTTGTCCGACGTCACTCCCTTCGTCGTAAAACCGGGATTTTTGGCCACGATTAAATCGTAGACCAACTCTTTTGCGCTTTTACCAAACAGACTCATTCTGTTTTTCCTCTCTGCGATGTTAACTTACCCTTAACGGGCCTGCGTCAGGAAGATGTTCGCAATTTGTCGGGCAGGAACAAGGTCGAAAGCAGCGTTCATGATGTTACCTTGTGACCAGGCAGAGGCGGCATTTTGTGCCCAGATAGAGGCGTTGATTTTCGCACGCTCAATCCCCACTACACGTTCACGCAGTGTTGCAGCACCCAGTACCGCCATAAACTCACTGAACTTGTTATCGTCGTCCCACACGCCAGTATCGGTGACGATAGGCATGTACATGACGCGCGACAAGTCGCGGATAGTTACCTGAATATCACACGACAACGGCACACCGTCACCACGCCAACCGAGACCACCGGCACCAAACTGCAGCGACAGGTTCGTTACCATGGCATTGCGCATGGAGTAACGACCGCGTGAGTAGCACTCAAGGTAGAACGGGTGAGTAAACGATTGTTTACCCGTGGCGATAGGACAGACCGCCGCTAACCAAAACGACATAGGCACGAGCAAATCCTGGAAGACGTCCAAATCATTACCCGACCAACACCGTAGTGGGATGGACATGGTAATATCGTCTCCTGATGTATCAGACGAGTCCCACACTTCCGGGAAGTCAATCACTGACGAGTTGTACAGTGACATAATCCCTGAAAGGTGTAACAAGTCCAACGCGCCGGTGAATGCAGACTTCAAGCCAGTAACGAGACCGTCAATGGCATCAAAGCCGGTCTTGCCTCCTGACAGGTTGACTTCCAGCGAACGGGCTTTCTGCGTGACCGAGTTCACGGTACCAGAAATCTCCGGCTCTTTGGTGGTGTTCGAGAAGTTGCGGCTGACTGTATCACGGCCATCAATCTTCCAGGTAATCCACTGCGAACCGTTACGGATTTCCGATGCAGCTTGTTCGGAGACATTTTCCCAGGTGCGTTCCATCATCCCGACCATGTCTTTAAAGAAGCTGCCGACGTTTTCTTTTTGCCCTTGTGCCATCCAGTTTTCAATCTTGCCGATGTCCAGGTTATTCTCGTCCATCGCATTCGCAGAGGATTGCGTATTGGCGGCGTTCTCCTGGTTCTTTTTCATTTCGGCAAGTTGTGCCTGCAAGCGTTCCTCTTTGGACTTCGCCGCATTCTCAAAGTCCTGACCAGTACCGCCTGCTTGTTGGGCATCGGTTATCGAACCCTGCATTCCGTTGACGAGTTCGTTTTCCTGCTGGGTGGCATCATTAAACCCGGCACTGTAGGCAGGGTCTTTACGGGCCACGGTTTCCAACATCCCGAGCGAAACCTCAAACTGACCGGCTTTACTCTGGACATTTGTGGAGTACGTGGCTTCGTTGTAGAACGCCCGAAGACGTGCTGCAAAATCTTCCTCATCATCCCCGGCTTTCTTGCGAATCTCTTCAATGGTCTTCGCCTGATAGTTCGCCAGGGTCTGGTAACGGTTGATCATGCGGTAGATATCAAACTCCCCGTTATCTTTCCAGATGTTCGGGAGCATCGAGTACCACTCCGCACGCTCAGCGTTGTATTTGTTCTCTTTGTCGTTGACATCATAGCCTAACGCAAAGGTACCGAGCACCCCAGTGGGCACCAGACGACGGTAAACCAACTGCGTGTTCACCATGTTCTGTACCGCACGCAGATAAAGGTGCATGGTTGGCATCACGTAGTAGTAACGCGATGTCTCTTTGTTCAGCACCACTTTCAGGATGCGTGGAGTAATCAAGATAATCGCAAAGGCGACAGTCCCGACAGTAGCCCAGAGGGCGGCAGCGGCGACATAGGTGCCGATACTGCGCAGCATACCCGGATAGTTACCGGTACGGGCTAAGTAGGCCAGGTTCGAGTCGTACATGTTTGCGAAGAACGCAGCGACCCCAAGATAACGCGGCTTACCGAATCGGCAATGCAGATAGAAGGCATTCTGGTTAATAGCTTCCCAGTAGAACGTCCCCATCTTGTACGACCCTTTCAGGTCTTGGCTGCTGATTTGTTGTTGTTCTTTCGAACTGGTTGATTGGGGTTGTGCAAACGCCCCGGTGGAGGGAGGGTCTGCAAACAGTGTGAACTGTGGGGGTGCATTAATGGCGCGAGAACCCCCGAGGGTGGTATCTTCAAACGACATCATCGCATTGGAAAAGCGACGAAGACCCAAGAAGCGTTCGTCTCGCCGCTCACCTGTCCCACCGAATAGCGTCTTGACCCAGCTTGAGTCTTCTAATTTGCGTGCATCCACGTTTCACCTCTTAAAGAAAAGGGGGCATTGCTGCCCCCGTATTTAGCTCGCCTTACGGGTTACGTTCAGCGACGGTGTGGGTTGAGTGATAGACTGCTGACGGGCAGCGGAACCTGGAGGTGCAGCTCCTTGCGCCTGTGCCTGATTCCCGCCTTGTGGCAGACCACGACCTGGGTTGGCTTTCATAAAGTCACGGATCTCTTTAAGATACCCGGCCGACTCTTTGAGTACCTGGAGTTGCTGGACATCGACCGGCACGGTGTTCAGTGTCGGTGTGGACGCCGTGGCATCTGAACTGTTCGCCGCTGGCTGCTGGGCGGTTTTCTGCAACTGCTTCTCAGCACCTGCTTTGACCTTCGCAACATCCGTCGGTGACAATCCATCTGCCGCTGCAGCGGCAGCAACCCCATCCGCAGTAGCAGCGGCATCGCCTCCACCAGAACTGCTACCTGGAGACGGTACTGCTGGCCCTGCGTTACCCGCGGCGGTAGCCTGTGCATCCGCAGCCGCTTGTGCGCCTTTTGCATCCAGCGCATCATCACGACGTGCAGCGTTGTCCGCAGGCAAGTCATCAGCAGCACCCGCGATAGACGGGTCGTTCGCGGCACCCGCAGCAACTGCCGGGTTAGCCGGTGTCAGGTTTTTGGTGATATCCGAAGTCATTCCCGGTGTAGCCGACATCACGTTGGCAGAGACTGCCCCCATGCGACGGTTCAACTCCTGGATAACGCCATCAATCGTCCTGTTACGACCCTGACCATCGTAGAACACCCCTTTGTTCCCCGAAAGGATAGCCTGCGTAATTCCCGGTGCACGCGCTGACGGTGCAGACGGGTTCTTCTGCCAGGCTTTCAGGAACAGCTTACCGCCACCGGCACCCAAGAAGTGGTACAGGTAGGCCACCGCAGGCGGTGGAGCCACGCCACCCAAATCACGTTGTGCGGATTGGATGTTGTCACGGATAAACTGCATCCCCAGCAGGGTGTTCGCCCATGGGTCAAGCTGTCCACCGCCGGTGTTGAGCTTATTCGGGATACCAAACTTATTCCCGTAGCCCTTCATCATATCGCCCCAAGTTCCGTTAATGAACTGGAACAACCCACCGGCCGTACCTGCTTTGTTAGTCACGGTGTAGTCGAAACTTGACTCCGCTTGCGCCATCGCCAAGGCCACAGCTGGCGGGACACCAAACATCTTCGCCGCATCGGCAATCATTGCCCGAATGTTTTGAACGTTCAGTGCCCCACGACGTCCGAGTTTAGACAGCGGGTACTTCTCTGCCAGACTCTTATAGTCACCGGCCTGGACTTCACCCAGGTTAATGGATGATTGTCCGGTGGTTAACTTCGCGTAGTTCTCAATCCCGCCTACGGCATCAACAGATTGGCCAAGGTCGTTCGGCACACCGTTAAAGCCCGGTACTGGCGCATAACCGTTCGCCCGTTGCTCAGCGGCACTGCCTTTGCCGTAGGTTTCAAAGAACTTGCTCTGCGGGTCATCGTCCTTGGTCTGGAAGAAGTTGGTGTTCTTGTCACGGCGTTGCCACTGGGCACGTTTCCCAGCCGACTGCGTTTCCTTCAACAGGTTACGCACGGCCAAGTCCGCTTCCTTCGACAGCACGCGCAACGTTTCCAACTCTTTGTCGACCGTACGCGGATCGGTGTTGGCTTCCCCACCCAATGGGTTGAACGGGATTTCCCACACGGACTGACGCACACCCCCTTTCAGGTTATACGCCCCACGTACCAACAACGCGATTTCGTACAGGTAACCCCCCGTCATTTTCAGGTTCAGTGGATCGCCGGTCGGCAGGTAACGTTTCACCCCGACCAGGAACGTCATGAAGGCAGGTAAGAAGCGGTTAAAGAACCACAGCTTATACCGGTCTTCTTTCGGTCCACCGATTGCATCAGGTGCAAGCACCGCAATCGCTTTCTTCCAATCCCCTTTGTAACTGGCGGACTTCACATCGACGTCTTTGATGACTTCTTTCTCGAAGAGATTCATCTGTGTGCGTGCAGCTGAATCAATCGTCACCAGGCCATACGTTTTCCAACGCAGGGATTCGAGGGCATCCAAATCTTTCTTGTCTGCCACCGCATTCCAGTCGACCTGAATCTGAACCTGTTCCGTCCCATCTTCCCAGCCCTGAGTTTTGATGGTGTTCTCGTTACGCTCTTTATCAAGCGAGGCGAGTTTCTGCGTAGACTCGGCGACAGAGGCAGACTTCACCCCTTCGACCGCTTCCCGCATCCCTTTCTTCTCAGCGACCTTATCATCAACCAGCCAGTCAATCTCTTTCCCGACCCGGTCTTGCACTTTCATCACTTCATCCGCATCCAGTAAATCGGGTGAGGTGAAGGTGATAGCATCCCAGGCTTTCGAGAAGAAGCCCTGATTCACTTTACGTGGGTCAGTAAGGGCATGGAAAGCGTTGGCGTCTTTCGACATCTTCGTTTTCGCCCACAACTTCTTCTGGTCAGCTTTCGAGGTTTTCGATTGATCAGCCACATCGGCTAACTGGATATCATTATCCATTGACTTCAATGCGGTCACCCAACGCAGGTACACTGGGATGAAGCGCTGGAGCATGAATGCCTGGAAGGCCAGCATTTCGCCTTTCTCTTCCAGATTCACACCGTACCCTTCGGCCAGTTTCTCTACGTCTTTGGCTGCCATGCCGCGAAGCGTGGCTTGACCTTTGTCGTCGTAGCTGATGTATTGTTTGATGTTGTCTTCCAGGTAACGGGCTTTCGCACCGTCGTCAGACGACCAGGCATCATTATTGCGATAACCGTACTGTGCCAAACGCATCTTGTCCAGACGCAGTGCCGGTTTGTACGTGGCGATGTGGTACGCCAGCCAGGATGCCCCAACAACAGCAGCACCGATAGCAATGGCAGGCCAACCCACGGCTGCAACTACCGCCGAGGCCGCACTAGCCACACCGGTGGCAATCGTCGGGATAGCACGCGTTACCGCAAACTTCCCAACATTCCACGCAGCTTTCCCGATAAGTGCGCCGGGTTTAAAGATACCCCACTTCGCCACTGTGCCGAGAATCGACCCCACGGTACCGAGGATGCTGACAATCGGGCCTATTAAAGGGAGGCTTGACAACATCCCCATAATCCCACCCTTCTTGCCACCACGTTTCGGTGGCGCTGCAGCCTCTTGTTCTTCCTTGGTGCGACGCCGTCTGCGGAAGAACTGGAAGTAGTCACGTTTCTCGTCCGACTCTTTCGGTTTGTTACGCCGACTGAATTTCGAGAACATGGTACGCAGCATCCCATCGGTTCCCCCCGCTTTCTCCACGGAGTCTCGCATGGTGTTGAACCAACCCATCTCCTGCAAGTCGACCATACGGTTCAGGCGATCTAACAACCGACTGCCCAATGACCGTGAACGGTCAGCGGCTGAACCAATAACATCCGACGCAGCCCCTTTCACTTTATCGACATCATCCTTAATCGCCGATTTGACTTTCTTGCCGGAAATACCTGCCCGCGCATTCAGATGCTGGCGGTAGAAATCTGCCACATCATCGTTACGGCCATGCAAGCGACGTTCAACTTCATAACGGGTACCGATATCAAAGCGACTGCCGCGGAACGAATCCACGATGTTACCTGCTCTGTCGCGCAGGTTGCCATATTCGTCACGAACGGTGTCCATCCCTTCACCAACACGCGACTGGAAGCGACCCCAACGTTTACCAAAACGGCGTTTCGCCATCACCTTGGCACGACGCAGCGCCTGTGATGCTTGGCCACGTAACCCTTTACCACCGCCAACATTTTTCTCCATCTGCTCCGTCCAACCTTCGTCTTCCGGTTCCCCGGCTAAACGTTTGTTGAGGAGTTTATAGATACGAATGAGGATGTGGTTGGTCTTACGGGCATTGGACATGGAGAACAGCGAGATACCACCCCCGCCACCGCCTTCGCGGTTTTGCCACCAACGGGTGAGTGGGTTGTTTTGGGCCATGTCTTTAAACTTGTCCCAGCCGTTCTTCGCTGCATCCCACACTTTCTTCGGTAAACTGGTCACGCGTGAGAAGGCCGCTTGAATACGGGACTTCTCTTCGCCTTCTGGAATCTCATTCAACCAGTCTTTCACCTTGGTCAGGAACGACCCGGCTTTCGGAGAAATGAAATCCAGAATGCGTTTGGGCAACTTAACCACTTTGTTGACACCGGTACCGGCTTTTTGTGCCAGTACCTGGAACAGGGCTTGTGCCTTGCCCCCTTTGTAGTAACGCAACTTCCCGGCTTTTGCCAAATCGGCAGCAGAGAGAATCAGGTTACCGGCTTCATCAACAATGTCGCGACCCAGGCGAATATCATCCAGCGACTTCAGCTGTTTCATACGTGCGCCAGAACCACTGGAGACCTGGTAGTATTCCCCGGCTTCCAGCTTAGCGCCTTGCAGCACGACGTTGCCTTTCTCGTCGTAGATATCACGGATACCCAGAACACCTTTTGCAAAGCCCGAGGCTGAGTTCCAGGCTCCTTCGAACCCACCGGTGATCAGCCCACGAATCTTCGACAGAATACCTGGCCCTTCCGACGGTCCGCCGAACTTCCCGCGTGCCCAGGCACCGAATTTACCCAGACGGTCTTTTGCCCCTTTTGCCAGGCGTCCGCCTAAGCGGCCTGCGCCAGCAACCGAGTCAAACAGTACCCCACCCCAACGACGCAGTAAGCCGTCTTCGCCGATAATGATGCGACGACGTCGACCGCCCCCACCAGGACCACCACCAGGACGTGGCGGGCCATGAATATCGCCGGTTGCGTCACCACCTTCACCACCGCCTGCCAATGAGGCCAACAACACACCCTGTTCATCCATGTTCTTCACATGTTCCAGGATTTGCTGTACCACACTCAGGTTGCTGGATTCGCGGATAGCGGCCACCACACGATCGGTATGGCCGGTTTGGTCTTGTGCCTGGTTACGCTGACTCAACAACTCCACAAAGTTCGTGGAGGTTTCGCCGTAGAGCACCGCGGCCAGCTGACGTGCACTGAGACCTTTGCCCCCTTTACCTTTCCCACGTAATGCAGGCGGTAAAGAAGTGTCATCCATTCCTGGACCCGCGTTGGCACCCATGCGACGCAGATAGTCCCCAAGCGCAGAACCGTTTTGCAGTTTCTTCGCAATTTCCTGCTCACGCGTCAGCGCACGACCGGTACGGGTTTTCCCCATGGCCAAATCGTTGAACAGGGTATAGGGATCGGACAGGTCTTTATCCACGCCGAACGTATCGTTCTTCGCATCGTAGTTAAAGATGCCTGCATCACGCAGCGCACGCTCACCGTAGATGTTTGCCGCTTCATCAATCATGTTCTGCCGGGCCGAGATAGACGACTGGATAGTCGCAATCCGAGATGACAGTTCATTACTGAGTTCAGCGTGTCCGCCGGTGAGGCCGTTAGAACGGGCCTGTAAGATGCCCTGGAGCTTCTCAGCGCCATTGCCACCCATGTGTCGCATTAAGTGGCTAGAGTCCTTGAGAATGGCTCCTACGTCGAATGCGCGGCCTTGTGAGGCACGAGACTCGATATAATCGGCCAGATGCTGACGTTCTTTCGCGGACAGCTCACCTTTGCTGTCAATAAAGTCAACCGTTTTGTTGATTGACCCTTGCAGACGCAAACGCTGTTCATCGTTAGCTACGGCTTTACGGACACGGTTGCCGATAACCTTACGGTCAACGAACCCACGACTGGTGATGTCGTATTCCATGTCTGCATGTTCACCGTAACCCCGCCGAATCGATTTGTTGATTTCGGATAACCAGGCTGGGATGATTTCCACCAGGGTTAAGTGGGCTTTACGGTCAAACTTAGCCGAACGGGTCATTGCTGCCCCGTCACGCTCATCCAGGAACGCCTTTTCTCGGTTCAGCGGTTGAATGATTCCCATCTCGTTTAAGAAACGGAAGATATCAGCCATTGGGCCATCGGTCTCTCCGGCAATCGCGGAGTTGGACAACGATGACAGGTTCTGGAGATTGAACTTACCGGCTTGCAGGCGTTTCATCACCTCCGGGTTCTTTTCCAGTTCCTCGCGTGACCACTTCTGGAGTTTCTCGATTTGCGGGCCTAAGAGTTTCTTGGCAAGCCAACCAGAACCCCAGCCAACCGCTTTATCACGGGCGTTGGTTTTACGCTTCTCGGCAGACAGTGATGAACTGTCTTCCATACCGAAGTCATCTTCGACGCCCATGCCGAGCAATTGCTCGAGCATCCCGCGCCCTTCACCAAAAACGTTGGAGATTTTCTTTTTGGTGTTCTCGCGAATCTGGTCGATAAACCCGTCAGCGTATTTCAGTGGGTTCATCCAGTCCGCCATCTGACGCTTGACGTTTGCCCAACGGACTTCGGAGAATTCTTCCTTCGCGTAATCCGGTAAGGCGGTGTTCTTCTGAATCGCTTCGAGTGCTGGCGTGTTACGGTCAAACTCGTCTTGCTTCAGTTTTGTCAAGTCCTGGATTGCAAACAAGGTTTTGTATTGCAGTTCCAGTTGCTTGCGCTGGACGTTTAAGAACACCCCACGGTTCAGGCTCGTGGTCAGACTGATGTCTTTCGCAATTCCGATGACCGTCTGGAACATCGCATCGGATTTCATCTCACGGATAGAATCACGAATACGGTCTTCGGTTGCCGTTTCACGCATGTCCCGCTGTTGCTCGTCGGTCTGTGGCCCGGAGCCACTGAACACTTCACCGAGCTCGCGATCCATCATCGCCTGTTTCGGGTCGTACTGCCCGTACTCCATCTGGTCAGACTTGGCCCACTTGTCAATCTTGCGGGTCAAGGCATCGGGCAAGTAGCGTTTCAGGGTTGGCCCTAACTGACGTGCTTGCTGTTTGACCATGCGTTCGGTCTTGACAAGCTCATCCTTCGTATGGGCAACTATATCCTTCCCCGCAGCAGCCACGTTCTGGTAGCCTTCGTAGGCATCTGCTGCTGGTTTTGGCATCCCTTTCAAGATGACTTGATCGCGCTTCCCTTTTGGCCAGATTGTGGAGAGGGCCGACTTACGCGCTGTGCGCAGTGTGTCGATAATAGGGTTACGACTCTTATCTGTATTTCGCGGTGGTTCACCGAAGTCATCCCAGTCATCCATCCGGTCGAGATCAAGATCGTCGAAGTCGTCTCTGCCTTTTTTAGCCATGTTGATAATTCCAATTCAGGAGCTTAAAAGTGAAAAAGCTAAACTGGGTTGACTTTTATTTATTAAACGTCAACAAGTCCCTGGTGTCGCAACTAAAACCCGTAACATCGACAGACACCTTTCAGGGGTTGACAAAAAACTTTCACCCTGAGGGACTGTACTCAACCGATATCTTCGGCCTGACGGGAAGTGAAGCGCGCGACAGTACATTCTCGTACATCGATATCAAACTGGATATCATTTCGCCCACCGTGTGTTTGGCTATGTTTCAGCTGAAACAGCTGTATGAAGAAATTTGTTCCGGGAAACGTTTTGCGACCTGGAACGAGAAAGAAAAAGATTTCGAGCCAGCGCTGCCCAGTGAAAAAGGTGCAGACACCGGCTTTAACTTCTTCCTGAGTCACTACAATGAACTCTCACCGGGCCGAAACGAGTCCATGCGCCGTGATGAGTCCGTGGATTTCTTCAACAAATTCCGACCCGTCAGTTTGAGTCGCTATGTGTTGGTACTGCCTGCCGGTCTGCGTGACCTGGTGGTACGTGCCGACGGTCGCGACCAGGAAGACGACATCGGGGGCTTGTACCGCCGACTCATTTCACTGGCCCGTGCGATACCGGACCGCAATGCGCGCACTGAGCTCACTGACCCGGTGCGGTGGAAACTCCAGCAGACCTTTAACGAAATCTGGATGTACTTCTTTAACATCCAGGATGGGAAGGGTGGCTTTGCTCGGCGTAAGGTCACGTCCCGTAAACTGCTGAACGGTACCCGTAACGTACTGTCTTCGTTCTCAACCGGTTCTAAAGTCATGGGCCGTGAGGATGAAGTAAGGCCAACCGATACGCGTATCGGCTTGTACCAAACATTAAAGGCGTTACTCCCGGTTGCCCAGTACAACATCCGCGAACGTTACCTCGGTAACATCCGTGCGGGTGACGGGAACCTGTATGGGATTAACACCAAAACCCTCAAGCGCGAATTCTTAGAAGTGCCGGGGAAGGTCTATGACCTGTTCTCCACCGACGATGGTATTGAATTGCTCATCAACCGCATGGAAGCTCGCGAGCTTCGTCATCAGCCGGTGATGATTGATAAAGACCACTACGTCGCCCTGATTTATCAGGACAAGAAGCACTTCAAAGTCTTTTACGACATTGAAGAACTCCCTGAGGGATTCTCGCGTAAACTGGTACGCGGAATTTCATTAGCTGAACTGCTCTACCTTTCCGGATACGATCTCTGGAATGACTACTTCTCATTCATTACTCGTTACCCTGTAACGGGTCGTGGATCGACTTACTCCTCGACCATAAGATTGGAGACCACGACGTCTTCGCTCTACTTAAAAGAGCTGGAAGATGACTGGACGAGCGTGAAACCTAAGGGGGCAACCAGCTTCCCTGACCGTAACGTCTCGACCTTCGTGGAGTCCATGGCTCCCCATCCTTCCCGACTGGGTGGACTGGGTGGTGACTACGACGGCGACACAGGTTCCGCCAACAGTCCGATGTCACAGGAAGCCCTCGAGGAGAACCGGAAGTGGGTCAATTCAAAGAACTACTGGTTTGCGACTGACGGCAGTTTCAAAGTCCAACCTGTCAACAATGTGATTAAGCGTGCGACGCAAGCGCTGTTGAAATGACCATAAGGCTCGACTATGCTTCTCATTAAGCAGTTTAACCAACGCTTCTCAGTGCGTAAGACGGATGAGTTCGGGAAACCCCGTATCATTCCGCTGGAGAAGTTGCAGATTCCGCGTGGGGCTGTGTATCATGCCATCGACCTTGACCAGGTCGTTCTGGCTCCACCGGTCACCACTCCGATTCTCCAGGACTTGGAAAAGCCTGCGCAGATTCGTCATCATTTTAAACTGCCTGAGGAAGGCATCTCTGGTCATCCGCGTATCAAACCGGTACAAGGTCAGGAGAAAGCGATTTTCGCCTATCACCGTGCTAACCGCAACTTCCGTCGTTTGTCTTCGGATGCGCTGGTACGTAAAGACCTGAAAACGCTGCTGATTGAAAACTACACCCCGATGCTGTCGCACTATATCTACCCGGACACGCAGCTGGCCTGGTACGACCGTCTGCGCAACATCATGGTGTTAATGACGAACCAGTTCAAATACGATACCGCTGAGTATCTGCGTCAGAACTATTTCGTCATCGAACTGGGCTCTACCCTGCCCGCGTTCACCAAATTCCAGACCACCTTCAATGACCGTGTAAAAACCAAGCTGGAAAAGTTTCAGGACTTTAACCTGCTGTGGTTACTGGAAATCTTTACCTGGGCTTACGGGCACCAGAAAGATTCCCTGTTTGACGGCATGGACATCACTCAGCTGTCACGCATGAACTTTATCTTCACCCACAACAGCGGCTTCACGTCACTGAACATGGGTGTGGTAGAGAAAATGCGTAAGTCCTCAGGTGGGCGTTTAACTGACGACCAGATGGCGCGCAACTTCTACAAAACCCTGGTTCAGGTGATGACGCAGTCTCCGTCTGACGAGTACGATGCGGAGTTCCTGACCCCAGAAGGGGAAGAACGTATCGTAACCCGTGACGACGTAGAAGAAGACAACGTCGATGTCATGGATGACGAAGAACTCACCGATGATGCCGCGGTGGAGTCTGATAACGGTTTCGATGAGAAAGAAGACCTGGTTATCGAAGCGCCAAAAGAAGATGTCAAGCCGACGACCATCGTGGTGGAAAAAACCATTGCCCACGACGAAGTCATCAAACAGGAAGTAAAACGCCTGGCCGAAGCCGGTCGTGTGACCTCGAAAGCGTACCAATTCCTGTCTGACTCTTCTCAGCGTTTTGTCAGTCTGCCAAACCCGTACAATCCAAAAGAGACGTACGGACAAGCGCTGACTATCGAGAAGAAAGATATCGAAGTCAAAGCGCAACCGAAAAAGATTGAACGTCTGGTTACGGACGAAGCGTGGTTTGAAAACGTTAACGACCAGATTATCAAACAGTATAACAAGACCATGCTGCCTAAAGACATCTTGTCTGCAGTAGCATCGTCACAGCGCCTGGGCCTGGCGATTCACAACCACACGGTAGAGAAAGAAAATACCGTGACCGGGAAAGTGGAACACCATACCCTGCGCGTTCAACCTATCGGCGGTGAACCGACCACAGTACGCTTCTCCATTCCGGCCCTGACCGATGACGGTACCTGGGTTGCGAACGGTGTTGAGTACACCATGCGTAAGCAGCGTGTCGATTTACCTATCCGTAAGGTTGCCCCGGACACCGTTGCCCTGACCACTGCGTACGGCAAGAACTTTGTACGCCGCAGTGATAAAGTGGTGAACGACTACGGGCGTTGGTTGACGAATGCGATTATCACGCGTGCCGTTGACCCGAAAAACACCGAAGTGACCGATGCCAAACTGGCAAACGTGTTCGACCCTCTGCTGGAACTGCCGCGTCAGTACACCGAAGTGGCACGTCGTGTGGCAAGCTTCAATGCCATGGGCTACATGTGGAGTTTTGATTTCAAACAACGTGATGTCTTCTTTGACAGTGATCAAATCGCCGACGCGGACCGCGCCAACCTGATCCCTGTTGCGAAGAAACCACGCAGCGAAATCATCCTCTGCATGGACAGCAAGTCACAGATGTATAAAGTGAAAGAGGACAAGGTTGAACCACTGGGCACCTTGGCTGAAATGCTGGGTGTGGATTCGTCCAAAGCTCCGCGTGAAATGACCGAACTGTCTCTGATGGGTAAGTCACTTTCACTCGGCTTCATCTTTACCTACTACCTCGGGTTGCAGGGGATGTTGAAGCACTTTGGGATGCAGTACGAACTCATGCCCGCGGGTCAGCGCCTGGACAAGTCGCAGTACGACAGCATTATCCGCTTAGCGGATGCGAAGTATGCTATCACCTGTGACAACGACCAACAGCGCATGATACTGAACGGTCTTGACCGTTATTTGAAACACTTCACTGCGTATACCGAGTCCGAAGTGGAACGCGAAGACATTTACCTGAACCTGATTCGTGATGCAGATGGCCTGTCTCCACGGTACATCAAAGAGCTGAAACAAATGCGGACCGCGTTTGTTGATGACATGCACGCACGTATCCTCAGGAAAATGGGTGAGCCGGAAACCTTTATCGGCTTGCTGCAACGTTCGAACGAAATGCTCCAGACGGACAAAACCTTGCCGGAAATCAACGGTGAGGAAATGATGTTCATCGGGAACCAACGTATTGCGTATCACATCTACACCGCCATGGTGCGTGCGATGCGTAACTACAACAACGCACCGGGATCAAACCGCAAGTTTGAACTGACACAGGACATGATTTGGGGGGCGATTAACTCCGACCCATCGGTTCTGCTGGCACCGGGTGCAAACGCGATTCAAAGCATCAAAGAGAAAGACGTTGTGACCATGGGGGGTACGGGTGGCCGTAACCGTAAGACAATGGTTTACCACACTCGTGAGTTCCAACCTTCTGACCTCGGTATCGTTTCGGGTAACACCGTCGATAACGGGGACGTAGGGATCACCGCGTTCTTAACCAACAACCCGGCCTTCGATACCGTCGATGGCACCACGTTCAAACGTGACGGGGAGTTACAACCTGGTCATGCGCTGTCGTTTATCGATGGGCTGGTACCGGACACCCTGATGGATGACGCCAAGCGTCAGAACTTCGTCGGGATTCAAATGGGGTCAGCGACATCGTGTATCGGTGCCACGACTACCCCGTATCGTACAGAACAGGAGAAAGCCGTCGCCCACCGTACGTCTGTGAAACACGCACGCGTGATTGACAAAGCAGGCAAAATTACGGGCATCTCTGATGACCACATCGAAATCACCTATGAAGACGGTGAGAAAGAGGCATTCCCACTGGGCCGCTGGTTCGGCGCTCACGAAGGTACCTATTATCCTCACACCCTGGTTACTCGCTGGAAAGCCGGAGACAAACTCCCGGCCGGTACAGTCATCACTTACAATGACCAACAGTTCGAAGTCGATATCTACGATCCGACGCAGGTGTCCTGGAAGAACGGGATACTGGCTACGGTAGCGTTACCGGAAGGGGAAGAAGTAATTGAAGACTCCAATGCGATTAGTGAGCGGTTCGCTGCGAAAGCACAGTCTGATGTTACCAAACTCAAAGAAGTAACGATTACCTTTAACCAGAACTTGCTCGAGATTGGTAAAGAAGGCGACCACGTCGACGTGGACTCAATTCTATGCACCTTTACCGACAACCTGACCGGCGATATGTCGGGGTTCAGTAAAGAAGCTGCGGCAACCTTGCAAGACTTGAGTTCGTTCGCACCTCGTGCGGGTGTACGTGGCCACATCGACAAAATTGAAGTGGTGTATCACGGCGAAACCGAAGACATGACCGCCTCACTGGCAGAACTGGTACGCAAATACGACCGCATTCGTCGTAAAGCCGCCTTGTCTGTTGGTCGAGACGACCCACTCGATGGGCGTGTCACCGGGGACTACCGTGTTGAAGGGGTGCCGCTTGCTTATAACTCATTGTGCGTTCGATTCTATATCACGCACCGTGTGGATATGGCAGCTGCGGATAAAATGGTTATCGCGAACCAGCTGAAAACCACAGTGCAGGAAGTGATGCGTGGTGTGAACCGGACTGAATCCGGGGACGACATCGACATCCTCTTTGGACGTGACTCAGTTGACGCACGTATCGTTGGTTCCATTCAACGTATCGGGACAGCGAACGCGGTTGGTGAACGTGCAGGTGTTCTTATCGGGGATATCCTTGATGGGAAAGACGTGCCGGTTCTGCCGACGAAACTTTAGTCCTAAGGGTGGGTCGCTCCCACCCTCGTAAACAACTCCGGAGTTGAGAATGAGTATTTTAGATTCTATCAAAATGCGTAACGGGATTCCAACGGGTAAGAATATTACTCAGCAGGAAACCGAGGGTTATTCCCCGCAACAGCGTCTGAACTTTGTTACGCTGGGTAATGCCGTTGAACTGACCACAGAGATTCTGCACGGTCTGATGAAAGGCAACAGTGGCCTGACCGATCGTCAGGGCGATCAGCGTATGCTGAAACGCGACATTGCAGATTTAGTCGGTGCCCGCCTTACCGCGCGTATCCAGGAAGCAGCCAGCACCGAGAACGGGGGTCAGGCATGATCAGTTTATACTCACTTAACGCCGTCACTAACGCGATGAAGCTGTGCAAACAGTTTAACATCCGTTTGGATGCGGAAGAAGATAGCCCGATTGGTCTGCTGAACAAAGCAACCGACCAGGCCCCTATCTTTAACACCGGCATCACTGACGAGCAGTTCTTCCAACAGCTGCCGGATATCACCAAAATCAAAACTCCGGCGCACGGTACAGGGGAAGCCTCGGTTGTGGCGGATACTGCAGCCGGTGCAGAAGTGCTGAACGTGGAAGACCACGAACCGACCCTGTTCGAACTGAAGAACATGGCCATCCAGCGCTGTAATGGGATGCTGGACTTTGCGCGTAACGTGATTCAGCCGTTCGTGCAAAACGTGATTCAGAACAACCAGCCGGTTGAACAGCAGGAACTCTCTGAAGAGTGGAACCTGGTACCGGTCGGGATGGATGCTGCCCTGGAAAGTCCGGTGGTGCAGGCGCTGATTGACGAAATCGAAAACCCGCTGGGTAACGGGACAACGCACGAAGCCGTAAAAGCTAACGTGCCGACCAACCTGGAAATTCCGGAAACCGGGAACAAAATGTACGATGACCTCGTACGTACCCTGTTGAACGAAACCGGGATGTCTATCGTTGAGGCGGTTCAGGGGATGCTGGAAGGGAACATGCTGTCGCCAGTTTCTGAACAGGCACCACACAACCTGAAAAAGAACATCCTGTTCATGCTGCTGGCGTCCTACTACGTTGAACGTCCGTGGGAAAACTCCAACCTGGGTAGCGGTGAATGGCGTGCGAAAATGCTGCCGCTCTACTACAGCAACATCGGTTGGGTGTATGCCTACGCGAACGCCATTGTTGAACGTGTGGCGTCCGGTAACGTGGTATTCGGTTACGACGGTAACGAGAAGAAAGTCTACATCTGCCAGGAAGCCTTTAAAGACTACCTGGAAAAAGGTGGTGATGTGGAAGCGCTGCTCGGGGCGATTTATCTGCTGGATGATGGCGATACCCGTGTGTCTACGCGTGTACCGTCTCTGCTGGAGCGGGCGAACGATTATCGTGCCGCTTATGCGCACCGCAGTGCTATCCAGCGTGCGAAGAACGACACCGATTGGCTGAGCCGTAACCGTGCGTCGCTGAAAACTGCTTTTGCGGTGGCTATCGATACGCTCGACCCAGAATATCTGGCGCGCGATGCGCAGGGTAACCTGTTCACGGCTGACCAAATCAAAACCGGTGTGTTCTCTTCTATCGATCACCTGTTTGGTAACAGCACCAAAGATATCACCGAGTTCGTTATCCGTACCTCCTCGGCCGAGGTCTTTGGCGAATACGATCTGTGCAATCTGCTGCTGGAAATTCACCACGGCATGATTAACAACCGCCAGCCTGACGAAGTGGCCACCGACTGGATGATTAACTACGTCATCAACTGGGTATGCGGTGCTATTTGTGTTGATATCCTGAAACGCGCTTAAACCTGTAGGAGGTGATCGTGAGTGCAATTGAAACAGCCCGTCGTGACCCAACGAAGATTCATGCTGACTTGGTAAACAACGGCACGGTCACCACTACCAAAGGGGGATGTTACATTTACATCCCTGTTGGGTTTGTGGCGAAAGAGTTGGCGGTGGTTTCTTCGACGGTAACGATTATCGGTTTGTTTGCGATATCGACCGACCGGAAAACCTACGGGGTCTCGGGGGTTACGACCTTCATCGAGATTACCCCGTCGGCGTTTGAAGAGATTGATGTCCACGGTGTTCCGTATTACGAATTCCGTTTTGACCCCGGTACGGTTGTTTTCCCCAACCGCATGTTGCAGGTGATGCCGTCACCTGTGTACAACATCGCGTCGTACGTATACGACTTTGGTAACCGTCCCTTCTGGATGCAAACTGATGACGATGCCGAACTACTGGCACCGGATAAGACCAAGAAGTGGAATGGCTTTACCGTGTTTGCTGACCAAATCACAGCAGACGTCTATGCTGCCCACACGCAGCGTAAAGTTGGCGACCCGCGCACGTATTTCCGGGACACATTGAAAAAGGACAGCGATTTGAGCAACCCTGTGCAGTTCATTCCATTGCGCAGTGGCTCACTCAACAAAACGTCGCGTCTGGCGAAGCTTGCTGACGTGGAACTGAAACAAGGTATTCGTTCTGCACTGCAAGTCGATCCAGTCCGTGCCGAACCGCTCGAGGATCTGTTTATGCGATAACTGGTGGTGCGCTTTCGGGCGCACACTGGACTGAAAAAAGAAACTGGGGAAAACAATGGAAAACTTGTCACTACGTTATAACTGCGTAGCGCTGGCTGGGGTCAATAAAGGGGCAACGCTCAAGAAAGATGCGGACGGTTACTACTACGTCCTTTTAGGCGCACTGAATATTTTCAACTCTGAGAATATCTATTACGCTTACAACGAATCGAAGCACGTCTTCGAACGTTCTAACATCTTCATGCGCAAAGTGCAGGCGGGGAATCTCTTCGGTGAAGAAGACCACCCTCCGTACGAGCAGGGCATGTCCGAAGCCCAGTGGATTGAGCGCAACGAATGGATTGAGACGAAAAACGTCTGTATGCACATTCGTGAAGTGGAAGTGAAACCGACTGACCAGGTCTGTAACGGTCTGCCGGTGATGGAAATCTGGGGCTGGGTGAAGCCGAACCGCGAACGTGGTCCGCTCCTGGCAGAAGCGCTCGAGAACCCACATCAGAACGTGTGCTTCTCGCTGCGTGCCATCGTACGCGAAGGTCGTATCGGTGGGCAGGTTGTGCGTCGTATCGATAAACTGGTGACCTTTGACTGGGTTATCGAAGACGGGCTGCAAATCTGCAACAAATATTCCGCGATTCAGCGTGGCTCTAAAGTGGCGCAAGAATCAACCCGTACGTACGTTGACCGTCCGATCAGCATGGAAGTGCTGGAAGACATCATCTACAACCCGACCGCAGTGTCTACTGTGGCTACGGAGTCTCGTCGTGGAGCACTGCGTGGTATCGCACAAGAGTACCTGGCGTTAACGCCGCGTCGCTCTAACCTGCGTGTCATGGGCATGGGTAAGGGAAGCTGGTAAAATGAGCGAAAACGTCGACCCCTCATTAGAGCGCTGGCTGCAGCAGCAAATGCCGCGTGTCGTTAAGAAAGTAAAGTTACGCCAACTTAACGAACAGCCACTGCATCTGAGCAAGAGTAAGATCTCGGTGTTCTCACCGCGTATCCCTCTTTCTGTTGCGCGTGATGAAGATATGACCGTGCCGCGTATTTGCTGCTCGGTAGATATCACCCGTTGTATTCACGGTGTCCGGCATCTCTTTTCTACCATTGAGATTCCGACCCGGTTATTCTTACACGGGTTTCAAGAACGCGCGGTCGTACAACCGTCAGTGGACTTAACGTGCGAACCCAATCGCGCAGGCGAAGTGTGGATTGTTCCGCACCGTATGTCGAACTGGGATATCAAACCAACTGTACTTGGCGAGATGCGTTTATCATCGCTCGGCGAGGCCGGTAGTAAGTTCACGTACCAGATGTGTTTCGGTCAGGATGTTCGCTGGAACTCCTACCAACTGTTGAAAGCAGATGTCTTCTACGAAGCTTTCGTCACTGTAGATTGGGAGAAAGAAACACTCAAATGCAGTGATGCGAAAGAAGTCGGTCGAACTGCCTTCGACGCCGCCATTAACGAATACACTGTCACCCCGTGACCGGCAAGTTCGTGGTCTGCAAATCACCACTTACCGTAATCAGGGGGAAAGCATGAAAGTCGTTAACATCGCAATACCCTCGACGCTGCAAACGTTGACACCGGACGAACTGAAAGCTCTGGCTCTCTACGCGGTTCAGGAACGCTGTGGTCGAGATGTGCTGGCTGAAATTCTCGGTGGGCGTTTTGACACCAAGCGGAAGATCAACAACATTGTCGCGGGTATTGCTCAACAAGACATCGCACAGTTCTATTGCGATATTCGTTCAGCAGGAGTTACTATCGATTACACCCGCACCTATTTCTTGTTGGCGGAGCCGTACCGTTCCAACATCACCATTAAGCAGTTGTAGTTTTTTTACGGTTCTGGTAGTTCATGTGTTGGGGATTACAATTTTAAAGGAAGCAAACATGTTCTATTTGGATAGCGATGGGTTATTTGCGCGTTGGCGTACCTACGTATTATCCACACATTTTCCGGGATTGACGATTAAGGAGTTCAATGCGTTACCTGAGCTACGTCGTCGCAGTCTGACACGCGAGATGTATCAGCGTGATCCAGATTTGTTCTATAAGCTCCAGCCTATTCCCGAGGCGGGCAAGATTATTGAAACGCTGGAAAAGTTGTGTGATTCGTGGGCAATACTGACATCCGGTTCTGAAGACCACTTTGACCACCAGTTGGTGGTTGAGTCGAAACAGCGCTGGTTCTTAAAGCACTTTGGTGTGCCGTCAGATAAAGTCATTGTCACTGAGAACTCTGGGCAGAAAGCAGCTTACGCCTCACGGGGGAATTTGCTTGTCGACGATTATGGTCGGAACTGTCGTGAATGGGTGCTACAGGGCGGGGGAGCGATTTGGGTACGAACAGAACAGCCGAATATCCCGGCCGTCTGTAGTCAATGCGAAGCGTTCTACGAAGACCCGATTAATCTCTCGGGAACTCTGTTGCCGATTTAATCCTTAGGTAGTCCTTTCACCCGAGAGGACTACCCGTTTTATTTTAAGTGCATTCGAAATTCTTACAGATATATTTTACTTAGGTGAGATTACATTCCTAATCTTTTACTCGACTATAACCTTAAGGAGCACCTTATGAACATTTCAGACCAAATTGTAAACCTTTGCCGCGACCCGTTCGTGATGTTAATGTTAACGGCAAAAGCTGCCAGCAACGAAGACGATTTAATCTCGTTGTTGTCTGACCCGGTTGAGCTGTGTGTAGCGCGTGATAAACGTCTGCACGAAGCAAACACCACCGACATGGCCACCACACTTCAAAGTCCGGATGCTGCAAAATTCATCTTGTTGATGACTGACGCACAATGGCGTCAGGAACATCAGCTGCAAGGTGAGTTTGCCAACTTACCGTTCGCTTTCGGCGAACTGGTGACGGGCGACCAGCACCTCAAAGGCATCATCGCCGGTGAAGAGTTAGCGGAGTTTCAAACGACCATGACTCTTGCCGCTAAGAAGTTTGCGGAACTCACCGCAGCGTAAGTAATTCAATTCGACCATTACCTTTTAGGAAAAGAAAACAATGCAAGGCACCGAAATCAACAAGCTGTGGGAAAAACTGGTACGTCAATTCCGTGACTTCTATCTGTATACCGATAGCGCTCACCGCATCGACCACATCCAGTCTGTGAAGTCTAACGCGATTCGGATTGCGTACCTGTTGGGTGAAACCGAGCATTTGAAGTTGGCGCTGATTGCGATTGCGGCACACGATATCTTCTCAACCAAAGAAGACCGTGCTTCACACCACATCAAAGGCTACAGCTGGATACTGGACAACAAGCCGGTACTCAAGCGTAAATACAAACTCACCGATGACGAGTGTCTTATCATCGCCCACGCGGTATTAGAACATCGTAGTTCTCACAAAGGGAACTACAACGGCATTGTCTCTGAGATTGTGGCTGCTGCTGACCGCGGCATCCCGTCTGTGGACGATGTGATGAATTATGCTTATCGCTCTTACCTGTATGCACGCGACCATGGCAAAAGCGTCACCGATGCGAAATTCCATGCTGTGCGCCACATCAAAGAGAAGTTTGGTAAAGACGGTAAGTCCAAAGTTCCTGACTGGTACCACACACTCTTTGCTGAGAAACTGTTGGCCCGGTTAGACCATGTGGAACAATTGGATATCGATTGCTTCACACCCGAAATCACTGATGAGCTCGAAGCTCGTCTTCATTCCAAGTAACCCTGAAGGATAAAGCAATGACCACTAAAGTAACCTCTATCAAAGAACTGTCTGCCCTGATCGACGCTATCGAAGGTCCGACCGTTGTACTGAACGAAGACCTGTCTCTGAAAGCTGAGCCGATGCAGAAGCTCTACGAAGAGACGTTGCCGACCACCAAAATCAACGATCTGGAATATCGCTTCACGCTGGAAGATGCTAACGCATTGCGCCAGCACGATGCGAACTTCCTCGAAGTGTACGGCGGTATCGCCAGTGGTGTTATCGTTGACCGCGCGAAGGCGGACAAAGACGTTGCTGCGCTGGACCTGAAACTGGATATCGGTAACGCCAGCTTCTCGACTGTCTTCGCTCGCCCGACCGGTGATGAGCCGACCAAGAAAGAATGGGAAGCCTCTATCGGCTTCGGCTACGGCGCACCGAAGTCTAAAGCGCTGGAAGGCAAACTGCGTAAAAGCTTTGCGGCTGCCATGATGGCGGGCGATGAGGAAGACGAAGAGTAATGTTCGACTTCTCCCCGAAACAGCTCGCAGAGTCTCTCGGGGGTAAAGTAACATGTCACCCTAACGTGAATCCTGCTACGGGTTTGCGTTGGGACAACACAGTTGCTCCTCCCGATGAGATTGGGATTACGATTAGCTTCCCACGACAGATGCCGCCGCCGAAACCTCTCGAAGGTATTGCTGCGCACTATCGTCGGAAGCGGTAACAAATAGAGGCGGTCTTATGACTGCCTCTTTTTTTTGATCCTGGAGTAAACAATGAGAGATGAAACACTGTTCTCGGGCCATGTGCTGAACCATACGTCAGAAGCTCCCGAGAATACTGTCATGCGAAGCGCGATGAATCGTGATGAAATCATCCAGCGCCTTAATCAGATTGGCGACGTCTTCACCTTGTCCCTGCGCCAGGTGGTAGATGAAACCGCTTTTGAACATACCGCGGGTTTTGCCGCAGAGATGATTCCCCACACCGTCAACGGTTACCAACGTTTTCTCGACGACATCACCAAGTCCTCAGCAGGGCGTGTGATTGCCGGGTTTATCATCCGCTTCAAACAGCTGCTGTTGATTGAATTCGGTGACTACGTTATCGGTTGTCTGGAGCGTGAGCTGGTGACACTGCAGCCCGGTGACATTGTTACTGCTGAAAAGGGTGCTGGGCCAAACGAAACCACGCTGTGGAAAATTGCTCATCCGGACAGTCCTGACCTGGCACCACCGGCAGAATATGATTTGCTGTCTTCTTTCCTGCTGCTGATGCAGATGAAGAACCTTATCATCCGTGCAGGGGCCGCAATGCAAATGCGTGAAGATGAAAAAGATAACACGAAAGGACAGAAAAAATAAAACGTACCTCACTCCCGTAAAGGAGTGAGGCGCGCTTCTTTTTTTTGCTTAGCCGCGGAGCTGCTGAGCCATCTGCTCGTCAGAAACAGAACGGTAGCCACCCGGAGTCGCATCGACATCAGGGTTAATGCCATCAGTCTGCTGAGACGGAGTCAGCCACAGTTTACGCTCGTAAGGGCGCAGACCGTACAGCTTCATGCGTTCCAGTTCCTTCGCCGCTGCCTGCATCGGGCCCCAACCTGTCCATTGCTGGGAGGTGAAGGTGATAGACAGTTCGTTGGTCTGAGGACCGGTGTTCGGGTCACGCTCACCGATATCCTGACCAGAAGTTTCTGGAGCCATGTTGGTCAACCACCAGGCGTTCTGCGGTTTGCGGTTGTACGCATCCGGTTCGAAGTACAGCACGGTCATGCTGTACATGTCTGGCAGGTGATCCGGCACGTTCGGGTTGATAGCGGCCAGACCAGGGTGACCAGTCTGGGGATCGCACACACCGTACACGAGCCATGCCCACAGCATGTTCTGGTACACCTTACCGAGTTTATCCGGCGTGGTGTGAGTAACAGAAGACAGCGCTTCCGTTACCAGGCCAGCTTCATACTGGACGCGGTTGTTACGACCCTGTTGGGTCTGCACATACTCAGCGCTCAGGGTTTTGTCCAAACCGGTAATCGTGGTGTGAACCTCGATAAACGATTTGATTGCCTGACGCCACAGCTGCGGGTTCGGCATGTAATCCACCCAACGAGGGAATTCCATGACGCGCGCGATGACGTTACGGCGCAGACGGCTGGCGTTCGTAACGAACTTACCAACCTGTCCAACCGGGCCGTTTTGGCCCGAGGAGAACGGGTTGACCATGTCGTACGTACCACCGTCGACATGCAGCCCCTGATCAGGAAGGATCATACGATCTTTGATAGACATCTATTAGCTCTCCCGACGGTAGACTTTGATAGTGGTGTTGAACTGAGTCAGCAACACACCGCCGGTCGCATTCAGATCCAGCGTGACGGAATAACCGTTCGCTTTGTCATCAGCCGTGAAGTACGCGCTTGGGGTCACGTCCGCAATGCCATCGAGGCGGTTTTCCAACCGTTCGGTGACTTTGTTTTCGATCATTTTAGCACGTTCGCTGTCCGTCATGCGGTTTTCACCAGACATGTCTGCCCACACACCATCAGACACACGGTAAACGTAGGTCATGATGAAGTTGAACAGTGCGTTGTTCAGCACGGAGCGGTCTTCGCTGTAGATGGACTGAATCGCCGGAATGAACAGACGATAGTAGTCACGGCTACGGGCAGTGATGAGCGACACATCCCAGTCGGACGCATACACTTCATTGCCTTTCCACGGCATACTCAGATCGTACAGATCTTCGATGATCGTCTCTTCACCGCGGCTAAAGCGGTATGCAGGGTTCGCACGACCTTCGCCAGCACCGAGATACTTCGAGAAGAAGCTTGCGATGCTGTAGTTCATCGGAACCGGCTTCTTGTAAGAAGAGTTACGGATGAACGCAGTCTGACCGGTCACCATACCACGCGCAGCCGGGGTACCGTAGTAGGCACTTTCCGGAACGGAGGTGATGAGTTCGATCAGCGCGACTTTGGCACCCTCTTCGGTTTGCAGGTCATTACGGCCCTGGTCGAAGACGTGGGTACACAGCGTCAGGAAGGTGTTACGCGACTTGCCGATGAAGTTCACACACGCTTCTTTGGTGTCGAACGAGAAGCCCGAGTCCCAGAAGCAGCCGAGTGAATATTTCAGTTCGTTATCGTAACGGACTTTTCCGTCTTCAGGGAACAGCAGCATTTCACGACGAACGAGTTCATCGTAAACGGTGTCACCCATGGTACCATCGCTACCACCTTGCAGGTAGTGGATGTTAGACCCGGAGAAGACCATCTTGCCGGTTTCGGTAGCAGGGTTAACCTGCAGGCCGTCATACGGCTGACCGATCAGGTCAAGGCCGCCGAAGATGTCGACCATGTACGGGTCGGCAATCGTGACGTTTTGGACAGCAGCTTGCGCCAGGCCCAGAACAGTTTCGAGGTTCTCACGGTAGATATAGAACTCTTCGAACGGACCGTAGTCTGGCAGCCCACCGACATCCGGCATCGTCTTACGATAGCCATCAGGAATGATGGTTTCGAAGTCGAGCTGGGTGCGCATCGGCAGATAGTATGCATCAGGCTTAAAGCTGAAGTTCATGCTGCTGAGACCGTTGATGGTTTTCCAGACCACCGGTGACGTCACACCTTCCAGGGTTTCGAACCACTGGAGTTGGTACATGCGACCACCGACAGTATTCTGGTACGAGGAAGCCATCGTTGGATTGGACTTCTCGTTCAGTGGAACCATCTTGAAGCCAAAGCCGTTTACGTCAGCGCCCGCGTACGGACCCTGGACATCAAACAGCGGGTAAAGCTTGGATTTGGTACCGCCATCGCCGGTCATGGTGCCGTCGGTTACGAGACCACCCTTGAGAGGGGGAGTCGTGCTATCGATGACAACAGAACGGAACACGATGACGATACCGTCAACCTGCTCTTTGACTTTGGGCTTGCCAGTCGCATCGTACTGGATAACCCCATTTACGCGTTCGTACGCCGGAACTTTCGTTTCGAGCACGTCAGCAAACACACGGATAGCTGCAGTTTTCGCATCATCCGGAACCAGACGCTGATACATACACTCGTTGCCGTTGGCGTTGAACATCGCCTGGTAAGGCGTGTTGAACGTCGCGTACGGGCCGCGCAGGTCAAAGATACTACGACCAAGCAGAGACAGTGCATTATCCCCGGTTAACGGGAACGCCTCGTTGTCTACCCCGCGCGCGGCAAAGGTGAAGATCAGCGGCTTATGAATCGGATCACCCGTAGGGGTCCGTACAAGCGCGGCGACGGAGTTATCCTGCCAGCCTTGCTTGTTATTCAACGGCGCGCCGTTTCGTGGAATAAAAGTCATGGAACGTCTCCATAATTCGTCTTAAAAGACCTGTGGGTCATACTAAGGTATCAATCTCATGGCACTCGAAAACGCTTACAGCGGCAATCCCTTTAACAGCATTGACCTGACAGGCATCAAAGCTGGGCTGGAATTGGCCCGTTCCCTTAATCAAACCAGAGCGCAGTCTGACGAAGTTCACTACGTTATTGAAACTGCCGATGTAAAATCGTTTCCACTGCCGATTGTGATCGGCGACGATGTGTACGTAGACGCACGCACGTTTACCACGCTGGACAAATCCGGCGAGCTAAAAATTCGTAACCTGACTGAGCACGCACTGCGACTCGACCAGGCACGTTGGGAATTAGTGTGGAAACGGAATGGTGGAAAGCTGGGTGCACTGATGTCCCAGATGTATTATCACCATGAGATTTTCAGTAAGTGGGTAGTCGATGCTATCGACCACGCAAATTCACTCGCTCCATATCAAAGCGCACAAGTCAAAGCACTGGCCGCACTTTTCTCCGTTGGACAGTTCTACAACAACTTCGAAGACGAAGTCAAAGCGCTGCGTATGCAGCAGATGTTGGAGAACGAACTGGGGATTGCTGCGGAAGTTTTTGAATCTGTGACCGGACATACTGATTACTTATTCCCCCGCAACATCACCGAATTCGTCGAGATGGTGAAAGCGGCGGACATCAGTTCTCGTCTGAAAGATCTCAGTGTAGTCAGCCTGCAAGGGATGCTCTCCGCCAGTTTCGGTCCGATGGTCAGTTACGATCGTCAGTTGACCACCTGCGCTATCGAGTACCCTCCTGCGCTGTTCTGCATGACCAAAGCGTGTCTGGACAATAACATCTTTAACCGTTTCCGTTTCGGGGGCGTAGTGAAGAAATCCAACGCAGCGAAGAAACGCGACAAGTTCGAAACGTCCTTCAACGTGTTGATGAACCAGTACACAAAACCCCTGAACATTAAGTAAGAGGCCCACTATGGAGAACTGGCTGGTCGCCCACGCGGTGAAAAACGCGTGGCAGCGTCCCTACCTCGATGGGGTGTTAAACATAGCACCCCTCCGACTCTCTCCGCAAACCGGGGCGATCGGCTTTTTCAAATACGGTCGGCAGGCTATCCCTCTTCCGAAAGAGGGTAGTTGGTGGCACGCGTTTGCGATTGATAAGTTACACGTTAACCGCGGTAACTTAGCGATACCGGTGGAGCGCTGGAAGAAACTGTCTACCTGCATGAACGGGTTCAGTACCTGGATGCAGGTTTACAACGAAGACGGGACAATTGTTCCGGCGGACTCCGTGTATTTCTGGCGTACGGTGGCAGGGCAGATTTTCATGGCTATCCCGCAAACCGATCGCTACAAGTGGTTAGACACTGAACCGTGTTATCTGCGTATCTACGCCGGGTACGACGGTGGTGAGAATGCCCCGGTGATTAAGAAAACTTTCACTGAGTATTACGCCCCGCCTAACCCACAACAGATTCAGGTGGTGCTCGATCGCTATAACCTGTTGCGGGCACAAAACATTGGCTACGTTGACCTGTGGGTGAACGGTAAGTTAATTGTGAACCCAACCACGGCAAGCATGAAGTCCTGGGACGATGTGGATATCCGGGTTGATGGGCGTGCACGACGGGTTATCGATTACCGCTGCGGTGACTTACCGACCTTCTACTCCGAGTTGGATAAAACCCGTAAATACCTCCTGCACATTCCGAAGCGCGATACACAGTGGGTGTTTAACGACGATTGCGAAATCCAGTTGCTGTGGAAAGGTGAGGGGCGTTATTACCACCGACACCGGATGCAGTCGGTTCGTCAGCTCACCTGGAACGACCTGGCCATCCCGACCGAGCGCATCTCGAAATACCGTAATGCGTTCAGCACCCCACTCAACGATATCGACGAACTTACCATCCGGGTAATCATTCGTGACGACTATCTTGACCTGGCACCGCTGTACAATTCGTCTCACACCCATGACCTCTATCGGTTGTCTGACGAACTGATTATCGATGCGATGGTCGGGGCGAATGCCAATGTCACGGAGTGGCAGGCTGCGAACCTGGAGCAATCCGCTGCGAACCAGTTGGCGGCGGCTAAGCTTCGGAACATCACTCGCGACCTATGCACTGATGCTTACGGTTATAATGCGGTGAGCCGTTATGCAGCAGATACCCCGCAACGTTTAACGGCGAAGGCTAACGGTACCTGGCAAGCAGTGTTGCCTGATCATCTGGCTGCGCTCTCGACTGTGTACGAGTATGACGCCGATGGGGTGTTGTTGGGTAAACACGCGAACAAAGGTTACGACGTTTACATCGCCCGCGATCCCGATGCCCGGATTATCGAAGCGATTGCCTCTGAGTCATCGGACGCAGTGCACATCGTTGATAACGCACCTGACTTTGAAATTGCCGAAGGTGAAAATGTTAACTTGTGGATACGCATGTTGAAAAACGAAGTGCCCACGGATAACTACTACCAGGCTGTGGAAGGGGAAGATTATCAGCGTACCGATAATCAGATTACCTGGACGGTTGACCGGACACGTCGCCACCCTACAGTGATTTACGACGACAAACATTTGTTCTTCGAAGTGGATGTCAAAGTTAGCGAAGGGCAGATTCGTGTACCGATCGTCGCACGTAATCAGGATGACCAGCAGCGCACTTTGTGGATTCCGATGGAGTCGACAGAAGCGTGGCTGAACGGCCACCCCCTGGTGCAGACCATTGATTTCGTGGGGATTTGGCCTGAGGTCGTGGTAACTTGTAAGTCGTGGATGAGTGACGGCGACACTAACCGGGTAGCGATCCGCTGTCGGGGCGTGACCGGAACAATGCGCATTCCGAAGTGTGGATTTGTGTCAAGCGGCTTATTGTCGAACAACAGCCAGTATGACTGTCGTGACGATAAAGTCATCCGTGTCATCGGCGGGGGTTCGCTGTTATTACGTGATGAAGTGGTGTTCCGTGAGGACAATGCGGTAGGTACGGATTTGGTGGCGGACGGTTTCCCGTATTCCGTAGCCGACCCGACAATACCTCTGCGTACGCTTATCAGTGGCGATTTGTATACGCTGCGTGATAAGGCGCGTGATTTGGACGAGCGTGTTGAGGCTTACCTCACCAACTGGTTCCCAACGCCGCCCCCGGTTAACCCGGTACCACTTCCAGGGCGGTATCATCTGTACTCCCCGACCCTGAACAAAATCCTCTGGGATTACCTCGGTGGAATTTTGATTCTGAAAGAGGACGACCCGGAATACCGTATCTCTACCACACAGCTGGACGAAGTCATGGAACGTTACAAAGACCTCCTGCCTTTTGACCCAGCATATATCGGTTACGACAAAGCGTTTGTGAAACTGCATCCGCATGTCAAGTACGAAGTGGTGGAAGTGAACGAGTTAGGCTTTGCTTTCTTGGATCGCGTAAATCAGCGCTATCTGAATGGCGAGGTGCAGCTTAACCAGTATCTGAAAATCAAAGGTTAATCATGGCCAAGATTGCGACCAAACTAATCGACAAGGATCGCGGGTTCGAAGTCTGGGACCCGTCGGAACTGTACGAGGCGGGGCGACCTACTGGGTATGTCCCCAACCCGCGCGACCTTATCATCAACGAACTGACCAGTGGTTTCGACCGTGTGGTCAGCACGAACTACGCCGTACCGAGCTGGGAAGTTGAACCGTTCGGTGGTGTAGGGGTAGCGAATCAGGATGGGCGACTGAACGGTCACTATCCGCTGCGCTCTGACAAATACCGTGTGTACGTGGACAGTTCTAAACTGCCTGCGACCATGGTGATTGATGCCGACATCTCCTGGGACGGCCCGGACATTGACGGGGTGCGCATTCTGCGTGGCTCCAACGTGTCGGACAGTGCCGAGATTCTCTCTGGCTTCTACAAAGATGGCAAACTGAAATACACCTATCTGCCGACCCAGACCATTTCGGTGGAAGGGGCAGAAACAGTGGTGAAGAAAACCTTACCGGGAAGTTGTCTGGCGGAAGTCAGCAACGGGGAAGAGTGCATGTTCGTCGTGTACTCGGACGTCGGTAATGTGGTGCAGATTTGCCACGGTCGTGTTATCAAAACCAACCTGGTCATGGCGCAGGAAACGCCTGCCCGTACGGTACTCGGGATTAAACTCGTGTCACCGTTCTTGGTTGACGACGATGGCACCACACTGACGCTGCCGATTAACATGCCGCTGGACTCTATTCCGCTGTGGTGTGATATCCAGTACAGTGACGGTACCAAACGTCTGCCAATTGACCAGGCGCGTGTGAAGTTCAATGGTCTGCGTAACTCCGGTTCGCAGGACACCTTCTACATCTCGTCGAATGCCGGGAACAACCTGCCGTGTGTGCTGAGTTATCAGCTGGCGAAAGGGGAAACGTATGGCGGGACGGATGTGGTCGGGGACACGATTGTCAAAGACTACACGGCAGTCACCGAACAAGTTGATGGGGCCTACTCCATGAAACTGTTCGTGGTGCCACGTTGGTTGGATGCAAACCGTGGCTTCCGTCTGGACTTCCTGCTGTATAACCTGACCCGTGGTAAGGTGTACGATGCCAGCGCGAATATCCAGTACACCAGTGGTACAACCTTTGACCCGCTGCTGATGGGTGTGAAACAACGTCTGAACGTACAGGTCGACATCTCTAAAGTTGACCCGCAGTTCCGTGCGTTTATTCAGGCGCAGTCCTTCTCCATCACGTTGGTGAATCCGGGTAATGAGCTGAACACTAACTTCCTGCTGGAGTATCTGCCGGACGGGTTGAAATACGGCGAGAATATCTGGGCCGAATTCAAATACTCGAACGTCAACTATTCCGAACTGGACGTCAGTGTCGATGCAGCCTCGAAAGCCGAATGGCTTAAAGCGCTGTATGAGCCGGTGTATCCACTGTACGATCGTCGCAACGAAACCGGGCCGCTCGAACCGACCCACTTCGAAATCCACGTTGGGGGCCAGGTCTATACCTACGCCGTCGATGAGTGGATGACGAAGAAAGTCATCGACTACCGTGTGCCGTTGGATGCACAACTGGTTATCCGTTGGTTACGTCGCACACCGACCGATACGCTTAATCTTGCGGCCACGCCAATGCTGGCGCACCACATCGAGTAAAACCACTCCTCCTCTCCTTCGGGGGAGGAGGTGAGGAGATTGTATGATACTGCGTGAATCTGATTGGGGGTACTATCCGGGCTCGTTGCCGGATGACACCACACCCAATAAGAGCTTTATGAAATTTGCGAGTTTGCTAAAACAATTGGGCGTCAAGCATTATTACGTCCACCTCGCGCTGCACAATCCAGATTTGCTGGGTGTCGACCCGTTCTCTCCAGACCTGACGTTGGAGCAGAAGGCTGCAATCATTACTGAGTGCGCTGAGAACCCGTGGTACTTCTTTCGTGAATGTGTGCGCGTACCTGCGGATGGTATGAAAAACGGTTTACCTTTTCGTATCGACCGCGGTAACTTCTCGATGTACTGGATTTTCTTTAACAACATCGATGCGGCTGTCGAGTTCCTTCGTCAGCACGGTAAGACGGTGGGGATGTCTGCGCTGCTGTTATGGCTGATGCGCTTCCTGGAAAACTCCCGTACGATTCTCGTGACCAAAGGCCCTGCCCTGCGTGAAGAAACCATCAACAAGATGAAACAGTTGCGCAACGGATTACCGGACTACCTCTGGCCACATCACCCAGATGACCCCGACAACCGCGAGACATTCGCCTGTCTGGCACAGGGTAACAAGTTGATTACCGGCATCGGCCAGAACGATGCAGAATCAGCAAACGGTGTGGGCCGTGGACTGACAGCCGGTCGACTGTTCGGCGATGAAGGCCCCTTCACCAAAAACATCCACCACATTCTTCCTGCGGCTCTGGCATCGGGAACGGCTGCACGCCGTATCAACGAAGCCGAAGGTGTGCCTTACGGTAACGTCTTCGCCACAACGCCAGGCGACCTGGCCACGGAGGAAGGTGCGTACATGTACGAACTGATGACATCCGGAATTATGTGGGATGAACGTTACATTGACATCCCATCGCGTACCCAGCTGATAGACATTATCCGCAAAGGGTCTACCGCGAAGATTCCACGTATCATGTTCTACGTGAAATACAACCACCGTCAACTGGGCACCACCGATGAGGAGCTGGCAGACATGATCGCCAACGCCCCAGGTACCCCAGACCAAATCCGCCGTGACTTCGGTGGGGAATGGACAACCGGTGGCTTTAACAAGCCGTTCTCGGGCGATGACGCGCGTCGCATGAACGCCTCGAGAATGCGTGCGGTTTACAAGGACATCTCGCCGTCGAATTACGTAACAGACTGGTATTACACCGAAGAAGAAATGATCACCAAGTTACACGATCGCCACATCATCGGATTGGATACCTCAGAAGCGGTTGGTCGAGATGCGATAGCCATGTCTATCGTGAACTCCAGCAACGGGGAATATGCTGGTAAACTTACAGTGAACGAAACCAACGTCATCGGGTTTGCTATTCACTTGGCAGACTTTATGGTGCGGTATCCGAACACTGTCCTGATTCTGGAACGACGGTCAACCGGTTCCTCCGTAGCAGACGCAATCATCCTTCAGCTGCAGACGCGAGTACCCGACTTACACCGTCGCTTGTATGTGAAAGTGACCCAGGACTATGCTCGTACTCATGAGCTCTATAAAGAGTTCCACCGTGGTCCGGTGGGGAGTGCAGAACGGTTCTGGGACAAATTCCGTAAATACATCGGTTTCTCAACCGACCAGGATAAACGCCGTAAGTTGTACGGTGAAGTCTTCACCATGGCGTTACGCCTCACCGCGGATACATTGCGGTCGGGGGAACTAATCGACCAAATCCTTAGTCTGGTTGAACGTAATGGTCGTATTGACCACAAAGCGTCCGGTCACGATGACTTGGTTGTTTCATGGTTACTGGCAATGTGGCTACTTCTCTTCGGCAACAACTTAGGCCATTACGGCATAAGCAACAGTCGCCTGATGATGCGTAACCGCAACCTGCTAGAGAACAATGAGAACATCGATGAAGAGGAACAGGTCGAGGAGGAAGAAAAGCAACAAAAACTGATGGGGGAAATCGAGGCGGCGATGCGGGAGGCCAACGGTCTCACAGACCCAGTTGCCCAAATGCGGAGTCGAAATCGGTTGCAATCTCTCATTGCCCAACTCAACACTGATACGCGGAATGTCGCGTCGATGGAAAGCTTAAAAGAGCTTATCCAACGTCAGAGGATGAAGTGATGACTCTTACTTACTATATCGTAGTAGCCCTTATGTGGGTTTGTCTGTTCTTGATGGTAAGACATACCTGCACCGTAGTGAACATATACGGGCGGCGTAACGGGGCGTGTGTACGCACGGTTCGCGCAGCACAGTTCACTGGTGTATTAGGTTTACTTGTCGTCGGCACGGGCACAACCTACGCGGCGCATGTGGTGTTTACACTCCATGCGTTAGCAGTCTCCGGAGTCCATTGATCACAACTCAAAAAATTAATTCGAGTTAGCCACTACCCGTTTCATGGGGTAGTGGCTTTTTATTTTATTTTTGCAGTGAGCGAATCAGGAAGTACAACAGCAGGGCATTACGCAAAGCTGCCAACGCAGACTCGTGACGGATGTGGGTTTCACGGGCGGCCAGTTTCTCAATCCGGGTACGTAACGATAATACGTACGGGTTCGGGGATTTCGAAGCCTGGTAAAGTGAACGCATCCGCAGGAGAATTGTTCCGGCATCATTAAAGTTCAACCGACTGCTGACCACCTCATCGAAAGCGTGTGACAAGGTGTCTTCCATGATGCTGTTGACTTCATCGCGTTTCTTACCAAGCGGCAATCCAGCAATGTAAATCAGCAGTGTCTTTAACGCAGCAGGTGACGCCTTGGGCACCATCTCCAACACCACTCGTGCCAACTCCTCTTTGTAGAGGTTGTTGATGTCGTAGGACGCGTCAAACAGGTTTTGCTTGGCGATATCCAGCGCCCCCACTTTGTCACGAATGATGGACTCGCCATCCAACTCGATACGCGATGACTGCACCACCATACGGCTGTTCTCACGACGTACCCGGTCGAGCACCGCGTAATAGTCCTTCACGGTTTGCTTGGTACGGGTGTTCAGGTCGGTGATGAAGCGCAACACCAGATCAGGTGTGTCGAAGCGTTTGACCGCATCGTAGTTCGGGTATTCCGGCGAGCAGAAATATTCCGCACGTTCTTGCATGTGCAGGCCCCAGTTACCCAAACGACGAATATCAAACTTCAACGACAGCATCGAGTACGTCGCTTCGGCGGCATTCATGTCCACCGGTTTCGGGAAGAAGTGGTAGTAAATACTCGAGTAGAACTTAAACTGGAGCACCACAACCAAATCAACAGCAGCGGCGTGAATCTCTTTGTCGGTGAACTTCTTCATCATCAGGTGCAGCAGATAGACGATGCAGAGGTTAAACGTGTCCCCGGCGACGTTCCAGTCAGTGTTGATTGCCTCGGCTTCTTTGATGAGCTCAGCCAGGTAGTCTTCATCGACTTTCAACACTTCATCGAACAGGCGATTACGGTCAGAGTCGTAAAAACGAATCTGGTGAACACCCAGCAGGTTTGACCCTTTCCATTCGACGTTACCATCACGTCCCATTACCGAGGCGACGTACATGCGAATACGTTGCGCCAGCTTACGGTCAATCACCACGTTCTTAAACGCGGTATCGAACGCTTTACGCAAACGGTCATTCTTAAGAGCTTCGGTGGCAACCACCATCCCCATCGGGACGTAGCCTCCAAACCCGTAGTCGTAATACAGTCCCGTGGCGAAAGAACCATCGTCAAAGAACGGGTCACGGCCGTGTCTTTCACGGGCTACTTTTACCTCAGGACTGGTATAAACGCCTGATGTAAAATCATAAACTAGATCGGACATGGCAATGAACCTCTAAAAAATTACGGATAGATATTATCCTTTTGATAGTAGTATACCTAAAGGAGATTTTTCCCATGAAGAAATATGAACGTAAAACGACGTGGCACCGTGCGCTACGTACCGAAGCAATCTCACAAGACCAGGATGTGAAGATGTGGGTTCTGCCACACGGGGTGATTTGCGAACTCACCCGAATCGGTGGACTGCCTATTCTTCGTAACGGCAATTATGATGCCGTAAACTCATTCCTGGCAAAGACGCTCTTAGACGCGGGTATCGAAAACGAGGTACTGTTTTACACGACCCGCGTTATACCGCAGACCTTATCACGTTGGCTAACGCACTGGCTGTCTACTGACCCCAGTGAATCTGATCCAGAACTAAGTTCCGTCACCGTTACCACAATGGGACAATATCCGCAAAAGCCTTTGCCATTTCAGGTTAACGTGGTGGAACCAATTCTGGTTAAAGCTGGGGCTGTGTTTGATATCATCAAACAGAAATCCCGCAATAACGCCGTGTCCCAATTTATCATTGAGGCAAACGGCGAATATTACCGACTTGAACCGGTACGTAACACCACCGGGAAAATCATTGACTGTACAGAGTACGGCTATGTGGTTCGCACACCCACAGGCCACACCTTCCTGGCAACAATGATCTCACGTCGAATTCAGTCGCAACTAAAACACCATAACGTGCGACCGGATGATCTTATCGGCACTGAGGTTAAGATCGAATACACAATGTTTACCGAAGGGACTCGACTGTGCAACTATAAGTCTTCGATAATCTTTCGAAGCTATGCCCTGGATAATCTGGGCGACTCTTACCCTGCGTCATACGATGGCCCCACACCCTTTAAGCCTTTACCCGGCGGAAGCAATCCAGCGCTCTTGACTGTAACGCGTTGCGGCCGTGCGGATATCGTGCAAAAGGACGGGGTAATTTATGGTGTGGAGCGGGAGTCCGGTGAGACTCTCTTTAAATTCGAACCTGGTGTATCCCGCGGTATGTATGCGGCTCAGTTCGAAAATAAAGGGAAGACTGAAACCTGGCGTTTCGTGTCTGAGTTCGCAGTAGATGCAATAGACCCCACGGCTTTCGTAGAAAGCGTTGCTACCCAAATATTTGGGGCGACGGGCTATAGTCTGCAACGACTTGGGCTGTGTTACGCTGAAACCGCACCACAGTCAATGGAAACTTAAGGAGCACCCCATGTTTACTGCGCCAACCATGCTCTCTGGTAGCAGCCTGCAGGTAGCGTGCCAAGATGCACGACTGATGGCTCTCTGCGACCAGAGCATACTTACTGCGATGATGACCCACAACCCTTTAGGTGACTACGGAAATACCAGCGAGATATTGGCAGTTGCCGCCGTGCTCCGTCGTATTTACGGTCATTTCACAATCGTGGATCTGTGTGACTTTATCGATAACCACGCAGATTTAGCGAAAGGGTTGGTGGCATTAACGCAAGACGGTGTATCAAGCTTTGATAGCGGCATCGGCAATTTCTTGGACATTGGTTCAGGCTTTGACGCGGGGATGATGTTCATCACGCGTGAACGCTACGTAGCCGTCTGGGATTTCATGGCGAAGATGGGCGTGCATGTTCCGGCAAAGATCATGCACTACCCAACGCACGACCTGAATATCTTCGGCGAACCGGGTCTATGGGTAAAACCTGTACACCTGGGACTTGATGGGTTAACCGTCAAGTGCTAACTGTCCGGCGCACTCTCTTCGGAGGGTGCGCAATTTCTTTTTAAAATCGTAAACTGCCTGAAGGATAATTTCATGTTTCAATTGCACAAAGACATTTTCACCCTGACTTCCACGCCAAACATTGCGATGGCGGAAAACTGGCAGGAAGACATCGCAAGTCAGCTGCGTGACTTGGTGCGTACCGATCGTACCGACAACCAGTATGTTGTCTGGTACAAAGACGACAAGCCCTACTTCATCTTCGTGGTGGCACCGGTAGAAGACCGCCATTACGTCTACGTGAAACATCACCTCAATGAAGAAACCGGGTTGGGACTTCGCGAAACGTTGAGTAAAGAAGTTCCCTTGGACAAATACCTCCTGTGCGCGTCTGTAGGACGTCCAGAGGAAGTAGCAGGGGTAACGTATATCGGGGTAGCTATCGACATCCCAGAGAGCGTTACAGACGACGTAATCATGCAGTTTATCGGTAGCGCTGGCGAAGAGGTTATCCGTCACCGCAATAGTTTAACACCGGGGCTGTCGCCGGTACTGTTCATGATGGGTAATTTTACCGATGACGACATCGCCGGTCTCGAACAAGCAGGTTTCAAATTAGGCAATCTGCTGTACAAATTTTAACCAATCGGGTACCTTCGGGTACCCGTTTATTTTTTTGCCCTGCTCACTTTTTGAACAGACTTTGTACACTTTTTAACCAGCGGCGATAAGGGGTCTAAAAAGCTCTCTGAGGGCATTTATCTTGACCCGGTACGTTTGGGTGTCTTACCCCCATTTATGGCCTTGTCGTGCCGTACAGGACGTCTGAGCGACATCCCCGACCCGGCGAGCCGACCGCCGCGACGATCAAAATATCATGTACGCTTCGCGTTGGAGGGGAAGGGGAGAGTGGATCGATTTGTAATTCGCATCTCTGCGAATTACCTTCGAGTGCTTTTCCTGACTTACTGCCTATCCGGCCCCTAAGGCCGGGATTATTTAAAAATTCCTTTTTAAATTAGTGACTTACGTCACTCACTGGTTTTCAGGTTTTGATCTTGGGCGGATCGCTTTCATTATACGCGCGTACGCGCACACCCGTATCCTCCAGGATCTTTTAAATATATATAAATATAATTATTATATTAATATCTTTAGATATTATTAAATATATTAAAATATATAAATATCTTTAGATATAAATAAATATATTTAAAACGCGTGTGCGAGCGCGCGTGATCCTTATTACGAGATCGTGATCGGGAGCGAGGGGTGAACCGGGAGCAATTATTTTTTACAAGGCTACCCAGTAGTGTGACAAGTTGACCCCGATGGCATTACGGGAAAGCCACTCCCGACCGAGAATGAGTCTCAGCTCCACGTAGCGTGAATGGGAGTGGCGATTTTTCAACAACGAATTCTTACAGGCTGGTAAGATGGGGAACCCAAGCGACCCGAGAGTCGTAGGGACTGCTGTGTGTTGGCTCCGCCCCCTGGGAAACCTCGGGGCTATTTTTTTCTCCCCTGCCAACTCGATTACGTCAGCCAGTAGTTATATGCGAAATGATTCTCAAGCGTCACTGCACTGAGAAGCTGTCTTGTCTGCATGTGCAGAGCTCCACCCTGGTCTTCACCAGCCAGGGTGCTTTTTCGAGAATTTCCGACCGTGGAAGCCCTCGACAAAGCAAATCGCTCAGCCTAACACTGTCGTTTTGTTTATTATGTTCGGTCAAAGTGTTTCGCGGCACTTCGAACGGGTGGTTCCGAGCGGGGAAACTTTGAACCACCCACCCATTCAGGTATCTGGCTTTTGCATTCGGCTCAGGGGCCGTAGTGCAGGGCGCTTTCACCGCCACACATGTGCCGGGTACCGTGGCAGCTCCAGATGCGGGACTTCGAGTATACGCCGTTGAACTTACCTCCGGTAGTCCTCGTTGTTCCTGCTCTGGGGTGCGGCCAATCCGAATTCGGCGTTGCGTCGATAGGGGTCTGCGTGTAGAACCGTAGACTTGGGGTTACTCCCGAGGGAGGTGATCCAATCTTGGCGGCTCGGGAAGACGAGAGGGGTGGGTGTTCTCGCTGTGAAGCGTCGATGCCTGGCTGAATAAAATTTACAAGTTAGCCGTTGGGTATGTTAAACAACCCACGGAGAACTGCGATGACCACAATCGCCTACGACGGGAAAACCCTCGCGGGTGATTCCCAAACGACCCAAGGCGATATCCGCCTGTCGATGCACGCTGTGAAAATCTTTACACCGCAACCAGGTGAGTCCTGGGTGGTGAACGGAGAGCGAGCGATATCGTTCGGGGTAGCCGGATGCCTGCAAGGGAACAACGCACTGCGTGAAGCCTTGTCCAGTTGCATGAAGGGTTACCAGGGCTTGACCGGCAGCACACGGTTCCCGAAAGGGATTGTGATTAGCTACCTGGTCGTTACCGAGGGTGGTAACGTTTACGCCGGTGGTCAATACGAGAACGACGAGATGCCATGGCTAACCAAAGTCACAGCACCCATTGCGGTGGGTAGTGGTTCTGAGTTCGCCATCGGTGCGATGGCCGCAGGTGCATCCGCTGCTGACGCAGTGAGTATTGCGGCACGGTTCGATGTGAACACTGGCGGTGAGATTCGGGAGATTAGTCATGTCTCAAAAACAAAATAAACCTCAGGAAGAACCAAAACAGCTAGGGCTGCGGGATACGGTGTTGACGCTGTTTGGCCAACGCAAGAAATCGCCACCTATCCGCATGGCACCTGAGTGAAGAATTCTGGGGGAGTAGTTCAACTGGTAGAGCGTCGGTCTCCAAAACCGAATGTTGCAGGTTCGAGTCCTGTCTCCCCTGCCAAATTTAGCCAGCAAGAATGTGAGAAACCACGAAAGGACAATTGACCATTCGCTGGAGATTCTCATGAACTTGTATTTGCTAGAACGTGAAGACGATGTCGGTTACGACGAGTTTGATTCCATAGTCGTTGCTGCTCCTACGGAGCAAGCTGCGCGCGCAACGAAGCCCAACCATGGGCGCTGGACTGATGTGTTTCGCAACGAAGACGGAGTAATCCTGAGATGCAAACACATTGGCACAACGCACTTACCGGAAGGGGTCGTCCACGAATCGTTCAACGCAGGCTGAATACCGGTGGGCTTCGGCCCACCACACCTTGGGGCAATGGCTCGAGTGGTTAGGCGACGAATTGCAAATTCGGATCAGGTCGGTTCAAGTCCGGCTTGCCCCTCCAACACACTTGGCTCGGTGTGTTACTTTTGAAATAGAAAACCCGTAGAGCCTTTCGGGGGTGTTGCCAGATGGAGTGCTTGTTACTCTACGGTCTTTCACTCCTGAGCCCTGGCTCACCCACCTAAAGGAAAATAGTGATGTTTGGATTCTTAAAGAAACGTTCTTCTCGTGCGATGTCTGAAATCAAAAAGTTCGACAAACGCGACCTGGCCGAAGCTGTGGTAAATGCTGCGTATCTGATTGCGTATGCTGACGGCGAGCTGGAGTCTTCCGAGAAAGCGAAAATCGAACAAGTGCTGCGCGCGAACCCGGTTCTCTCTAACTTCCAGAGTGAACTTAATGCTATCGCGTCCACGATCATTGCACAGCTGGAAGCCGACATCGACATCGGTCGTCGTGCTGCCCTTCGTCAGATTGCTGACGTGAAAGGCGACCAGCGTGAGTCCGAAGACGTGCTGGACGTGGCTGTTGCTATCGCGCGCGCGGATGGCGAAATCGAACCTGCCGAAGAAGCGATGCTGAAACAGATCGCCGAAGCGATGGGTCTGCGTTACGACGCCTAAGCCATGAAGCTGAAAACCAAGTTATACATCGCGGCCGCGTTGCTGCTGATGCTGCTTGGCAACTTCATAGGCCGTGCGTTTACGCTCATTGCCTACGTCGCTGTAATCAGCTTAGTAGCCTACCTGGCATGGCCAGTGATCAAAACCTTTGCCGCTAAGTCAAAAGCGAAGGCGAAGAAGGTCTGATTGATGGTGCGGGGTCGTTCCCCCGCACCTCCTCTAATTCTCATCTAAAAATAGGTATAATCATGAGAAAGCTTCTAATCGGTTTAGTAGCAGCCATTAGCTTTAGCGCGTTTGCAGGACAGGACGTGACCATTACCACCGGTCAACAGGGTTTAACGTACAACGCCACGTACGGCGTTAATCTTGCCAGTGCTCTGAACGAGTTCGGCAACAAGTCCACAGTGGTACCGTCAAAAGGTTCCCTGGACAACCTGGATAAAGTGGCTGCCGGTACGGCGCAGCTCGGCTTTACACAGGCAGACGCATTCCAGTTCTGGCGCGCACAGCACCCGAACGAAGCTCAGAACGTAGACATCGTTGGCCAGTTGGGTGACGAGTGTGTCTTCGTGGCTGTGAAGAAAGACGGTAAGGTCGGTGATGAAGCTGACCTCAAAGACAGCATTAAGATTGCTGTCGGTGAACCGGACTCTGGCTCATACGCCAGTTGGCAATACCTGCAAGGTTTGGTGAAGCAGTATTCGAAAACCGAAACCTATGCGAAAGGCGGCATCCGTTCTCTGTCCAAAGTGGCCACGGGTGAATACGACGCGTTCATGTGGGTAAGTGCGCCGGGCAAACCTAATAAGTTTCTGGAAGCGGTTAACCAGGAGAGTTCAGGTCTGAAACTCATCGACATGAACAACTGGAACGTCAACGACAAACTGCCTAACGGGCAAGCGGTCTACGAGAAGAAGTCCGCGAAAGTTGACAACAGCGCGTGGTTCGGTGGTGACGTTAAAGTCCCTTGCACCAAAACACTGGTAGTCGCTAATACCGATGCCGGTGACGATCTGCTGGAAGCCGTTTCATCCATCCTCCTGAAAAATGCACCACGCATCATGGGGACGGCCAAACAATAGCTGTGTGTTAATTGCACTGACGGGGCTGATATCCCTGTTGGAACGGTTTCATCTTTTGGGGTTGGATGAAGTGAAGAAACGTGGCACGCCAATAAGTCCACGTTAACCGGATTGCACAAAGAACTATCTGCGGGTAGGCAATCCTGCCGTTATGAACTTATCAGGTGACTAAACATGGAAGAGTTGTTCAGAGCGTTTCTGTACCGTATGGGTACCTGGTTGAAAGACCTCAAGCTCTGGAAGCTCGATACTTATTGGTTATCAGGATGTGGGACTGAACGCCATAAACCTGTTTTAGGACGAGAGTCCTCAACCCAGGCGACGTCTATTGTAGACGAAGGTCAAGCACCGGCCCATTAAGCCGACTCGCTGACATAGGCAACCTTCACCCCACAATCTGAATGTAACTGATGGGATTGAGTTCCCAGTGTGAATGAGCAGCAGTGTGCTGCAGTTGGCGCGGTACCTCATACGGCCGGTACGTCACGAAAAGAAAGTAAGTAGGGTTGGTGCTTGGAGGCGCTAAGACCGGAGTCCTGCTCTGGCTCAGAAGAAGAAGTCCATCAACCCCACTTAATGCGAGTATAGCTCAGCTGGTAGAGCATCTGGTTCCCAACCAGAGGGTCGTGAGTTCGAATCTCATTACTCGCTCCAATAAATCAACGACTTATAGCGATTTCCCCATTTCGCTACAAGACTGCACCAATATATGTAAAACACCCAAGACGTGTGCGAATTCGAAGTTGAGTTCTCAGACGTATTGGCGAGGTTCCCGAGCGGTTAAAGGGGGCAGACTGTAAATCTGTTGGCTTCGGCCTTCGTTGGTTCAAATCCAACCCGCGCCACCAATATTTGTTCCTGTCGTCTAGTGGTCCAGGACACCTGGTTTTCAACCAGGCAACCGGAGTTCAATTCTCCGCAGGAACGCCAAACAATGACACTGACCCTCGCCGCCTTTGAGCAGCTTAGAGGTCTGGCAGCCAATAAAAGCATCCACCGTCTACTGGGCCTGAGGGTCTCGGATAGAGGGTCGCTAAGCGCAGCCGTATAACTCCGTGGGATTCGGAGAAGTGTCACCCATTGTAGAGCCGTAGTCGAGTTGGTTAAGACGCCTCCCTGTCACGGAGGAGATCGTGGGTTCGAGCCCCATCGGTTCTGCCATTTTTAAATTGTCTCGTAGCTCAGTTGGTTAGAGCGCTCGCCTGATAAGCGGGAGGTCGGTAGTTCAAGTCTACTCGAGACAACCAGCATTATGGGAACATTGTCACCATCAGTGATGACAGGAGTGATGGATTCGTCCCCACTCGACTGGGTGGAAGCCTGGGTGTTCCCCCATTTAGTGGTGTATGTAGTTCAGCTGGTTAGAATACTGGCTTGTGACGTCAGTGGTCGAGAGTTCGAGTCTCTCCATACACCCCAGTTCCGGAGAATTGTCCGAGTGGCCGAAAGAGCTCCCCTGCTAAGGGAGTGGTGGCGCAAGCTGCCCGAAGGTTCGAATCCTTCATTCTCCGCCAAATCTATAGTCGCCTAGCTCAAGATTAGAGCACACCTTACGACCAATACTGACCAACACGCACCGCGGTGCAATAATGGCGGTGGCGTAGTGGTGCGGTTACCGGTTCAAGTCCGGTGGTGACTTCCCTTTTATCGACGGTAAGCAAAACTGTGATGCACTGTGCTCGCGAACAGACCAGGTGGGTTAGAATCCCATAACCGTTGACCTTACAATGAACCCGTTAGCTTGAGGAAAAAGCACCCGACCCATAATCGGATTTTTCACTGGTTCGAATCCAGTACGGTGTTCGCGATTTATGACTCTGTAGTTCAGTTGGTAGAACGGATGACTGTTAATTATCTCGTCGCAGGTTCGAGTCCTGCCGGAGTCGCCACTTTTGTGTTACCCTTGTCCCGGAGACATTCCTAAGACAAATCCATCCATGGTCGGGGGTAGCACGAAAAACCATTCGCTGTTCCGTATCCTTTACGTTAGTCTCCAGACGCGTTTCGGGGTACGGGATGGTGAACCACTTTCTGGTTGCATCATCATTTCCGTGAACCCTGCCTGGTGCGTTGGTGCGGATGTAACCGGAATCAATTAGCCCATGCCGATGCGCTAAATGTCTTCCGAACGCGACCCGCGTTCTGCCCAGGAAGACGCTCCTGTTGTAATTTCAATGCCAGTACCAGGGAAGCACCCACTCTTCGGAGTGGGTGTATTCTTTTTTATTTTTTTTGCATTCGAAAATATCACAGATATATTTTACCTATACGAGATGAGAAAACCTTATCTCCAAGCGACCCATTCGACTATAGCCTTAAAGGAGTTATACCATGCCACGTAATTACCGCCCTACTGCTGCTTCTGCTATTGATGGTTTAGTAGCCGCCCACTACAGCCGTGAAGAAGCCACCCGGATTCGTCCGTTCCTGCCTTTGCACTTTGATAACTACGTAGCGTTGCCGAGTGCGAACTACGAGTTCTGGAATGCGTACCGTGCGGTAGCCGATGCCCTGACGTACGACCGCCACAAGTTCCGTTTCTATTTCTGGCGTGACCAGGAAATGAATCACATCCCAACCAGCCCGTATGTGAAGATGCACTACGAGTCACCAACCTTTAGTGCCGAGTTTACCGTAATAGAGTTTATCCGCCACTTTGGCCAGGCTCTGTATACGGAACATGGCGGTGAAGGTCTCGGTCGTCGTTTGACCTACGTCAACGGTGGGTTGCGTATCAAGACCCGTGTCTTGCGTGACCTGTTCGATGCCGTGGGTGCACAAGACGATGCCCAGCAATTAACCGGCCGTCGGATAATGACGCAGAGGGTAGAAGTACCGCCTCCGGCGGATACCTTTAACGTGAAAGAAGTTCTGTCAGCCTGGCGGGCAGGTGAACGCATTCATCGGACGTTACACGGAAGTCGTTTCGACCGTAAAGCCCACTGGGTGAACCCGATGCAAGACGGTTATGACATTGCCCGTTATCTCGACTTGCAAGCTATGCGCCGGGACAAAGAAATCATTAGCCGTCATGAGTTCAATCGTCTGCGCTCTGATGTGTTAACGGTACTGACGTCGCCGGATATCTTCCCAGCGTACACGATGTACCACCGTTCCTTGATTCTCAATAACCACGTCTTCGGTGATAGCATTGACCCAACTGGGTACATGCGCTTGAACTTACCGCAAGTCGACCAGGTCTTTCCAATCGGTTACACCACACCGAAAAATACTATCAGTGTAACCATGCCAAACGACGTCTTCGATATGTTTACTCCCGAAGACTGGCACACCGTATTGTAGGTGAAGTCGATGCTTTGGGGTCCTTTGTGGCCCCATTTTTTTTTTGCATTTTTACGGCTCTGCTAATAGTTATAGGAGGTAGTCGCCGTGAAACATACAAGCTTAAACCACATCGAGTTTTACTCCGCCCTGAGTGACGGGCAAATCCCAACCACCTGCTTACCCGGTTGTGAATGGGAGCAACACCTTTTCCTGGATTTGATTCCCCTGTTGACAATGCACCCAGATTACATTCACTGGTTCCAGTCTCTGTCAGCAATTAAAGCTGTAGGGTTTCGCCGTGGCCCGGATATCCCCGTTGTTGATACCGGGATTAACATCACGCGTACCGAATGCACTTCACCCACCGAACGGTTTATCAACTCGTTTATGAAAGAGATGGCGCTGGCACTCAAAAGCAAAAGCCATCCCTATGAGGAGATTTTCGCGGTGTTACTGGACGGGTTTTATACATTCCAACTCAAACACTATAAAACATTGTCCACCCTACATTGACCTTTTTTACGGCACCTACCAATCCTTTTGGGAGTCTGTGCTGTAATAGATTCCAAAGGAGACGTATCATGAAGAAGAAACTGCGTCCGATGGACGTGATTATGGCTCACCCGGATTCTCTTCAGAATATCAAGCCACGCACTGAACTCGATGCCGCACTCATCGAGATGACGTTGTGGGGTTTCACATTTCATCCGGATGAACACCACAACACGCGACATTTGGATGTGGCCGCTGACGCGGAAATTGACTGGTCTGTACCAGACGGTTTTGACGATGTCGAAGCCTATGTTGCAAGCGCCACTCAACCTGCCCGATTCCCGGTTGCGGGTGAGGCTGAAAACATTATCTCTTTGCGCCGCTTACTTAACGCGCAGTCCGAGGTGGTTCGTGAAGGTGATGCGTGGGCTGCCGGTACCGCGTGCCATTTGAAGAACATGTTAACCCAGGGCAGTTAAAAAAGAAGTACCCCTACTCGAAAGAGTAGGGGGATGTTTCTTTTTTTCTTACGCTTTGTAGCGTCCGCCATTCAGATAGTTGTAACGGTTGCCCAGGTCATCGTTGTGTACCAGTGCACGCTGCATACGCGGGAGATTATCATCAAACATCTCACCGGCATCTGAGTACCCTTCGATGATATTACGGAAGGCACCAAACTCCATCCCGTTTTCAATCTTCCCGGCGTCCATATCGAACATCATCTTGTTATAGATTTGTTCTTTGGTAGCATAGACGGCCAGATCGGCAACCACCGGCCAGAAAGGCGCTTTGATTTCGTTCAGGTCATCGGACAGCATGAACTTCGCCATGATTTTGGTGGCGTACACAAACATACCAGGATCTTTGATACGGATGACATTCGGCCCCAACACTTTACATTCTGGGGAACCGATACGCGGCATTGCAGACTGGCTATCCACCACCTGTTGAGTCGAGGCCATTATCCCGGACGTTGCACCGTCAAGATATGAACCTGCGGGCGGTAGCGTGTACGCCTGCCCGGCGACCGGAGTGACCGCGAGATGTGCATCAATAAGCGGACGACCACCGGTTTTGATGTCGTCGATGTAATAGACACGACTGTAGTAGTCTTGCGTATCGTTTTCAAAGGCGACCCCCTGTAAGTCAATCTCGGTGTATTGACCCATGCGGGAGACCTCAGGGATCAGATACTCTTTAAAGACCTTTTCCATAATCTCATTATCCAGAGACGAGGCGATGCCAAGCAGGCGCATGTTCTCCGGGACAAACGCAGCCCGTAAAATGGGCTCCGGTATTTTCCGACGTACACGCCGGAGGCAATAATCGATAACACTCATTCTAGAGCTCCTGTGAAGCACGTACGACGATTCATAGCATCGGGTAATGCAGTGTATACTGCCAATAAAAAATACGCGTAGCGCCCTTCCTGTGCGCACCATACTCGAAGATATTTTGCATAGATATTATCTTCGTGAAGTTCCCCTTAAGGAGTATTAAATGACGCGCGTGTTTTTCAATTTTCGATTAGACGTGAGTCACATTCTTGATACCAGTCCGGAACTAACCTTGCTCTGTATGCAAGAGTTAATCTTTCCTGGACTTCATGACTTACCGTCTGAGCAATTAAGCATTGCCGAAAGATATTTCGGCTCGGAAGCGTGGTACACGATCTCGGCACTCGGTCCATACCATCGTAATCCTTTCCTTTATAATAACGGAGTTGTGCAAACGTGGTCAGAATTCACCTCGAGCCAAATGCGGTTCATAATTGCTTCTGGAGCGCAGTGGAATCATCCTCATATGCTACCACTTTGCGGATGACACCCCAAGAGAAGCAGACTGTTACTGTACAGCTACTTCACACAGCACTGGAAGATATCTTCTACTCCATTCCTGAACAACCAAACTGTCGTTTACCGGATCATCTGGAACCGTTTGTGGATGCGTTTGATTTGTCAATGGCATTAGTCGCTGACCAACTCATCGCCCCACCGAAACGGATTCAGCGCCGGACAATGATGGTTTCCCATGACGGGTTGGGTTCGTCACCAATGGGATATAATCGTCAGGAAGTCGCGGTGTTAAAACCAACGCGTTATCTGTTGGGGATAGCGTTTGAACCTTGCTACGATGTGTTTCTCGATGAAGTCGAGAACGTTATCAAAGCTGCGTTCATTGCCGCGAAGCAGCCGTTCAATCGTTACGCGACGGTAGAGGTTGAACCTCATCTTACCCCGCGTGGTCAAGTGGCCTCACTGGAGCTCAAAATTGGAGAGGACATCAGATTCATCCACTACCGCAAGTCCTTCCCAAACAAAAGATATCGTCCACATGACGCTCATCGACCATATCGCGAGCAAGGCGTATCTGAGGATTTTGAATGATGATGTGCTGGTTCGTCGGGAAGGTTACGACGTGCAGCAAATCAAACACATTATCCTGGACTTGATTGAGTATTTCGTGGGCAATGTAACCGAACACGGTGCATGGGACAGTCGTGTCGTGGCGGCTATCGTAAATTGTTACCGGCGTTCTACCGCTGCCGAAGTAAGCATGATGGCAGTACATGTCCGTCAGGCCATGAGTGAGGAAATGGGCATTCCTCTCAAAGGCTGGCGATATCACTACCGGATAGTGGGTAGGTTTATCCGCTTTATCCCTCGGAAGATGACTGACATTTATGATGACTATCTACCTTGACTTTCCGCACACCTATACGGAAATCATGTCGATTGTCAAGAAGTTTGCGTACAAGGGTTATCTGGATGTATCGGATACAGTTGATTACTATCTCGAGCAACTTATCCGGTTGGAGGTTATGCGACGTCGTCATGACATTGCGTATCCCATACTCCGTGATATCTTTGGCGATATGGTAAGACGGCACCCGATACTTGACCCTAACGAAGAATACTTCAACAGTCGAGCAATCGAAACTTATTTACAGCATTCCACTCGTTTATGGGAATTAGTGGAACAGGAGTTGACCATGCTCCCCAGTTCTGATTTTCTGCTCTGGCATGTGGAGTTCGGAATCTGGAAAATGTATACAGCAGGAGTGACCCATGTTGGATAGCGAATATTTCTTTATCCCGGACTACCAGCTTATCTGCGGTCCGCTCTCGGAGTTCGATCCCAATGCCGTTCTTCGAGAGGTGAATGATGACCTGAACAGCATCATCAATTTGGCGATGTCGTTTGTGGAAAAGGGTACCATTGGGGACAACGTGGGATTCAGTATGCCGAAGACGTTTGACTACGTGGCGCGTGAACTGAACTCCCACGGCTACGTCATCGAAGGTGACGCAGTGATTGAGTACGCTGTCGCTATTCAGGAAGTCGGCAAAGCGTTTATGACCGCCGTGTCTAACCACCCGTATTGGTTTACTCGATACGGAACCTGGGTAGGTGCGCGATACGGTGCGAAAAGTCGCACCGGGGGTGTTGAGTTTCTGCTGCGTTATTCCATGCAGAAGTTTCCACAATACGAACAACCAGGGATGGCTGAGCGTGTGACGCCAACATTACTGGCAGTAATCGAAATGCTGTTTGGTAATCTTGGAGGGAAGCTATGAGACTCATTTACGACGTGCCCAACGAAGTCAACCGTTATGGCTCGTTAAAGTTCTTTGAGAATGTGCGCGATAACGTCCTCGGTTGTATCGAGGCCGGAAATCTGGAAATTGCTGAACACAACATTCGGCAGTTCTATCAGGACTATGCCTGGGCGTACATCATTGCTACCAAGTACCGCAACCCAGACATGCTTGACAGTTTGCTGATGCACATGACCTGTAACCCGATTGGGAACTGGAATCCGCAATGCGACTCATCCGGCATGGAAATTCAATTAGGTGCGAATCCCGGTGATAAGCTGTTGCCACAACACATGCTTATTATCGATGATGCGTTCTCAGAAACCGAAGACGAGAGCAGCACGTTTCTCTGTGCCGAAGACAGCGATGAGCTAAATCATTTCGCTGCATTGGTGGCAGCGAAGGAGCAACTAACAAAAGAGCTATCTACCCGAACCGGGTTAGCTGCTCTGATTGAATCGATGTTACCAGGCGAAATCGTCAGTTACATCGGGGAATCATTTGAAGGTATGGTGGTGATCTGCAATGAAACTTTACTTGGACGTGGCGGAAATCTACAACTTTGATGAGCTGATTGAACGGGCACACCTCGCGAACGAGAACGAGGTGGAGCCCGCTATCGCTTATTTATTTCTGGCGAAGTACGCCGAAGAAACCGTGCGTTCTATTGCAAAGCGTGCCGGTGAGGGTGAAGGGTTCTTAACCTTTATTGCACCTGAGCCTCATCTTATTGTGACGCAGTTATCCCAAATGTGGGGTCGCGAGAAGGTGGTACCGTTGCTGATGTCGCACATGTCGTGGAAGATTAGCGAAGACGTTCAGTTTACCCGTATCCTCAATACTGTGGAGCGGATGTGGACAGAAACCGGTCTTCCGCGAGAAGAAGCGGCTAAACGCACCCAGGTCTCTCTCCTTATGAAAGAGATAGGTAGTGCAACCATTTGCGTAGAATGTTAAGGGGCGAAGATGTTATATAGGGTGAGAGCGAACCACCTTATTTGCGTCGACTTAGGTGTGCTGGGTTATGTAAACGATGGCGAATGGTTCTTGCAGCGGGTGATTCAGTACATCCGCAGCATCCCCCGACTCCATATCAGTTTACCGGTGGAAGAATTGAATGAAGCGGAGCTCCACCGGAATACCGGTTGGGCGCTGTTGTCTTCCACACGGGAACTGCGTTTCCCTGGCACCCGTTCAGATTTCCATCAGCTGAGCGAATACCTGAGGGCGTTGAATGTTGAGTACCGTCGCTGGAAGTTTGACGAGATGATGGAAAGCGGGTCACCGAGTGTCGTGTTCGATGACCTGAAACCGTTGTTGGCTGTCTACGAACAGTGTAAGACTCAGGGTGAATCTGCGTGGGATGTCCTGCGCGAATATGCCAATGGTTTGATGCTGCAGGCCATCTGTGATGCAGTCAAGGAACATTTCGCCGAACCGATGGATATGTTTATGACCGTACACAAAGACCAAGTCAAGAGCTTCGACCTGTACATTCACTTTCCGGTGGAAGGGATGTCGGCACTTGATTTGAAGTTGATGGTAGATGTCCCGGAGGAGTGATGTACGACGTTAAGAGTATCGAACCGGGGAGCGTGATAAACATCGTTTATGACACCCCACTAAAAGGCAATGAATCCCGCGTACTGGTGCTGGCCTCCAACGTGGGTTTCGACCTGGCGAAAACGTATATGGATGTGCGAGCCGAACAGAAGAACATCTATTCTTCTCTCGTCGCACAACCGGATGACGATCCGACCAAATACACCTACCTGCTGTTTAAAGGTGCGGATGGCAAACCAACGGTTGCGGCAGATGCGTGGATTCGTAATGTCGCTATCGTGCAGACCATCCAGGTACAGTTCAAAGTGACCCTGGATAACAAACAGGAAATCGATGACCTGAAACTGGCACTGGCAGCGCGCGGGTTCAATGATGTGAAGTTTGAAATCATTGAAAACGTGGCAGGTTAAGATTGACCCACTCTTCGGAGTGGGCTTTCTTTTTTTTTTTCTTTTTTCACGTATCTGACCAGTCTTATAGCTGAGAATACACCAAGGGGCCAGACGTGGAATACAACTCACCATTTCGTCTATCGCAAGACGAATACCATCGAGATATCGACATTATCGATGCGTACTACGAACAGTTGGCCTTATACATCCACACCGTAACTGCCGGTAAATACTCGATTGAGTTTTGCCGTGAGCAAGTTGAAGATATGTTCAAGCCGGGCGGCGAGCTGCTGCATGAATTTCCGGTTTGTAAGATGTGGGTGCGCAACCAAAAGACCGGCGACCGTGAAGAGAAATACACCACGGTTGACCGCCTGTTCCGTACAGTAATTGACAAGCAAATTATTTCGGCCCCGTCATTGACCTTCTACGTGCCTGAGCATGTTAAGCGTTCTAAGCTTGCGGAGTTTACCGCAGAGAACGTGCGTAAACGTGCCGTGGTAAAGAAAGAAATGTACGTGGCCGCCGCAGCGGGTAACGAAGTCTTAAAGATTAACAAAAAGAACGAACAGAACGCCGTTAAGACTTTGAACAACGGGATGTCGGGCGCGTTCTCGTCACCGTACACCGTTATCTTTAACCAGTCTTCGCACTCGGTACTGACATCTACCTGTCGTACAGCGACTTCGTTTGGTAATGCCGGTAACGAACGTTTGTTGGGCGGTCGTCGCCACTACGACACACCGTCGCGTGTTCTGGATCACTTCCTGTCTATCGGTACCCTTACCGACTGGATTGGATTCAAAGAGTGCATGGACAAATACAACCTGCACTATCCAACCGTCGACGAAGTCATGGAAGTGGTGGAGCATTCTGCGAAAGATTACTTCATCAACCCAGAAGGTATGGCGTTCATTCGTCAGTACGCCACTAACACAACTGCACTGACGCGTGCAGCGTTCGTGTACATGGGCGACTTCTATCACCTGGCCAAGTACAACGATCAATTCATGCGTGGGTTTATCGGTGCGTTGATTGCCGAGGAGATGGAAGACGAAATCACGGATTGGGACGCCGCTGAGAAATCGATTGATGGGGACATGGAGATTATTATCTCTCAGTTCCGCACTGATATCGTGCCGCTCGGTAAGTCGTTCTCTGATGTGAAGTTAAAAGATGAAGACACGAACAAAGCTGAGCCGTGGGACAAGCAGGACAAATACAAAGAGCTGATTCGCTCTGCGGTGTACCTGCAGAAAACCATTGGGCAGTATGCGTGTTTGATTAAGAATATCCTGACCACCAAAAACCTGCCGATTAACATCGCCAGGATGCCTGATGTGGTACGTAGCGTGGGTGTAGTATCTGATACCGACTCCACGATGATGACCGCACAGTGGTGGGCAAAGTGGTACACCGGTAAGCACTATGGGGTTGAAGCAACCCGTGTTTCTGATGCGATGATTTACCTGACGACGCAACACCTGCGCCATTTAATGGCCAGTATGTCAGCAAACATCGGTGTGGCAAAAGAGCGTCTGTTCCTGTACGCAATGAAGAACGAGTACAAGTTCGACTCCTTTGCACTGACCACCAAAGCTAAGCACTACTTCTCCATTATTACCGGACAGGAAGGCCAGCTGAAGAAAGACCCAGAGCTCGAAGTGAAGGGTGTGTCTCTGCGTACGTCTAACATTCCGCCGGTTATCATGAAAGAGTTCAAACGCACTATTAAAGAACTCTGTAAGATTGTAGCGCGGGGCGATAAAATTGAAATCATCCCACTGCTGGAAAAAGTCGCCGGTATTGAACACACCGTGGCCGACTCCATCCGTAGTGGTAATGCGGGTTATCTGAAAACCACCAACATCAAGGAACGTACCGCCTACAACGAGAACGACGAGAAGAACTATCACTACCACCGCTTCTACAACGAGGTCTTTGGGCCGAAGTTTGGCTTTATCGGCGAACCACCGTATGATGCGGTAAAACTGCCGGTGAGTCTGCAGACCAAGACAGCGGTAAAAGAGTGGCTGGAGTCGATTAAAGATCCGATGATTAAAGCTTCGGCTACCCAGTGGTTTGAAGCGAACAACTTCCGTACTTACCGTACACTGATTCTGCCAGAGCACCTGGTAGAGAACTACGGCATTCCACAGGAGCTGATCAATGTCGCGGATATCCGTCGTACTGCATTTGCAACAGTAGAACCTTACTACCACATCCTGGAATGTCTGGGTGTGTTCATGATGGATAAGAACCGTACCCGTCTGCTGTCGGATTACTACGGCGAATCGTTGGATGCGGAGTTGGCTGAGGAACTGGCAGCCATCACCTATGTGAAGAATGATGAGCGTGAGGATGAAGACGAAGATGAGGACGAGGGTGGTGAAGAATAATGTACCGTAATCCGGCTATCGCATCTGCAATGATAAACGAAATCCGTAAAGACCTGGAAGACCGGAACTGTACGGAAATCACTTTACATCGTGGCGGTGAGTTCATTCACATCACCGCTATCGATCCCAAGAAGAAACGCCAGATAAGCGTTTACGGCCAGCCGTACTTGGCACAGGAGAATAAATGAAAGAGGATGAGAAGCCGTCCGTGAATATTCCGGACTACCGGATTCCCCTCGGCATGGTGATTGAACAGCGAGGTGGTAAAGGAACAGCTGTTACTGTTACCTACCATCCAAGCTCGCCGGTGGGGCGTCAGCTATTAAAAGAAATGGACTACCGTTACGTCGCCCTGCTCGATAGGGATGAGGGCGATGTTCCGGAATACGATGACTGCTACTTCACCAAAGAGCAGGCTATCGTCGAAATGCTAAACGTCCTCCCCTGGACACGGAATCAGTTCCGCCTGCATGACGGGTATGTGGGTGTGGAAGTGCATGGCCCGAACACTATCATCGACATGGACTTTATTGTCATGGATAAGCAGGGGCGGACACGGCTACACCGTTTCACCGATGAGAACATCGCGAGTATTTGTAAAGATCTCGGCGTGCAGTTCTATCAGGCGAAAAAAAGAAAGGGATAACCCTACACCGAAGTGTAGAGTTATTTACCTATTATATGGGAGATTCGAAAGAATCTTTGCTGGGAGAGGGTAAGTGTCAATTTTCGAGGGCTGCGTACAACGGCTTAATCAGGTTCAGTTGCAGATACGTTTGCAGTGACCGGGTTTGACGTTGGAGCACCTTAGAATCCTCAAAGCGGGCGATGTCGATGTTCAGGTTCGATTTGAACTTGTCCATGCTCGGGTTGTTGTATTGCAACGCGAACAACGCCCAGTACCAGTTAATGATGTTCTGGTGCCAGCTGGCCTGTGTTGTTGCACCGGAGTAATGGTGCTGCACACGGTCAACTGCTGTAGAAGGATTTGCAGGGTCTTCGAAGAATTGGGGTACGTGGGCTAATACCGCACCGGGGTGTGGTGTTCCCGCGAGAAGACTTTTGCGAATGTTCCGTGCGTGCCGTACCGCGAGGTCGTGTAACGGCGGAACATTGATAACGCGCATCGGCAGGTCATCTTCCATCTCTTGGTCAAACGCGACTGCCCGATGGACATTCAGAAATGCGATGTCCATATAGCTCGGTAACATGCGGGTAATCACATGACGCTGAGCATAAACCACGCTGGTCATCTGTTCTGTTGACTTCCGGTAATGTTGTTCTGCAAGAACATATTGCCAGAGTAAGGCGACCAGGTTAATTTCAATGATTGCCACACCCCGAGGACGGTTATCACCAAACTGCCAGTTCAGATTGGTATACTCGTGGTAGAGGTAAACGGCGGGGGTGTAATCACGAAATGGCAGATCCGGATCTACCGGGCGAGCGACGAGTGAGATCAACTCATCTTGTCCCTCAATAAAGGCACCGTTGTACACTTGCCCAAAGTTGCCGGGCGAGATTAAACGTAGCGCATTACCAATATCGGAAAGCTTGCGACGGCAGGCCCATTCGATATCGAGGTAGTCCGGGTCGGCTGCATAGCCGATACTGGATAGGATTTTCAAGATGAGGTGACCGGATTCCACACGCGTCTGCACCGATTCGAGATAGTTACGAATGCGCTGCTGATTATTTTTTACGGCAGCAACCAATTGTATAGCGGAGGGGTCCGCGACGTGACCCTTTATGGCCACTTGGTTTAACTCGGCTTGACTGAACATGACGGGCTCCTTTGGTTCCACATAGGAACTGGTCACAGTCAAAAAAATTACAGATTGATATTATCATAGTGAGAGTTCCGGACATTTGCGTGGTATATGTGATTCGCAATAAGCGACGGCTTACTTGTATCCCATAAATTCTCAGGCAGATATTATTACTGTGAACTTCACTACGATTGATATAAAACCACTTAAGGAATATTTACCATGGTAAAAGTAGTAGACAACAACCAGAACGCATCTCAGAACAACACCGCTTCTCAGGAAACTGTGAACACGGCACCTCTGGGTGGTTCTCAGCAGACTTCTTCTGCAGCCACTGCTGTTAGCTCTCTGGGCAACGTCGGTACCTTCGACCGTGCCTTTGGCTGGCAGAGCACTAACTCTTACGCTTCCGCCTATATCGCACAGCTCGAAGAACTGGCGAAAGAAAACCCTTACCTGCGCGGCTTCAAATGGGGCATCGTAGAAGGCGTCGGTGCCGAGATGGGTTCCGCAGCGTATATCGCTGGCGACTACAACGGCCACTGGCTCTACGGTATCCTGTTCTTCGAACGCGGTCAGTCTCTGCGTCTGAAAGAATCTGTGAACGGTGCAGAATCCTACTACACCATCACTGAGCTGCTGGATACTGAGTTCCTGAAAACTGTATCCAAAACTATCCAGGGTACGCACCAGCTGCCGAACGCGCACTTCATGTCCGTCAACTCCGTACCGGATCTCGGTAAGCAGCTGACCAAAGAGTGGGCACAGCAGCTGACCGGCCAACTGGCGCTGGGCATCTTCGGTCGTATCCAGGGCTTCCTGGGCCAGATGCAGCTGAGCAAATCTGATCGCTTCACCGCGCAGGTCTTCCAGCTGGACGACGGCTCTGTGCTGGACGGTAACGGCCATGCGCAGCGTGCTGACTTCGGTGTGACGCTGGAACACGTTCCGGCTACCAGCGATAACGCTACCCCGACCCTGATGGACAACAGCCAGGCTCAGGTCTATCCGCGTGTTCACGGTGTTGGCTATGTCAACATGCGTTTCACCGGTCAGAAACCTGCGGTCAACGGCGTGGTCGATCTGAAACAGCTGCAGGCGGAAATCGTCGTGTCGCTGATGGACTCTCAGGCAGAAGGTTCTCGCGTTCCGATGGAACGTCAGGTACTGGAGCTGGCAGCCTTCGCAGAAATCGCCTCTATCGGCGGCTGGCGCGAACTGTTCATGAAGGGTCTGAACAAATCTGACCGTAAATGGTCTCGTGTTGTTGAGTACCTGAACTGGGGTACCGATGCACGTCCGGACATCTCCAAAATCGACAATAGTCGCGAAGCTATTGAAGGTTGCCTGGATATGTTCGCACCGCGTGAAGCAGCGCTGGTTGTCAGCCATCGTGCCGGTAACGGTATCGGCGGCCTGAGCACCATCCTGTCTGAAATTGCCAACGGTTCCGACATCGCACTGAAACAGCTCCTCACCATTCTGAATGGCATGACCCCGAAAGCCAAAAAGAACAACGACGAGCTGGTCGGCAACACTGGCGTGAAGAACTTCACTCAGCGCTTTGCTACTGCACTGGGCAAAGACACCATCACCTGCTCTGACATCGTGAAAGCGGCCGTACCGAACGTATCTGGTGTTTACACCGGCAACGCTCAGAAACGCAGCTTCCAGGATATGGACCTGGTGTCGGTACTGACGAAGTTCGGCGACAACCAAACTGATGTGTACACCTACCTGCACGCTCAGTCCTACTCCCACCGTGAACTGAACGCCCGTGCTCAGCGTATCTACATGCTGAAACTGGCAGCGGTTCTGTTCGGTGCTAAAGATGCGCGCACTACCGGCGAATCTCTGGATATGGCTCTGAACCCGATCTTCGGTAAATGCGTGCTGGACTTCGTACGTGAGAACTGCAACTGGCAGCTGACTGGCGTATCTGCGCACAACAGCATCGCTAACTCCCTGTTCTTCAACAACGGCGGTGAGAACTTCACCCTGTCTGGAACTGGTAGCAGCGCGCAGGGTTCTGACTACTCTCTGGGTGTGTCAATCGGTAGCCTCGACCTGGGCCTGTAAGGCTGGGTTAGGCAGGTTGTAGTAAGTTAGGTAGGGACAGGGGCTAACGCTCCTGTCCCTTCTCTCTTTTTTTGTTGAGGTTGCAGCGTGGAAAGGGCACCGAAGTATTACGGCGTATCAGGCCGATTGATTAACCATGACGGGTATTTGCGTGACCTCTATATTGAGGCTGCTGCAAAAGGCATTAAACCGCCAACCGTTATTAACGACGTTGCCGAGAACGGAGATGCAATTGAAACAGCCGAGCTTATCGATCAGATAATTCAGAACCGCATTGTTGATGAGGAACTGAATTCGGCACCCATCTGTAGCCTGACCTGCGAGAAACCGATTGCACACCGCCCCAACCTGGGACGTAAGTGTCCAACCTGTGGCTACGTAGTGACGGAGCATCGCATTGAGTCTGAAGTCTGGATTCGTGCACCAGAAGAGATGGGCAATTTCATTAACCCGCGTTTCTGGAGTTTGTTTAACGCCTTCTTTGGCAGCAAGTTTAAGAAGTTCGACCGCAACAAGGTCACGGTAGAACGTGGGTCGGATTTGATGATGTGGATGATCGATCCCTATTATCGTCCGGACGAACCTGACGGGAAACGTGCCCATGTGGTGAAACGCATCTTAGAAGAACATCGCTTCGAGCGTGGATTACGGAACTTCGTCGACCACCACAAAACAATCTTCGCCATCTTAACCAGCAGTGAAGCATGGCGTGAAATCTATCCACCAACCCGACACAATGCACGCGACAGTGAATTGCAGCGGATGCAGTGGAAGACAATGTTTGAAACACAAGCGCACGCAATGTTCCCAACGCATTTGCCACTTATCTCTCCGAAGCTGATTGTGACGGAGGAAGGGCGACGTGGGGTCATGATAGATCCGGTATTTACCGGCGCTATTGATGCGGTGAAAAATATTGCGCTGTTGTATACTCGCAGTAAGTCGCTGGAACCTCGCTTCTTGGTGAGTAAAGCGATTAAGGCAAACCGTCAGTTGGCGTACTTCTACATCGATTATCGCCGTGAGTCGATGGAAGGCAAACCTGGTCACTACCGTGCGAAGATAGGTTCAACCTATATTCCATTCGGTGGCCGTGCAACGATTTCTCCGATCTCGGAACCACACGATGCCTGGAAACTCAAAGCACCATGGCGTTGGTCGGTGGGTCTGATGGCCGTCGATATCGAGAACAAGTTGCTACGCCGGGGGTACAGTCCTCGCCAGTGCGAACGCATCGTCGCGAAAGCGTGTATGCAGTATATCCCACTGGTCCACGAAATCTTCAAAGAGCTGATAGCCGAATCGCCTGGCGGCTTGGGGATTATGGTTGAGCCACTGCGTAACCCAACGTTGGTACAGTTGTCCGTACAGACGTTGTACATCGATGAGATTGTCACCGATGTGAACCAGTGTTCTCTGCGTATCTCTGACCGTGTTATTAAGATGGCGAACGGTGACTTCGATGGCGACCAATTCCAGGTACGTCGTCCGGTTGACCAGCGTGAAATGGAGCTGGCCCTGGCATACCGTCCAGACAATGGCTTTATGTCCAGTACCGATGTGGATCGTGTCGAACATGGCATGATTTTACATAACGAGCTTATCAGTATGCAGAACCAGTTCCTCATGGAAGCAGATGAGGATGATGTAATGGGGCTGCCGTTAGAAGAGATTCTTGCACAGGAGTAATGAATGGCAGGCATGTGGTTGCAAGGCAGTACCGTCTGGGGCAGACAGTCGGAAGGTTCTGGGATGTTCGATACATTCAAAGAGCAATTTACGCTCGACGGAATCGCCTCCGATATGCTCGACAGCGTCAAGAAACATACCAGTGAGCTTATCTCGCTGGAGCGTTGGCGTGAGACGTTTAGTGCCGCACGTAAGTTACGTTATAATGACGTGACCGACGTGGTGCGACAGCTCGATGAGCTGGGTGATTTCCAGTTCGCCAACGAGGCATTGCAGCCTTTCCTCGTAGCCATGCCAGAGTATCGTAAGCTGTATAACGAGAAGATGGCCACTGGTTATGAGAACGGATATTCACAAATCGATGCGTTCCGCGGTAATGCGTATATGCACACCGACGACAACTATCGTGAAGTGACATCCGGGATGAGTACGCAGTACGACGACGAGAAGATTTGGATTTGGGCGTCCAATGAAAATCGTGCAAACCGTCTTACGAGTATTCAGAAGGTGGAAATGCAAATCAACTGGACACGTATGCGGGACTTCGACTGGGAAGATGGTGATCCCTGTTCGGAACTCGGCGCAACGTGCTAAGAAAGGAAGGGGCTTCGGCCTCTTCTTTTTTTCTAAAGAGGAAGAGAAGATGCCGATAGCTGTTGGTACCGTTTCAACCCGTGGGTGGGCGCGCACAGCAAAGGAACAGATCCGAGAACTGATGAATCATTACACTGAGGCCGGTTTTAGCCAGTCGCAGATTTATCAGGGCAACGTGAAATCCTTAGCAAAAGCGCAACAAATCTTTTCACAAGATCCCGAGGGGTTGGCCAACCGAATTAAATCCGACCTGGAGAACCTGTACGGGAATGTGTTCCCGGAAGGTGTCGAGGTAGAAACGACCTGGGAGTATCTCCAGGATTCGGATGTGCGTTATCGCATTACCATCTCTTTGCGTGTCATGAAGAACGGAGAGTGGATTGATGCGATTCGCTATGTGGAAACAGAAAGTAGTACAGTAGAGGACGAATCATGAGCCATAAGCCGGGTGAGTTTAACGGGGTACCCATCGACCGTTTAGATGGGAAGATGAAGTTTGAATACGAGAAGCTGGTTGATTACGAGCAGGAGTTGCTGGGCGGTCAGAATGTGTGCAGTACGTTTACCGAAGCCATGTTCCGTCGCCAAGGCTTGCCGCTGCTGACCGGGATGCTGGATGGGTCGTTTAATGATGCGGCCTGGGAAAGCTACGTCGGTAATGCGTTCGTGCCCCTGCAAATCGTATCAGACATGGATCACTCCAAACTGCTGTTTACGATCCCGCCACTGATGAATACCGGGCGTTCTCTCCAGCACGTTGAAGGGCAGGTCAGCTTAACCGAAGAGACGGAGAACATCCGTTTACAGGCTGATATTCTCTCCGAAGTCGGTGAGCAGCAAATGCACCAGATGATTGACCAAACCCTGGAAGGGATTGAGCAGTTGTCGTATCTGGAAAATGCGATTGCCGCCAAGTACAAAATCGATCTCATTAACTGGGTCTTCCGCCGTTATCAGGTCGGGGGGCAGTTAGAATACCCGGAAGGTTTACTGGACGTGGTCGCGTATGCTGAGAAGCGTGGCGTTGCCGGAGCACAGGCAACCACACAAACCTCAGTTGTGCCAAACCAGCAAGGTAAAGCACAAGCGCAGCCACAGCCACAAGTTAAAGCGGGCGGTATCGGCGATGGTGATGACGATTACTAATCCTCCACACAAACCTGTGGGGGTGAAGCGAATCTTCAGTACCGGGGATGTGCACCTGCTGCATAAGCGGGTGCCAACCTGGCACATTGTCATGGTGTTTAAAGAGGCACTGTTGGCATGTGGAAATACGATTGATGCCCTTTATATAGCCGGGGATTTATTTGATGATTCCCGACAGTTGCGCCAAGAGGACTCCCATGAAGCAGTGGGCTTTCTGACCTGGTTGCTCAACTGGGCAAAAGAGACAAACACGGCTGTCCGTGTTGTGGAAGGTACGCCGTCACACGATCACAATCAATCGAAGATCGTCGAGTCACTCAATGCAACCATTGGTGCCGATTGTCTGTATCTCGAGAAGATTGGCGTCTTTTACGATAGCGCACTGGAAACGTATGTCGGTTGGGTGCAGGATGAGTACAAGGCCAACGGCGCACCTGAAATCAATGCCAAATCCACCGAGGCGGAAATGGCAGAGTTGATGGCAACACGCGGTCTGGAGAAAGTAGGTTTCTTCTTCATGCACGGTTGTTTCCAGTTCCAACTCCCGATAGAGTCGCCCCGTTCGTTTAACGAAGAGTTTTGGGAATCGAGAGTCGAGCATTTGATAATCATTCACCACGACCATAGACGTAAACAGAAGGGAAAGATTCGTGTCACCGGCAGCCCTGAGCGGTTGTCACAAGGTGAAGAAGAAGACAAGGGTTTTGCCATTGTCGATTTCACCCCTGAGATTGCACGAGATTATTTCTTGGTCAATCCGCGCGCTTGCCCTCAGCGTAAAGTGCGGGCACAGGAAGACTACGAAGCGCAATACGCCGAATGTCTCTCTGCGTTAGAGTATATCGATTCCCATCCGTCCGCTTGTATCGGTCGGTTCGAAGTCGAGTATTACCCCGGTTCTCCACTGGCCGAGCATGTGAATCAGTGGAAAAAAGAATATTCGTTCCACGTATCTGGGGAACGGGTACGAACCTCCGAAGAGGAGGAGTTGTTGGTACAAGGCTTCTCTATCGATGCACCTGTCGATGAGATTATTACGCAAGACAACGTCGAGCGTATCATGTTGGAAGAGTTGGCACCGTTTAAATACGATGCTGCTATTGTCACCAGCATTATCAGGAGCGTTGCATGACCCCGATTAGCGTAGACCGCAAATTTGGGTTTTATCAGATGTCCATCGCCACTTCACTGGCGTTTGAAGGGCTACTTCATAGCGGCGAATATGCCGACTGGAAAGGCGAACTGCCCATCCATGACTATCAGGAAATTTTCCTGAATCTCCGGACCTTGTTCCGTAACGCATTTTACGCGTTTGAAGAGAACCGTGAACGATTAACAGCTGACGTCTTACTGACATCGATTGAAGAAGATATTACAAATATCATGGCTACCGCGCAAGCGGTAGCCCCTTCGGTGTTATGTGTGCCGTACATGTGCACGTATAAAAGCGTGAACAAAGTGTTCCCGGAAGCTTCATTCCGTTCTATTGCCAGCGGTGAAAACAAGATGACGCCGACCATGCTCCACTATAATGCACTGGAGCATGACACGCTGAAACTGTTCGATGAGAAGTGGCCCGAAGCTTACCGTAAGTTTGATGTCTTTCCAGACGGTAAGCAAGACACACTGATGTTAACCCATCTGCCAGCAGACCTGTTGGCGCGTACTGATTTTCCAAAGTTAGGCTTGTTAGAGTCCCATACCGGAAAGGTGAAGACCCAACTGGAATGGTACACCAAGCTGAACAACAAACCCGAGCAGATACCGTTCAACAAAGCGTTTTTAACTATCTTTGGTGATGCGTATATGTTCGCTCCGTTAGACCGTAAAGTCCGGGGTGTGTTACTGAAAACAGCGGAGAAATACCACTGGCGTCAGGATACCACCATGGACAGGATTCACAGTTGCTTGCGCTTAATGAATGAACCGCATGTGATGGAATTCTTACGTCGCTGCTCCCGCTAAAAATTTACGCATTAGGGTTATCCTGTGGGAACCCAAACATGCTTTTCCGAAGGAATTAATTTAATGGTCAATCAAAACATCTTCAAAGAAAAATGGCTTTATCCGCAGACTGAACCGGATCAGCAGAACCGTACCCGTAAGTTGGGTATCGAGCCGAATGATTTTAACGGTGACGTCGAAGGGATGAAGTTCAACTATTCCTTCGCGAAAGGCGAAGGTCTGTATTTCTCAGCACCTTTGTCTGTGTGTCGTGACATCGTCGACAGCCTTCAGTCTACGCTGATGAAATCAGAAAAGTCGGTCATCAAGTTCACGAACGAAAACGGTAACAAACCGCCGGTAAGTCTTCACGTTGGTCGTGATGAGAACCTGGTACCGTTCATGGCTATCTCTGGTGAAATCCAGGGCGCAGGCGCGCGCCAGAAGAAGTTCTACTTCTCTTACCCGAAAGGCTTCCGTGTATTCCGTAACGGTGAGCAGGTAAGCGATCTGGAACTGGCGGAACGCGCAGCGCGCGCTTTCATCAAGAACTTCGAACTGTTCGTTACAGATCTCGAAGAGAAGTACAAACCGCGTGAGTTCAACAACACTGGCGGTGGAAACTTCGGTCGTGGCGGCTACAATGGTGGTGGCGGTAATGGTGGTGGCAACCGTGGTAACGGTGGCGGCTATCAGCAACAGCAACAATCTCAGCCTCCGTCAACAACTGACAGCTACGACGATTTCGTATAAAAAATAAAGCGCAGAGCCCGAGGGATATCCCTCGGGCTATAAAGCAGCTATGTGTATCAGAGTGCAGTGAAAGAGAACTGAGATAGATATTATCTTGGTGCAATCGACTATTCGCGGAGCTTTACCATAATGAAAATTGAGAAAATTCGTGACCGCCTGGTCGTCCGATTGGGCGATAGTGAGGTAGGATTCAACGGCTTTCGTGGCAGCCGTAAAGACCAGAATGTTCCGGAGATTTACGACGCCAAGGGAGCGGTGATCCCCCGCGACCGGATTATGTTCATGGAAATTGAGCGGTATTGGTCAACCTTAACCGCCGATGAAAAAGCTGACCTGTTCAGTGCCTACGCTGAGCTGGAACTGCTGGCCAATGAACCGCCGGAAGTGGTACGCAAACATGCGCCTCGACTGGTGAACAAGATTTCTCGTTATCATAGTGCTGAACGCTTTAAGCAACTGTATCCACTCAGCTCGGTCTGGATTCCGGAAAACATGTCAATGACGTACGACGACATGTCAACCAACTATCCCGAAGCCATGACGTATATCGTCTCGGACTATTACGAGCTGATTATTCTGGTGATGTTAATTAAACCGTTCATTCCGGTGTTCCTGACGCTTGGGGCTTTCCCAACCAGTAAAGGGGCGGCGGTGGAGATGAAACGTAAGAACGTCTATAACCTGACGTATTGCATGGATCTCCTGAACGATACCGATATCATGAAACTGCCAGCGATTCCGAAATTGCGTGGCTTCCTGGATTGCGTGCTGGAAAAAGTGCAGCGTGACCAATCTAACAAAGGCATGATGTCGACCAGTCTGTCGGTGCTGGCTACTGTCAGCGGCTATGGCACAGACATGACAGACGAGTATGTGATGGCGTTCGCTGTCATTCGTCTGTTGTCCATGCGCTTAATCGGGGCTGAACTGCCGAAAGGTACCATGGTTGAGAACAACATGGTGGCGGGTTTGTTCTTTAACGTGAAGCAGGAAATTGAAACGGGGTTCGCTTCTAAGATCTCGAATCAGAACGTGCTGTTAAAGCAACATCCTGAAAACGTGGTGTTCAACGGTGAGCGTGGTAAGATAAACTCGACTGATTTGATTCAGGCGCGTACTACTGCCCCCATCAAAGAGTACGTGCGTACCGAGGTGTTCTTTAAAGATTACCGCCGGGCGCTCAAGAGCATCGACATTGCGGTGCCACCGGCTGATGTGAAGATACTGATTGATTCCATTCAGTTGAACCACACCTCGCCGTTTTACGAACTGCACGAGTGGCTGATAGCGGCTGCCCTGCATCGGTTTGCCGATAGACGCACCTATAAAGACATTGACGCCGAAGCGTTCATGTGCGGTATGGGGTTAGCGCAAGCGGTGTACCTGAACTACGGGATGCCTGAAATCGCACAGCTGCTTAGTTGTGAAATGATTCAGTCTGACCTCAGTACCGGGTATCCGATTGAACCTATCGACAATGAAATCAAAATAAAGACGGATAGATATTATCCTCAAGCATACCGTGGACAACGCAACACGAGCGAGACTTCCACGTTACGCGATTCCCTTAATCTTCTTCTGCGTGAACACGTTGGTCCGTTCTTCTTCCATCTCAGGGCAACACCAGAAGCGGCAATGCTGCTGAAGTGTGAAATGGATATCGAAGCATACGCACCGCACAAACGTATTCAGAACATGCTTGCAGAGTTCCTGTTAATTCAGGCTCGCAAGAAAGTAGAAGAAGTTGACTGGTTTAATGACAAAGCATCGGCTTGACCTAAAGGAGTATTATAAATGGCAATGAAATTACTGAAACTCGCAATGTACCCGGTTTACGAAGTACCGGAGCAGATTCGTCGTCGTGTTGGCTTTAATGCCAGCACCGGTGCCCTGGATGACCTGGCTACTGCGGTAGCCATGGGTGGTACCAAAGCCACTGGCACCCTGCAATATCAGCAGGCGTTGTCACAAATCGTGGGCTTCGATGACGGCAAAGATGGATTCGAGCGTCCGTTCGTGAACGTCAGTGATGACGATGCGAACCCGATTCAGTTCCAGTTCGGGTCGAACGATACGGGCGTCTATAACTTCGTGGCAATCATTGTGGCGCAGCCGATTGCAGGCTCGAAGTCACAAGAGACCCAGTACGTGGTATCCGGCTATACTTCACAGGCAGAGAAATCCCTGTTCGGTAAACTGCCTGATGACATGGTGCTGTACATTAACGACATCTACGGTCTGCAATGTACGTACGACGGTGATGGACTGGGTGGTCGTCGTATCAACCCGGACTCTTATCGTCTGGTCGATAACTACGTGCTGTCGAAGTCGCTGTCGCATGTGGGCTATAGCGAAAACAGTGTAGACATCATTTCTGTGGCGAAATCTGCAGACATGGTGAAACGTATTGAGCTGGCATCGAATGAAGATTTCGTGCCGGATGCCAATACGATGCTGTCGCCGAATGCGCAACATGCCCCACAACTGCTGACCGGTCAGTTAACCCGTCCGGAAGCGTTCGTCTCTGCCATCTCCAATGCGTACCTGTCAACCGCAGGTATCGATACAGAGCTGGGTCAGGTCGATAGCTTCTTCGCCGGTAACACCAGTATCGGGATTGACTCAGAGCTGACTAACCTTGGCGTGGTTCGTAACTTTAACAACTACGAGCTGATCAAAGCCATGCGTGCGGCGCTGACCAACGCTACCTCTGATATCAGCGGTGGTTGGAAAGCAACCAGTAAAGCCACCTTCCGTCTGGCCGATTTGCGTGCGTGCATCTCGAACCCGATGGACATGGATGTGTGGATTGGTGAATCGATCCGACTGGCTGAGCAGCGTGGTCTGGGCCAAATCGAGCAGACCGATAACTGGATTGGACGTAATGACATGTCCACCCAGGGTTCACTCGTGGCGTACGACCTGGCAATGATGCTGGGTGCAACCATGACCCGTAACCTGCTCGGCGAAGTGTCGTTCATGTTTGATAACCGTAATGCGGATATCCTGCAAGAACCGATTCTGAAAGTGTTCCCGCACAACGTGGGTTCACTGACCGATGGCCCACTGCCGGATGTCATGGCGCGTCGTTTCCTGAACGACCTGCGTGCGGTGATGATTCAAGTCACCAAACACAACCGCATCCGTTGTAAGATGGTGGTGACCTGTCTGGTGGGTACGGTGTCCCGTATCGAAATCACCATCGACGGCGACCTGACCGAATGGTATACCTTCGCGTCGTTTATGCAGTTCCGTCTGCACAACGGCAACACAACCGATCTCACCTATGCAGGACGTCTGGCGAAAAATACCGCTGGCCTCCTTAAGCATGTGGAAGAAGGTTTCAACGAGTTCGAACGCAACAGCGGCATTACCCGCCTGAAATCCAATATCCCGACCGCAGCTTCTGGTCTCGGCACCGACCTTGGTGGCTTGAACCCGAATGCGGTACTGGGCGACACCCTTGGTGGGTTGAGTTCAGATAGCGGACTGGGTAGCCTGGGCGGCGGACTCGGTGGTGGGTTAGGCGGTGGTAACAATCGCGGCGGTCTCTAATTTAAGGATTATGTTCCCATGAAGATTATTGAATTTTACACCTCGTTCCTGAAATCACAGGGTTACGGGTTCGATGGTGATTTGTTAACTGTTGACGGTGACCAGCCTGCTGAGTTCACCTACAACAAAGTGAAGCGCCGCCTGGCGCTTCCTACCCCTGCCATGATTAAGCAGGGTCTGGAGGATGCAGAGGGTCGTGAGTGTCACGCCTTCCATCCGCTGTGTGAATCGATTCTGTCGGGTGAATCCGGCACTATCCGTTTCCTGAAGAACAGCATCCGCACCAATCTGTTCCTGCGCAACTTCGAACTGATTGACGCGATTCTGGAAACTGCGGCCGCCGGTAAATCTGTGCGTCTGGCAGGGTACAAGAAGTTCATGAGCGACATCATCTGCGAAGGCATGAAAGAGCCGACCTTTGATGACCGTCTGGTGAAATCGTGGGAAACGGTGAAGGCGTACGTGTACAACTTGTTGGAGAAAGACAAGAAGTATAAAGTGACGAACATCTTCATCAGCCCATCGATGGAAATTGACGGTGCGAAGTTCCACCGCGTGGCGAACTATAAGCACATGTTCGAAGAAGAGTCGCTGGACGGTACCGCAACCTATTTCGGTGCGAAGCTGCAGCGTAAGCAGGACAAGGTGATTATCCATCGCCTGCTGTCTACACTCTTCGGCTGGTATCCAAGTGTGGTGGGGTCTAACGATTCCCGTCCGTACTTCGGTTGCCTGGCGCGTGGTTGGGCGCAGTATGTGGTCAACTACAATCTGGTGGTAAAAGGACTGCGTGACCATACGCATCTGAAAACCCTGGACGATGAGTGGATTTCACAGCTCGACAACATGGAAGTGTACGACAACGTGATTCAGACGCTGCCGTATAACACCGGGCCGCGTTCTGATACGCCTGAAAAGGATACCAGTGCGCACGACTTCCGGTTAGATCGCCAACCTGCGGGACAACAGATCCCGATGAAGAAAGCGTCGGATACGGCAAAAGCGCCAGAACTGGATGATGATGATCCGGTGGCCTTCTTCCGTAAACGTGCAGCAGTGACTAACGACCAGAACCCGCTGAAGAACCTCTCTCCTGCATTGCAACGCATGTACGAAGAGAAAGGCAACATTAACCTTGACAAGCCAGAAGTGGCGAAAGTGTCACTGGTTGATGCCTTTGGCGGTAAGAAGGAAGAGAAGTCACTGAGTCTGCTGGGTAATTCCGGTGGATTAGGGGGCGGTGGTCTGGGAAGTCTGGACGGTGGTTTAGGCGGAGGCTTAGGCGGCGGTATGGGTGGTGGTCTTGGCGGCAGCAGCGGTGGCTTAGGCTCACTGCTGGGCGGTAGCGGCGGATCATTCAGCTCAGCGTTCAGCCGGGCATAAAAGAAGGAAGAAGGGACTGGGCGTCCCTTCTTTTTTTAATCTTCGATAATGGTCGAGAGAATGTCATTGACGACACCGGCATCTGGTACCAACAGTTCCGTGACCGCGGGTGTGAAGTTCATCGGGTCTTCCAACCCGTTGAGCAACATCATGGGGTATACGATTGAAGCGTCGTAATCCTTGAGACGACAATAGGCATAGAAGTTGTGAATCTCCGGCCAGCTGTATCTCGGGTCAACAATCTCGGTTTTGGTCTTGGGGTGCTTACGCAGAAAGTCAGTGTAATCGTGTAACACTTTCCACGTTCTGGAATTGGGTGAAGGTATCACCTCGGATAGGGTAGCAAAGCTATCGAGCATCACGCTTCTCCTAAAATAAAATAGATAGATATTATCCTACTGAGGTAACCATAAGGAGCATTTAGCGAATGAAGACACCAGTCGAACTCATGAGTAGTGTGGCTGACCGTGAACCCGGTATCCCAATGGTATCCGGTGCGCGTGCATCAATGGTCGGTGGACATATGAAGTCGAATGTCCCGATTGACCATCCACAACCGTCACCCCACTTTACGGGTGCGGATGTAAACTACCATGACTTTGTCTTTAACGACATTGTTGAGGACAGTGGGACCACCTGCAGTTACATGACCAAAGATGGGCGTCAACGTCGTGCAACGTTTGCACGATACGGTCGGCAGGGCGACTCTAAGGCATTGGAGTACGCTATCTTCTTTAAACGGGCTGAGCAAACGATACAGAAGAAAACGATGATTGACGTGTTGGAGGTAAACTTCTACACCAACCACGACAACATCTTCTCCTCAGAGAAACGCGAAACGAATAAGTTACGCTCACTCTTGAACGGGGAAACGGAACAGTTAGAAAAGGATGAAATCCTGACGACGTTCAACGCACTGAAAGACGGTGAGTTTGTCGACGGCGTCAGTTTGTCCACAGTCACGATGTCACACCCTGATATCATTGAAGATGCGTATACCATCTCCAAGACTGCGGCAGCGGCCATGCACGCGTTCGGTTTAAAGACCATCGAGTTCACCTTGCGTGACGATGAGTTCCTGCTGGATGCGTATGGCTTTAACGATCTCAACGGGGTACGGGTACCGCGCTATCTGCCAAACGTCGGCGAAGCAATTCGTGATGACGGTCTGGTGATTGCGGCCCGCCGGTTCGACAAGCTGTATGCGGCGATTGATACCACGCTGGGTGAGACGCAACACATCTCGCCACACATGGATCGTTGCGAATATGTCGATGCCGATCCCGAGCATTACAAAGCGTCGCTGGAAAACGACTACGAGAAGATGGAGAAGACCGGTTCTCGCGTGGTAGACATTCAGGTCTGGCGTGATGAAACCAGTTGTAGCCACGGTGTCAACAATATCAATTGTACCGAAGAGAACAAACGTGAACTGGATAAGTACGCGCTGGCGCTGAAAGAGTATTATCGTGCCATCGTTCGCTTCTACTTCGCGATGTCCAAGGACAAGAGTATTGTCTGGTCACCGAAAGCCTGTGTGTTGCTGGACAAAGCATTTGCTTCGGAAACGTACGAAGTGTATGCCGAGTTCCGTGACGAAATCAAACAGGTTATCGACGAATCTATCCGTCGTGGTGAGTACGGTAAAGATGGCGTGTCACAGCAGATTATCTCCAAGCTGACTTCTCCAGTGCAGCGTGGTCTGCGTGACCCTATCAATACCTACACCATCAAAATCGTCGTAAGCTATCCGATCCCGGTTACGGTGTCGTCGAAAATCACTGACCGCTCCGGTACCAAAGGTATCGTTGGTCGTGTGTTGGATGATGAGGATATGCCGATTAATGAATTCGGTGAACGTGTCCATGTTATCCGCTCGATGAACGCCGTGGTACGTCGCTCGACCTATGCTGCATTGTTCCACATGTATTGGTCAGCGGCTTCTGAACAGTTGAAGATGCGTATGCAACCGATGCTGGATCAGAATGATGTCGAAGGGGCCTGGAACGTGATGATGGATTATCTGGTGCGCTATAACCCGGACTGGGTAAACGCACTGAATGCCACGCACGACACGGTCGAACTGAAGCGTAAACTCTTTGCGGAGATTTACGACTTCACCATTCGCATCTGGCTGCCACATGAGCTGGATGACCTGCCGGTGGATATCTGCGAACGCTTAGGCGAGTTTAAGCCGAAGAAATCGAAACTCTTGATTACCAATTACGACGGTGAGAAAGAGTGGACGAAGAACGAGTTCTACGTGGGGTTAGTGGAAACGCTGCGCCTGGATAAAACCGGTCGTGAGTTCTCCAGTATCTCTTCCATGTACCTGAACTTTATGGGAACCATCGATGCCTCTAACCAAGGTCGTGGGTCGTTCCCAATTAACCTCAAAGCTTTGAAGTGGGGTGGCCCGTCTGAGCACCGTCTGCTGGAAGGCTTTGGCCCAGGTAACTACGATGAAGCGCATAACCGCGCGAACGATCCGGCAGTACATCGCCAGATTGTTACCGGGCTGTTTAATTCTCCAACGCCAACGAACCCTGGCTATCTGGTTGACCGTAAGAAGTTCCCGATGGGTGATTCACAGGTTGACCGTATGATTCGTAACATCCATCGCGCCGAAGGGTTTGAGCTAATCCGTCCAGTACGGGAGGAGAAATAATGCAAGGTCGTTCCGTCCATGTTCATCAATTACGTGCCCTGAACTCGGATCAGGTCTGGAAGCTCCGTGGTCGTTATTACGTGGAGTTTGATGACGGTAAGAAACTGGAAATGTCATCTCGGCACATCAAGCTGAGTTGGCCTTACTGGGGTATCTCGCGGTTCTATCCGCAGGTACCAACCCCGTCAACCCTGGCCTACCGTCCGGGTGAGGTGGCAACCGATGACCGACACATTGACTTCATGTCTGAGGCCAGTGTGTTGGCACGCAAAGCCGGTATCGATCTCGCCGACACGCGTTACATCCTGAGCCAACATGTGTACGCTGATGCGTTCAACATGACGGTGAAGAACCTGCTCGCCTATTGTACCACCATCGACTATGACACGATGATGGAAATCTACAACCACGACAACTTCAAGATTATCCGGGAATGGTCGAAAGTCTATCCGACCGGGTATGATGAAGAAGGCGTGGACATGGTGGAAGAAGCGTATAAGCTGATTGAGAAAATCTTCCAGGACCCAGCACTGAAATACAATCCGGTGGTGATGTCGGTACTTGACAAAACCATTAAGATGAACCAGGTGCTCCAGGCATTCGTGCGTGGTAAAACGTCCGAGATTGACTCACGCGTTTATTCCAACCAGGTGTGGGAAGGTTTCTTCACCGGGATGCACTCGGTAATCAGCCGCCTCAAAGAGTCCGGTGCAACTTCACGTTCGCATCTGTATAACACAGATAAAATTGCCGAAGCAGAATACGCGTCACGTAAACTGCAGCTGGCGGCAAACGTGCTGATGTACTTCTCCTACGAAGACTGTGGTACGCACCATGTGCACCACCACACCTTCCAGGATGTGAAACTCGATGAGAAAGCATTCAAGTCGATGAAGGGGATGCGTTACCGCTTTGATGGCGAAACGGGTCCGTGGCGTCGGTTTGAAGAAGACGAGTTTGACAAAGTTGTCGGCAAGCCCATAGTGTTCCGCAGTGCCATGACGTGTAAACGCATGGCCGACCAGGGCATCTGTGCGGTCTGTATGGGGGACTTGATTTACAATCTGTCCGAAGGCACATCACCGGGTCACCTGGCCTCTACCTCCATTTCGGAGAAGGGTACCCAGGGGATTCTGTCCACCAAACACCTGGACTTCTTGCGTTACCTGCTCAACCTCGTGTTGACGCCGCGCATGAAGGACTATATGGTCGAGTACAAGCACAATGCGGTCAAAGGCTTGTGTCTGCGTCCGAAGCCACAGTTTGGCGTGTGGGATGAATATGAGCTGGTTGTTTCCGACAAGGTGTATTCCGAGTTGAGCCAGATTGCGTATCATGAACACCTGGATGATATTGATGAAACGGCACTGCCTGAAATCACCGATCTCACGTTCTATCGTCGGGATGCGGATGGTCAGGTGTTGTCCGAAGAATCGGTGGATGTGCGCATGGGGGTTTGTGGGAACTTCTCTAAAGCCTTCTTGCATTTCTTCTTGAAGCATCGTGCTGACTTGCGCTTCCCTACCAAGAAAACGGTACACATTCCGTTGAAAGGCTGGTCGCAAAAGTTACCGGTGCTCATCTACACCAACCGTTCTGAATCGATGGCTGAGTTCGTGGCCGGACTGGAGACCAAACTCCGTTCTGTAGCGGCGGATAAGAACGATGAAGTCGTGGAGATTATCAACGCCAACACGACGATGAAGATGAACAAGAAGCAGGGCAGAGTGAAACCAATTACTCTGGTAGAAATGGGTGGTGCGACGGAGAAACAGTGTACTTATGCATTGTTCGACACGTTCAAATACATCCAACGTAAGCTGAACGGTATTCCGATGACGCATATTGCGATTATGCTCGCCATATCGCGTGTGGAATCTCCAACGAACTCGTTCCCGGCAGTCGGCTTCGATAGCGAAGATGCGACGACCGTCTCCGGTAAACGTTTTGTGGACCACAATACGCTCATTGCGATTCGTTCCGCTGGCCCGATGTTGTTGTTCGAAGGTCAGCAAAACAACCTCGATAATGTCGGGTTCTATACAGACCATCAAGTTCCAGCCTCGCTGTATGACGGTGGGTTGGGTGCCGTGGTGGTGCATTAAGTAGAGGGGCCATGTGCCCCTCTTTTTTTGTAGAGGGGTAGCATGGTCGAGATTCACATGACTTACACGAGTATGGGGGTAAGGGTAGAAATCCCCAACCGACAGATGGAGTCGGCCATACTCGGGTGGGCCGAAGAGAATATGCACGCCCCCAAAATGGGCAAGCAACAAGGTCGTATCACCACCGAACGGGGGGATGCGTTCTATGTCCACATTCCTTCGCTGCGCACGTTCATTTTCCACAAGATGTTCGCCGAGCGGATTCAGGCGTTAATCCAGCGCGCATCTCTGGAATACAATATTCGTTATAACCTTTATCACCATCGGGTGGAGCGGAAAGCACCTTATCGCTGCAGTTTTGAAAACTACGGCTTTGAGATGCTGGAGACCGATCCCGAGTCACGCTTCTACTATCAGAACGAGGTTGTGGATGCGGCGTGCGATGAGTCACGTCAGCAAACCATCTTTGCTATTCAGACCGGTCGCGGGAAAACCAAAACCTGTATGAAAGTAATGGTAAAGAAAGGGGTGCGTACCTTGCTGATTCACCGACCCACGTATGTGTCTAAGTGGCTGTTTGACACCACAGAAGACCCTACAGGGCTGCGTGAAGATAAGGAAGGGGTATGGGTGGTGACGGGCGTACAAGCCGTCTATGAAGTGCTGGAGATGGGAGAAACCGGGGAACTCGACCGTCGTGGGATTAAAATTATCATTATCCCCACGGTAACCCTGCAACGCTTCCTGAAAGAGTACATCAACACCGCGGCGACTAACCCGGTTAACCTGGACACGTTCTACGACACCCTGGGCGTGGGTCTGTTGGCCATGGATGAAGTGCACGAGCATTTCCATCTGGTTTATCAGGCAGGCATTATGCTAAACCCGCCACCGAGTGTTGAAATGTCCGCGACCCTGACGCCGGGTGCCAGCAAAGCGTTTATTGCCGAGCGGTATCTGGAACGTTTCCCGCCTGACCTGCGTATCTCGATCCCGGTGATTCCGGTGGTGCACGTACGTGCTTTATATTACACCATCGAAGACCGCAAGTTCGCATTCTGGGCGTCAAAGATGACCCCGTACAATCACAAGCTGTTCGAAGGGAAACTCATCAAAGAGAATCTCCACATCAGCTATGCGGAAATGTACTGGGACATGATTGAGAAAACTTACCTGAAAGAATACCAGGTCGGGCAGAAAATCCTGTGCATCTTTGCAACGGTGGCCATGTGTGAGTTCTTCACGGAGTTTGTGAAGGACAAGCTGGCGCAGTCGGAAATGTTCCATGCGTTGATGGTGGCGAAGTTTAATGCGGGCGATTCGTATGACGACTTCATCTTAGCGGATATCTCTGTCTCCACACCGGGGAAAGCAGGTACCGCGGTTGATAAGCCAGGGTTGGTACACATGTACATTTCGACCCCGGTTGAAGACCAACAGCTCAATGAGCAAATGGCCGGTCGTCCACGTAAAATCATGCACAAGGATTGGGGTGAAATCGATCCGAAGGTGTGGTTGTTCCATTCGCACAATGTGCCGAAGCATTGCAACTATCTGAACTCGCGCCAGAAGTCACTCAGTGATGTGGTGTTGTCATTTAAGATTGCATCGTCTCCGTACGTCGTAAGGAAATCCAATGCTCACTCCGCCGCTTCCGCCCGCGCCAATGCCACCCTATGCCGGGCTGACCTTAGCAAGTTTACTCGAAACCGTTTTAAAAGCGTATCCCGGCGTCGAAGACGTCGCTAAAGCGCTGTGCACCGACCCGACACTGCAACCGGCGTTCCATTACTACATGGTCACCGAACACTTTGCCGGGTTAAAGATACTCCAGCGGGGCCTCACTTATTACATCACGCGTAACTCCAGTATCCGTACGACAGCGTCGTACGAGCTGTACAGTTATGTGTTGTGGAATGAGAACCCCGCCGGGAGTGTCGACCAGAACCCGAAAATGGCCTACCAGCTGTTTTCAGAAAAGTGGCACGATTGGGTTACTGTCCCGCATGATGCCAGTTAAAAACAAAACGGGTGTATATTGTGTATACACCCAACCCTCCCAATAAGGAATATTTCGATGAGTCGTGCCAAAAAATCCTCCGGTTTCAACCCTCGCCAGAACGCGCGTGACTACATCCGCAAGACGATGCAGGGTATCCTGTCTGTCAGTCTGCTGTTTGAAGACGAAACCAAAATTCTCTCCGCGAAGATTGACCAGGAAGCCGAAGTCTCCGGGACTATCGGTTACGAACCTCTGCGTCTGTTTACGCTGGAAAAGCTGGATGAAGCCAAAGCCGGTTTCATCGGGCTGATGAAAGAAGGCAAAGAAAAGCTGGACGCCCTGAACGTCGCAGCTGATGCCAAAGCCATGGAGCTGTTGAACCTGGTAAATGAAAACCGCTGGGATGCCATTAAACACACCTACCCGGTGTTGGAAATGGAGCTGGCGTCCTATGCCACCGATGCAACTATCATCGGTCAGCAGATTCAGGGTGCGGCCATTGAGATTCTGTCTCTGTACAATGGTCGTGTCAACTTTGTTAAGCAGGCTTTGAAAAACGATGTTGACTGGGAAGTCGCGCTGAAGATGCTGGCAGAAGCCGAAGCAGATCAGGCGAAACCGGTTGACGAAGCTGCTGAGACTGTCGAGGAAGCTGCACATGTCTGAACCGCTAGATCAGCGCCCGTCTAACGCGCGCCGTCCGAACCCTAGCCAGCCTGAGGTGTCGCAAGACACCCAGGAGCTGGTGCTGCCACCTGCCGAACGCATCCAACAAATGGATAGCGAAGACGCGGTGTTCCTGATTAAGAAATCGAACCCCGGTTTTTCTTTTGCCCGCGCAGAGCAAGTGTACCAAGAACACTACGCTCTGCATCTGCAAGTAGAAGAACCGGTGTTGCAGCGTCCGGTCTTCCAGCAGGAAGAACCCCCGGCACCGCCTTCCTCTGCGCAGCCAGCGAGGCACGAGGAGGTCAACCCGATTCATGCCCTTAAAGAAAAAGAGCTTCCGCCCGCACTTGCCACACAGCCAGGTGGGTCGAACACCACAATCTTCGTGGAACCGAAACCCGAAGCCGCACCTGAACCTGTACCGCGTTCACCGGAACCCACGATAGTTCATCAGCATGTGCACCAGTCTGCGCCTGAGCAGAAAGAAACGCAGCCGGTAGATGCCAAACCGTTTACCCCTCATGCGCCGGAAAAGCAGGAAGTGCGTCCTGACCATGAGAAGAACGCCGCCCCTCAGGTGAAGTCCACCGAGAGCGAGCGTGAGGTGAATTTCGGTAATCAACCGTATCAGCCGGAAATGGCCGAGCTGCCGCAGGACGATCGTGATGCAATCCTAACCGGTCTGCGTCGTCTGGTTGGCCCGATGCAAGACCCGAACCTGATTGGTAAGGACTTGCAACGTTTCTTCTCCAGTGTTAAGCGTTCACCGGATGACGGGCGTTTGCTGTTTGAAAGCGAAGAACAGCAACAGCGTTATAGTCTGATTTATGCTGCGCTGAACATGACGCCACCGACGCTCCACAACACAGCCCAGGCTTTCGATATGGCGCTGTCGCGTGACGACACCCCATGGGAACAACGTGTTCGTCTGCCGGGCTTTGAAAAGCCTGCGGGTCTTATCTCACCGCGCGACAATATGCACAGCGGCCCGATTGCGGCTCTGCGTCGTCGCCGTAAGACCGGTATCCCGAACTCAGTGTGGTTACCGGCCACCGGCATCTACGTGGGCTTCCGTGCACCGAACGAGCGTGAGTTCTGCGATTTCGATATGCAGTTGACGCTGGAAACGGCCACCATCGGGATGCAGACGTACGGTCTGATGCTGTCTTCTTCTTCGGGTGTCTACATCCGCCACATGGTAGAGTTCGCTCTGGGCTTTGTGACCGAGTGTACGCTCGACTGTGAAGGCAACGACATGAAGACCGTGCTGCTGGATAAGATTGATATCGCTGACTACTGGTTAGTGATTCTCGGTCCGATTCAGGCGAAGTTCCCAGCAGGTCTGCCGTGGACGCTGGTCTGTGGTCACGACGGTTGTGGGCATCAGCAAGATGTGAAGCTGAACATTGCACGCTGTATCCGCATGGGTACCAGCCTGTACACTGACCTGCAACGTAACCTGTGGGCACATCAGCGTGGTGTCGATGACTACACCATCACACAGGCACAACAAGCCGAGTTCGTGAACCAGCACCTCAAAGACCCGTCTGCGGTGTTTGAACGTGACGGTGTTACCGTAACCTTCGGTCGCTGCACCCTGGGTGACTTCTTTGACCACACCGAAACCTGGATGTCTGACATCAATGCCTCTACCACGGCTGCGCTGTCGTCTAACGGGACGGAACGTGAGAAAGAGAACCACATGCGCCTTACCGCAGAAACGCGTCGTCTGACCCGTTATGCGCACCTGGTGGAATCCATCACCGTGGTGGAAGAACGCACTGTGGACGGGGAAACCGTACAGACCACGGAAACCGAACGCGACTACGCGAAGATTGTCAAGATGCTCGAAGAGTTATCACCTGACCGTCTGTACGTAGCTGAGTTCGAAGCGGCTATCGCCAACTACAACGAGCGTTCTCGTTTGGCTGTGTTCGGGTACATGGGACAGAAATGTTCCCAGTGTGGTGGTGACCATGGCGGGGAGAAAGAAGGCCCGTACCGTGGTATCGTTACCATTTCACCGGACAGGGTTTTTTTCGAGCTCTCTCGAGTGGTGTCCGAGATTCAGAAGTATCTGCTCAGACAATACGGCGTTACTGGCTAGACCACGAAGAAGTGCCGTCCGACCAGATAATCACGACTCTCAAGCTAGACACCACCTCACTGTTCAAACAACGCAGTACCCGCCCCATCACGTATCAAGAAGCCCACAACGAACTGTTGGAAGCCTACGATGCGACGCTGGGGCTGGATACCGGTGAAAGCCATATCGGGATGTCGGAATTTGAAAACCCGGTAATGGGCAGTCTGTATGAAATCTGGTATGCCACGTACTTACGTGAGCAAATTGGAGAACACTTCCGTCTCTCGTTCGATGAGTTTCTCAACCGTCCGCGCTGGCAGATTATGATCATGCTGGAAGCGGTACGTCGCCGCATGGCTATCTTGAATAAAGATATTCAGCAGCAACTCGATGAGAACAAAGAGATGCGTGGTTTGGAAAAAGAAATGCAGGGTCGTACCTAAGGGGGCTTCGGCCCCTTTTTCTTTTCTTTTTTTGCCTTGGTATGAATCCTCCAAAGTCCTGGAACCCACCATGATTGACATTTATACCGACTACGCGGCCGTCCTGACGGTCAACCGCCACGAAGACCGGGCAGCGCCGATGCTAGACTTAGTTACCCTCGGTATTGATTACGGTTATGATGTGGCCTTAAGCGACGTGTATTTCGAACCGTCTGCTGACCCGGCCGATGAAACCATCCGGTTAGAAGGCATCATTGTAAAATGTGCTGTCGCCTTAGGCAACCGTTTGGGCGTGGCCTTGAATCCCCAAATCGTGTATCAAAAACCGAAAGAGACCGTGCGTATATTGCACGGATTGTTAGAAACCTTCGAAGACTTCGATGACAGCGACAGTCTCTACGGAATTGTGATGTCCGGTGAAACCCCGGAGTTCATTCTCGAGAACATGTGTCGTCTGGTGTACGGAGACAACAACCTACACTTCGAAGACCTGATTGTTCGCGTTGGCCCACGGGTAATGACCGTGATGCGTAACTACCTGGCGGCTTCTGCGCTGGACGAACAAAAAGGCGATAACGATTACCTGCGTATCGGCCGTATCGCGGCTTACCTGCGCGTATTCCCGCAGAACCCGTCAGCGTTTGTGTTCTTGAACCTGCCTCAGGAACCTGACCTGCAAGTGGTGCAACAATCCTTTACGTTTGACGAAGAAGAATACCCGGAAGATGAACTGCTGCTGATGTACAGCGTGGGTCTGTCGGTGATTCCTGCGGATACGTACGAGGATGCCTACGCGGCACTCGCGGGGAACTTAGAGAAGCTCAATACCGATGGCTACCCTACGCTACCAATTCTGGAACAGGGGATGGCTGCCCTGAAAACCATCTACGGTCATGACAACGTGACTGAGGAAGAGAATTATGAACAGGATTGAGTACCTGGTCGCTGCCTGTCAAGCAGAAGCTTGGCGTCGACTGGTGTGGCGTATCGCGGTATTCAACGTGGCTATCTTTAATGAGGATGGCGAAGCGCCTGAGCAGTGGGACTTGACCTACATTGATGGCCTGCCACACTTCTGGGATATCCCGGTAGAAGGTGAGGATGCGAAGTGGGTACCGATTGAAGGGTGTAAAAAGGATGATGAGTTGTTCATCCCGGAAGAAACCTTTGAGTTGCGTCCAGATATGTATCCAGGCTTAGACGGTCCGATTGAAACCACCGTCGGGCGTTATGTCTTTAACTGGATTGTCATCTATTACGCGTTTGGTACTCGCCTGCCGTACATGGCCATCTCCAAGAACCCGTTGGAATACCAGAAAGAGATGTACCGTCGTTGTCTTGACCACGAAGACGATGAACCTGAGAACGACGGGGCCATTCGTCCAAGCATGATAGGACGCTTTGTAGGCGGTCTACACGAGCTCGCACCGATGACCCGTGGGATTGCCGCCACAGGTACGTTACGATCGCTTACAACGCATCCTGATGCGTATAAGGTACGTGATGCGCTGCTTATCAAGCACAAAGACGAACTGGATAACCCGGCGGTCATTGTGCAGATTGAAAAAGCGCTGGACGAGCTGGACAAAGAGTGGTTATCCGGTGACCAATCGATTGAGTTCTATAACTCACCGAAGTCCCGTATGCGTCGTCGTAAACTGATGCTGATGTACGGTATTCAGACGGCGTTTAAAGAGGGGAACGACTTCACCCTGATACCGACCAGTTTGATGGAGGTGGATGAAGGCGGGATGAAGAACCTGGTGGAGAAATTCAACGATACCCGTGAAGGGTCATTCTCCCGTGGTGCGGAAACTGCCAAAGGGGGTGAACAGGTACGTATCATCCAGATGATCTTCCAGAACCACCGCATTGTCGCCGGTGACTGCGGTACCAAGTTAACCCACCCAGTGGTGATTAACATGGGTAACGTGTCGCGCTATGTAGGGATGAACGCCGTGATTAACGGTAAGCTCACCCCACTTACCGAAGCGTATCTGAAAGAACAAATGGGTAAAGTGGTGCGTTTACGTCGCCCCATCTTATGTCAACTGGGCCACGTAGACTGCTGTTCTGCGTGCTCGTCTGCCCACAAAGCAGAAGAACCTCGCGCTATCGCCGCGGACATCTCCTCCGCGTTCTCGAACGTTATGACCAACGCGATGGGTGCAATGCACGGCCGTGAAACTGTCGTGCAAGAGTTTACACCGTTAATCCACATCACTTAAGGATTATTACCATGGCATCAACCGATATCAATACGCAGGACGAACGTCCTACGGCTACCCAGCGTGCGGCTGTCTCTTACGGCCAGGATGACCAGCATCAGGTTAAGCTGATTACCACACAGCTGGACGAAGCAGGCGCGGCCGTTGGCCCAAACAAAGCCAAAGGTACCCAGGCAGAGAAAGACGCGTATAACAAGCTGCACAGCTCGTTCCGTGCGCTGTTTAATCTGCGTGGTCAGGCATTCCTCGATGCGTTCTACGCATTCGTGGCAGCAGCCCAGAAGCATAAACGCGGTATCTTCTATCAACCGCTGGTTACCCGTTATGCGGAAGTGAACTTCCCGGACAGTAGCGAGCGCGAAGTGTTCGTGGTGTTCATCAACATGCTGGTACGTTTCGCCGGGGCCTCTGACAAGCGTCGTTGGCTTGAGCTGAACAAAGTCAGTCGTGTCACTGACCGCGTAACCGACCAGGAGCTGGCCTCACTGCTGGCTCATGCGTTCGGGGCGGCTTAAATAAAAGTACCCACTCCTTTGCGGGAGTGGGTATACTTCTTTTTTTGTCAAAAACCGTTGATGTATTCGATCGGGTCAGTAACTGTTTCACCTTGACGTACCAGGAAGGCGGTGAGTACCTGGTCTTTATCCGGCAAGCGGAAGAAGTCCGTGGCAATCTCCATCGCATTCACTCGCCCTGCGGTTAAGTTCACACCGGTACGACGACGTATCTCTTCGGAGACACCGGTGATACTCAACAGCTCAATCAGGGTGGTTTCACGCGACTGGTTCATCATGTTGGTGGCTGACGGATAAGCCTGTGTTAAGTCTGCATCCGCCGTTTGACCACGGAAGGCCGAATGGAACACTGGAATCTCTTTCAAGATATTGTTCAATCCGTTCTCGGAGTTCATGCACGCTGTTAACGTAACAATCCATCCGTCCGTCCCGATAACTTCCTCATCGAAGTCGTTACGCATCGCCTGACCCGTGCACCCAATGACCAGACTCGGGTTCTGTTCATACAGGTAATAGGTAAAGGCTACACAGATTCGTTTCGGCAGTGACGGGAAGATATCGTACATCGAGTAACCGGCGAGAATCGAGATTGCTGAGGACAAGTCATTAGTCTTTTTGTCCAACAACAAAATCATCAGGTTATCGAAGATGTTGTACACGCTGTATTCCAGCGGATACTCCTTCTGCGCCCGTAAGTGCCACTCCAGTTTCTCTTCATACGGCAGTCCTGGGATATCGAGTTTGTTTAAGCCAAGCTCACTATCCAGAATGGCGTTCAACTTGTATGACGGACGTTGCCCTTCGTGCACACGCAGCGAACGGAACAGACACATTGCATCCACAAAGTAGAACGACGCCACACAGTACAGAATGTGCCACTGCTGAGACGGGGCTTTAGTCAATGACTTGGACTCCGTCTTCTTCGAGGCTTCATCTTTCTTAAACCACACCTTACGATACTGCTTCGGCACCGACGGGTGACAGAACACATCTGCCGGGTCGATATTGTCACGCGCCAGTGCTTCTAACATACGTGAGATATCGAACTCGTGGTTCCAGGCAACCATCAGGTCGGGTAGCTTGGGATGAATCTCTTCGAACATCATCTGGATACAGTGGCCAGACGTTACCCCTTCGTGCGCATAGATGGTAAAGCCTGCTAATACGTCACGGGCCTTAACTTCCTCCTCACCGGTCTTCTTGTTCTTTTCACGGAACTCGATTTTGCACAGCAGTTCAGCTGCACGTTTACGCAGACGTTCTTCAAAGTTCTCCCGGCCACAACGTGCCAGGTAATCTTTGGTAGCGTAGAAGTGAATCTCATCGTCCAGCACAAAGCTCATCAGCCAGGGGTCACGCGAACCGTCTTCTTCGCGTGTTTCCACGTCGTAGATACACAGGCGGTTAGGTGTGACACTGTTTGGGTACTTCTTTAAATACTTCTGTTTAATCCAGCTCGTAATGGGAAGGTCTGCCCAATATACGTACGGACTGGTACATACCTGGCGCAGGCGTTTCTTCGGGTCAGGGAAACGCACCCCTAAACCGGCCTGAATGGCCATCGCCATTTTGACATCGGTGGTCATAAACTCTTGCGTCTTAGACCGTTCTTCGTATTCTTTTTTCTCTTGATGGTTACGGTGATTAGGCTGCGTTATGTAGATGGGACGCTTTAAGTTCTCACGTCCGAAGACCCGTGGAATCAGCCTGCCATCTTTAGTATGGATGACCTCTTTTACGAGGACAAAGTCGTTTTGCTTATCATCGTCTGTCGCATAAGCGACATGCTTGCACTCTTTAGCGATTACGTCCTCGGGTGCAAAATAGTTGTTGATCATGGCTTCACTCTCAAATCTGGTGGCTGCTATATTGATTTGCGGGTAGCGTAATTTTCTATTAAGGAACGTCAAATGGGACACTGGCAAAGACACATTCGAACAGTGGCTGACGCGAAATTCGTCGCTGCTGAATCTATCCGTTTCCAGGATAAAAAGAAACTCGCCGAGTTGGCGGATATAGTTGGTAAATTCCGCGCGGCGGGGGACTTCTCTCCGGCGGGATATGATAGTTCTGGTGTGGCTGCCTGGGTTCTGAAAACCAATGGTCTGACTATCCTGTTTCGTAACGGCGCTGAACTGGGCGTCGTGGACGCGGTCTTCGCCGGGGTAGAACCGCCGAAGCTCGATGCGAACAGCCCGATTGTCAGCAGCCTGCATCGTATTTACTACCAGGGCAACAAAGACCTGGACGTCTACAGCAAGTTCATCAAAGAGAATGAGCTGAATGGCGAGTTCGACGATGCCAACGCCAAAATCTCCGGTGACATCAGTAAAGTGCCGTCCCCACTTTACGTGACGCCGAAAATGCTGACGTCTTTAGAACTGTCGGACTTAGAAGTGGCGTCGGTGATTCTCCATGAGGTGGGTCACGTCTACTACTATTTCCGTACCCTGATGCGCACCCTGATTACGAACCTGTTAGCCGATGCGGCTGCAAACCGTATGATGGAAACCGAAGACCCGGTTGTGCGTCTGAAGATTGTCAAGGATGTTGAACGCATTCTGGACACCAAAGTGAACGAACCGGAAACCATTTGCAAAGAGTTCAAGAAAGAGAACATCTACATGCACCTGGTGACCCAGACGTTACTCGACCGTCCGTTTGTCACCGGTGGGCAAGGGTTTGCGAACCGTACCTGGGAACGTGCAGCCGATGACTTCGCTGCTCGCTTCGGTGCGGCACCGTATTTGGCATCTGCGCTGTACAAGATGGAAACCGACCGCTTCTATCTGTTCCGTAACCGCTCGTACATGAACTACGGCGTGCACCTGACACTCGAGATGCTGGAGGTGGCGTATCTCATCGTGTCGTTTGCTTCACCGATTGGGATGCTGTTTGGTTCTATCACCCTGTTGTTCGGTCTGGTGATTAACGACCCGGAAAACACCATCTACGATCCGCCGCAGGAACGTTTTGAATCGATGCGTCGTAACCTGGTGGAAGAACTCACCGTTCTGAAAGACAAAAACACCAAAGCGGCGAACGAACAGCGTAAGCGTATCCTCGACGGGATTGCTGCGGTGGACAATCTGCTTAAAACGGTGAAGGACAAAGACAACATCTATTCCTTCCTGATGAGCACGTTGACCCCGGCTGGACGTCGTGAGCGTAAAGCGGTCGATTACCAACGTTCACTGGAACGTTACCTCTCCAACGATTTGCGTGTGGCCTCAGCGAAACTCAGCAACCTGGCCAGCTAAACTAAAAGGGTATTGTCATGACTCACAAAGTCTCCTTGAACTCGTTAGTTCTCGATTTTAAACGCACCAACGAAGGCAAAGGCGTGCAGGCACAGCGTGCACTGACGGGCCTGGTAGCGTTCTCTCTGGCATATGCTGCTGACCTGCCGAACAACGGCCCGATGGGTGCGTCGGAGGTGGTTAACATCAAACTGCGCCCCATCATGCGCGATATCGTTTCCGATGTGAACGAGCTGTACTGCGTTGACCTCGGCACTATCGAAGACCTGACCGTGGGCCTGTTCTGTAACCGCTATGCCCAGGTCTGGGGTGGGCGTTTCGCGCTGGAGACCTTCTCCATCAAACAAATCTTTGCAGATGCGATCGGCGAAGACGTGTGGGAAACTGTGGGCCTGTGGATTGAACGCTTCACCGAAGCGGTTAACTTCTACATCGCCGAAACGCGAGGTCAGATTTCATGAGTATGGAAATGACGGGAAACAACATCGACCCCCAATGGCAACTCGGGGAAATCGGTGACGTCGTACGCTCCCGTCTTGAGGAGCGTGTATCTTCAGTAAGCCAGCTCACTCTCTACATGCAGCGCAACGAAGCCGATCTGATTTACGGTTCACGCCTGCTGATGCAAATCGAAGCCATCTTGCACGAGGTCCGTCGTTCGGGCCTGTCTCGTGACTTGGCAGTCGCAGTGGAGTCAACCCGTCCGGGGACAATCTCTCCGGTTACGCGCTCTATCCTGACGTCGAACTTTACAAAGACCGGCCAGAAGGAAACCGTGGTTGCACTGGAGTCCTGGGCTAACGCCGGTAAGATTGGCCTGATTATCCTGGCGCTGTCCTCCCTGATTAAAATCCTAGGCTGGATTATGGAGAAGGGATCAGGCTTTGCCGGTGATGCAGGTGCGGATGGTGGTGAGTACAAAGAGAAAGTCGACGGGAAAGTGGAAAGCTTCCAGGTTGACGGCACCACGGTACTTGACCAGCTGAACATCACGGTTATCAAAGACGCATACATGGAAGCCGCCAAAGGGCTGAAAGGTCGTGCGTTGGAGAACCTGAACCTGTCAGTGACGCTGGCGGATGAAGTGTTGTCGAACATGAAAGCAGAAGAGTACCTCAATGCGTTGGCTAACGCGCAGAAAGGCTCTCCGTTCACTAAACTGTTCAAAGGCTACACTGACCGTCGCCAGAGCCAGCAGAGCGTGATTCACGACCTTCTGGATACCCTGCTGCAGCTGAACGTGACATCCGGTGTGTATCCGCATCAGGCCGCAGAGAAAGCGTTCCAGGGATTACCGCCTACCGTGCGTAAAGCCGGGGTGAAACTGCCCAACGACCTGAACTACAAACAGGCCAGCAATGTGATTGGTGAACTCACCGGTTACTTCGCCAACCTGCAAAAGGTGTTCCACGCGCTTTCTGATCCGTCAATACAACAGGCGTATGAGAAAGGGGCGAAGGGTCAGGGGCTGGACGATATCGGCACGCTGTTTGGGCAGGCACTGCAAACCCTGAACGGTACCATCTCCAGTTCTATTTCCGATGGTGCTGGCCGTGGCTTCAATTCTGCTTCCTTCCCGGTGGTGGCTATTAAGCCCGACCAGGAGCGTGACTTGGTTGGCTACAACATCTACGACAATCTCGGCAGTCAGCGTAAGGTTGCCGTCGCGACCGCGTCTGCGTACCTGAATGCGTCTTGTCTCGAAGAGATGCGTCAGAAGCTGAACCTGTCAGTGGGTGATGAGCGTGAGCTGTTGGCGGTGGTGGTTTCCCTCGGGAAGACCGGCTTTACCACCAACACGTACGACACCAACCTCAACAAGTACAGCACGCTGAACAAAGCGGTTGAGCAGACCATCAAGGAAGTGGAAGCTTGGCAGAAGCAACTGAAGAACAGTGATGGTGGTTTCATCAAATACATCTCTGACCTCGTGACGACCGAACTGAAACGTAATCCGAATGGCCTGCGCACCAATGGGCGTGAGCTGTCGATGACGTACATGGACGGTGACGGGGATTTCTTCGATGCGCTGAAAGCTAACCTGACACTGGTCAAGCGTCTGTGCGAAGGGGTTGCGTCACTGCAGATTGTGCTGCAACGCTCGAAGCTGAATCCGCTGGTGAAGGGCAATCGCCAAACCGCCGATTCCGACGATTAAAATAAAGGCTACCTACTCCCTGGGGAGTAGGTAGTTCTTTTTTATTCTTTTGTCGTGTCGTGACGGTTGTAGGAGATGACAATGTCGTCTTTCAGACCGATATCCCCATTTGCTTCTACATCCAGTTTCTTACCGATGGTGGCGCGTGAGGCTTCTGACACCACGGTAAACAGACGCATGTCTTTGTCTGGCCCCATGTTGTCTAACTCCACCCCAATCACCGAACCCTCCAGTGCCGTTTTCAACAGGTTTCCGATTTCCGTTGCAGAGATGGTTAAGCTCGCTGCTAAGTAATCGTTAATCACTTGTGACGTCTTCTTACGAATTTGTGCCAGCAAGTCGGTGTTGTTACGGTTGGCCGCAGTCAGGTAATACTTGACTGTGAATTGGTTCTCTGCCGGAATCGGTGTGACCACCCCATCCTCAGTACGGCAATCGATGTACCCCATCGTGGTGATAGGCACAAAGAAGCCGTCTGTGCGTTCCAGCAGAATCGGTTTCAACGCCGGAAGGGTGCCGGTCACATAGTTCACCAAATCATCCACCACAGAGGCCAGATACTCTTTGGCGGCCTGGGTGGTAGCAAACTTGTAACGGGCATCAAAGACTGCCATCTCGCTGCGGAACTTAATGCTGCGCGGTTTGGCAATCACCGGGTTCCCGCTTTCATCGCGCACCAGACTGTTCTTCTCGTGCTCGATTTCTTGCTGGCCCGTCTCTTCGTTGATAACCGGGTCACCTTTCCGATGCTTATACACGACCTGGAGCGGCGGTGTAGCAGCAGGGTCATAGGTGTACTTCGGTACCCCTTCTTCGTCACGGTCGATAACATCCACTTTCCAGGTCGCCAGTACGTCTTCCTGGTAATACTCGTAGTTGATGGTATCGGTCACAGCTCGCGCTTTACGCCAGTAGTAGGTCAGCGCTTTCCCCAGTTCGATTTTGAAAATCTCATGGGTAATCCCAATCGCATCCCGCGTCGGTGGGGTAATCAGTGTGTCCATCTCGTAGCGCTCATAATTGCCCGGATAGTACCCGGAGCAACCGTAGAACACATTGAACTCGGTTAACAGCCCCACCGGCGTATCCACCGGGTTCTCGCTGGTCATGCGGGTGTTGGTCAGTACCAGTTCGTCGTTACGGTCAACGTCGAGGTTACTTTCCAGCAGGAATTCCCACACACGCTCACTTCCTTGCTTGCCTACCAGTGTCCCGTTGATATACGCCAGGGTTCCATCACTGTTACGTGGCGTGAAGGAAATCTGGGCAAATACCTGGTCATCCCCGAGCGCCTGATACGGTGGCTCGGATTTGGTCACGGTACGCAGCACATAACCAGCATCGGTTTTGCTGATGGTGTAGTCCGCCGTTACCACGCTAAGTTCGGTGGTGACGTTGGTGGTAATGAAACGCTTGGAACTGAGCTGTGGTTTATCCAGCTGATAGATACGCACGTCAATGGCTTTGTTGTTGATGTCCACCACGTAATAGAACGGGGTGAACAGATAACGTGAAGCGTTCCCGGCATTCACCAGGTCTTCTTTACGCATCGTTTTCGCCAACTCCGTCATCTGCGCATCAATCGACAGACTGGTATCGGTAAAGCGGTACAGCGTATCCGGGCTGATGGTCAAACGGTTACCGTTCACCTTCACAGTTGACAGTGCCACCAATTCATCCCAGGAGAAGTACAGTGGTGCAGTAATCGTCCCAATCGGTGTACTGACTTTGGAGATGGTTGAGTCCAGCATCGGTGCGGTCAGGAAGTAAGTACGGCCGGTTACGTAGTCATTCGGCTTGGAGAGCGTGAGGCCGTAATCCGACACCGTGGCTTCCAGTTGCTTTTCCGTCACCGGTAGACGACGGGCACCCACTGCGTTGTTAACCACACGATTACGCAGGTCATCGAACGACAGTTGCCCACGACCGCCAGTGGCCATGCGTCCGGCCGAAGCAGCCAGCATCTTAATCGAGAACGACTTAATCGGGTTGACGTAACTCGCATCGTACTCGCTGTTCAAGTCGCGCAGCGCGAATTTGTACTCGTCAGCCGGATAGGCCGAGACGTCGATACTGATTGGCCCCAGGGTGGTGTAGACGTCCATACGGATTTCACCGCTGACCAAATTCTTCGCCATGTAAATAGACGGGATGGTACAGCGGATATTCGACGCCCCGACTTGAATCAGCGCGGTCGGGGTATTCGGGTCATACACGTCACGGCTGTGCGTATGACTGATTTCTTCCCAGACGTTGCTGTTGAGCTTTTTCACCCACACCCGCACGTAGAAGAACTTGTTGGTGTACGCACGGGTCATGACGAAGGTGTTCTGCCCTTCCACCGTATCCGACTCCGCTTTCACCGCATACTGCATGACCGGTAAATGGATAGCCAGCAGTTGCGAGGTTGTGGTGTTGGTGCTGGTTAACTCCCAGTCCAGGGCATTGGTGGAGACCGGAGAAATCGGTGACTGTGTATCGGTAATCCAGAGTACCTGGAACGCCGGAGACTCGTTAGTACCGTACGGCAACACACGAATCTCAATCGGGTACTGAATCGCAAAGGTGTAACCAGACACCGTGAATTCGGTATCGCGCGGAATTACCACCTTACGAATGCCTGCCACGTTCAAAGGCCAGGCTTTCGACAGAATAGAGTCCACGTCCAACAGCAACAACAGCTCGGTGGTACCCGGCACGGCAAACACGTCTACGTAATCGACATCCGACATGTGACGGAACAAATCGTCGTACGTCTGTGCCATACTGGCAAAGGTTTTCGGTACGGTTTCACGCGAACCCATGATGGTGGTGTGGCCCATCATCGTACCCATCTCAGCCAGATACACCACCGGGTCAGTAGGGTCGCGCAGCAGGATTTCTCCGTCGGCATCTTCGACGTCCTGCAAATGGTTTAGCTGGATGGACTGCATGGCTGCGGGGTTGTGGGCCAGCAGCAGCATGTTCTCGGCCATCGTTTTATAAGTGCTTGAGCTCATTAGGAGGTACTCGACGTTACGAGGGCGTTGCCGGAGTTATCCAACAAACCTGCCTTCTTGAGAATGTGCTGGTAGTCGCTTTGGTAAACGTACCAGGTGAGTTTGCGGCGCAAGGAGTCGATGTGTGGATAGCCGTAGTAGTTGAACAGTGGCAGGAGCTGTGGCGCAATCGGCACTAACTGGTCAGCCCCAATCGGCACGTAGTTACCACTCGCCACACTGCCCGGTTCCGGCAACATATCCGGGTTAAACATCGCCACCGTGGAGTTAAACATTTCCATGTACAGCGGGTCATCGAAACGGGCACCGATAAACTGCCAGTTTACGTTGATGGTGGTATCGTCCTGCATCTGTGGTTTGGAGTTGTCGACGTTTGCCATTTGCCCGGCATTGTCATTCATGGGCCAACCCACACACGCTGTCCAGAAACGGGTGATGTTCCCCAGGGCATCGTAGCGCAACCCGTAAGCACGGGATTGGTAGTCGATACGGCGCTGAATCGAGTTACGCATCTTCGGCTTGAACTTGCCCATCTTAATCCCAGACATGTACTCCAGCCAAATCCCCATCATGCGCATCACCGGGTTCCCGAATGGGTTGTTCAGTGACATCGACATGCTGTATTGGTTGTTAACTTCGTGGGTAGAATCCACCATCCCCCACTGCTCACGCATAATCCCTTCGTTCGACATCCAGTTATCGACACTCTGGTCAGGCATCCCCGAAAGACTCAATAATTGTGTGCTGAGCAATGGTATGAATGCCTGCAGATTATCAAACATGATTTCTGAGAGGAAAGGGGTACCCAGACGGTTGACGCGTCGACCGTTTACGATTGGCGGGTCAGGAAAGCCTAACTCGAAATCTGGGTCTAACGCCGCCAGAATGGAATAGTCAAGTGAGGACCGAGGCTGGGACGCCATGTTAGACATCTTGCGCGAGTTTGCAATATTGTCGAAACAGAGGTTGAAGTCCGGTCGGGTAACAAACGTCACGCCACCGTATTCGCGGTTCACCGGCGTCGGGTTAGACGCCATCATATGGTTAAACCCCATATAGGGGTTGGTCATACGCTGCGCAGCTAGACCCAAACCTACTGTAAGACGGATTCGATCGTTCCACCCGGACAGCTCGCTGTTCTTGTCGTACGCGGTGGTGGGGTTATTGTTGTTTAGACGCCCGTTAAAATACCCTGCGACAGAGGGGACTGCATCCTGGTTATTGGGGTTCAGTTCGGCATCGGTCAAATCGGTATTCGGGTCATACCCCGGATTGTTCTTATCAGTCTCGTTACTCATCTTTAACTCCGGAGTTTAGCTAAAAAATGTCAGATAAAACAATTGAGACCTCAGTGGTCAATATTCTCTCGAGATTCCCTGACTTGCTGCGCCAGCGCGCAGAGTCAACGGAAGAGTTCAACGCGATCCTCAACAATGAGCACATCACGCTGGTTGAGCAAAGCCTACTGGGTCTGGATTATCTTCCGGGTATTCTCGAAAAACTCCAAATCATGCTGGCTGCTAATCAGTTGACCGCAATCTCGTTACTGGTCGGTGTGCCAGAGGTAGATATCCTCGGTACGCTGGACAAAGTTAGCACCCAGCGTAATGTGCTGGATAATGCTGCCCGTAGCGGTGCCCGCCTGGCTAAGTTTGCCGCCGGTGAGTCTTCCCGCTTTGGCTTGCCGTCATACGATAAAACCGCCATCGCGGTGGGCGAGTCTCGTCGCGGTGGACGCCGTAGCGATTTCATGCAGGGCAACAACTCGAAGTACGACGATTACTCAAGCGTTGGTGACACGATGAACAACATCGACGCCAGCCACCACGATAATCGCCAGGATAACCGCACCACCAACCATACCGTGAATAACATTGATAATTCCGGTAAGAACGGTAAGGTTGCGGCGACACTGCCGTCGAACACCCTGAAACAACTGCATGAGCAGGAAGGGCTGTCAAACGGTAAGCTGTTCTCTGTGACCTTCGAGCGTGACGGTAATAAAGTAGAGCTGCCAATGCAGTTACGCCTGGCGGTGAAATCCCTGCCGACCGAACAAATCGAAACCATCATCGCGTTCAGCGATCAGACCAAAACGTTCTGGGAACGTGTGCTGCGTGCCAAGGTCGGGTCTCTGTCGTATGCGAAAGATATCGCGCTGTGTAACGACCTTATCGACGAATACCGTAAAAACCGTTTCCGTGATAAGTCCGGCTATTACCGCAAGATGATGGAGAAGAAAAACGGCAACTGGCTGTCTGGCCTGCTGAGCCTGTCTCCGTCCATCAACAACGCCTCGTCGGTGATGGTGGTTTCTCAGGAGACCATCGACGGTCTGTCTGCACAGCTGGGCGGCGACTTCGACGACTTCAACGTCCGTCAGCGTGTATTCCAGGATACCCTGACTGTGTACTACGTCGTGGTTGATACCGTCTGGAACCGTGTCACCATTTATACTCGTGGTCAGGCTTCTCCGCGTGAGATGGACAAGTCCGACTTTAGTAAAGCGAAGGCCGGTAGCGGCGATGTGAACAAAATCATCGAAGCCTATCGTTCAGGCGCACAACCGGTTCTTTAAGGGGTAAAAGATGTCGATTCCTAATGCGTTGGCCATGTTGCTGCCAACTTTTGAATCCACGAATTTGAAAAACCAACTGTCATCCAACTGCGATGCCATTGGTGATGCGTTACTGCCTCAGTTCCAAAGCTTGCAGGAACTCGTGGGGACAGTCCAGGGCAAACAGTTTAAATCTAAACCGGTTGCTGAGTTATCCGAGAATCTCGTGAAGTATCTCCACTCGTCCGGTCTGGACGTGAAGGGGCTGCGTAACGCCAGTATGCTCGAATACGTGATTGCCTCCATGGAAAACGTTCTGCAATTGCGCCCGTTCCTGGAGCAGTGCATCTCCCGTGATATCGGTAAAACGTTGGTGACGTCCTCGTTGACGTTCAACAAACAGACCGTGCTGCAGATACTCGATCTTATCGACTTCTTCACCGGTTACAGCAGCGTCTTGGTGAACTACATCACCGCGGAAGAACTCGCCTCCGTAGAAGGGTCGAACATTGCAGTGAAGGGAATCGGTCCGAAAGACCTTCAGTACCTGCAAACTCGTACGGTCTCCTTCGGTATTGCGGTACGTGTTCTCGCCACCCCGATTGCGAAGCTGAAAGCAGACTACGCAGAAATCCCGGAAGCGGTCTTTGACGAAGACACCTATAACGACCTGGTCCGTCAGTTCGGTTCGAGCACGACTGACCCGTTAGGGATGTCCTCGGTTCCATTCCCGCTCTCGCTGGTTTACCGTGTGCGTCTCAACATCGCCGAATGGCAGATGGATCGTTACGACGAATGTGTAGAGGCCGCGAAAGCGACCGAGCTGCGCATTCTGTTGTATAAAAAGCAGCAAGCGGATGGTAAGGGTGATGCGCACATTGAGAAGCTCATCGAAGCGCACGAGAAGCGCTTGATGGAACTCAAATACAAACGTGAGCGTCTGGAGAAAAAGTACGGGCTGAATTAATCCCGTCGTCAGGAGTGCCTCATGTCTGAAGAAATGAACCCCCACTTTAATCTGGCTGAGAAGAAAATTAAAAACTTCATGGCCATCATGACCCAAAACCCCGTCGATACACACGACGATAAATTGATTCATGAAACCCTGGAAGCGTGTGCGGTGGTATTACCGTATTTTCGTATGCTGGGCGCACCGTCCGTGCAGGATGTATTATATGACGAATATCCGCAAGTCGGTTTTACGTTTAATACGTTCTATAACGAGACGGTCGCGTTCTTGCTGGATGGTAAACGCCGTTCGACTTCTGTCGGTCAGTGGTCGGTGTTGATGACGTCGTACATGAATGACGTACACAACACCAAGTCTGTAGAACATACCGGTGGACTGGGCAGCCGTTTGATTTCGGCTGCGTTCGGTCGCGCGGGTAAAGTTCGCAACATGGGTAATGCACACCAAACGTGGAAAGCGGATGGTCGTCTATTATCTTATGCAGACCACGAACTGCTGGCACGGTGGATGACACGTCCTAACGGGTTGTCTGATATGATTTCATCGTTAGCAGTGTTTTTAAAAATCGCACGTCCCTAAGGGGGCCCCTTTCTAGGGGCGTGTAATTGGGTTATAACCTAAGGAAACAAACGAAATGTCAAACTTTGCAAAACGCAGAATCGCTCGCGAGTCCGTTGAGACCGAAGGCGATGTAATCGACGGTATCAGCAACGTTGAGCCAGCAGAAGAGAACATCGACGTCCAGCTGGCCGAAGTGGCCTCTATGGATGGTCAGCTCGAGCAGCTGGAAGGTGACGGTGAAACGCTGGCTGCGGACACCGAACGTACTGAAGCAGCGATTGACTCTGCTGACGACGACATCGAAAACGGCGAAGAAATGCCGGAAGAAGCGATTGCCCACCACGAAGTGGCGCAAGAGTCTATCCGTAAGCGTTGGGGTATCGATCGCACCAAACTGGCACGCGAATCTTTCCGCCGTGGCCGTGGCATGACCAAAGCCGCGCAGGAAGGCTGGAAAGAAACCCTGAAAGATCTGTACAAGCGCTTCATCGAATTCTGTAAAGAAGTGATTGGCAAGATCAAAGATCTGAAACTGAAATACATCAACGTCGGTAAGTCTGCGCAGAAACGCGCCAAGGCGTACCAGGAAGCGATCCGTAAGCTGGGCAAAATTAAATCCGGTAAAGAGAACATCTCTGGCGGCTTTATCAGCAAACTGTCCATCGAAGGTAAATTCGACGTTGCTAACTCTATTGCCATCGCGAAAGACGTGACCGGCGGTAAAGTGAAAGGCGCGATCACTGCCCTGGCTAAACAGGCAGACGAAACTGCGGTTGCTGTGAGCAAAGGCGACAAAGATGCGTTCTCTGCTCTGAAAGGCAACGAAGCTGTTACCCTGTTCGGTACCACTGCAACCAAACTGCGCAACCTGCCGCAGTTCGAAGACAGTGAATCTCAGAAACTGCTGGCACTGCCGGGCAACGCCTACATCCAGTCTGGTTCTAAGAAACTGCCGGGTGACCACAGCTTCACTGCAATCGCGTTCATGTCTACTGGCGACAGCAGCGATGAGAAAGAAGTGTCTGTACCTAACGCTTCTTCTCTGTCTTCTGCTGCGTCTGCACTGGATGCTATCGGTAAGAACTTCGAAGGCGTGCTGAAAGACTTCCGCGTCTACGACAGCGAAATCGAGAAGCTGCAGCAGGCAGCTGAGAAAGCGGCTTCTGCGCTGGATAAATCCAACGACGAAACCGAGTGGGAAGGTCTGCGTTCTGCACGTTCTGCAGCTGACCAGGCTGTTAAGAACTACCAGACCCTGAACCGTGCCGTGAACTACGTTGGTAACACTGTTATCAGCGGCCTGAATGGCTACATCGGTGCTGGTATCGGCGCGTACGAAAAGTCTAAAGCTTAATCGTATAGCCGAACCTCGGTTTCCAAATCATTAATGGCGGTACAGGTGTGCCGCCTAGAGGATCAAAGAAGATGGCAAATTTTGCGCAAAAGAAAACCGCTCGCGAATCGATTGAAGGTGCAGGCACCATCGTTCCGGACGGTATCGAACTGCCAGCTGAGTCCGTAGAAGGTACTCTGGCTGATATCGAGCACGACACCAAACCTATCGACCAGATGGACGCGGAAGCGGACGTACTGAGCGAAGATGGCGACGAAACCGACGCACAGCTGGACGCAGTTGATTCTGCACAGGCTGCTGCCGATGGCGAAGGCGAAGGTGACGATGCTGATATGGAAGCGGAAGAAGACATGCCTGACGATGCAGCCGAAGCGCTGGACGTTGCGCAGGAATCTATCCGTAAGCGCTGGGGATTCGATCATCGCACTAGCGTTGCTCGCGAAAGCTACGGTTCTCGTAACCGCCGTCAGGTTGCTCGTGAGTCCCTGTGGGACGACATCAAAGCCTTCCTGAAGCGTATCTGGGAATGGCTGAAAGAGCAGGGCCGTAAAGTTAAAGATCGCTGGCTGAAATTCAGCAACCAGGGTAAATCTATCCAGGCGCGTGCTAAGAAGTACGACGGTGCGATCCGCAACCTCGGCAAGCAGAAGAAAGACACCGTATCCGGTGGCTTCATCAAGCAGCTGACCAAAGGCGGCAAATTCGTCGGTAACGACGTTGCTGCACTGAAAGCGGTTTCCAGCGAAATCGGTGCTATCTACGCTGCGCAGGAAGTGACCGTGTCTAAACTGACTGGTCTGGTTGCAGGCGTGGAAGGCGGTAAGCTGAAAGCTGGCTTCGCCGAAGCGGTTAACGGCAGCATCCTGAAAAAGAACGGCACGGTTGACCTGCTGGGCAACCAGGTAGGTAAAGCAGAAATCACCGGCGAAGGCGACGAAGTCAATGCGTCCTTCACTGTGGTCGAAGCTGAAGGTAGCGTGGAAAGCTCGGTCTCTACTCCGAACGCATCTACCCTGTCCTCTCTGGTCGCCTTCTTCAACCAACTGGGTAAAGCTGTGGAAGAAAACGTGAAAGCGTACCACAAAAATAACCAGGCCGTTGAGAAGTACGAACGTGCTATCGAAGCTCTGCTCAAGCGTATTGACAACGTGAAAATCGATGACAATCCTGAGCTGACCAGCAATGTCCGTGTTGCCCGCCGTGCTATCACTGTCGGTAACCAGATCATCTCCTACACTGAACGCTGCATCGCGACTGGTCAGAAAAACCTGATCAGCGGCGTAAACGGCTACATCAGTGCTGGTATTGCTGCGCACGAAAAGTCTAAGTAATTAGGCTGGCGTAATCCCCCACTTCGGTGGGGGATTTCCCTTTCTTTTTTTGTCCCGGATTATAAATGTTTTCAGATATATATTACCTCAGTGAGATTCTATCCTGAATCTTTTATCTTACTTCCAATTGAGGATTATATCATGAACAATATCTTAACGTTTGCCGGTGTTACCCCTGTTGCCCTTGAGAACGGACGTCTGCAGTTTGCCAAAGGCGAAGCCCGTATGACCATCACGAAGCTGGAACTCCACGCTATCAATCTGTGGCTGGCCAGTATGGATGCGCACAATCTGCCGACCCTGCTGAAAGTCGGGAGCAACCTGTTTACGGTGGCTAACACCGAAGTTATTCCGAGCCAGGAATATGCTGCGTTGCTGAAAGCCATGAAGGCTGGTCAGCTCGGTACCGATACCTTGCTGCAATGCGGTAGCCATTTCACCCACGAAGAGGTGGGTATGATTGGTAATGCTGATAACCCGCTGTATCTGCGTCAGGCGGAAGGCACCTGCGAAGCGGTGTTTGGTTATGCGGTAACTATCCCAAGCTGTGCAGAAAGAGCGCTGGCGGTGCACATGGTAAACGATGCAGTGAAAGCTACCGCTGCGAAAATGGGTAGCAGCGCCATCCCGGCTGTGTGCCGTAACCTCAGCAGCCTGGGTGAAGAAGCACATCTCCAAACGCTGTTAGAGAGCTACCAGCAAATGTCGGTGACCGTACATGCCTCCACACTACTCGACGACCTGCTCGACGTGGTTGACAGTATGATGCTGCCGGTCACTCTGAAAGAAGCCGCATAAGCGGCTTTTTTACACTTCGACGTAACATTATGTTTTCGACCATTACCAGTAAGGAGTATTACCATGAACTTTGTTAACCTGCTTAACGTAAAAGACATCCGCTCACAGTCCACCCCGTTAAACTCGGAGGTGTCGATATTGGTGATGATTGACGGTGAAGAAATCACTGTCCCTCGCCCTGTGATGTTGGGTCTGGCGAACTTTGTCCACGTCGCCTACGGTGCTGCTTCGGCGAAGTCACTGCTTGACTACGACAGCTACCGCTTTGAAATTCTCGAACGGGTCGAGTATGACCAGTTCATCGCCCTGCAGCCGTTCTACAAATACTTAACGGATGCAGGCTTATCCCGGATGTCTAAAGTGTATATCCGGGACTATTCACAAATTGAACACTTCTACCGCCGCAAACAAGAACGTGTGCCGGTAGAAATCGACGGCTTCCAGACTCGCCTTATCATGAAACCGCATAACTTCGAACTGATGGAGTGTGGGCTGGATATCGAACAGCGCCAGTTACGTCCTGACCTGATGCGTGGCTACAACCACAGTCTGACCGAGGTACGCGGTCTGGCCACGCGCCCAGGTGATGAGAATTGGTGGAGTAAACAACACGCTGCGCACTAAGGGGGTGGCATGGAATTCCAATACAAAGGTAGCCTCACTCCACGTAGTGTCAACATGGAGTTTAAAGAAGATGATGTCGTGCATCGCTACAGCATTCTGTTGGAAGATGTACGGGTGGCATTGGAGAAACTCACTGACCCGGAATGGCTTGGTGAGTTAACCCTGCGTTTGGCGACCCCTGTGACCTGCACAGGGGATTTCTCCGGCGCAACCATGCAACACATCGTGTTAGAGGCACAAGGCCGTGTGGTGCGTTTTACGTACTTTACAGACAAGATGCAACGTCGGACCTTCAGCCGTAATCAACTGATACGTTGTTTGCGCGGGTTAATCAAAGAACTGAATAAGGAAACGAGATGAAAATCTCTTTAATCGCGGCAGTGGACCGCAACAATGTCATCGGCAAATCCATCTCATTGAGTTTGCCGTGGCGCTTACCTGCTGACCTCAGGAACTTTAAAGAAGTGACCATGGGGAAAACCTGTATCGTAGGCCGTAAGACCTGGGAGAGTTTCGACTCTACACCGTTGCCGGGGCGTAAGTTTATTATCGTTACCCGTCACCCGGACGACCTACAGGTCAAGCTGCGTCGTCCTGAGCAACCGCTTGACACCGCGGTAGCAGCAACCAGTCTGGGTGCAGCCCTGGAGATGTGTGAAGAAGAAGGACTGAACGAAGTGTTCGTTATCGGGGGTGCTGAGATTTACCATCAGTGTCTGCCAATGGCGCACACTGTCTATCTGTCCCGTCTTGACTTGGTTGTCGAGGGCGGTGATGTCTTCTTCCCAGAAATCAACCGGGACGAATTCCGCCTCGATGTCAGCCTGACGCACTTACCCGACGGTGAACTGCACACCCACCGTTGGACGTATCAAATCTGGAACCGTATTGAGCAACCCAGTAAAGTTACTCGTTACCCTGGCCATATTGTTACAAACCTTTCTTTGGAAATCCGCTAATGAACCCGAACAACTCTTATCCTGTTAAACGTATCACCCTGACCGAAGAAGGTGCTAAGACTGCCCGTGCAATAACCAGCTGCCCGATGAAGCTGACGGATGCTTTGATTGGCCAGGAAGGTATCTTCCTCATCTTTGGTGAACGTGACCGTGTCTTCCACCGCATCGATGAGCCGGAAGAGTTTCTGCAACTGGCCGCAACGTTAGGTGACCAGGAACAAGCGTCTGACGTGGCTATCAATGTCACACCGCGCGACCTGTTCATTGTTCGTGACAAACACCGTCATAGCGGCTTGCGCGCTGTCCGCTGGAAACGTGAGTGGTTAGCCCGCGCGTAATTAACTAAATCGACCATGACCCTTAAGGAAAACGAAAATGAAAACACCACAAGCTGAAGCTGCCTGGATGAAATTTGGCGAAGAAATCGAACAAGCGGTCGGCTCCATGCCACGACCAAAGACCCCAGAGGAGTTAAGGATTGAACATTTTGCCCAGTTCAAAATAGAGACGCATCGTAAGCAGTTAGGTGCGTACGGGCTAGTGCATTCTTTCAACCGCCTGCTGCGTCTGGCTGTTTCGATTGAGACGCGTCGGAAAATGGTTATGCCTGACCTTGAAGAGGTGTTGCGTAAACACCCACGCCTTTTCAAAGAAACGGCCACCGTAACAGAGTTCTTCGAATCGTGCTTGCCAAAGCTGCGCCTTAAACCGGAAGAGGTAATGATATTCAACCAGGCAAATGGGTGTTGGGTTTCGTATCTTGATGTTATTGAGCGTAATGACGTTTGTCAACTAACGTTGGGCGATTTGAAAGTCCTGAAACGCGATGTCGGTTATCGTGTTGACTTAAAAGCCAACATCGCTGCGCTTGAGAATGAAATATTCGAAGTTGAAAAATTGCGGGTAAAGATTACCGTAAAAGGAAACTTCGGTAAGCGTTCTTACAAAGCAATGTGGCCGACACCAGCGGGATCAGCCAGTTTGGCGACGAGCTGGATACAGAAACGTTTAGCGTCCATGCAGGTCTATCCTGAAGAAGTGCAGTTCACACTACCAGACGGCCGTAAAGCTGATGGTATTCATCTGGTGTCAACCAAATCTAAGTTACGTCTTACTGATTTGCGTTTCAAAGATGAAGACTTATTACCCGTGGGTACCAAACCTATGACGGTGGGTGCGTTCGAGAATAAAATTCTCCAGCAGGAAGGTGTGATGATCATTTTGCGGCTTCCCGCAGACCAGAGCATACCCTACTTTTTCATCAGACGCGCTCCTGATGATTTACCGGTACAGGAATATGTTCGTAAGATTCTGAGTCGGTATGAATTGAAGCCTGAGGATGTGGTGTTTATCCATGGTGTCTCGATGCGGCCGTTTAACCCGGACGAGTTTTACACCATGAAACAGCTGCGCCAATCCTATCAGGGTAAGGTGCAGTAAAGATAGGGGGCTTCGGCTCCCTGTTTTTTTTTTGCATTTTCAGCCAGTGATATGACTACAACGAGGGAAAACCCATGCAACAGTATTTCGAACTCCCATCGTTGGACGCAACCATTCGCAAACCGATTGTTGACGGTGTCGTACAACGCGTGTTAAATGAATCCGGTATTGACCAGGCTTCTGTTATCTTTGAAGACGAAGCCAATGATACAGCGTACCAGCCCGGCTCGACCCTTGGGGATGAGGTGCCTGTGGACTATGCGTCACCGGAACGTGTGTACGTCGAAGTCGAAGAAGAACGTGATGAATACGCTCGCATCAACCGTCAGGTCGGGATGCAAGCCGAACCGTACTTCTTTGAGAACGTCGATGATCAGGTACGCGCGTGGCCCGTCCGCACGATGTACAACATGACCATTACCCTGCGTCGCCACAGTGCGTCACGCGATGAGTTGCTGCGCTGGACAAACCGTCTCGACTCACTCATTGACATGGGGCGTTTCTCTATCATGACCGAAGCAGAGGCGTTCTATTATATCCCACGCCCTGCACTGCACCTGATTAATGCCTGCTATGTGGCAGCAGAAACCCGTGTGCCGAAGTTTGATGATTTCAAAGCGTACCTGAAAGCCCACTTTACCCCGGATGTGTTTGTCACGGGTAACGTGGCAGGTGGCCAGGAATCGTTGTCGGTGCGTTATGCGCCTACCCGGTTAGAAACCGTGTACGATGTGCAGGTACCGGCCTGGGACAAAGATGAGAACCGCTGGGAAGCTTCCTTTGTGATTCGCTTCTCGTATCAGCGTCCCGAAGAGATTGTGGTGTCGTATCCGTACATCATCAATCAAACACCCCTGCCGGAAGAATACTGGCCAGAGATTGACCCACCGTGGTTATCGAACGAAGAAGATGTTCAGCGTCACGCCCAACAGCGTAATCTGGATAGCACCTGGTGGATTAATGAAACCCGCCAGTTGATTCGTCTGCCGTATCTGCTCTCGCCGACCGAACAGTTCCACCGTACTCACTCGCCGCTGAAAAGCAAGCTGCTGCATGTGTTTGGTACAGACGTGGTGTTTGATGCGGACAACATGGTCAACCCGCATGTGGTGAATGTCGATGATTTGCCGTATGTCTGGAACAAAGACCTGCTGCCGTATATCGAACACTGTCGGGCAATCGACCCTACCGGACAACGGGGTGTCTTCCGCACGGAGTTGTTCGAAGAAGGTCAGATTATCGAGCCGCGCTTCTACCACTGGGAGAACGGGACACTGTCTTTACGTGGCCGAGACGTCAAAGTCAACAAAGGGTACTATCTCACTGAATCGGTGATTTACGACTGGCGTAACTTTGACCTGTGGCCATTGCAGTTGTATCCGAAAGCAGCCAAGGTGCTGATTGAATGGCTGTTCCCGAACTGGGACGTGCCGAGTTGGTGGTGGGACTTGCCGAAGTTTCCACCGAGTGTGGATGACGACATCAAGAAGCTGACCCCAACCCCGGATAAGCGGATTCTGTTGACCATCTTCAACACCACCATCTTCACCATGCGAGGAACAGAGAATGCTGAAAGCGTCGCGTGAGTCGACCACGTTCGTCCCGGTTGAGCCGGAAACGCCGACTCTGAACACACCGCAAGACGGGGTGAAAGAAGCCAGTAACGTGGTGACCCAACCGCTGCGTACCACGGTAACGGACTTTGACCGTATCCCGAAACAGTACCTGATGAAGTACGTGGAAGGGTCGGCCTGGAAGGTGGACTTCTTCAACTTCCTGAAAGGCCGTAACGATGCCAAGAAGTTCTTTGATACGCAGGTCATTACCCCTGACCAGCAGTTAGAGAAAATCATTGGCATGGAACTGCGGGTGAAGTCTCCCCTTGACCGTAGTCAGGATGACAAGAACAAAACCTTCACCCTGACCGGGTCAGCCACGCTTGCCAATACCGTTGCGCCGAACGAAGGCTGTTTCTTTGTAGTGCCGATTGGTGACAACCGTTATGCGCTGTTTAACATCACGCGTGTAACACGTATGTCCAACAACAAGGTCTCGACGTACGACATCGAGTATTCCATGTTGTTTGAAGTGTCCCCCGCAGTCGCAGAAACGATTCGTCGTTGTACCGTGCGGGAATACTATTACGTTGCCGAACGTGCCTGGACGGGTGGCGATACCTTACTGACACCGAACGAGTATCGCTCTTTCCTGAAACTCGGTGATGCCATTAAGGACATCGAGACCACGTACGTGAAGCGATTCTGGGATTCGGAAACGGAAACGTTACTGTTCCCGCGTGACTGGCGTGTGTATGGGTTGAAAGGGGCATCGTACTACGACGTGTTCCTGTGCCTGTTTGTTCGGGCGATTGGGCTGCGTACGGTTGGGAAGGATATTCAAATCTATCCTCACCCGCCGAAGAACGTGGCCGACGTGGAATGTTTGTTTACGGCATTGCTGCAACAACAAACCGCGTTTCTCGCGTCGTACAACAAACCGAACGGGGCGTACCTCGTTAACACATTCCGGACGATGCAGACCCGTAACTCGATTGCCTGGTCACGTATCACCAACACCCGGTATTTCTCCGACGATTTGCGTTCGCCGAAGCAGTATCCGGCAGACTGGGTGAAGTTTACAGAGTTCCCGCCTACTGTGGTGGATGAATACCGTGGCAATGCGGGTGAATCGTTACCGGCGTTCCTGCCGTTAACCTACACCCCGTACTTGTTGACGGAAACGTTCTACAACGGCTCGTACAGCTCGTTGTTGGAATATGGCCTGTATCTGTACCTTAACAAGCAACCGGTGCCGTCCACGATTGCCTTGAAGCTTGCTGAGGTGTGCAACACGTTGCCAGAGGATGCACAGTTCTATTACATCCCGATGGTATACGTGCTGTTGAAATACGCGAGGTAGTAGCGTGCAACATCAACGTGACCCGAAATTTACAGCAGCCTTTATGCTGTTCCACAAATGGGTGTTCTGGCGCGTACCGGAATACGCGACCATCACCAAATACGCCAGCCAGGAGCACGGGTTGTTCTTACCCGACGACCCGAAGAAGGCCCAGGCGATACTCCTGAACAAAAAGAGTATCTACCTGCACCCATCAGACGCTGCGGTGTATGCGGCGACCGGTGGTGCTTTAGATATCACTGACCCCAATGATGCTATCATGGTCTACGGGTGGATCATGGAGCATCTGGCAGATTGGCTACGGTATATGGAACAACCACACCTGATGGTTCGTGCCGTGCCAATCGAAGGGTTGCGTGAGTTTAATGCGTTAGCAGGAAAACTCTTCCCAGTGGCGAACCGGTATGGGTATTTTAAGGTACCGGAACGCACTATGGTCTCGGCGGTGCAGGCGTTGTTCGGTGAAGTGAAGGCAGAGGTACAACAGCATCGCTTCAACGACACGATTATGCGTCGCATCGAGAAAATCTATCGCCAACGTGGAGGAATGCTCTAATGTCGTTTGGTCGGTTACAGAAAATCGCGAACACGCACATCTCACAAGCCGCGGGCTTACCGGCCATCGATTACGGGGCATTCATCACGGTACGCGGTGCACCGTTGACGGTACTGAAAATCATCTCGTTGATTCATGCCAGCAACTTTGTAAACGATATGGCGACCTTGACCCACCTAACCGTGGCGATTCCGTTTAGTCAGATGCGTTTAACCACCTCCGCTGCTGAGGGTGATATCAAGATTAAACTGATTCTGCGTAACGGGCAACGGATTGCCGGACGTTTCAGTTATCGGGGTATCGCCGTCAACAACCGCGATCACGATATGGAATCCCCTACCATGTTCTTAGGGGAGTCCAACGACAAGTCACTGGCGCTGGTGACGTTTGAGCTGATGGACGAGGCGATGTGGTTCCTGCGGGTGCGTCAAGTAGGTGGAATATACCACAACACCGACGGCTTAACAGTGGCCCGCTCGATACTCTCGGACACGCTGCCTAACGGCGTGTCCTCCGAGGGACAGCTCCAGGCACTGATGTACGAAGAGGACGAACAGCAGGGGTATCGGGATATCCTGATACCGGACTCGCAAGACTTCCTCTCTGTCTTCGACTTCTTGCAAAAGCATTATGGCATTTACTCGAAAGGGTTGGGTGTCTTTTTGTATATGCAACGCTGGTATTTGTTCCAGCCATGGGATTCGAAGAAGTACAGCGGGGCGAAGAAGAAGCTGGTCATCATTAACCTGCCGCGGGAGATGGCAGCTCAGCTTGACCGTACCTGTCAGGTATCGGGTGACACGGTCTATCTGATTTGTGGCGGGGATGTTGTGGCGATGGAGTCGAAAGACGAAGATGCGATGAACAAAGGTACCGGTTACCGGGTAGGTTCAATCCGTGCGCTGGATGGCCGTGCGACGTCGTTCTCACCGGGCGAGATATCAACCACCACGTCAGCAGACTTTGTCTCGCAGGCTGACCCGAACGCGTATCCGGGCGGGGTGGTGAATGCGCCGATTGATCCGAAGCAACATTTTGCGGACACAGACAAACCACAACGCTCAACTTTAGCGGCACGTAACGGGACGATTACCAAAACCACCTGGAACCGTTCAACCCACGGTATCCTCACGCCGGGGATGGCGGTGAAATATATGTATGCAAACGACTATGGCGTCTATTCACGTTACGGTACGTTGTGTGCAGAAGTCTTCCAGTCCGCTCAGGACGGTCAAACCATGGCGTCAGGTCGGTACAATACGCAGAGCCAGTTGACACTTTGGCTCACCGAAGAAAAATTTACAGACTAACGTAGTGTTATGTCGAAACACACCAAAACCTTAAGGATCTTTCAATGAAAGCGATTCACACGTTTCGCATGTCAGGACAAACGCTTCTGAGCATCGACGAATACGAGAAAAAACACTTCTCTAAACCGGCGAAGTTATTCGAACGTTGCGTGCAGCTGATGCCACATGGGCAACAGCAGCAACTGGACTTTATCATGGCTTCGTCCATGGACAAGACCGTTGCCGTCATCTTTACCGTTGACGGTGTTCAAGGCAAACGTGATCTCGCTATCACTGACCCCGGTAGCCTCGGTGACTTGCTGTTCCGTCACGCTCTGACCACCGCGGTGATTACCGGTGCCCTGGAAGCACAGTACGGTTTTGCCTACTGCTACTTCTACGCCCAGAAAATCTCCAACACCATCGTGCCGGGCGACGTGGATACTTATCCGCAGTATATCGAGCAGCTGACACCGGCTGAGTTCGGTGAGAACGAAGACTACGAGTTCAACGTCTTCCGTTTCACCATGGTCGGCGAATCGCGTGTCAAAGAGTTCACCACGGCGTTCCGTGCGGTTGTCCGTTATGCGGTACTGCCGTCGGATGAAGGTATTTCCAGCAACTTCAATGAAGTGTTCCCGGTATTGCAGCTGGGGCCGTATATCACCTTCAACGGCTACGTGCCGTTCCCAGCACAGATTGTCGGGCCGCTGAACGACAACTCGATTCTGCCGATTGCCGAAGACCGCGACCTGTACAACTCGAAAGCGGTGATGTTGGTCAGTGAAGATCGCTTCAACATCTCCATCCAGGCGGGTATCAATGACCACGCAATTGCGGTCACTGAGAAGATGGCGCTGCGTTAACCGTTACCCGACCTCCTTGTGGGGTCGGGTATCCTTTATTTGTTTGCTAAAAGCCACACAGAGGCCATAACGCTATCTCAGGCAACGTATGTACCATAATCGCTTAGAACGCGTTACAGCGCGTTTGAGAGCGTTTTTAGGGGGATAAAAATAAAGTTTGACTCCAATCATTTTCAGATATATATTACCTGCATGAGAGAAAACAATTATCTCTCTAATTCGACCATTACCTAAAGGAGTTTTAAAATGACTAAGATTGAATTCATGAAAGACATGACCAAATGTTTCGGTATCGCTGTTCTGACCTTGGCAGCATTCATCATCGGTTTCATGTCTCCGTTCGCAGTTATCGATGCTGTGACGTACCTGACCGGTAACATGGTTATCGGTGCACTCACTGGCGGTGCTTGGGGTGCAACCCTGCTGTGTGGTAGCCTGCTCGGCTGGCCTAACAAACTGGCTAATTACCTGAAAGCCAAATTCAAGAAGTAACAACAAAGCAGGCCACCACACGGTGGCCTTTTTTACGTCCGGCAATTAACTCGACCATTATCTATTAAAGGAATACGACCATGATTTCTCGCAAACATAAACTCGCTATTTATTCTATCGCCGTGGCTGTTCTGGTAACAGTTGGCATGATGACTGTAAACAACGACTACAACACCTGCCGTGCCAACGGTAACTCAGTTGCAATGTGCACAGGACGTGGCTAAGATGACTTTCTCTGATAGCGCGTTCGCCGAATTCCTGTCCAACCCACGCACCAAACGCGAGTGGGACAATCTTTCCAACGGAGTGAAACACCGTCGCAATGACGACGATGAAATCACCCACGTTACTGCACAAGTGGTGCTCGTCGATTCGACTGGCACCGCCTTCCCATTTTCACAAGAGGTTTACTAAGATGGCTGTAATCGTAAAGGGCAATGGTGAAGTCCGCATTCTGGAAAAGAACGAAACACTGACAACGGATGCCAAGACGCAGCAAAAGGTCTTGGTTGTTAATCCGCGTGTTGTTCCTCTTCCTGATTGGAAAAACGAGCTGGCCGAATTCCGTAAACAGCTGGAGAAGAAATAATGGATATGAAAAAAGAATACCAGTTCAGTGAGGACAAACCTGACACCACCACCAAGCACTACTTTGGTAAGGATGAGCTTGAAGGCGTTAAGCTTCACGAAAAGCTGGATGTTTCGAAAGTGCCAGAAAGCGATTATGCTACCCGCAAGGCGCAGCTGGCACAATCCGAGCTGGACAAGTTCGATGTATCTCGTGGCTTCCCGGAGAGCCTCAAACCGTGGAACCTTCCACCGGAGAATGTGGGTAAGGGCGTGGTGTTGAACCACATTAACCATGAAGACCTTCCTGTTGACGCTAACGGTAAGGTTGCCGACATCGCGCCACCCCGCGGCTTCTACCGTGACAAGGACGGGAACTTCCGCGACCTTCGTGAGCTACATATGCGTGAACTGGTATTAGGTGGTGATTTTGTAGATGGCGAATCGGTCAAAGTCATCAAAGGTCCAGGCGGTGATTACGACGGTATCTCCATACCGTTGCGTAAACCTTCCCGTGCTGAGAAGTCTGTCAGCAAATATCGCAATGTGATGAACGGTCTTATCGCCCGTGCATCCAAGAAGTAAAACCAATGCCACCTTCGGGTGGCTTTATTTTTTCCCTTAAGGAACAATTTTCATGTTAACTATCGACCAATTCCTACCGAAATCTGCAGGTGCTGCACCGACGTCTGAAAACGCATCTATCGTACACAAGCACGAAGCAGGCTATCGCCTGACCCGCCATCAGACGGGTAGCTCCGATGTGTTCTTTGTGGTCTGGGATGGCAATACGATCATCGCGCAAGGTTCCTACGACTCGGTTCAAGGGCAACAGCGCCTGGCGGACGAAGACAAAATTCAGACGGTCTACCGTGTGCTGGCCCGTGGCGCGATGTGGTTACTGGTATTGACCCGTGACCCGATTGCCCGTATGACGGCCTTAAACCACTACAACGACTTCGTAGAGGCGATTACCCAACTGGAAGGCTACCAGGACGAGCGTGTAACGCGCGCTATGAGCAGCTGGAAAGAAGAAGGTGAGCTGGCCCACTTCGATGGTAACGCCGTGCTGGCACGCGCAGAGGCGCTGTATTTGGCCTTCCCAACATGGAATTACGAAATCATCAGTAAAGAAGTCAATGGCGTGAAGATGGAAGCCATGGTGCAATATGGTGTGCCGGGTATCCGTTTATTGTACACCCACAAAGTGGTGGATGAGAAATCCAAAGCCGGTCAGGAACTGAAACGTTGGTACACGTTACCGCTCGATGGCGATTGGTATACTGCTGCCAACAACCACCTGTCCATGATGGCAATGATTGCCGAAGGTAACCGCAACGAAATGGCTGCAGCCAGCTCACCCCAACCACAACCGGTACCGCGACCTACCCGACCACAGTATCCATTCGAGTGTGGTCAATGTGGGGCTAAGTATAACGTCGATGTGATTCATCGACATCAGCCGACCATTGATGTGCGTTGCCGTGAGTGTGGCTCAGAAAACCGTAACCTGCCACGCTAAGCAAACAAAATAAAGTAGCCCTACTCCTTCGGGAGTAGGGTGTTCTTTTTTTGTCCTTATTTTTTTTTGTCTTCGAGGACGCATAAACTGCCGTAGGGAGGCCGAAGCCTCCCGGTCGCTGTTACGCGAACAATTCATCACCCATTCCACCGGTGAAGAAGTTGATAGACGACGCTGTTACGGTTTCTTCTTTATCGCAATCCCAAGGTAAAATACTGACATCGCCAAACGGCAATACGGTATAGTGGTGTGCTTCTTTGGTATCAATAATCGTACGATGTTTACCGCGCTGTACTTCTAAGAAGCTGTGACCATTTACCACACGCTTGTTGAAGTACATTTCACCATCGGCTTCGTTATCCAGACTTGAGCAGTCAGAATACAAGCCACGACCAGGCAGGCTCTTACAGAAGCCAACGGGGTCTAATGCTTTCAGACGTTTCCCCTCTGGGGAAATCTGGTGCGGGGCAATCATGAACCCGCGGTTACGCACGACCTGGTAGTTACGGGCCATACGGTAAATCTCTTTGATATCGCTGCCGACGACGCCGTTCCCGTGACCACCTTTGCTGATGGTGCCCAGGTAGTCTGCACGAATACCCACGACATGATAACCACGACGTTTCAGGTCGAGAATCAAATCGTTGATGTAGTGCACTTTGAAGTCGGAGTTGGTGTGTTTCTGGAACACGTAATCCCAACCATTCGACTGAATCTTACCGCACAGGTAATCCGACATTGCTGTGGTATGAGCCACCTTTTGTTCTGGTGTCGCATCGTGCGGTAACACCATACGCGGTGCTTCACCTTCGAAGTGCCCGTAGATTTGTTGATAACCGTAAGCCAGGTTCACGTCCAGTTCGTTTTCCAGACTGAGGTCAAGGATAATCGGCTGCAGAGTTCCCTTCACATCAGCCATAACTTTCTCTGGCGTGTTGAAGATAGGAATGGATAGCGTCAGCAGCAAACTGAACAGTGACTTACAGTTGAAAGGCAGAGCAGGCATCAGCCACATCTCTTCCGTTATACCCTTATTACAGCCCAGCATTTGGTTGATGGATTTCCATCCGGTCTGTAGACCATTACCCGCTGCTTTCTTGTTAATCGAGTCAAAGACTTTGATAAACGGTGCACGGTTATCCGTCACCAGTTCACCAACCAGTGATGGAATCTTATTATGAGAGCGTTCGCTGAACGTGGATAGCGTATCTTTGAGCTCGGTCAAGGCCGTCTGCAAATCCACACGCTGTTCGGTTCCGTTAATCGCCCCGATAGCACGTCCTAATCGCTGCTTAAGCTGCACGCCTTGAATGCACTGGCGGAGCTGAAAGTAATATTGTGATACCTGGCGGTTAAGATGCTCGATACGTTTCTCTGGGTCTTCTGGGATATCGTCTTCCAGGAACTTGGTAATCGTATCGTATAGAGGACGTACTTGTGTGGTGGCCAACTTCAAACGCTTCATGACGTTTGCGTGGTCGTATGTCATGCCGCCGTCTATGATGGATGTGATGATGTCCTTGATTTCGACGAGCGCGGACCTTTCGTCCCCTTCCTCGGCGTACTCAGGAAGCTTAGCCTCAAGCAAAACTTTTCTTATGACATCATGGTCCCTATCTGGGTCTGTCAAAAGACTTTCTGCGTAAAGAGCGGCTAAGGCTGTTATCAACATCATTTTATTGTTCATGGAGCATCCTTAAAATGCAGATTCGTTTTAGTCCACCGTGGGAAGTTCAACCTAACATAGATAAAGGGGCTGCCGTTAAAAGTTTGGAATTGCTCCAGGCAAGCTTCTTTAACTGGTTATATGACACCCAAAAAGGTTTCAGTTCCATTATTTTGCCGGAAGTCGGTCCGATTCCCATCTACAAAGCGTTGATGGCTCCACCGCTGCTTCCAGCTAAATACTATGACCAGGTTTTGAATCTGGTTGAAAGTGGTACCGATGTTTCTCTTGCTGATTTATATGGGGAAGCATTCTCTGGTCGTCTACGTTGGGTATTCACACAGCGTGGCGGCGTCATTGTGGCGTCATTTGCAGAAGCGAAGTCCGGACCGGGTTTCTCTTTGGGTGAAGACCACGCTGCGAAAAAGATGTTCTGCGCAGAACTTTTTAAATATGTGCGTACCAAGACTCGCGTCGTGGATGATACGTACAGCACTTCTACGCAGTTCGCAACTCATGAAGTGCTGACGCAACTTTACGCATGTCATTTATCTCACTAAGGTAAGAATGAAATGAAAGATACCCGAATCTCTAATCTGGAGAAGCTCGTCAATGCGGGTAACGAGCTTGTAGCCAACGTTCAGTCTGGTACCTCCGCTGGTGAAGTGTGGTCTACCGTTGTTGCTGGCGAATCCGTTCGTAAAAACGCTAAAGCGTTCAGCTCTCTGAACGACAGCGCCGCGCAGCAGTACCAAACCGTGTTCCCTGGTAAGAGCATGTCTCATGCTGCCCAGGTTGCTTCTGCCATGATTCTGGGTGCTGCCGGTCACGGTATGGATCTGGTGCAGGCCGTTGCTCAGGAAAGCGCGAATCCGAAGTATGACAAGTTCATGCCGATCGCAATCCCTGGCGCAGCCACGCTGGCAGCTGACTACGGCAAAGACCCGCTGGTCGCTCGTGAATACTACACGAACAAAGACTACGACCGTAACCTGGGCCTGACCTGGACCCTGAACGTTCGTGCGCTGGAAACCCAGTCCAAGTTCGCTGAAACCCTGTTCCCGACCATCACCGTTGAAACCAACGATGTTGGTATTACCGTGCGTACCAAAGTTACTACTGTAACTCGTGGTATCCTGAACGCGCTGCTGACCAAAGACGTGGTTGAAGACCACCGTCAGCCGCTGCACAACGCACTGTCCAACCACAAAGTGCTGCAGGACGACGCAATCCGCATCGTTCCTTACGTGATGGAAACCGGCGACAACGCCGAATACTTCATCAGCTCTGACGTGGTGCCGAACGAAACCGTTCAGCTGGGTCGCGTACCTCCGTACCCGACTAACTACCTGACCTTCGAAAAAGATCGCCTGAACCTGTTCCAGCTGGCTGCTCATCCGGGCATCGTGCAGGAAGGTTACGACGAAACTGACGAAATCGCACCGGGTGCTTCTCTGGGCAGCCTGCTGATTTCCGTCCGTAAACCGAGCGAAGATGTCAAAGACGGCGCGCTGATCAAACTGAACGTACGCGACATGCAGTTCGCTACCTTCCAGCGTCCGCCAGAAGGTGACGGCCGTGAGCTGACCCTTCAGTTCCGTCGCACCGCGTTCTCTCTGAACGCCAAGTCTCTGGACTGGAAAGGCGACGACATTCCTGCGCTGGCTGCACTGGCTCAGAACCAGTACACGCTGAAGTACAGCATGAACATCAGCATGAGCCTGTTCACCAACGGTCAGTATTCTGGTCGCGTGGATGTAACTGGTAAAAACCTGATCGTCGAAGGTCTGTTCGACGCAACTGGTAACGCTGTTGATACCAAATCTGGTACCGGCAAAGTTATCATGGACGGTCTGAAACTGGAACTGCTGGGCTGGCGCTTCGATGGTACTCGTACCAACGAAAACCGGAGAACCCAGGGCTTGCTGCTGGACCCAATCTGGGAACAGGAGAACTACAAGCTGCAGTACGGTTCCCCGATCATGACCAAATCGCCGGTTGGTGTTGAATATGACGACACCGAGCGCCTGGATGACCTGGTTTCTGCGGTTAACATCCGTAACGAAATGCTGGCCATCACTCAGACTCTGAGCTACACCGAAGCTGTGAAAAATGCTTTCGAAAGCATGATCACTCCGTGGGACAAACCGGCCATCCGTGGTCTGGGTCGTCACTGGGTTGCTCCGTGGTACAAAGAGAGCGATTATAACGTCGACCAGGTTATCCAGTCTCTGGATACCAAAGATGCACTGATCAACGCCCGTCAGGGTCTGGTACAGCGTATCGGCGACCAGGTTACTCGTGCAATCCAGGACAGCCGCTTCATGCCTGCCCTGCGTCTGCTGACAGCTAACCCGGACGCGCTGCCGAAAGTAGTTATCGCTACCGATGAGCCGACTGCAGCTATGCTGCTGCTGACTCAGGGTGACCAGCGTCTGCTGGGCGACCGCTACGAGTACGAAGTCATCACCACCAACGATGACCGCTGGCGTATCTGGAACGCTGCAGATGAGTCTTGGACTCGTCGTCTGCAGTGGGTCCTGAAAGTGCCGACGGCTGATGATGGTTCTTACTGTGTTCTGAACTGGGGTAACCACTTCTGGTCTCCGATCATGGTTACCAACATCAACATCCAGCGTAACGGCGCGACCAGCAAAGAGCTGGCTGTGCAGCCGCGTAACGCCCACATCTGTCACTGCCCGATCACTGGCCTGATTTGGATCAAAGGCATCACCAAATACGTTGAAAGCAAACTGGCTTACAACGTGTCTGTTGAAGAGAACGGCACTGCAGGCACCGGCACCGGTAACGGTGGCGCTGTAGGTGGCGATACTACTGGTGGTGGTACCGGCACCGGTACTGGCACTGGTACTGGCGCGTAATCTGAAAAGATAACGCACGCTAGGAATTGCTTACTCCCTTCGGGGAGTAAGCTTTTTCTTTTTTTTATCCTAAAATTTCACAGATAGATATTATCTTGGTGACGAACGATTGTTTTATCTAAAGGAGAATATAAATGAAAGAGTTCGATATTGGACAGGTTATCAATGTAAAGGCCACTGCCGTCGGTGTTATCGTTACGGTGTTGGATAGAGACAGTCATTTCCATGAGACGACAGAGATTGCCTATCCACTCCACGCGTTCGATATCCTCCAGCACTTCCTGACCGTAAAACATGCCATGCTGAAAGGGGATTTCGGCAAATATAAAGAATACGAGACCACCCGCATAAAGGACATGAGATCCATCATCCTGGGCGATGTGATGTGTAAGCTAACTCGTTACTCCTTTCCTGAGTCAAAGGATGAGCCAGAAATAATCAGCAACCTCGAAGGGTTTCTCAAGAAGCTCGGCCTGTATCAACCCCACCACTTCCCGGTCGGTATTCAAGAGTGGAGAGACCACGCCCGCGTTATTCCGTTTAACATCGGTCGTGATGTCAATGAGCTGCGTTCGTTGACAGATGCGTTACGCGAGTCATACACGCCACAGTGTGAGTTGATGGAAAATCTGCGTATCTACGGGCGCTATATCGATCCGCAGTACACCTTTGTTATCCCTGAACGTGGCGACATCGCTACAGGGGGCTATTGGGTAGAACCACCACACAATCCCCACATCGTTCCTAACTCGCCGTACATTCCGTTTAATTTCGCATCAGTAAGGCTTCACCAGCTGGCCGATGTCCTTAACGGTATCGCCCAAATGGACACGTTGCCTAACGGCGGGTTCGAAGTGCGAATGGTTAATGGCCTTGGTAATATCAGTCTGGCTACCCTGGAGAAAGAAGATTTGCGTGCATTGGTGAAAGCCATCGCACGCTGACTCTATCTTTTTACGCCACGCGCAGTCCCTATGCGAGTCGCGTTCAAAGTATTCTGAGATAGATATTATCTACGTGGTTGTATCTATTGGTTTTTCAACTGGGATGCGAAATGAATCGTTATGATTTAGACATTGAACCGACGATTACGCAGCGACCCATGTATCATGGTGTCGTGAAGAAAACCATCTCCTACGAAAACAATACAGGTGTTCCTGTTCACGTCACTGAACTCAGTGGCGGCAGCTTTATCATAGCTCCATCGCAACATACCGCGTCGGAGTTCGGCATCGTCATTTACGTGACGTATAAAGCTGTCGGTGGGCAGGCTAACCTGACGGGGCTTCGCGAAGGATTTCCTGCGAAGCAGTTTTCACAAATGTGCCGTGAGATTCAGGAGTCCGGAGAGACCACACTGATGTACGTGGTGTCGGATATCTCCGCGTTGATGCACGGTGACTTGGTGGTATTGAAGAAGCTCGGTATGGCTTTCTCAACACAACCGGTCAGGCTTGACTCTAATCCCATTGCATTACCGGGTGGCGAGCGGAGTGAGTTCACGTTGGGGGTCGTGGTTGTACAGCGGTACGACGATCCGAAGGTATATCGTTGGGTGCGGTTCTATACGACGCAAGTCGAGGTAGACCCTATCCGTTCGAAGTATTACGATGAGGGAATATACATGGTGATTGGGGGCGGGAAGTTAGCAGAAGGTGGTAGGATGTTGCATTTTACATTCGATGACCCGATGTCGCCGTTCCGCGTGTTTGCCAGCGAAGAAGAATCCAAAGCTTATCGCTGGATGGACGCCATTCCAGACTTGCGTGATGTCCGTGCAAAACTGGAAGCCAACTATCAGGCAAAACTTCAGGATTTAGACGATAGAAAGAACCAGATGGATCTCGAGTATCGACAGCAATCTAACGAATTGGCCATTGAGAAAGAGAGGTTATCCCTACAGAACAAGCGAGAGGAAAATGAAATCAAGCAACGGGCAGAAGTCCGTAAAGACCAATATGAGGCGCGTTCTATCCATCGTAAGGACGGGTCAGAGTTCTTAAAGGCAATCCCTGCGTTTATGGCGGCTGGTGTCGCTGTGATAGGGATGCTAATGTAGGGAGGCCATGCAGTGTTTAAAGATGCGATAAGAAAGATTAAGGAAGACGGTAAGATTGTCCCCTTCAATCGTGCAATCGCGGAAGGTGTCGGCTACACACAGGCAAAAGACGGGATACATGACCGTGTGCATCAGATTCTGCGTCGTGAACTAACCCACGACCGAGTTGAGAACCCGCGGTTACCCGAAGGTCTGTCTGTGTTGAACGTCCGCCACATGGCTCCGTTTGAATCGTTCATTTATAAGCTGTCGAAGTCTGATAGCAGTCGTGCTGGTCGCGGGCGGGCAGTGATGTCTATCGCTGCTACGGACACGTATATGGTGATGGCAACTTTCCGTATTCCGGGAGACGGTCGTCCTACATCGCGTCCTATCAGCCTACCGTTTATTCGACGCGGTGGCCTGATGAACTACTTCGGTACCACGTATCACGTTGCGCCGGTTATCCACCAACCGGGTATCTGTCGTGAGCACGGTGGTATTTTCATTAACTTTGACTTTACACGCAAAGTCTCGTTGAAGTTCTGTAAGAAGCCAACGAAGATTTTGGTTAATGGCATGAAGGAGGAATTGTTCCTGCCGGGCACTTCGAATCTGTTTGTCTCGAAGAATCCGATTGGACACGATACCGACGAAAAACCACTGATGTATTGGATGTTTGGGCGTTATGGCTTTAAAGAAGCTGTGAAGCGCTACACGGGTGTGGATGTTAACATCTGGCCAGCATTCAAAGTTCCCGATCTCGACCTGAATAAGCTTGCGGTAATCAGTTCGGGTGAGCAGCAGTATAACCGTCAGATACAGTATGTTGTTACTGTACCGGTTGATGCTCTGCCGAATCTGCACAACACCCGTTGGGATCAGAACGAACACGCCTTACTGATTGCAGTTTCTGCATTCTTCAAAGCGGCGCATTATTTCGCCAGCAAGCAGAACAGCAAAGGTGGCCGTGCACCAACCTTACCGGCACTGTTTACCCAGATAAACGAATTCGCGATGGACGAAGATATTGCCAACCTGAACTCCCCAGCTATCTGGAAGGAGATTCTGGGACGTTCTATCCTCGGCATGAAACCGTCCGATATCGAGCTGGGACGTAGCATGGACAGTCACTATCAGGAATGTGAGCGCTACGTTAACAGTACCTTCCGTGGTGAGTTGATGGCGAACGATCCGAGTATTCCAGACGACATGGATATGTTTGACTTCCTCTGGTATACCACGCAGATGATGGTGCGTACGCGCCTGACGAAACAAGAAGACATCCCGTCTATGTACGGTAAACGTCTGACGGTGACGGATTATCTGCTGTTGGGTCAACGTGGCTTTACTACAACGATCTCGAAGATTCGTTGGCGTTTAGGCCAGATGGAAAACCGCTCACCTGAATCCTGTTCGAAAGCGATTCGTGATGCGCTGAACAAAGAGATTGTGCTGAATCTGGTGTTGCGTAACATCACCGGCAACGGCGGTATCAGTTTCTTTAACGCCTCCACTGAATCAATGGTATTGGCTGTCTCGACACATGCGATTGGGCAAACGGAAACCGATGCCAAACGCACGAAGAAAGGCGGTAAAACGGTGAACCTGAATGACCGTACGAAGCACGCATCAGCGTCGCATCTGGAGTGTGGTAACGTTTACTATATTCCGAAGTCGGCACCATTCAAGTCCAATATCCTCAACCCGTACATGAAGACCAACCTTCACTTAGTGATGGTTCGCAATCCGAAGTTGGCTCCGTATATCAAGCCAACGGAAGAAGACATTGCAAAAATCGGCCGTTAAAATAGTTTCCCCATTAAGGAGTATGAATTAGCATGAGCATTACAATCGAAGAAGTCACTAACGTCCTGAAACAAAACCTGAGCCGTGACAATGTTCTGAACACTCTGAACTCGGTCATGGCTGATAACGGGATGCCGCCTGACCAGGGACTGAAGATTGCTCGCGCTGTGGGTATCTATGCTCAGGCGAAGAAGCTGTCTAATCAGCAAGTCATTCAGTATATCATCGACGCCTATAAAGCCGCAGTTTATCAATCCATTGCTGCGAAGGGTAAAACCTTCAGTGGTGATGTGCACGATAAGCTGATGGGGATGTGGGGTGAAGTTGAGAAAATCATTGCCATTCTGCGTAATGCACAAGGCGGTGGTGGTCTGGGTGGCGGTGGTATCGGTGGCAATGGCGGGGGTATCCGTGTCTCTGACGGTCTCACCATGTCTGCACCGGAAGTAGGGGTAAGTGCCCAATCGTCTGCTGGGTTGAAAGTCATCATGCCGCAAACCGATCTCGACTTCGGTGGCGACAGCGGTCTGTCTTTCGTTAATGATGCACCGACTCAACAAACGACTGTGGCCCCACAACCGGCAGCAGCCGTCGCCGATCCGGCAACTGCACCAAAAGCAGAAGTCAATTTTAACCAACCTGTTATCAATACTGTAGCGGCTGCTACCTCAAAAGGACAGAACATGAGCATGAACGACCCAGTTATTAACATTTTGCAGGAGATTGAAGTGGAAGATTACGCAGCTCACGAACTGGTGGCACCAGAAGCTAAAATCAGTGTACCAGCGAAAGAAGCGAACAGCCGCATCAAACAATCTACCTACGCTGAATCGCGTGACTGGGTAAGCCCGCTCCAGAGCATTATCTCTGGCGAAGATGAAATCGTGTTCTATAAAGGAGCCGGTATCATCGTGCGTGCGCGTGACAGCTATCGTCCTTACCTGGTCGGCACCACCGACAGCAGCGTTGAAGTGATGCGTGAATTCTTAGCCACCCACAATGCTGCGAAATCCGATCTCGATGGCCTGACCGAAGTTGACGACGTAGAAAAGCTGATGGACCGCGTCATGAAAACCATCAACAAACTGCGTCAGGCAGCGAAAGCCATTCACGACTACTCTATGGAGAAGTCGGACGAGGCCGAAGTCGTGGTATCCGAAGTGGCACGTTTTGCCAATGCGTATCTGGGCAACCTGACATTGCTTATCCATAATGGTATCTCGCTGGCGACCAATCACGGTACCGACGTCCCTACCGTACCGGGTATCAATCTGGAACGTGCACCGGATGACATCAACTGGTTCGCAGCTGACCTGTACAACCAGACCACTGGCGGTAACGGCGTGAGCGAACACGAAGATTTCTTCCGTGACCTGTTCCTGACGGTGGCCAACTCTATCCGCAAGCTGACTATCAAGCTTGATGATAAAGGTCAGGTAGTAAATCTGGTACAGAGCACCATCACGGTGGTTGTGCCGGGCCTGTATCAGTCAGTGGGTAAATACCACATGGTTGAAATGGCATCGCTGGGCAATGCTTCTGAGCCGCTGATCGCGATTTATGAAGCACTGCAAAATGACGTACCGCACTCTCAGGTTATCCTGCAAGTGCCGCAAGGTCAGTTCCTGTTGCTGAGCAACGGTGAACCAACTGCGCCGGTACGCTACTGATAGATAAGGGAACCTTCGGGTTCCCTCTTCTTTTTTTAAGCGCTTATTATAGACTAGCTCTATAGTGAGGTTGGATATGGTCAAGCTGATTGTGATAAACCTGGACTTTGATCGCAGTGTCAGATTCCGCTTTGAATTACCCGACACGAAAGCCACGGAAGCGTTCTTAGTCCACTTTCGCAAGTCAAAGACTACCATTAACCATGGACGTCGCTGGTTAATCTATTATAACGCCCGTGAGACGCTCTTACAGGCGTTGCGCGTCGCAAAGCTTACCGATGTACTGGAAAAGCTTAAACCCTTTGAGAATGACACTCTGGCGATTGGGGTGATGTTAGACGAGCCAGCGAACAAACCCAAAGAGCAGACGTTTGATGACGAATAAAAAAAGAATACCTACTCCCGAAGGAGTAGGTACCTTTATTTTTTTTGCCCTTAGAGCGGAATATCGTCGTCAGTGTTGTCGTCGGTATTGGCGTTGTCGTCAGTCGGATTATCATTGTTAGCATTGTCGTCATCTAACAGGTTATCCGAATCACCACCCGTGCCACCTGCTCCATCATCACTGATGTCGTCGGTACCGTCATTCAGGTTCAGGTCATCGTCCCCACCTAAACCGCCATCACCTCCGTCCCCGCCGTCGTTATTGTCACCTCCGAAGCCACCATCAAAGCCACCGCCTGCCCCAGCATTTGCATCCAGGTCGGCATTGCTGGCCAGCGTCTCAATCTTACCTGAGACACGTTTGGCAAGCTGAATCAGCGTCTTACTTCCGGCAGCCACCTCATCGGAAATCATCTTCACGTTATCCTGACGTTTCTCATCGTCGTAGATAAGGTCGAAGAAGTCATTCTCAATACCTTGCTTACGCAGCCAGTTACGAGCGTAGAAGGTTTTGAGCATGGTCTTCAGGTCGTCAGGCGAGATCCCGATACCTTCGTTCTGCAGGCTGTTGTTCATGTCATCCGTCACAACCAGATCAGCCAGTTTCTCGAAGAACTCCATGCGCTTATCGAACAGATCCATTTGCGATGCTGCTGCAGACGTATCCGGTGGCGGTAAGGTTACTTTCATACCGTTGATAAACTTCGCCAGAATCTCCGAGGTCTTCTGCGTAATCACATCAGTCGTGACACCAGGATCGGCTTCACGCAGATGCTCCACAATGATTTTAATCAGAGCGGATTGCAGTGCAGGTGAGGCTTGCAGGGAGTTGGTAACATAACGGGTCAGTGGCGTTGAGAGAATTTCCTGCTTCTTGGTAATCTGCTGAGTAACCAGAAGGGACTTCGAGAAAATCTGCGAAGCGAACTCCAGGTTCTCTGGCGTCAGTACCAGGTCAGGGTCAACACCTGCCAGGTGACATGTACGGCGCAGCAAGGTCTCATCGAATTCCGCGTTCGGTTCTTTATAGTCCGGCGTGTTATCCTGCTGAGTAATCTTGGTGCTGGCGTAGTAGTCGTTCCCGGTAACGTTAAAGGCCAGTCCCGCGTTCGAAGCCATTGACCAGATATCATTCATATCCCCCCACTGCGGTTGGCGGCGGTTATAGGAGTTGATGATATCGGCTTTGGCCTGGTCAACCGTTTTCTGACCGTTCATGTCGTCCGGTGACAGTTCAATGTCGAACTGCATGTGACGTGCAGAGTTCAGAATCGCCGAGTTCATGGTCGCAAACAGCAGCGCCATACGCACAGACGAGATAATGAACGAACGTTCAGTGATGGAAACCCCGATACCGTCTTCGTCGAAGTCGGTGGCGAAGTAGCACAGGTTGCTTGCAGGGATATAGATAACCTGGGTGTGGCGTTTGGCCAGGTGGCGTGCCAGCATGATACGACCAAACGTTTCTGTTACCGTCATGCTCAGCTCAGCACCACCCAGTGCGTCACCCAACGCTTTAGTCAGCTGGTCTTCGGCAATCTCACCATAGCGGGCAGTCAGACGTGCAGCAATATCCGGCGTGACCCGTGTGGTGTTACCCATTCCGAGGTTCGCGCGGTTAATGATACTGTCATTCATCCCGTCGTTGTTCAGGTAGTTCATGAAGTTCGCATCGCCGTACAACGAGGAACGCGAGTTAATGAAGTTACCCATTTCATCGACAATGGCCAGATAGCCGATGGGATTTCGTACATCATCGCCAATCACCAACGGTAAGGTTGATTCCGCAGGCAGCAGACGTTCGATGTACTCGATTTTGTTAGCATCCGCCATGGAGATAGTTGGCACTTCACCATACATCTTCACAGACGGTGTGGACTTGTACGCCTCGTTCAAATCCCCGAGATTGATGAGCCCCGCTTTTGCTGCTTGTTCATCACGGTCTTTGAAGCCGTCAGCATCATACTGCGATGAACCAGATGGCGTGCTAGGCTGTTCATATGCGTACTGCTCCAGTTGCCCATACAGCTGCGTGCGCGCATTCTCTTGCGCGACACGGCGATAGGCTTCTGGCAGTAAAGTAATCTTCGGGTTATCGGTGAGGGCCAGGTCGAGCTTGAAGCCTTCGGCGAAACATTTATCGCCTTTGGCGAAGTCGATGGTCAGTGTTTGTGGTTTGGCTTTTCTGGTTTGCCCGCGGGCACGACCCAGAATGCTTTCTACACCAACCTTCGGCGCAGCTTCTGGATTAACATCACCGAGAATCCCCAGCTGTTGTTCAAAGAAGTCCGCCTGTGATTTCCTGACCGACTCCTGGGCCACGTTCGGCTTTAACCCAAAGAGTTCGTCAAACCCGGTGTCTGAGAGAATCATCACCGGTGAGGCACCTTTGGATTTCAGCGCATCGTACATCCACTGGTAAAGTTTCTTCGGCAGATCGCGTGTCTTGTCGTGGAACTCACGTACCGGTTCCAACATTGCTGCTCGTAAATCAATCGGGATATCAGCTGTGTTGTCGTAAATCAGCGTGGTATTAATCAAATCTTTTGTGGACAGGAGTGATGACGTCGCAATGGTGACGATTATCTCCAGTTCCGGTAACGCATCGTAAATACGCTCAGCGTTCTTCACTGTGCGGATGCGAGAACTCGCGATACCGGTGAGTTCTGACCGGGTAGGTGTTACGCCGCCTTCTTCACGTTTTCCGCGCTCTTGCGAGGAAGCTGGGCCTGTGCTTTTACGCAAGACCGCTGAAATGGCGGGGTCGCCCGTTAATTTACTATAATCGTCCATTGGGGTCTCCGATGCAGAGATTTAACATATTTCGAGATCAGGCCATCGCGCTCGCTAAATCCTTGATTATTAAATCGGATTCGATAGCACAGCAGATGAACCTGGCAATTAGAGAAAGTGGCGGCTACGTTGCTGAGAACCGCGCGACCTGGCGTTACTACCTGCACTTAGCAGGCAAACGTCATGCCATTGATAAACCGATTTACATTACGTCGCTGGACAGTGATAACAATGAGCAGATAGAACTCACGGCAGCGAACCTGTCTCGTCATAAAAAGACCTCTAACGTTTATCGATCGAACCCCGAGTACATCGACCAGTTGATTCTCAACAATCTCGACTACGCGGTGTACATCCGCGGGGTATTCTGGCCGGTAGATTTGGACTACGCATTACGCGTTGACGACTGCTCTATTCTCTATTACGACCCATCGTTAGTTGAGTCACAGGAGACCTCGCTGATTCCGACACTGGAAGCGCGTATCCGGGCGTTGCATGTCCGGTATATGTCAGAAGGGTGGAAGGTACACAACGATGCGTTTGTGTTAGCGTTCTACTCCATGCTGTTTCCGAACCTGCCAGGGATTATCATTTACCTGCGCGGATGTTTGCAACACACCACGGAAACGCACAGCTACTACGTGACAGAGTTCCTGGCATCGCACCAAGAGCTGCACGAGTTCATGCCGTACCTGACGCAGAAGCAGAAATTCATTCTGTATCGTAACATCCGTTACTGGGAGCGTAACTCCGGGAAAGAAGAAATCTTTTCTTGGCAGATTGATGCCCTGTTAACTGGATGGGGGATGCCTGCGGTTGGGTATAAAGTGGCACAACAGATTCACAACCCTGAATCGGGAAGTGATGATGACCTGACCCCGTTACCTATCGGTTATCAGCAATCGCTGAACTACACCGAAAAGGATTCCGGACGTGACCTGGATTTGGTGACCACCACGGACATCATCCAGAAGGAAGTAGGGCTGGCTTATAATAACGCCGTCTACGAGCCAGAGTATCAGGAAGCCCTCGACACCCGCTTGTCGTTAACGCAATACCCGAACCTCCCCACGAAGCTCGTGGAAGTCACCGCAGTCGACCCGGAAGCCATTGAACGATTCGAGTTCATGCACAACCTCTTTAACGAGTGGGTGCATCTGGTGGCCGAAGGGAAATACAACATCTATCACGAAATCCTGAACCCCACCAACGGCGATACCCTTAAGCTCTCATCAAAAGAATTGCTCGCGCTGTTCTTGTATGCCAGCTACAAAGGGTATTCTGACGTTGACCTGACAACTATCCCGGTCTTCAACGTGTTCGGGGTGCTTATCAAACGTTGGGTTTCGTTTGACGAGATGGAACGTCACTTAATTCCAAGTTGGGAAGGGCGTTTCGACCAGCTGATCAGCTACTACACCGCGACACACACCGAAGTTATCGGTAATGTGGGGTCGGCGGATGAGCTGTACGACAATGTTAATGAGATAATCACTAACAAACGTCGTCGTTGGCGTTATGGGAAGAACCGCCGTAAGCTCAAAGACCGTGCCGCCGGTGAGATGTTGTTTGCTTATCACTACCGCGACTACAAGTGTGACCTGAAATTGTCGTACACCAGTTACGACCAGTTCTTCAAAACCTTCGGGTTTGACTACACCCTGGTGTCTGCGGAAACCTGGCAAGATATCGCTACGGATGCCTTTAACGTTGCCACGAACCTGGAAACCCGCGCGGTTATCTCGCAGTCTGAGATTCAGCGTGCGATGGTGCGCCTGATGACGAAGCTGTCGTCTTATACCGTGCACTTTGCTGCCCGCATGGGTTCCGATTCCTACGACGTGATGGACCCCCTGTGCCCAATTCTGGATGATATCCCGATGAGCGGTGAAGGGACGGTGGATATCGTGGAGCCGTTAACGGACATTACCAACGTCAGCCGCAGTCAGTTTATGTCGACCGACACCGTGCTACCCCCAACGCCTGTGATTAAATCTCTGGCGATTCCGCAGCGTATCAAACTGCGGATGAACATTTACATGGGTATCCGTGTGAAAGTCACGCAATCTGTGGTGGTGGATGTTAACCAGCCATCAGTGGGTGTCACTCGTGTCCGGACGTCTTTCGAAGAGTGGAGCTTAGGCGAACGCGTACCGCAAGGGGTGCTCGACGGGTTCAAACTCGACCAATTACCAAAGTGAGAGGCTTATGGGATACCGTATTGATTTAACTAAACCCCCGAAGCAGATACTGGTAGATCGTTTTAACTACGTATTCGGTCTATCCTATACTGCTGATAACTACGACTTCCATCCGGCTGGTGCCCAACCGCTGACGAAAGAAGAAGTGCGTAAAAAAGGGGTAGAGTCTAAAGTCGCGGCGCGCTTTAAGAACGGGGTAACTGGTACCCGTGAATTTTATATCACCCGTGCCGACCTGTCCAAGTTCCTGGTTGGGATTGAAGTGGAAGTGCCGAAAGGTGCGGTGGAGTGGAGTCATGAGTTAGCACCCTACATCATCGACCAGATTGGCTTAGACCTTGAGAAGTACGACATCATGGTTGAGCCAATTACTGATGATATGGAAACGTATCAAGCACGGCTCATGCCGAATCATCTGTCTTTTAAAGGCACTATCACAATTGTATTTGTCGACCCGACACCACGACTTCTGGCTAACCTGGTCACGAAGCGGGCCTTGGATGGGTTCCTCTATGGAGTATTTCTATAATGGCTAACACCAAAGTTTACGACGGTAAACTCTCGACGGTGACACTGAACGCAATGCGCTTGTCTACCGCACTCATCATGGGTTGCGATGTTCAGTATCCGCAAAAGTCGACTCTGAACGAATACTACAAACTCCAGACCGCGAAACTGCCAGATGGTACCGATCGTCCACACATGCGCTATATGTGCGTGGGGAACCGTGGCCACATGGTTGACCAGTCTGATGTGGTCGCTGACGTAGTGCCGGTGGGCAAGACTCCGATTACGTCGGGGATGTTCTCGCGTGTGCCGCTGGTGCTGCGTACCATGGATAATGACCTGTCGGACGAACAGCGTAAAGATTACGCCTTCCGTGTGCAGGAAAACATCAACGGTCGCGATTACTGGGCGTACTACCTGAAACGTGTCGATATGCGTGCGGTGAAAACCACTGACCTTGATATCACGCGTGAAAACGGTGTGGAGAAAATCGAAGACTTCGTCTACACCGATGCCGAACTGAACCCGGTACCGAAAGAGCTGCCGGAATACAACTTCGACGATGACGGCACCGTGGAAATCCCGGATGGTCGTTACGTGGAGTCAGGCGCTGACCTGGTAATTCCGTGGACAGAGTTCGACGTCCAGGAATACATGAATGTCACCAGCATCATGCGTGGTTCTCCGCGTAGTTCTATCATCTCTGAGATTGCCCTGTGTTCTGGTATGGACACTCCGGCATCAGGCGAATCTGCCACCGGGTCGAAGTTCACGTACGACGAAGCCATCGGTGTGCAAGCACTGTACTACATCTCTCTGTTTACCAACCTGGCACAGACCAATGACCGTCTGTCACTGACAATCCGTGTCGGTCAGCCTGCGCCGTTCTTCTTAGGAACTGCGAACTGATGATAATTCCCGAGCCGAGATTGCCTGACAGGATGGTTCGGATAGCCTGCGTTGACCCCGGTACATCCCACCTCGGGATGGCGGTATTAGACTGGGAGTACGGAGCAGAGATAGCCGAAGTTGTCTGGGCAGACACGGCTCACGTTACGAATTCCGCCCACTACTCTTCGTTCGCGGAGACGGTGGGCAATCGTGACGAGCGGTTGGTGGAATTGCAGGAAACGTTCCGTGAGTTCTTGCGGATTGCGTGTCCGACATTTGTCACAACCGAGACGCCATTCATGCGACGGAAGACATTGTCCGCGTATGAGTCTGGGGTGGAATTGCAACTTATGTTGCGTCGTACACTCTGGGAAGTCTACCCAGAAAAAGTCCTCCATGGGTTCAACCCCATTATTGTGAAATCATACGTCGGTGTGGAATCAAAGGGCACAGATAAGACGCACATGTTTGCGGCTGTCTGTAAACTATATGCTGACCACACCCTCATTGATTTATCGACGCTGGATGAACACAGCATCGATGCCGTGGCGGTGGGTAACATCTTCGTCAGGGTCAACTTATTAAACTTAAATAGCCTGCTCCCGCCGCGTGTCAAAGCGCCGAAAGGTGCCGCAGGCAAGAAGCGGCGAAGTAAGCGTCGGAGGAAATAGCGATGTCGCAGTCTTTGCAGGAAGCCTCCACCGCAGTATTAGACGTTCTCATTCAAGCGGGCACCAATAAGCTCAGCAAGGAAGAAGCGGATAAACTGACGGCGGCTGCTACGACGGCACTCGGTGCCGGAGCCGTTATCGATGTGACCAAACCCGCGAACGTAATTCTCGCCACCTTACGCCCCGTGCTGTTGGACAGCATTGGCAAGATGGCAGAGGGTTTTGAGAATCGCGCGGTGGTGTCCGTTGAGGGGCTGGGTGATGAGATGGGCAAAGAAACAATGCTCACCTTGTGGCCTAAGCTTGGGAAAGCGCAACGTGCGTTAATCGTGATGTTGGCGCTGACCACTGTAGTTGTTTCTGGTTTCCTGGCGTACGACACCCATGTCCGTCCCACCGGTGATATCACCGATGTGTTGGTTGTGGGCCTGCTACCCCTTTTCGCTTTGTTTGTGTTCGCAACCTGGCCTATCAAGACCCTGGCGTACAAATCGCTGGAAGTCGCGACCCGTGTTGTGGAAGCAAAACTTCAAAAAGGTTCGCAACAGTCGAAGCCTACCACGACTACATCTACGAAGTAATTAAGTCCTCTCTCCATGTGGAGAGAGGCTTTTCTTTTTTAATTACAATTTTAGCGATTAATGTGATTCGTCTTACCGAAAGGATAATAACCATGAAGCTGCAATTTCGCCGTCGTTCGCTGTTGCTGCCTGCTACATCTCTTTTAGGTTGCATTAACAACCTGTCGCGTGCGTCTTTCACCGCCGATGAACGTAAGCGGCTTATCATTGCCGGGCTAATTGAATACCTGGGTGTGGGTTTTGGTATCACCGGGCTTGACCAAATCATCAACGTTCCGTATCACGAAGGACGTTTTAGCCGTGAACTGATGAACATTCTCGGTAGCAAACACGTTAATAGTTATGGTATCGAGCGCGAGTTAAAGGACCTACACCAGAAGGTGTTTGCTGAGCTGCGCGAACAGATTATCAAATATGGTATGTTGACAGGGGAAGTTGTTGCACGTCGCACCAAAAATGAACCTGGCATATTCGACCACGGCTATACGGTCAAGGTCGTCACCCCGAAAGGCAAAGCCGGACGGAACAAGGGCACTTGGTTACTCGTGGAGTGGGTTCGCCCCACACTCGATATGGAAGAGATGTCAGTAAACACTTTCTTCCGCCGTATTGCCAAACAACTTGCTACACGAAAACAGCCCGTCGAGTATTGGTTAGCGGTTTTCCATTCCACCCGTCTGGAGGCATTTCTCCAGGTAGAGAATCTGGAAATCCTGCATACCGTCCTCAGGACAGCTGGGAGAAAGTAACATGCACCAGATTGATGTTTCTTTAGACAAAATCTCCGAGAAGAACTTTCCCGGATTGACAGCCTATATTGCTGACCTCAACTCCATCCGGGAAGAACCGGTACGGGTTACGATGGCGGTAGAAGATGATATCGCTCACGGTGTCATGGTGTGGGAACCCGGTAACTTGATTTACGTCGTGGTCAGCGAACCAAGTCGTCGTCAAGGTGTCGCTACGTTCCTGCTCAACTACCTGAAACAGAACTCCGAACGTAAGCAAGTCGCGTGCCGGGTCTACCCGTCAAACATTGCCGCGTTGGGTTTCTTTTCAGCCCGAGGCTTCCAAATCGACCGTTGGTATATCGCGAACGACAGCCGTCGCTATTTTCGTATGACGAACAGTTATATCGTTGCGTCATACACGCCACCGGAAGAAGGCCATTTGGCTGAGTTTGTTGATAACACACCAATCTTTCTCTCGGTAGCGAATAAGGTCTACTAACAGCGAGAGCGGCACCATGTTGCGTGTTGTGTACGAAACACGAAGTCTGGATGACCTCCAGGCAAAAACTATACGCTGTGTAGAGCGGGTGGCCGAGCATGAACTGGATATCAAATCTGGTAAACTGCGCGGCACACCTGTGAATATTCTCCAATACAGTGTTTGTAATACTTTTAAAGCAAAGACTACGCCCGCAATACGATCCAGTAAAAGAAAAAGTTATGCCGATTTAAAACATCGGTTGCAGCGACACTATCGCCGCAGTTCATGGAAGGAACTGGTTGGAATGGTCATTGACGATTTCATCCGGGAACTGGAGTGGGAAGAAGTCCTAAAGGAAGCTGGCTACCCAACCAAGCCTTTTTCGTACCACTGGCATCACTTCAAAAAACAGTACCATGAAGCCTTACGCTGGTCACCGAATACTCGGAACATGATAAAGCGTTTGGAGTCTATGGACTGGCTTCAATGTTATTTAGAAGAGGATGCGTAAAGATGCGTATTGTATTAGTTGTGTTAGTGGCCTTGTTATCGGTCTGCACATCAGCAAAAGCTTTTGTCCCTGCGGATATTCAGCAGTACAAACCAGCAATTCCTGGTGAGAAGCCGATCGTTTTTAAAGCTGACGACAATCCAACTGTGGTCACCCGCAATGAAGAATGGGCTGTAATCAATTACGGCAAATCGGATTTGTGCCCTGCCGGGGGATTTTATTTGGTGAACCTCAAGCGGTCTACCTACCAGTTCGTAGATGCTGGTACGTGTTCAGCACGTACCCGTGTCGCCATCGAAGTGGCACCGCACAAAAACAAAAACATCAATATCCAACTTCTCACGTTCTACGTGGGAAACGATATTGCAACGCGTTATCCGTTGTACGGCTACTAGCACACTACAGGGGGGCAACCCCCTGGTTCCTTCTTTTTATTTGCCCCGGTTAGTATGATACCACCAACAGAGCCAGCTGCCGCGGGAGTCCAGAAATGTCTTTTGTTATAGACTTTTCGCACCACCACAGTCAGACCCTGCTCGACCTGGTTAATTTTTGTAATCAGGACACGGTGTATGTCCCGCTTTCAACCGACAACATTCTGGTTGAGAACTTGGCACCACCTACGCGAGAAGGGCGTTGGTCAGTGAAACTGACTGACAAGAAAAAGCCCGACGATTATGTCGTCGTACAGTACACCAAGATAAACCTGGACGAGTTTATCACTATCCCTGCAAAACACTTAGGTTGGTTTGATTTGTCGAAAGGCAAACCGTCAGACCTGTCCGTGTGGTCGCAACCGGCAATGGAAGCTTTCGAAGCCACCTGTGAAGATTACGGGATGGTTGTTGCAAAAGCCTGGGAGAATCCCTCCCAGTGCCACGTTGAGTATGATCGTGCACTTGACCGCTATGTGTTGGTGTACGAGTGTGAATCGTTTGTGTATGGGCCACGCAGCCGGTTTGTATTGCCGTATAACCTGGGTCAGGATGTGGTGCAGACCACACTCGATGGACTGAACTATGACCTGGCTGGGTTCTGGGGGCGTAAGCTCCAGGAACTGGTAACGATTCGCCGTATGGACGGATTCAAATACCGGGTCTTTCCTTAATCCTGCCTTCGGGCAGGATTTCCCTTCTTTTTTCCAAATACCGCAATGGCTATGGAGGAACGTCTATGAAAACGTACAAAATAGCGGTTGTGGGTTCGCGTGAAACTGATAGTGACACGATGCACGAAATGTACATGTGGTTGCTGCGAGGTTTCAATGGGTTAATTCGGAAAGGGTACACGTTTGAATACCGCAGCGGCGGGTGTTACAAAGGCCCCGACCAGTTGCAATTCCAGTTTGCACGCCAGTGGGCCACTGTGGTCGATCAGGATACAGGTAAACGTTTAGACTTGAAGGACAAGTTCATTTGTTACCTGCCTGACGACAAAAAGCTCTGGCTTAAGAATGTGCACAAAAACGTGGAGTTCCGAGTGATACCTCAGGGTGAGCGTTATCGGGAGATAGTGTCACGTCATCATCCTGCCCCCGATAAGCTCCAGCCCTTTGCCTGGGGATTGCATGGCCGCAACCTTAACATTGTTATGGGCGACAATTTAGACGACCCGGTCGATGCCGTCTATTATTCCGCCGCCCACGATAAACACGGTAATCCAAAAGGCGGGACTGCCATGGCTGTAAAGTACGCGAAGGAATGCGGGATACCCTGTTTCTACCATGCGACCGACTCTCGCGCCTGGCTTGAGAGCGTGCGCTTATTATGACCTGAGCGCTTTACACGAGGCTACCGCTATGCAAACCACTGGATTAGCTCAACGTTTGTGGGAAGCGTTCTTCCCCTCCCCGCTGCCGAAGAAAAAAGTGTCTCTTCGTCGTTGGCAAGGTAGCGAAGAAGAATTCTTCGAGCACCTGAACCGTAAAGGGTTTGATGCGAAAGTTGCTCCTGAGGACAACAATCCGTACATGACCATTTACACATCCAAAGAGACAGGCGAGATTATCGGTACCCATGTCCGTTGGCCGGGGCGTAACCATTACTACGTTATGTCCATTTCGTAAGTCACCGTAAAAGGAGTCGGAGATGTCGACGCTCGATTTAGATTTTGAAGTGCTCACCGATGATTGGGAACGCTTAGTGGCGTTAGAGTCTATTGGTGTCGGGGTCGACAACCCGGCTGTACAAGCGATTTGTCGTCGTTGGTGTATCACTGACGAAGAGTTATTAGTGGCGCGTGAGTCACGCGAAATGATGGAACGTGCACAAGCTACCGCCGATGCCGCTTCGCAGGGCAGCATTGCTGACGTCTACGCCCGTAAAGCCATTAAAGGCGTCGGTAAAGTCGCAGTGAAAGGGGCGGCTAAAGTCGGTATGAAGGCGGGGCACGTCACCGCAGATGTATCGAAGAAACTGATGCACCGCTTTAATGCGTTTGCAGCCGACCTTGCCAAAGAGCAAGTCGAGTACATGAAAGAGGCGGTCTCTAAAGCGACACGTCTCGAAAAGCAAGCGCAACACCTGGCGATTGAATTAAAAGAACACAAGACCCTCAACATCCACCCGGTTGAAACGGGACGCTGGACGTCGAAGGTCTGTATCGAAGATAAAGTGGATGTGCACGGCTGCATCGGCTTTATCTCACGAGGCGGTGCCTTAGAAGGGGCGGTGCAGGAATATGTGGTGCGTACCCGCGGTGTACTGGAATCGAAGAAAATCAACGAAGACGGTACACTGGATAAATTCGGTCGTTCCACCAACTGGGCTATCAAACGCGCCGGTGGGTTACTCGGCATTGTTACTCCGTTTAAGAAAGTCATTGCACGACCGCTTGCCGGTAACGTGATTCTGGTTGAGCACCATAACGGACTTATCCAGTATTCGGTAGCGAACGATGGTCATTACGACGACCACATCCCGTCTCTGTCCCATGCGGATTGTGACGCCGCCCTGAAAGCGGTACGTGTGATTGTGGGTCTGCTACGTGAACGTGGCGTGAAGCGTAAAGCGGTTGGCTATACTGGGATTAACCAGGAAGTCGAACACATGCGCTCTGAGCTGAAAACAGTGGCACCGAAAGACCTGTCGATGCTGACCAAAGCGTATAAGTCTGCGATGGCACTGGAAGATGCGTACACCACAGCGCTGGTGCGTATCGGTGAAGGGTTGCTGGAATACGTTAAACGTTCGCTGAAAGGGCAAGGCAGCAATGAAAATCATTCTGATAACAAAGCCTGATAGCAAATACGGAAAGCTCTACGGCGAAGGACTACTGGGACTGCACAATGAACTCTACGACGACCAGCACGAAAAGCTTGACCAACTCAATGGCCGTCAGGGCTTTTCTCGCATTAGCGCACTTACCGACGTGTGGGATGTTGGCACTCTATGCGCGTGCGCTGTTGATGACGATAACCGTCCTGTGGGCTTCATTACGTTCTCCTACACCAAACAGGGGAATCGTTTCCTCTGGGTGCACAACTTCTTTGTACATGAAGCCCACCGCTCCTCAGGAGTCGGACAAACGCTGATTGATACCGTCAGGGATTACGGTAAGAGCAAAGGCTGCAAATGGATGCAACTCACGGTGCTGGACAATAACTCCCGCGCTATTGCGTTCTACGAACGTTACGGTTTCCGTACTGAATACCAGGACATGGTAAAGGAGTTGTAAATGACTTCCATCCGCAGCGTGCCCCATCAACCCGGCACGCGGTTTACATTTGCTGTAAAACGTTACTGGACAACTGTACGTCCAGGCTGGAAAGTGGTGCGGGCTGCGGGGACGTTCTGGTCTTTACCACCGGGTACGCTCAACCACATGAGCATTGAAGAAATCCTCAAGTTCGCCGCATTGGCCGATCGTCGTCAGCGGGCTTCGTTTAGTGCTGTTGCGCAGTGCACCGAAGAACGCAAAACACGGAATGCGTGTGAGCGAGGAATCTACTGGACAGGACAGAAAGCCTTCCAGGTGGGGATGTGTCAAGACCGTTGTATCGTCACCCCATTCCAGGGTGACTACGGCGGAACGTTCTTTACCGGGATATTTGTAAGCTTCCTGGACGCACCGGAAAAAGATTATTACCTGGCGACACCGAAAGATGTCACCATGGCTACGTTTTATAAATATCTCCTGTTCTATAAAGAACACATTGGCATCCACCCAGTGCAGGAGGATTGGTATTATCATAACTCCCTGCCGTATGGTCGGGACAGGAGATTAGCAAGATGTTCTATGAAGAACTTCGAAAGTACACCAGTGCAATTCGCGCTGGAAATATAAGGCAGGATAACGATTTACAAGATGTGGTGGATGTCCTTCGGCGTTCCGACGATGTATTGTATGTGGATGTCGAAGACGCATTTGTGGCAGAAGGGGTGAAGCGTGTACAGTTAACTGTGCGAGCCAAAGCAGGTAGCTGTTCTCTCTCCTTCCGTCTCAGTGCGGATTTCTTTATTCCGTTGCGTTGTTACTTTAGTCATGACGGTGATGTCTACCCGGCACGCTGGAACGACAACTTTTCAAAATTTGGCTACCCACTCGAAGAACACCGGCAGACGGTGTACGACTTTATGAAGTCGGTCATCGAGGGGTTCTAATGGGGTAAACTGTGATGTCTGAGATGATTCTCGATTCGCTGTTTTTGATAACGATTACCGACATCAACAAAAGCGGTAAGCTGCCCCGGACTGTCTGCATCAGCCGTCATGGTTTTACGCGTTCTTATCATCTTTCATCGGTGTTAAAAATTGCGTGTACTGTGACGGGGATGAAACGTCCGTCGCAGACCTGTAGTATCAATCACGTTCTGATGATTCTGCAACGTGCAATCTCCACTATCCGTCGTAAACGTCGTCGGGCATCGTTCCGTTTCTACCCTAACTCTACCAATAAAGTAGTGGGAGGTAACATGGATAACGTTGTCGACTTGCGTGAAGCGACGTGCAATGTGCGGGGATTGGCTTTCAACCGACTGCACGCGGTATTACACGAAACCGATCGTGTCCCTACGCCGCAGGAAGGGAAAGCTGCGCTAGAACTTCTGCGTCAAGCGGAACTGGTGATTGTTGATACCAATATCCAGGCCGTTCGGATTCAGCACTATCTGGCGAAACAAGCACTGCTCGCGCTGTGTGTAACCGGCGAGCAAGCTTCTGAGTTAACCTTACCCGAAGTACCCGTGTGGGGCGACCCGCAAGTGGATCATCAGTAAGGTATACCCCCTCACTTCGGTGAGGGGATACTCTATTATTTTTTGGATAGATTTCATTTAAGTGAATCCGCCCCCTTAAGGAGTATGAAATTGGATACACTTATGAAAAGCTTCGGTGCACGAAATATCAACGAAGTGATGAACCACACCAGTTATCAGTTTGTCAGCCTGCACAGCGATAAAGCTGCCACGATGATGCTCTACTATTTCCGTATCGTCGACACACCCGATCGGATGCAAGGGTTTTTCGTGGATGCCAAAAGCGGGATGATTCTGTTTCCCATGGGCTACCAACCAATGTACAAAAAGGAAGACCCGTATGTGTACGAGGACGTTCTGTGTGAAGCTTCGCGCTATTATATCGAGCACTGTCGTCTGGATAAGGATATCAAGGAAGCCATGACGCAGGGTGACCGGATAAAGTTAGCACAACTGGAGCCGACCCTGTATGCACTGTTCGATTTGGCGAACCGGGTTTACAGCACCACGCGTAATGTTCAATTACGAGCTATGAAGTATCGGGATGTGTTGCAATATGAACGTATCCCAATGGCGGTGCTTGGTAAAGAACGCCAGGTGTGGGTTGAACGTGAAATTCGTTTCTTCTCACGTCACGAACAAATCATTTACCGAATTGAATTGGGGGGTACCAAACTCCATCCGCAGGTCATTCAGTTATCACGCAAGTTCACTCTGGGAAGGATTCCAACACTGACCGAATTCCTGATGTTGCCTGAGAACCTGCCCTACATGGAAGCTTACTACGCCCGCCGCGATAGTGAGAAGTGATTTTTTACGTCAGTAGCAGTGTATATGCAATACCCGTAGTGAGTCGGGCAAAACTCACCACACCTTAACTTATATAGAGAGAAACCTCATGTTAGAAGCAAATGTACTGTTTTCCAAAGACGGTAAGAAAACCATCAGTATCCTTGAGTCCAACGTCAAACATCGGTCTGACGCATTTAAACGATACCGTATGGCGATTACCGACGTAACCACTGGTGAAGTGTGGTCTTTTGCCACAAACATCAATGCGGCGGTTTCTTTGCCCCCTGAGGAAAACAAAGCTCGCGCGGTACAAGCTTTCATGAATGAGCTCGGTATCCTGTTCTTTAAATTGATTGTACGCCGGGAAGAAACGCGTGAAGCCTACATCGCCGATGATTGGGAAAAGCTCGCAGAACTCTGCCCGCGCTACACGATCACAAAAGATTTCCTGGAACCGGTTTCCGAATATCTACTCGGAACGATATGGGTGCATCCGCCAGTCACGCAGTCGCGCAAGGCCAGTTTAAATTTCCGTGCTAATCACCGCGGGGTTGATTTGGTTGTGGGCTGTAAGCTTGGCTGGAGTCAGCGCGCCATCGATTCCCAACAGGTCACTGCCACTTACAGCTTCGGACTACAGAGCGGTACGATGAATGATTTTCGTGACATTGGAAATCTCGAACTGCGCCATTCGTACAAGAAAGCCGAATGGCCAACGGTTAAGCAATTCATGGCCGAGCCACGAGTCGAACGTGTACTCGATGCCTGGTTAATGTCGCACAAGTATTTTGAATTGAAGGGCCCGGCGGTTGAAATGAACCCCGACCCAATCTCCACACTTAATAACAACGAGAAGTAAGTAGTCTATTCTTCCCGCCCAGGAGACCTTCGGGTCTCCTTCTTTTTTTTTTCTACGCCCCGTGCTAATAGTGTGAACAGCAACAATAAAATAACTCGGGGAATTATCATGTTAAAATCAGTGTCATTAGACGGCCCAGACTTTGCAGGGAAAGACACGCTGTCTAATCTCATTGTGGGTATGCTACGTGCAGCGGGGGTCAATGCGGTGATGATTAATCACCCAACCAACGTAACGGAGCCGGGGATTCGTGCACGCAATCTGGTGGGGCAGAGTGCATCGAAACAAAAGATTGCCGAAGCCATGTGTGAAGACTTCCACATCACCATGGATGAAAAGGTACCGCTTTATGACGTGGTCATCTTTAACCGCTTCTGTCTGTCAACAATTGCGTACCAGGGTGTTGATGGGAAAGGTGAAGTGTTCCGCTCCCGTGTCGCCGATCACCCCAACGCCCCACAACTCTACGTGGCGTTGGATATCGATTACGCTACCGCTATGGAGCGTTACAAGAAACGTTTAGCAGCCCAGGGCAAGAACTGGGACGATGATGTACTGACGTCGCGCTACCTTCAGGACGAGAAGGCGTGGAACGGTTTGCGTGATGCGTATCGTTTTGCTCACCAAATCGTCACCGAGGGTGGGGACAAGTTCCCGTTAATGAACGTGGTGTCGGACGACAACATTACATTAACCGCCAGCCGAATCGTACAACGTATTCTGGAAGGTTGATACAGCCCCTCTTACCTTCGGGTAAGAGGGAGCTTTATTTTAAATATTCTCAGATATATTTTACCTAGGTGAGAGTTGTTGGTTGAACTCTTAATCGACTATTAATCTAAAGGAGTATTACCATGGCACGTTTTAAACACGAATCTGTACATCTCGTAAAAATGAAATTCCTGGTACGTTTGTCTTTCATTATCAAACGTATTACCGAAGTGGATATCACCCAGAAAGAACTGGCCGAGTTCATCGGGTGTTCTGCTTCCCAAATCTCCGCTGTGAAAAACGAGCGTGAGAAAGCCGTTACTGTTCAAACCCTGATGCGTATCGCCGATGCCCTCAAGCTGACTTACAGCATTGAGCTGCGTTCTTTCAACGGCAAGGTTACTGAGAACTTCCGTCTGGAATCGGCAGTCGAGTACATGAAAGAGAATCCAATCCGTGTACTGGAAACCGGGATTCGTGTACTGGCTCGTCGTCAAAACGTCGTTACGCACTGAGGGAACAGAAATGCGACACACCAAAGAAAGTATTAGCGCAGGTATTGACGCTGTGTGCAATATGTTCAATTTCACCCCTGTAAAAGAGGTGCGTCCTACACCCCGATTCTTTCTACCGTTTACACGGTTTGAGAACGGCACGTTCTTCTACCATAACACCCCCTACGATAATTTGTTTCTGGGCAAACTTTTCAACTTCCTGAAGGAGGGTGGGGTGTTTTTACAGATGGTTAAATTCACCGAACAGGATGCAACGGACTTTAAAACCTACCTTGATCCTCTCCTACGGTATACTAACCACGAAGAGGTCAACATTACTCAGGCAGAACTGGTACACCAGAATACCAGTATCTTTAATTCATATCTGAAAGCCATAGGAGCACACGTATGAACTGGTATGTCCATGGTATTACCAAGCGGGTCATGAAAGAAGATGATGACCGCTGTAAACATCTCAAGGTCGGGGAAGTGGCTCCCCGTTATACCGCGGAGTGTGACAGCTTCGGTCGTGAGACGTACTACATGTGCGAGAAATGTTATCAAGCGTTACAGGAACAGCTGGCCAAAGAAGACGTCACCTGCAACGATTGTAACGGCGTGTTCCCGCGACAAGATACCATCGAATGGAAGTGGTATGACTTTGACCACCGCCAGGGTGATGAAGCCTTGTGTATCTGCAACAACTGTGTCTCGCTCCCGCGACATCTTAACCGGATGGAAGCGAGCAAACGTGCCTACGAAGAAGACGTGGCATCGTTGGAAGACGACTACTAAAAGAATCGGGGAGCTTCGGCTCCCTTTCTTTTTTGTCTTTTTACAAGATACCCTATTGTTGTGAAAGCGTGTGTCTTTTCTGACACATCGTAAACAAACACCTACGGCTTGCACAGCAATGCGTGCTCAAGATGACGTGGTTATCAGGGAAGTAACTAAAAACCTGCCACAGCGCGTCTGAGCGCGTTTTAGAGGGTATTAATGATTAAACCAATTCTTAAGTGGATGGGCGGGAAATCTCGTATCCTCCCAATCCTATTACAACACCTGCCACAACGAGGAACCTTCGTGGAGCCGTTCGTCGGGGCAGGGTCGGTATTCCTTAATACCAATTACGACAACTATATCCTGGCGGACTCCAATCCAGACTTGATTGAGTTGTTGGTTATCGCAAAGGATGAACCGGAAGCTTTGATTGCGGCCACTCAACCGTTGTTTTTGGACGGGAATGTTCGCAGGACGTTTATGGAGCGTCGAGAAGCTTTCAACGCGGTAGGCACGGATGGGATGTCGCGGGTTAATCGTGCAGCAATGTTTTTATACTTAATGCGTCACGGGTACAACGGCATGTGTCGCTATAACGGAGGTGGGGGTTTTAATGTGCCGTTCGGGAAATACCCCAAAGGGGTGTATTATCCGCTGAACGAGATTAATGCCTGGGCGAAGAAATGTCGGGAGACCAATGTTACTTTGCTGTGCGCAGATTTCCGTGTTGTGCTGGAGTCGTGTCCAGACGATGCTGTTATCTACGCAGACCCACCGTATATTCCGCTGTCGGATACAGCGAAACATGCTCAGTACCACAAAAAAGAATTTTCGCAGACCGACCACCGTGTGTTATCCAAGCTTCTGTTCCAACAGGTAAAGCGGGGGAACAACGTGGTGCTGTCTAATGCGGATACTTTATTAACCCGCGAAATATACCACGGCTTTAACTGGCATACAGTTGAGGTTGGGCGGTTTATGTCGGCGGACAAATCCAAACGCAAAACGGTACCCGAACTTATCGGTGTGCTGTAAAGGGCAGGCTATGAATCTTTACGACGTTTACGACACGAACGATGACAATCGTTCAGTAACGTTCGCCGGAAAACTCACTCGGCTTGAGAAAGTCCGGGAGAGCATCCAGAACATGCGTCCACTGGACGAGGACAACCATTGGCTCGTGGTCACCAACAGTGGTACGGTGCAACTGTACTTCCGGGGGTGTATCAGTGGCGGGGTCGCGTATTTGTACGAACTGCACGCACTGTGTGTGGAACCGGTCTTTACGGCCTGGCGTTCACTGATGCGCGAGCTGAACGTCAAACATATCGACCTGTCGGTTCGTCACGATGACCGCAGCCATGTCCGTCTTTACGAGGAGTTGGGCTTTGAGTGCGTGTCGCAGCGTGTGGAAGTCACGGTTACGCAGGAGGCGGGGATTGAGCAGCCGGAGAACGTGGTGGGTATCGAAAGCCTCACCATTGAACAAACCGGTGAATTGTGTGTGCTCATTCGTAACCGCGCTGTCTCTGAGAAAGCCGCTGAAGAGTTGTTAAGCGAGTTAGCCCTGGGGTTCATCAGTGGTGTCGTGTCACTGAAAGATAACCATGTGGTTTCGTGTTTGCTGTATAAAGACTTTCCGTCGATGTTGGTCGGGGAGCAATGTTTCTGTGTCATGCCACATAGCGACGCTGATTTCGGTCGGGAATTTGGTCGCTGTTATGCGGGGCTGTTGCTATTGGGGCAGCGGATGCAGAAGAAAATTAACCTGGGGTTTGCCATCGATTACCACCCAACCGCACAGGAGGGCGTGGTCTATCGGCCGGTAACACACCACTATTCGTTACGATAGGGGCAGGCATGTTACGAATTGTAGAACGCACAGAGCATTTGTTGGACCGGGAATGGTTGGAAGACCGACAAGCTCTGTTCTTTCTCGAAAGGCTAAAGTTAAGTGAGATGAGACCGCCACGTAAGCTGTTTTATCGTATCTTTGAAGTGTTCGAGAGTGAAAGCCCACAACCTGATGCCGTGGTACTGATACTGGACCACGGATTCATGCTGGAGCTTATCACCATGGCACGCGCTGAGAAGGCAAAGTTGTCAACTCTCGCCGACGATCTCCTGACCGCCACCCAGCACACGTATATCGTGACGCACACGGTGGAAGAAGGGGATGTGTATGCCCGGATGGGGTTCCATTGTTCTACGGTAAATTATCGCATCAAAAATCCACAACCCAGTCAGCCGGAAGCAGATTTCTTTCCGACGCTGGAGGTGGCATTTGATACCCGTGAGAAGTTCCTGGATTGGATTGAGACCATTTACGGTCGCTCCTCCATCTACGACATTATCTTAACGGGTGGACGCTTTGCTTCAATGCGCGATGAGCAAGGGCACTGTGGTACGGTGATTTCCGTATCGCCCGTTCATCGTCGTTGGGTCGTTGGGAAAGCGTTCGATGGTCAGGGGAATACGTTACAGCTGTCCCGTGAACGGTTCTCCCGCTTTATGAACTGTATCCTTTCGTCGTTACCGAAGGGAGAAACGGTGGTCTACACCTACCATCAATTTGAAGGTGGGAATGAGGCCATGTGGTTATTACAAAACGGCTGGTTGCCAGAAAGCTACGAATACGCACGTCACAAAACCCATAAAGGAGAACGTAATGCAGATTAACCGTACTGTCGCTAAAACCAAAGAAGTCCTGTACGTTGTTGTGGATGGCACTGAGAACCAATTCGATGCGGTGATTGATGAAGACCATGTGCTTCATATCGCCTATCCGGAGAAAGAGGTCACGCGTCCCCATCAGCGCGTAATGGATAAACTGATTACCAAGGCCAAGGCGCGGGACGGGATTAAATCGCATGTCCTTCACACCGGTTATGTGTTGCAGCAGGGCCAATCTGAGATTCTGATTGCGGCGATGCCGAGCGAGCGTACCTGCTTAGTATGACCCTGAAACAGTGTTGAGGTTTACCATGGATATGATCGAACTCGGTCAACTGGACCAGCACAATTTTGACCTGGGCGTTCGTGACCGCGAAGACTGTTCACCTGAGGTGATGATGTCAGCGTATCACGAGCTGTTAACCGGCGAACCCTTGACGGATGAGTATATCTCCCGCTTCGAGAAAACGTTGGCTGGCTTAATCGGGTCGAATGCTGCCCACGTTGGTCTGCTGCATGAGATGAACTTTGCCGGTGTTGAGCCGCTTGATGCCATCATGGTGTTGCGCGAAGGGGTTGTCCCTTCCGACGAAGTGATGGACATGATTGCGGGGATTCGTGCAACGTTTGATGAAGCAGCCGAGAAGTATGCGGAAGAGTTGGAGGGGCGTGAACTTGTTGCGCCATCTGGCGAGCAGTTGCCAAGCGATGAAGAACGTCGTGCGGCAAAACTGACCCTTGCGCGTTATATCGTGGCTGCAATCCTCACGGACGACCGTGAAGAGAACCAGCTCTAATAAGGCGTTCCTCCTTGCCTACGGGTGAGGAGGTTCCTTTATTTTTTTACACCGACCAGCCTAGTTATGTGAAAATCGCATAACCTTGAGGAAGAATAAGATGTGGATTAGTGCCATTCATAAGGACTTACCGAAACTGAAAGTGGGCGGCCAGAGCATTACTGGCGACGCACAACCGTGCCCGCAAGCTGACGAAGTCGGTATCATCCGCTTTGACCGTATGGACGACGGTCTGTTCGCGGTTATCGATGATAACGATAACGAATATATGCTGTTCCACGAGAAGGTGGATACCAGCGATATCAAAGAAGGCGTTTACCTGGCCTCCTGGCAGGACAAAGAAACGCAGCAGTGGATGTGGGCAGTTGCACACAAAGTTGGCCCAACGGCGTTTACCATCGACCAGAAGCATCACGTCGAGCCTGAGCCCCACTGATCGCAAATCCTTTCAGATAGATGTTATTGTGAGGAATACTAACATTCCTCTCATTCTAAGGAGTGTTCTCATGGCTAAGCAATATACGATTGTTAAACGTGAAGGTTCTACTCTGCTGTACGTGGAGAAAGGTGGCGATAAAGAAGCTACCGCCAAGAAACTGAACCTGCAAGGGTTCCTCTATCAGGGCCTCCGCAAAGGTTTGACCTTCGTCTTTAAAGGTCTGCCGCAAGCACGTAACTTACGCGTGCTGAAAGCAGACGGTACGGAGAAGCCCCTGGTTGCCGATACGCCTGTGGACTCACTGCCGGTGAAGGGCAAAGCTGTAACGAAGAAGGCCACCCGCGCTCGCGCCACGGCCTAACCTAACCCCTACCCCTGTCCGGGTAGGGGTTTCTTATTAAATTTCCTAGGGAATTAATTATCATGTTCCAGAACTGTGTTGTGTCATCGTCGGAATTGATTGCGTTTAAAAATCGCACCTCCCAGGCACTTCAAGAGGAATCCCGACTCGGTGGTAAAATGGAAGACGTCATTGATGCCTTTCAGTCCTGGCCCTGTGTTGCGACCGTGTGGTGTAACGAAGGGCAAACGCGTGTAGAGAATGGAAAGCTTCGCACACGCAACCATCACTATATCACATTCGTCGCTACTGAGGAGGGACTGGGCGATATCGAGCGGATTTATAATGCGTGGCAGTCACACCCGTTAAGTGAGCGTATTCAGTTAACGCTTTCCAGAATGCGTTTTGGCCCCAACGATGTTGAGTCGTTCGGTGGCTGGACTTTCAAACTTAACTATCGGCCCGACCCGGATGTGATTGAGCAGATGTGCAGTCACTGGTTAGCGATTGCGAATTTTACAGATAGCGACTATTAAATGTAAGACCCTAAAGGAGAATGTGATGAAGACCCGCTATGGTGGTATCAGCTTACGGGATTTAAAGGCGTTTAAGCAACGCACCTTCGAAGCGCTGGAAAAGAACTGGATAGAGACAGGGATTCGTGAAACCTGCCGGATGATTAACAAACATCCTGGGGCAACCACAATGTGGGCCTGTCAGGGACACGGGCCGTACTCGAAGCGTAATGCGCCGGGCGAGTGTCATGTGGTGCTCGCGGTAGCGGCCGGGTACGAACATCTGGTTGATGAGTTTATGGCAGAGTTAATGAACAGCGACTTACCGCCGCTGTGGAATCTCTCCCTGGCCCGCTTACTCTATCCCGACGACCCGTTTATCATGATGGAAGACATGACGCTGAAGAACACCTATAGCGCCTGGAAAATCCATTACGGGTTTATGCACACTGAGCCGACCTTACGTGAAGTACGTAAAGTTTTTCTTGCCGCCGCAACCAAGGTATTTAAATCCAAATGAGCAAACAAAAGAAACCCCGCAACAAAAAATATAACCCGCGCCAGGCACTGGATAACAACGCCTTGCAGGTGGCTGAAAATGCCCTAAACCGCATCACGTTCATCGGCAGCTCCATTCGCCGTATGGCCCCGTACGCGGGCCGTGGTTTCCACATGACCACAACCCCACGTATCCGCATGATCGCAAGCGACATGTTGATACAGGGCCTGTATGACCAGAACCGCCCATGGAAGCTCTGGGTCGCCCACCTCAGTACCAATGCGGCTGGGGAAATTGTAGCGGAAACCATGGTGTGTACGCTCGACGACTACAACCTCGGTGACTTCTGCCAGCACGCCGAACAAATTATCCGCGACTTACGTCCCGAAGGCCCAGGGGAATATTTCGGCTATGCGTTTGTTGCAGCACCAAATCAACGCTACGAGTTGCTGGAGTCTGAAGACCGATTGCTGGAAAACTTCATGCACTCCGGTCTGTTGGATAAAGAAAAGCACCTTGACCCGAAAGACCAGTTTGTCACCCGTGAACAAATGACCATTATGCTGATGTCTGACGCCGGTAAGTTCGACGTAGGCGTTAAGCATAAAGTGGAAGTGCCGGACATGGTGCGTAAGACGCGTGAAGAAACCCTGATGGAGACGGTCGATGTTCCTGAAACGCCTAAAGGCCCTGTTCAAGAAAGAGAAGACTACTGACTTCTCGCCTATTGATCAGGCGATTAAAGATTTCATCCAGTCAGGGGCAACCTGGGATGATATCCAACAGTTAGCCCGGCACATGAACTTCGGTTCGGTGTTTGACATGTGGGTTTATGTGGAAGACCCGAACCTGCGTAGTGAATTGCGGGTTCGAGTTGACCCGGACACCCGCAAGCGCATCGAAGATTACTGGCATCAGGAAATCTTCGGGAAACAACCGGTGACACTCATTGTCAGTAACACGCGGACGCAATTCGATAACCTCGAGATGCTAACGCGCTGGTTGTGGGATTCTACGCTGTCCCGTTATCCGATGCAGAAGATACGTTTCGGTGTGGAGCATGTGTCTCGTCGCCCTAATCGTGTCAGTCTAAAAATAATTCGACCCGAAACATCCGACACAGTCGATGTTGCCTTCATCGAAGGTTTAACCCGCCCACAGGTTAAACGTCTGATGGAAAGTTACCCAATTTGAAAAACCAATAAGGATTATGAAATGGAAATCTTACGTAAAATGAATTTTGATGCAAAAGAGAATGCAGGCTCTGAGACCTACTGGGTGGTGAAAGTGGCTGACCTTGATCAGTTCAATCGTAATGGTGTGAAGTACGTGGGTAAACCGCGTCAGCTGCTACGTGACTTCTTCCGTCGCCCGCACACCTTCTGCGAATACCAGGAACCAAACCTGGCTGTTTACAATCGCCTGACACCGAAAGGGTCGGACGATTACATTGCACGGGCGTGCAGTGTACCGACTGCAAATATCTGTGGTGCGTTGTCTAATCCACGCGTTGCAGCCGATGGACGTTCCATTACGCTGGAACTGCGTCCGTGGGGCCCTCATGCAGCCCGTCTGCGTGAGTTACTGAACGATGATATTACCCCGGTGTTCGCAATGCGTGCACTGTCTGACCCGGACGGTAACATCGATAAAGTCATTACCTGGGATTTAGTGGGTTAATGATGTAGTGCCCGGAGGTTCGCCTCCGGTTGTAGTTAGTTGTACCCTAAGTAGTTTGATTATAACAATTCCAATAAGGAGAAATTTATGGAAAATATGTACGTGTTAATAATGGCAGTATTCGGGTTCTGTGCAGGTTTCACTATCGCAAACTTTGTAAGGTTTCGAAAGAAAGGTGAGCATACTGCAGCAGCAGGTCAACTGTTAATGGCAATTGTTTTTCTGATTGTTGTTATTTGGGCGGCATGTCAACGTTGGATGTAACATGAAACGTGTAATACTGGTAGTTATAGGTGTCCTGGCGGCACCTATTTTTGCTTATGGTGCGAAAGTGCCTGAGCAGAAAATCGAAGTCGACCAACAAGCATACGAGCGTGTCTTCCTCGGCTGCTTAAACAATTTCAAGAATGTTGATACTAAAGATGAAGATGTTGCAACAGACATCATTCGTGCGTGTGATGACTCTGCGCAACGTATCGCCGTTCGTAAAGGTACTTACCGGGCAAATGACTGGTCAATCGTCACGCCGCTTAACAGCGAGGAAACTAAATGACGCGCGTTGTAACATTAACCGGGGGCGTTGATTCGTCCTGGAATCTGATGAACATGATTAACCGTGTAGATAGTCAGTACGAGACCATTCGTCCACTCTACATGGATTTCAAACAAGGCCAGGATGCGTCCTTTGCTGAGTTTGTATTGGGTAGCGAAATAGCCCATCGGTTATTGAAACAAAGTAAAGGTTACACCTCACCACTCCAATGGATTTCTCCGCCGGACAATTTCTTCCCTGACGTTCGTGTTACCCAACATCATCAACTGGGCGCACGACTGTCCCAGCAAGGCTACACCATCCTCGGTATCTCCTGGGTGATGAACAAGGTCTTGTCGCAGTCGCCGGGTTCTACCGCAACGGTTGGCTGGAACATGGCTGACACCGTTGAAGCGTCTGGCGCACAAGCCGAGTGGTCTATCGAAGACTATGCGCGGCTGAAAAGGATGTACAGCGACCTTATCTATTTCCAAGACCACGGCTACCGTGCAGCACCACTGCTGACACCCGCCTGGGATATGGATAAGCATGAAATGTGGTCTGCGTTGCCTGCCAATGTGCGGGAACTCATTACCGTCGCGTCGCATTATCAGCTTAGCATTCGCCACATTCCCGGTGAAGAATACTTCTACATTGTTGCTGACCATGAGCGCTGCGGCAAAGCCCTACGTTATAGACGCCGTGGTATCAGGCTAACCCGCGCGTGGCGGATTAAACTTGACGATGAATTCTATCGTCGTGTGTACACGGGTAATTTCCCTGCTGATAATCTGGGCGGTGGGCCGCGTAAGTTCCTGAAAGACCTGAAAACAAAACGTGATCCTTTCAGTGAACTGGTGATTGGTTGTGACGACCCTTCACTGGACATTCGTTGTTACTACGATGAAGAGTGGCCAAACATCGAGCACGCCCTGGAACTTCGATGGAATGCGTACAATGGCAAAGAAAGTGAAGATATGGACGCTCCAACTAGCGAAGTGGCGAGTAGCCGAAGCGAAGGGGATTCCGGTAATCAACACAACAGTGAAGTCCGGACTGAAGCATCTGGCACCAACGTGGGACTTTCTGAGCGTGTATCAGAAGTCGGACAAGGGGCCGCTGGCGCAAGCTGAGTACACCCGGCTTTACAATTTGAAGTTAGACCGGTTGTTAGATGAAGACGCGGAGAAACTCGTTGAGATTCTTCGGATGGGGGAAGTGGCACTGATGTGCTACTGTCCCGCTGGTCAATTCTGTCACCGGTATTTATTAGTCGAGAAACTGCGTGAAGTAGCCGAATGGTTCGGTTATGAGTTCGAGTACGCAGGAGAGTTAACCTAAAGGATGATGAATATGAAATTAGTAATGCCTTCTAGCAATGTCAATATCCACACTCACGATTACAACACCCTCGTTAACGTGAACTCCCTTCGTAATCTGGTGAAGTCTGTGGCAACCCGCCTCGAAGCGGAAATCGTGGAAATCGATTACGATGTCTTCGTACAGTTTGCCTTTGTCGGTGAAGCTTACCGCATTGCGTTATACCATGCGATGTACGCAGACGAAATCGGCGATGTGAAGAATTACCTCGAACGCTGCGTGGAAGTGTTCCAGGGGCAGCGCGAAGAGATGGCCTTTGTGGACGGCGAGTTCCCGGATTATGTTCGTGCTGGGTTTGACCGTTTACTGACCGCCGCCAACAAGAAGCTGCAAGAGAACGGGACATCAGGTGCTTTCGGCGGTAAACACCTTTCGCTTTATGACAATAAAAACGTTAACCCTATTCTGCACTAAGGGCGAGTAATGAAATTCTTCTTTGTAGTAGTTGTCTTCTTCTGCATCGGCGCTGTATTGCGCTCGTTTCTTCGTTATGTTCGACACAAGCAGCGCGCGCACTTAGCGCAACAGCTAAACGCCTATCGTCAGGTTTCTGAGTACGTCGACCGTGCTGGCCGCGAGAAGTGGATGATGACCATCTGCTTCTTAATCGGGCTGTGGTGTATCATTAAACTCTTCAGTTAAAAAGTAGCGTAGCTACCACACGATCTTATGTGTGGTAGCTCTATTTTTTTTTTCGCTCTGGAGACAAATAATGGCGGAACGGTATCAACCTGACCTTACTCTGGATTCGAATGCGCTCGTGTTGGCGCTCATCAACCACGACAATAACCTGACGCTGACTGATAAGGATAT